TCTTTTACAGCGATTGGTGAGGTCGAAAATGCTGACATATTCGTTGTAGCTCCAGGTGGTGGAGGCGCTGGTGGAAATGGTGCATCCGGTGGCGGTGGTGCTGGTGGAATTGTTCTACTAGAAAGTACTACTCTTGTACAGGGTGAATATGTAATTACCATACCTGCTGGTGGCACTGGTGGTGTTGCAGCAAATGATACTGGTGCAACCGGAGGAGATGCAACAGTTACTCACCCCTATGGATTATCTTTAACTGCCAAAGGTGGCGGCGGTGGTGCTGGATGGACCCAAAATCCCGCTCCCGGTGGTAGTGGTGGTGGAGCAGCAGGTCCTGGTTCAGATAACGGTGGTCTCACAATTCAATCATCAGCACCACAAGTAACTGGTGCTGGTGGTGGTACTGTTTCTACTTATGGTTCTAATGGTGGTGCCACTCCTGGCAATAGTCCATTGATGGGTGGAGGTGGAGGTGGATCTACTTCCGTTGGTACTGATGGTGGATCGCAACCTGGAGCAGGTGGTGATGGACGACAATTCCCTGCTTTTACTGGACCCATAATTGGTTTATCTTACCTCAACCCCTTCGGTGGTAGATTTGCTGGTGGTGGGGGTGGAATGGGTGAAACTCCTCAAAATAGAGATGGTGGAGAAGGTGGAACAGGTGGTGGTGGAAAAGGTGCCCCCGCCAACCCAGGTGGTGGTGGTGGATGGTCTGGAGCTAATGGAACATTGCATACCGGATCTGGTGGTGGAGGTGGACAGTGGTCCCCTGCAATAGTTACTCCAGGTGGAGATGGTGCTGGTGGAATTGTTGTAGTTAGATACCCACAAGTAAATTCATCTCTAGCAAGTGGAACTGCACATACTGTTGGATATAGATATTGGAGACTTTATAAGATGAATGGTGCTGGTGGTGGTCCTTGGCATAATGAAGTTCAATTCTTTGAAAAAGGTTCATCGACTTATTATCAAGGTAGTAATTATCAAAATTATACGCATAGTGGATTGGTAGGTTTTAGTGCATCAAATGTAACTGATAATAATAGTGGTAATAATTGTTTCCATACTGACAGTTCTGGAGTAGGATCGTGGTTGCAACTTGATCTTGGTTCAGGTAATAAGAGATTATTTGATAGAGTTAAAATTTGGATTGGTGGAGGTACTGTGGTATGTGATTGGCAAGTTCAAGCTTCCGATGATGGCACCAACTGGACAGTAATGCATAATCGAGCAAGAATGCAGGGTGCAACTACCCATAACATTGAAATGGGTAAGGTAGTTTAATAGACTTATGACTAGAGCAAGAGATACAACAAGACTTGTTAGTGCTACCAACTATGAAGGTGTTGTTGCCGCTGATGAATTTGCGGTCATCGATACATCACCAAAAGTTGTTAGTGCTAATTTCACTCTTGATAGCACAACCGCTGGTGCCAACGATGCTCTCGTTAGCATCAACAAGACTCACGTAAGAGTTGATACTGGAGCAACACTTGATATTGCTGATGACAGACATTTAGTTATCAATCACTATAATCTGCCACACACTGTCGTCTAAATAACTAGAAAGTATTAGACGCGATGTCAGAACTTAGAGTTGATAATATTGTAAGTCAGAGTGGTTCTGCCGCACCGATTTATTCTAAGGGATTGAATATTGGTGCTGGTGTTACTTTGACTAACAACGGTGACTTCGTTGTTGGTGGTGCCACTTCTATTGCTGGTGCGATAACTGCTTCTGGCACAAGCGATATTTGCACTTGCTGGTGGTGCTACGATTGCTGGTGTTACTACCGTTTCTAACATTCTGAATGTTACTGGTGCTACTAATATAACTGGAGCACTGAACGTAACTGGTGGTGGTAGTTTTAATAACCCATCGGGTATCATTACCACAGGAACTTTAAATGTTTCTGGTTCTACATCGTTTGGTGATATTACAGGAACTATTTCCACACTAGTTGTAACTAATGATGGAACAGATTGGTGGTGCAATCTTACAGTCACTGGTACTGAAACCAAGATTAATACCACTAGTTTAGATTGAGATACCACAACAGTTGGACTTAGTTGATGTCTCAGGAACTACAAATAATACTACTGCTAATGGTGGTGATTGTAGTTTATGGTGGTGCTGATGGTGATAAGACAGCAGGTGGTACCGTAAGCACTCAACTGGTGATGGGATATAGAGGGTGGCGGGATATTCAAGGTATGCCTTGCCACAACTGGAAAGGCAATCGCTATGGCGATGGTTTTTGGTTGATTGCTAAATAGATTTACGGAGATTAAAAAACAATGGCTGCACCAAACGTTGTAAACGTAACGAGTATCTACGGTAAGACGATGGGTGCCGCACTCGGCACTTCTGCTAATACGCAGATACTTCTATGTCCTAGCGATAAGATATTAAAAATTAATTCTATCATTGTATCAAACGTTGATGGGGTTAATTCTGCTTCGGTCACAGTAAAGTTCTACGACAGTGCTGGAACTAATGCACCAGCATCATGGCACATTGCAAAAGCAGTTAGTGTTCCTGCCACCTCAACTTTGATTGTTCTTGGTAAAGATGCTCCAATCTATCTTGAAGAAGGAGATGAAATCCGTGCGGGTGCAGACAACGCTAGTGATTTAGAAATAATTATTTCATATGAAGAACTAGACGACGCCTAATAGGAGGATCTAAAATGACAAGAAGATGGTTGGGCGGAGTTTTTGGAAACACTGTAGGTAGTAACACTGTTGTATCGGATACTACTGGTGTTTTCACAATGGACCAACAGTATTATATGAAGCAAGAGGGTGGATGGTCGATTCCTCTTGGTGGACAAGGTAACCCTGCATCAAGTGCCGAAGCACTCAGATCTATAGGAGTCACAACCGATGGAGTTTATTATATAAACACTCCTGATGGTGGAGAGCAGCCAATCTATTGTATGTTCACCACTGGATCGTCTCAGGGTGGAGATTATGGATGGATGCTTGTTGCTCGTTTCGCTGCTGATGGGAAGAGCACTATTAAGAATGCGATAACATCCGTAAGAGGTTTATCAGACGTTACTCAAGGCGGTGGTAGTAGGTGGTCTGCTGATTTTGGAACATATACTACGACTGAAGTTAGGTGTATTGGATGTATTGATACTGCTGATTGGATGACCAACAGAAGTAGTGATTGGATTTATCAGGTACCAAGTAATCAGAATTCTATCAGATTCTTCACAAATCAAACGAATTACACGAATACATCTAAAGTTGCTTATGGGCAGGTAACATCAGGACCAAAACAAGGAACTGTTTGTGCCGGTGCCAGAGATGGTAGAGGAAGATGGTCTAACAGTGGTTATATTCATCACAGAATATCTGACACTGCATCATCGCTGGAAAACTATTGTAGACCTGGATATTTTTCAACACCAGGAACTGATATGTGGTTCTATCAGGGTATGAATGATGCTAAATGGAGTGTATCTGCTACTGTTGCTTATTCAGGACAAGATACTGACTCATCAGCATTGATTGGTACTGATGACGGTAATGGACCAGCGTGGTATGATAATAATCAAACTAACGTTGCACCAAATGCAACTAGAGTTGATTTTAATAGTCAGGCGTTCTTTATTTTTATTAGATAGCAATGCCATACATCGGAAGACCAAACGAATCAGGAGCATATAGAAAACTGGATGATATCTCATCTCAGTTTGACGGAAATCTTGTATCCTTCAATCTTGTGATTGGAGGTCTTCCTTTCTTTTGTCAGAACTCTTATTCTGTTTTGATTTCTCTTGAAGGTGTGATTCAAGAACCTGTTAAATCTTATATAATTAATGAGAACCAAATAACATTTGCTGCTGCTCCTAAGACTAACGATTCGTTTTATGCAGTAGTATTGAGTACTACTCAAACGACTCCATCATTGACCAGTTTAACGATTGGAACAAGAACTGCTGCTGCAACGATTGATCTTCACGGAGAACATCTTGGTGTAGTGAAGAGAGATGGGACCAAAGGATTCATTGCTTTCAACAAGGCATAAATAATAAAAAGACTATACTAATGTAATGGCAGATAGATATCCGCTAGTTTATAATCCCAGTGCGAACCAGTTGCAAGAGTTGCAATCTGGTGATAGTCTTGATGTAGGAAATTCTTCGCTAAAAAATGTAGCATCAGTTGTTGGTGTTCTTACTGCTACTGGATTTTCTGGTGACGGTTCTGCTTTAACTAATCTACCCGCTGGGGCGACTCCAAATCTAGATGCTGTAACAACACAAGGAAACACAACATCTAATAGTATTAGTGTTGGTGGAATTACTGCTGCTACCGCTGCTTTTAGTGGTAGCATTTCTGTTGGTGGAACTATTACTTATGAGGATGTAACTAACGTTGATTCTCAAGGTATTGGTACTTTTAGACAAGGTATCAATGTTGTAGGACATAGTGAACTTGATAATATAAACGTATCTGGTGTTTCTACGTTTAGTGGAAGAATTGTTGCTTCTGCAACTAATAATACAATTCCCTTCCTTTATAATAATCTTTCTGATTTACCATTAGCATCAAGTTATCATGGTGCTTTTGCTCACGTTCACTCAGAAGGAAAAGCATACTTTGCTCACGCAGGTGCTTGGGTTGAACTTGTTAGTGTTGGAGCTGCTGTAACTAGTGGCAACGTACTAGTTGGTACTGGTATTACAATGTATACTAATGCAGGTATTGTGAGTGCTACTGCTTTTCATGGTGATGGTTCACAATTAACTGGTGTTGCTGCTGCTGGCGGTGGAGCACTTGATATAACCTCCTCTCTGTTCATCTAATAAATAAAGGAAAACGAAGTATAAGATGGCACTTCAAAAGACTAAAGTATTAAATATAACTTCGGTGACTGGCATTGCAACTGTCGGTATTTTAACTGCTGGGGTTACACCTACTGATGCTGGTGTGGCAGGTACTTGCTATATTAGAAGTGTCATTATGCATAACACTGGACTTGGTACTGCTAGGGTTTCACTCTACATTAACCCTGATACTAATCCAGTTACTTCCACTCCTGTTGTAGGAAATAGAATTTTAAGGATTGATGTTGCTCCTAATGAAACAACATTCTTTGAATCCAATTATCCCATTGTACTAACATCTACTGATTCTCTTAGTGTTGATGTTACTCCACCAGATGCTGGTGGTGTGGGTATTGGTTCTGCAGTTAATTTCTTGGTAAATGGCGATACGGATATCTAATTATGGGTATTAAAGGATTAGGAAATCAAGCAAACACCTTTGGAAATAAGTTTGTTAAAGCTCTTGGTGGCGATTCATCAGGAAAGGATGCAGTAAGTCCTGTACCACCTCCACCAGTAGGTCTAACAGCAACTGGTGGTGTAATTAGTGATTATACTACTGCTCCTGGTGGTGTTTATAGAGCACACATCTTTACTTCATCAGGAGCACTGAATGTAACTGCAGGAGGTTCTTTTGGTGATACTGTTGAGTATCTTGTAGTTGCTGGCGGTGGCGGTGGCGGTTCCAATTTTCCATCCTGGGGTGCTGGCGGTGGTGGTGCTGGTGGATTAAGAACTAATATTTCTGGTCACCCATTGGCAGGTTCACCATTCCAAGTATCTGTTCAATCTTATCCTGTTCAAATTGGTGGTGGTGGTGCTGGTTTATATGTCAAGACAACTGGAAATCCTGGAACAAATTCATCATTTGGAACAATAACCTCACTAGGTGGCGGCGGTGGCGGCGGTGTGCCTGGTGGTGAAATTAATGTTGCTGGACAAGCTGGTGGTTCTGGTGGTGGAGGATCAGGTGGTGGTAGTAGTAACAACGGTGGTGCAGGACAAGATTATCCTGGACCCAATCAACAAGGTTTTCCAGGTGGTGGTGGATCTGATGGATCAGTTGCTTATACTGCTGGTGGAGGTGGCGGTGGTGCAGGTCAACAAGGAGAACATGCACATACTCTGAATCCTGGTCCTAGAGCAGGTGGTTATGGTGGTGCTGGATTACCAATTGCCATAGAAACATCAACAGCAAAATTTTATGCTGGTGGTGGCGGTGGCGGAACAAATAATCCAGGACCTGGTGGTGGTGCTGGCGGAAATGGTGGTGGAGGAAAAGGTGGCGATTGGAACGGAACCACTGGAACACCAACTGGAGCATCTGCAGGAATAGAAGGAACTGGTGGCGGTGGCGGTGGAAATGGTGCAAGTAACTACTCTGAATCAGGTGGTTCCGGTATCGTAGTAGTTCGTTATCAAATAGGAACAATAGCAGCAGTAGCAAAAGCAACTGGTGGTGCTATCAGTTACTATGGTGGTAAAACTATTCATACCTTTACTGGTTCTGGTACTTTTGCAACTGAACCAAATTGGTCTGCAGCAAATGTAGAATATGTTGTAGTTGCCGGTGGTGGTTCTGGTGCTGCTTTATTTGGAGGTGGCGGTGCTGGTGGATATAGAACAGGGACAACTCCAATCGGAGCACATCCAGTATCTACAACCATTCAGGTTGGTGCTGGTGCCCACTCACCAGGATCAGACGGTGGTAATACAGTAAAGATTGGATCAACTGGAACTGATTCATATTTTGGAACACCAATCACTGCAGCTGCTGGTGGCGGTGGTGGTAGTGGACCCAATGTTGCTGGACAATCTGGTGGTTCTGGTGGTGGAGGATCAGATTGGGCAGCTACTGGAGCATCTGGAGGAGCAGGCAATACTCCAGCAACAACACCTCCACAAGGCAGTCCTGGTGGTCCTAAATATTAAAAACATTAAACTTAGATATTAAACATGGCTCATTTCGCACAACTAGATGGTGATAACATCGTCACTCAAGTCATTGTTGTGAGCAACGATGACACTTCCGACTCAGGTGGAGTAGAAACTGAAAGCATTGGTGTTGCTTTCTGTCAGAAACTTCTTGGTGCTTCTACTAACTGGAAGCAAACTTCTTATAATGGTAATATGAGAGGCAACTATGCAGGTATTGGATATACCTACATGAGTAATGTTGCAACCCTTGGAGTTGGTTCTACTGATATCTTTATCTCACCACAACCTTATGCTTCTTGGACGATTAGCACCACAGCAGCACAGTGGGAACCACCCTCAACTCCTGGTGCAGCACCTACATTGACTGATGATGAAGTAGCAGCAAATAAGTATTACGTATGGAACGAAAGTAATTATCAAGCAGACCCAGCAACAGCATGGGTTCTAACCACACCTGAATAAATCACAAGGAGGGTCTTAACCCTCCTTTTTTTATGTCGATTGATGCTGGTGGTAACATTGAGTTTGCTTCGGCACCTACCAACCTAGAAACTTTCTGGGGTCAGATTACTGCTGAAGCATTAGCAACGTTTGATATTGCTGATAATGAACTTGATAACTTTACTGGTGATGGAACAACGACAGATTTTACTCTGTCAAGAACAGTTCCTAATAATGCGAGTGTTGTAGTTACAATCAATGGTGTTGTTCAGCACGCCACTGATAATCAAGGTGCGCGTGCCTATTCCGTTTATGATACAATCTTATCATTTACTGGAGCACCATCTCTTGGTGATGAGATTCAAGTACGTCATATTGGATTTGCTTCACCAGTTAATAGTGATGTAACTTCATTCCACGGAAGAGTTGGAACAGTTACTATTGTTGATAGTGACCCTGTTGTTGCTATTCAATCTGGTGGTGTTGGTATTGGTACTGTCAGAACTATTAACTTTGTTGGTACTGGTAACAGCATCAAACAAGTTGGTGATACAATTGAAGTCACAATTTCTGGTTCTGGTGGTGGAGGTGGATCAGGTGTTATCCATAAGGAGACATTCAATGTCACTACTAATCAGACTGTATTCAACTTAAGTAACTCTTATAATTCTGGATACGTAGATGTATTTGTAAACGGTGTTAGATTATCACCTTCTGATTTTACTGAGACTGATTCTACTACAATCACACTTGCCGAACCAGCAATACCTGGTGATGTTGTTGATGTTCTGATTCATAGTTCTGTAGTTCAGAATACTATTATTGATTCATCGATTGATAATCTAACTGTTAATGATTCATTGACTGGTCAGATTGGTGGTGGTGAAGAAACTGTAGGTACGGGTTCTGCTTCATTCTTAGCAGAAGTTATTAGTATGCCCACTGTTCTTGCCTGTGGAGCAACAGCAACTGTTCAACCCAAGACAGGACACGATATCACATTCGTTAAATATCAAGAAGTTCAAATCACAGGTGATGCTGATTTAATTCTTGGTGGAACCGCAGATTTTGTAATCGACGTACACAACCTCGCGGTATAAATATATTTAAATTGGTACTAGGATAATTTAATGTCTAGGCTTAGATCTAATAAGGTAGTAAATCAAGCGGGCACGGGCGCACCCGAACTTACCTATGGTGCTGTTGTTCCTGGGACTGGTACAATCTCTGGTGCTGGTAAAGTAAGTATTGGTGGGTCTATAACTGCAGGTTCTTTCCACGGAGATGGTTCTGGATTATCTGGAGTTGGTGATCCTAGTGCTCTGAAAGATGGAAACAATGTAAAAGTTCAAGCAACCGCTACTGGTGCTACTGTTACTGGAGATATTACAGCAACTAATGCCACTTTCAGTGGTAACTTAACAGTAAATGGAACCACTACAACTATTGATACTGCTGTTACTTCGGTAGATAGTTTAGCGGTTGATGGTTCGGTTGGAATTGGAACCACAAATCCACAGGTGCAATTACATCTAACAGCAGCAGATCCATACATAAGAATGGTGCTGGTAACAAAAGATTTTCTTACCCTGACACAGCACAAGAAATAATAATATTCATAAGATGTGACAGCAATCTGGTATTGCAACAATCACAGAGTGGGGAGAGATTGGTGGTGGTGGAGGAGGTATTACTGGTGGAACAGAAGCAGACAAGATCAGTCATACAGTAAGAATTATCAACTCGGTATTGCAACAATGTGGATTTAGCACATACTTCTTATTCCCATCAGGTTCTACACCATCATTACCGACTGCAGACGGAGCAATTAGTTTGATTTCATTCACGGTAAATAGGGTAGGAGCAGCAGGAACACAACTGCTTGCTGGCGCATCTGTAAACTTTAGCTGAGGTAGATAAATGGGAATCTGCATTACCTCAGGTAGTTACACCTGGACTGTAAGATAGGGCATCTGGTGCTCAGGTTATTGATGGTAGTTTGAAGTTTGGTAATACAAGCACTTACTCCTGATAGTTTTGGATATACTGACGGACTCACTAATACTTGGAGACCTAAAAAGTACGAAGGAACATTTGGCACCAATGGTTTCTACCTCCCAATGGATGGAAACTCACCAATTGGAGAAGATAAATCTGGAAATGGAAACAACTGGACACCATCAGGATTTGGTGGTTCAGTATCACTTGATAACCGTATTGTATCAGGAGCAAGACCAATCCTGAATACACTTCCTGGTGGAACTCAGGCAGCAGTTGGTGTATTTGGTAGTGAAGAAAATAAATTTTACACTGTAACATTACTGTTCCTCATAATGCGCCAGATATTTTATATTATTATTGTAGTGCCCATTCAGAGGCTATGAATGGTAGTATCAGCGTAACAACTGATGAAACCAAGGCAGACAAATATGCATCAAGTATTGTTTTGGCGTGTCCATATGCTGGTGATAAAGAAGATATTTCTGGTAATATAAATTGCACCGTATCTAATAAGGGATCTGATAACTATGGTTCAATACAGAGGGGTAAAACTGGTTCTTTCTATAGTAGTTCAAGGTCCTTTGATGGTTCTAATGATAATATAAACTATGGTAGTAGTAGTACTTTGGGATTTGATGGTGCATTTACAATAGAAATGTATGCATCTCCGTGCCCTAATGATTCAAGTCCAATTTGCAGTAAAGGATACTATAATGCAAGCACTGGAAACTGGTATTTTAGATTTAGTACTGCCAATGGTGGGTCGATGAATTTCTATTCATATAATGGACAAGGAGGTGGACAAACTAATTCATTTACAAATTTAGGATGCACTGATACTAATAGAATGTATCATGTAGTTGCTCAGAGAAATTCTTCCAATCTGATGACTTTTCTTCTAGATGGAGTTATTGTAGCACAAGCATCTAATGTTACTCGTAATTTAAGTGATGGTGCATCAAATGGATTATCAGTTGGTAGAATAGCAAGTGGTAATAGTTCCAACGCTGCTTATTATTGGTATAATGGAAATATAAGTGATCTTCGTATCTATAAAGGTATTGACAAATATGATGTTTCTGGAAAAAGTGTAGGTGATCAAGTATTCGTTCCAGCATCAACCTCCCCAGATATTCTCCCAGACACTCCATCAGGTGTGAGTGGTAGTTCTAAACTTGCTAAAATCACTGATGGTGCTGTGTATTTTGATGGTACTGGTGATTATTTGGATGTTGTAGAATCTGGTAGTGGTGAATTTGATTTTGGAACAGGGGATTTCACTATTGAATTTTTCGCCAATGCAAATTCTTATGGTAATGATATACTTGGAACATCAAATAATAGTGTTTACTTAGGATCTGGTAAGAGTGGATGGATCATAAGAAATACTTCTAATCTAAACATATCAATCTAACAGTAGTTGGATATTTGAAACTACATTCGCCACTACTGCTGCGGCCAAACGATGGTATCATGTAGTTCACAAGATCGGGAACAGATCTTAAATGTTTTATGGATGGAATACAGCAAGGATCAACATCCACAAACTCCACTGATATAATATCTACAGAAAATTCTTTAAGAATAGGTGGCGGTACTGGCAGTACAGGTAACTTATATAACGGTTTTCTTTCAAATGTAAGAGTTATCAAAGGAACCGCACTCTATACATCAAACTTCACACCACCAACCAGAGAACTCACAAATGTAACCAATACAAAACTTCTGTGTTGTCAGTCTAATACTCAACCAGGTGCTGCTAGCACTGCACCAAATATGGGTGGAGTTAATGATGGAACACAATGGAGTTCTTTTGGTAATTCATTTTGGGATACCTCAAACCCACTGATTAATGGATTTGATGGATCCACCACTACCATCGCAAGACCAGCTAATGACACCAATGATCCAAGAGCAATATGGGAAATACCTGGTGGAATTCCTTTTACTACATCTTTAAAATTGAGAGCAGCAAGGGATGCATCTAGTTCTATTGCCAAAATTGAAGTAAATGATGTAGATGTAACTAGTCAATTTACTGCTGGCACATCAACTCTTGCAACAGTTACTTTAACTGGTGTGTGATGGTTATAAAGTTCAACTTCGGACAAAAACCCTTCAAGTTCCCACCACCAGATGGTTTCCAACCACTGAATGCTGCTAATGTAAGTAAGACCAGAGACTGTGATTACACGTCCTGATCAGTTTTTGGGGGTAAAATTATATACTGGTAGTGGTCCTTCAACTCCTGCAGAAGTAAATCTTGGTTTCCAACCAGATCTAGTCTGGAGTAAATCAAGGACGCAAGCATATAGTCATTATTTGCACGATAGTGTGAGAGGTTCAAATAATTATTTGAATTCTGATACTGAAGCTGCGGAAACAGTGAATGCTGCTAATGATAAACTTACATTTACCAGCACTGGTTATACTGTTAATGCTAATAGTGGAGCATTAAATGAGTCTGGACAAGGTGCGGATAATATGGTTTCCTGGTCTTGGAAGGCTGGTGGAAACAAAAACACATTTAATGTTGATGATGTAGGTTATGCAACTGCTGCTGCTGTTAATATGAGTGTTGGTGCTTTATGGAAGCGTTTCAACTAGAGCACAATCTTCAGCAGGAACTAATCAAACTCTTACTTTTGCGCCTAGTTCAGGTGTTTCATTCACGTCCATATTAGAAGTTTATTGTGACCAAGGGGATGCCACTCCTACAGCATCTTGGAACGGTAATTCCGTAAATCCTGGTGGGGGGGCATGGGTAACAGTATTTACCGGTTCTGGCACGATTAATGCGACATATCCACTTGTAATTAACACTCAGGGTGCTAGTCAGTATGCAACGCTTAAGGGTGTCAGATTAGACGGCAAACTTTTAGTGGATAATGGAGTGTCTGTTGCAAATGTCCCATCAATCGCTGCGACTGGTGCATCAGTTGGAACCAAGCAAGGGTTTAGTATTGTATCTTATACATCAGAATCTGGCACAGGAGATTTGACTGCAACTATTCCACATGGATTAAATGAGAACATTGGATTTATGATTATTAAAAGTAGAGACTTTTCACCTTCATCTAAAGGTTGGGCTGTTTGGCACCAATCAAGTCCCACGACAAACGGATATCTTGATGACAATCAGCAATTTTTAAATAGCGAGTATACTTCGTTTATTGACGCCACCCCAACAAACTCTGTATTTAGTGTGAAGTGTAATTCAAGCGTGAGCTCTGGTAATCGTTATAGGACTTATGGAAACTCACATAATTATATTGCATATCTGTGGCACGATGTCCCCGGACTACAGAAATTTGGAAAGTGGCAAGGAAATGCCAATGCAGATGGTCCATACATAGAAACTGGATTCCGTCCGGCAATAATTCTTTACAAGGACCTTACGGCAGGTGGATTTTGGAACATCAAAGATACTTCAAGGACCACTTATAATGGTGCTACAAATGAGTTATATCCTGCCACAAATGAAATAGAAAACCATCACAACTCAAATAGACCTATTGATTTTTTATCAAACGGATTTAAAATAAGAAGTAGTCACAGTGCTATTAACGATGGTTCTAGACAATATATGTACGCCGCCTGGGCAGAAGCACCAACATTTAACTTGTATGGCGCACAGTCCAACGCTCGATAAATAATAAGAAAGCACGATGTCTCTATCAAAGGCAAGACAACTAGCAAAAGATCTAGGTACTGTAGGCATCAGTTCTGCTGGAACTACCATTGCTTCTACTATTGCTAACATCAACTTTGTTGGTGCTGGTAATACTTTTGCTGTCAATGGTACTACCGTTGATGTATCGATTGAAGGTGGTGGTGGAACCAAAGCAGGTGAGGCAATCGACTATCCAAGTGGAACCAAGTCACCATTTATTCTCAACACTGTTGTAATCTCAGAGTCTATTACTCTTGGCAACTCAAACTCTGGAACTGGTGCTGCTAACATTGTGACTGGTGAGTCAATGATAACCGTTGATGATAGTGTTACGATTACGATTGAGGAAGGTAAGAAAGTAATTCCTGACCTCTTTAATGTGTTTGATACTCCAGAGAGATTTAGAAACTGATGGAACTTCAACAGGTTGGTGACAGTAATTTTAATAAATCGACAGTTGTTATTACGGAATCGATAACAATCAATGATGCCAACACTGTTACTGGTGCTGCTCATATAGTAACTAATCAAGCAATGCTTACAGTAGATGATAGTGTTACTATCACGATTGGAGAAGGTAAAACTTTGATACCTGATGTTTATAATATATTTGATAAATAACTAGAAAGAAAGACTGAAGGCGATGTCACAAATTAATGTAAATACTATTACTGGTAAAGATGGTGGAAGTGCTGTTAATTTTCCGAACGGTATTATTGTTACAGGCGTCGTAACAGCGACAACTCTAAATCAGAATGTTAGTGGAAATGTAACTGCTGGTAGTTTTACTGGACCTCTTACTGGTAACGTAACTGGAAATGCTTCCGGAACCGCTGGTAGTACTGGAGTCTTATCAGCAGGTGCTACTGGTGCTGACCTTACATTAAGCGGCGACCTGACTGTAAACGGCACAACCACAACTATCGATACTGCCGTTACTGCGGTAGATAGTTTAGCGGTTGATGGTTCTATCACTGCTCTTGGTAATTGTGGCATCGGAACTGTATCACCAGTTGCCAGTGCTGCTAACTACAATGGTGCAGCACTTCATCTTCATCAACCAAATAGTAGTAGTGCTGGATCACAAATCCATTTAACTAATGGAACAACAGGTAATGCTGCTGGAGATGGTGCTCACATTTCTATGTGGTCTGATACTGATCTTTATATTACCAACCAAGAATCTACTGGTGATATAAAGTTTGGTAGTGGTGGTCACTCTGATAGAATGAATATCAGTCAGCACGGAATGGTTAAGTTCGGTGCTCCTCTGACTGAGAAATGTAATAGAGATGGTGGTGCTGGATTAACTGGAAACTATGCTCATCACCTCAAGACCTATGGAAACGTTCACTGGGCAACTAATAACTCATCAGGAACCTGGACTTATGATATTACAGGTGATGGTTCGACCGATTTGAATGATATGATGACTGACCAAGAAACATTATCATTCCAGTTAATATCTGCTCAAAATAGTGCAAGTAATTATATGACTGAACTTAGAATTGATGGGTCTAATGCACATACTGTTTGGTGGCAGGGTGGTTCAGCACCATCAGCAGGTGGTGCTTCTGGATATGATGTTTATACCTTTACAATCTTCAAGAGATTGAATGCTTCGTTTAGAATATTCGCATCACTATCTAATCACGCTTGATAGGAGGTAGATAAATGTTTAACTGGAATAAAAAAGAAGCACCACTCAAGGCATTAGCAGGACTGGGTGGTGGTATTGGTAGAGGTGGTGGTGCAGATTCACCTGGTCCTATACACTCCGCATCAGGTGCATCAATATCTGATGTAGAATCATCTGGTAGAGCTGTTATTCAATTTAATTCACCTGGAAACATTACATTTAACTCATCTGTAGCCGACAGAGGTTTAAGAATAATCTTACTTGGTGGTGGTGGTTCCGGTAGTGTTGGTAATGCAGGTGGTGGTGGTGCTGGTGGAATGATTGAAGTCACTGATTCATCAATAACCAGCGGTTCTTATGCAATAACAATTGGTGCTGGTGCTAATGGGATTAATGCTCCTAATAATAATGGAAAGACTGGAGGCAATTCTACATTCGGTTCAGATTTAACTGCTTATGGTGGTGGTGCTGGTGGAGCGCAAAGTGAACCATCCAGTCCAGGATATGCAAATGGTGGATGTGGTGGTGGTATGGGTTATGGTGAGCAGGATCCTGCATCCGCTAATCAACCAGGATTCTCAATACCAGGATCATATACAGGAAATAATTATGGTTTTGGTGGTGGTATATGGCATACTGGATATTCCTGTTCAGGTGGCGGTGGTATTGGTAGTATTGGTTCACCAAATGGGTCCCCTCCAGCAAGCAATACAGCAAGAAGACAAGGTGGAAGTGGTAGAACTATTCCAGCACCAAATTTTCCAGGAGTTCCATTTAGTGGATCAACGGTAGGTGGTGGAGGTGGTGGTGCAGATAGATATGATCCTGGTGCTAATACCGCTGGACCTGGTGGTGGTGGGCAAGGATGTTCTTGCAATGATGGTATACCAGATGATCCATCATGCAACTCTGGTGCGGCTAATGGAACCGCCAATACAGGTGGCGGCGGCGGTGGATCAAGATGTTCTGGAGATCCACCAGGAAACGGTGGATCTGGATTATGTATTATTTCTTATTCTCTTACTGCTTAAAATATATTTTTTATTAGTATGCTTACATTTATCGATTATATTGAACGACATGGATATATTAAAGAACATATAGAACCTAGTTGTAAAACACCTAACACACCATCATATGTTGAATATATTACTCATTCTTTAAATATGTGGATGGGTGATGATATCTTAGAAGTTATTGATTATGAAAAAGTAACTTGGAAATCTGGATTTAGAAAAAAACTTTCAAAAGAATCATGTGATTATACGTGTGTTGTAACATTAGATTCTTCTTTTATCGAACCATTCAAGTTTACTTTTAAAGATTTGCATAATGATAGTTTACAAGATATAGTATTACAAAATAATTTTGATCTTACACTCTTTAAATCTTACTATAAAGTAAAGAGACTAAAATATTTTTGGAAAACTTTTCTTCCAAAAAAGAAAGAAGTCAACTTGTTGTTTATTAGATATAGACTTAATCAACTAAATACTTTCATAAAGGCATAAGATAATCAATGTCATTTACAAAGGTAGAATATAGAGGTCTAGACGTCGGGTCACGTCGGCATTAAGACCTGCTAATGGCGGAATGATCGGCTGTCGGCGCTACGATGCTCAACTTTGTTGGTGCAGGTAATACCTTTGCAGTTAGTGCTGATGGAACTACTGTTGATATTAGTATCGCTGGCGGTGGCGGTGGTGGTAATAGTGAGATATTAAAAGAGACTTTCAACGTATCAGGAACTCAGACAGTATTCAATATTACTGAAGGACAGTTTAGTACTGGGTTCCTTGAAGTATATTTGAATGGTGTTAAACTCAATCAATCTGACTTCACTGAAAATCCTCCTACACAATTCACTCTTGACGTTGCTGCAGAAGCAGGTGATGTAGTTGAGATTATTGGATTTAAAGATAGAGGAACTAATACTTCTATTAATGCAGAACTTACAAACTTAAACGTCACTGGTATTGTTACTGCTGGTCAGTTTGTTGGCGATGGTTCTAGAATTTCAGGTGTCATTGGATTAGGCACTGCTCTTACAGTAAACACGGATGTACTTGGTAATATCTTCTATAGAAATCACACTCTAAGTGTTGGCAGCACAGTCACAATGGACGTGCCCAACAACTCTGATAGTAATGTTGGTTACACTCATCACTCTGATCTCGCTGTAGATGATGGTGCTGACTTCATTGTTGCTGATGGTGATGATTTTGTTGCTGATATTTTCGGATTATCGCCAGAGAGTTCTGCACCACTTGGAGGGTCTGGTGGTAGAGTTCGTGCTGATAACTTCACTAACAGAGCAGGTAACGGAGCACCAACATTCCCATTCGGTATTCAACTTGGTGCTGGTTCTGGTATTAATGATGAAGAAAATGATGATGGATTTATAACCATTCAGGATGTTCTTGACGTAACCGAAGATAAGACTATTGCTGGTTCTACAACTTCTACTGTAACCACAAAGCGTAGAGCAGTTGTTGTTGCTGCTACTAAGAGTTTGATACTTGGTTCTGATTGTGAATTAGTTATCAACACATCAGGCATATAAATATAATTAAAAGTTGGTCGTAGTTAATGTCGATACTTAGAGCTGATAGTATTCGTGATAGAGCGGGCACGGGTGCTCCTGACTTTCCTAATGGTCTTACTGGCAATGTAACTGGTACGGCAACCACTGCTACCTTAGCGAATACTGCTACTGTTGCTACTAATGCACAAGGAATTACTGGTACTCCCAAACATTACTGTTGGAACTGTAACGGGTACTGATGCAACTTTCAGCGGCAACCTGACTGTAAATGGTACTACAACCACTATCGACACTGCAGTTACTGCTGTAGATAGTTTAGCGGTTGATGGAAATATTATAACTTCTGCTGGTCGGATCGGTATTGGATCTGACAATCCTCAGAATGCACTTGATGTTGTTGGTGATGTTAAGATCTTAGACAATAGTCCAAGAATACATTTACATGATGCAAATGCAAATACTATTGCAGACGTTAGTGGTGGATTTGAAACATTTGATATCTCTGGAAATCGTTCAACATACGTTGGAGCAGGGATGGGAGGAGCAGGAGGTGGTGGAACAATTTCATTTGGAACAAATAATACAGAAAGACTTCGTATAACTGCTGCTGGCACAGCAATCTTCAAGGCAGGACTTGCTGAAAAATATAATTCTATTTCGGGAAATCTTGCAAGTAATACAAATCATTCAATATTTAATGGAAACGTTATTGCCTTTGCAGTTGGTGATACAGGCACCTCTCTCACAATCAACTTTACTGATGTTCATGCAACATTAAGTCAACATGAGTTTTGTTCTTTCACAGTCATACTTGATCCTGGCGGAGCTGGTAAAATTACAACAGTTCAGATAGATGGTCAATCCCCAGCAGGTGGATTGAAATGGTCAGGTGGTTCAGCACCTTCTGCGGGAGCATCTGGTTATGATGTTTACACTTTTGCTCTTCAAAAATATGGTACTGCAGCAAATAATTATATAGTTTATGGTGCTGCAACCAACTACGATTGATAGGAGAATATAATGTTTAATTTATTCAATAAAAAGGAAGCACCTCTTCTGGGACTGCAAGGTTCTGGTGGAGGTCTTGGTTTCTTGACAGGTGGTGGTGGAGGTGTTGAAGCATCTGGTGGTAATGTTAATGGAACATTAGCGAGTGGGTCAAAATACCATATTTTTACTGCAGATGGAACTTTTAATGTTACTGCCGGTGGATCAGTTTCAATATTAGCGATCGCTGGTGGCGGTGGTGGTGGAGTTCAGCACGGCGGCGGTGGTGGTGCTGGTGCATTATACTTTAATGAAATTCTCGAACTTGATGCTGGAACATATTCTATCACTATTGGTAATGGTGGTACTGGTGGTCCAGCACATAGTGATAACTCTGCTAATGGATCTAATACCATATTTGGACCAGGAACTCCTCAACACATTGTCCTAAATGGTGGTGGTCGTGGACGTAAGATGAATCAACCAAATACGACATTGATGCCTGGTGGATCTGGTGGATGTGGCGGCGGAGGTGGTATGACTCCCCTTCACCCAAGTCCTCCTGTCAGACAGGCTGGCGGCACAGTAACTACACCATCGACTCACCCATTATCAAGTCCATTTATTTTTGGTAATGCTGGTGGACGTGGAACTGATTATAATTCTGGTGGTAGAAGTGGTGGTGGCGGTGGTGGTTGCGGTCCAGATGGTGGACCTGGATCAAATGAAGTTCCAAATACAAATCCACAAGGACGTGCATCTTCTGGAGGTGATGATTTTATCTGTCCTAGTGGATTCTTACCAACACCAGCAATTCCTACTTTAGGAGCAGCACTTGGGACTCCAACAAAATTTTTAGGTGTTCCAAATCCTCAACCAAATGATTATAGAAGAGCATTTGGTGGTGGAGGAGCTGCAGGATCTCACTCACCTTGGGGAATATATAACCCTAGTGGTGAATACCCAGATGGAGGTGGAGGAACTAATAATAGAACTGGTGGAGTAGGTGGAACAGGAAACACTGACGCTGGTGGTGCTGGTCTTGACAATAGAGGTGCTGGCGGTGGAGGATCAGGGTCATCAGGAGCTGTTGGTGGAGATGGTGGTAATGGCGTCATTATTATCAAATACTGATCTAATATAATCCCCACTAAATACTTTCATAAAGGCATAAGATAATCGATGTCCAGAATAAGAGCTGATAAATTAGTCAACAGAGTAGGGTCTGGTGGACCTAAGTTTCCTAATGGTGTTGCTGATGGTTTCTCTGTTACTGGTATTGTAACTGCTACTGGTTTCAGTGGACCTGTTACTGGTAACGTAACTGGTAACGTAACTGGTAACGTAACTGGTAACGTAACTGGTAATGTAACTGGTAATGCTGATACTGCTACTTCTGCTACAACAGCAACTACTGCTGGTGCTTTGGGATCAGGTGCTACTGGTTCTGACCTTACGTTAAGTGGTAATCTAACCGTAAACGGAACTACCACAACTATTGATACCGCTGTTACTGCTGTTGATAGTTTAGCGGTTGATGGTAATATAACTTCTGGTGGCACAATTTGGGGAGGCACAGTTGATGGTGGAGTTAGTGCAACTACCTCGTATGCTTCTCGTCTTTATAACAACAGTGCATTTCCTACTCTTTATGCCAAAAACAGCGGCAATGGTGGACTATGGCAAGGTGTAAATAGTTCTGGCACTCAAACGAGCAAAATCAATTCAGACGGTAGTGTCTCTTTTGCTGGTGACGTATCAATAGCAGATAAGATTATTCACACTGGTGACACTAACACCGCAATTAGATTCCCTGCTGCTGATACATTTGCGGTAGAGACTGCTGGTAGTGAAGCACTTCGTATAGATGCTGATGGTGATTTAATTCAGGCTAATCAAACAGGTCATTGGCAGACAAATGGTACTGATTTATGTCTAATTTCTTCTGGTGAAAATACACCTACCGTTTATGTTTCAGATTCGGGCAATGATTCTACTGGTGATGGAACAACTTCTAATCCATACAGAACTCTTAATAAAGCATGGTATCATATACCAAGGGTTTACTCCTTCAATCACGCTCCCAGAATATTGATTAAGGGAACATCATATACAGTTGATACTACACATTATTGTAGAGGTGGTGGTTCTGGTGGAAATTGGCAGTATGGTCCAGCAGTCGATATTAAATCAGAGTCTGGTTCTCAAATTGATGTATATTTAAGATCAACTCTTAATTTTGAAAGCATCGATGGACTTAGATTTCAGAATATAAATTTCATTTGTGACGCTTCTGGTGGAAATCTTATTTTTACTAATTGTAATAGATCTAAGATATATACTTCGTGTGATATGAATATAACTGCTACTGGTGGTTGGTCGTATCGCGTACAATATAATATGTGTTCAGGATTTACTGATGAAATGGATGTTACTATTGCCAGCACAGCGTCTAGCGGATTGGGTGCTGTAATTGTTGCATATAATTCTTACATTGACGGTACTCGCAGTATTACTAAGACTGGAGCACAATTTGGTCAGGCTGCTGTAGCAATTGTCAATGGGTCAATTTTAACTGGTCAGTGGAATGTAAATAATTTTAATACTGGAATTAGACTTGGTCTAAATCATTATGGCGCTGAAACAGGTGGAAGCGCAATGCTAAATGGAGTTTCACTCCTTAACTGTAATAAAGGACTTGATCTTTATAATAATAGTTTTGTAAGGAAATATAGTGTTACTTTTACCGGTACTACTACAAATGAAGTCAGTCAAACAGGAAGTTTTACCAACTAATTAAAATGAATATAGATTACGCAACACCCACATTTAATTTATTTGGTCCCGAAGAAAATGGGTGGAGTTATTCCAACCCATTCGATTACTCTACTTTGAGTTGGGACGAAAGATTAGGATCCAAACCCAATCAATTAGATCTTGCTCTAGCATCTGTTGAGCAGTATTATAATCAAGAAGTATTTGCGTATAAACAGCAACGTCAATACCCACCAATATCTGAACAACTTGATCAGATCTTCCATCAAGGTGTTGATGCCTGGAAATCAAATATTCAGGATATAAAAAATGCTAGTCCAAAGCAAACATTAGATACTAATGAATTGGAAAGACGTAAACAAGAAGTTAGAGATTTTCTTGCGTAGATAAATTTAATTTCTAGTAAGTTGTGCTATAATAGTCGAGTGTAACTAATTTGATATGAATTTTTTAGTATATTCAAAGGCAGGTTGCCCTTTCTGCACTAAAATAATGACAGTCCTAGAGATGACTGGTAAGAGATTTGTTGAGTATAAACTTGACAGAGACTTTACGCGAGAAGAATTCTATGGTAAATTTGGAAATGGTTCAACCTTTCCACAAGTTCTTTGTGATGATCAAAAGTTGGGAGGATGTAGTGACACCATTCAGTTTCTCAGAGAAGAAAAAGTTATCTAATCGAGACATAAATAAAACTACCATCCGTGAGGTGAATCGCGGAGTTGAACTTATTCTTAACGGGGGGAAGAAGCAGAAAAAACCATTTCATATTATATTTGATCAGATGGTTTCCTTTTTCAATAGGGAAGTAACTATCTACTTTGAGTTTTCCTTAACGGCAAGGAAGAAAAATTAGTTCCCAGAGGTAAGAAAAATGTTAGCAGTAAGTTTAGTCTTAGGTTCATTCTTAACCATCTTGTTTCTTTTAGTGGGACTAATTGGAGGTTGGACTGCTAGAGAATATATGATGAACTATCGGGAAGTACCTAGACCTCACCCCGAAATGTTTGATAATCAAGGAAACTTGATTCCTGATGAGGTAATTGCATTTAATTTTGAAAACTATCATGACGACAGCGAAGAAAACGACGACAGCGAGGACTAGAAAACCCGCAACACTGAAAGTTGTGAAGGAACCACAATCCATTCCCAATCTTCCAGCAAATCCATTTATTTTTGAGATCTTTGAACTCTGTGGAAAACAACGCAGTAAAGCAAAGAAAGTGGAAGTGCTTCAAAAATATGCACATCCATCCTTAAAAACAATTTTTATTTGGAACTTTGATGATACAGTTCAATCTGTATTACCTCCAGGTGATGTTCCTTATGCAGCACTTGATGGTGAAGATGGGTTTCGTGGAACTCTCACTGAAAAGATTGATGATGCTGTATCTAAAATGGGTGAACTTGGATCCAAATCTCTTGGGTCTCAGGATCAAGGTCAAACCTCACTCAGAAAAGAATATCAAAAGTTTTATAATTTTGTAAAAGGTGGCAACGATGGTTTAAGTAACCTTCGTAGAGAAACTATGTTTATTAATATTCTCTCTGGTCTTCATCCATTGGAAGCACAGATTGTTTGTCTAATCAAAGATAAACAACTTGAAACAAAATATAAGATTCCAAAAGACATTGTATCTGAAGCATATCCTGATATTAATTGGGGAAATCGCTCATAATGATAAAGGAACTCACAGAGGTGTCAACAGATACCGATAACGATAACGAAAAGAAACCTATGAATTCTTGGACACAATCAGAAAAAGAAAACTCCAAAAAAAAGTATGGGGTGGAAATTATGATTGATAATGGTACTTTGGAGCAAGTGAGAACAAAGGATTGCCCAAATGACGCTAATATTGTTACATATACTGTTGATGGTCAAGTGCGATATGATCTTACACGAGGTGCAAAAGCAGTAAGTATTTTTAATATGTACTGGGATAAGTTTCGTGATGGGTTGAAGGGTATTGATTACGGTCTGGGCACACATAATCCTAAGTTATGGGGAGCACCGCCCCCTAAAATCAAAAAGAAAAAATAATTTCAAAATTGTCGGTAAATTTTTCCGGCAATTTTTTTGTCTGTGAGGATTTTAAATAAAATGTTTGTGTTGATACTGAGACACTTGACTAAATAATGCATAAGGTCTATAATAAGACCTGACGTTCATCCCACTCTTGAGTGGGACGCAAGTAAGTCGCGGAACGGAGCCGTTCATCCCATGATTGAATTACTTTTATATTCATCACTCAGTTGTTCTGATGCCGATGCTATTATGTTTCGGATGAGGAATAATAAAAATCTTGACAACCAAGTTAAGATTGAACTAATAGAAGCCGTAAAGGAATCTACACCTGATTGCTATCCATGGGACGCAAACGACTAAAGGAACGGACCTAAAAATCCAACTACTTTAGGAGTAACTACAATGAACACCCTTCAAATGGTAAAACAGCAGATCAACAAAGCATCTGCACTTCACAACGCACAGATTACCCACACCTCATATCGTGGTGTTGAGTATGATACTCGTTGTGTAGAAAGTAAAGAGTCGCACGGTACATTCTGCTATCGTGGTCGTACTTATACTAAGTGATTCATTAACTTACATTACAGAGAGGGTTTATAACCCTCTCTTTTTTTGTCTTTAAGTAACGAATTAACAAATGTTAGTGAATTAACACAAAGTAGTCTACATAGTATAGAATTAAGGCTAGCCTATGAAGTAATTCCTTCTTATGGTATTAAAATCTATGGAGGTGAAAATGCATAATCGCATTTCCCGTAATCAATTGGCAGAATGGGTACATATCGAAAATGTACTTTCTAAATCTAACGAAGAATTGGATTTGGTAAATGACTATTTTGACTGTTTAATCGAATGCGAAGAGGACCAAGGAACATGTAAAAGAATTTGTAAAATTCTACTAGCAAATTAATTTAAAATCGGGGGGGGGAAACCTCCCCCTTTTTTTGTGCTATAATACTTGCAGTGTACACACTATTATGGACAAAGAACGATTGAAACTCATCGTCCGTAACTTGGAACTCTTGGTTGATGGGTTAAAGGCAGAGGTGTATTCGGATCCGAATGCTTATACAGATAAGCGAGAGAATTTCGATGATCCTGCACATTACGGCGATTACGACGAGGTTTTTAACGATGACGATGGGTATCCCGACTGATAGGGCAAGAAAGTATATGAAACTGCTTCGCAGACTAGTGAAGCAAGAGCATCTTTATACAGAAGAAAAACTGATTGAGATGAAGAAACAACTGCGAGATCTTGAGGAAGAATTGGCAGTATTAGAGAAAAAAGTATCAAAAGGATTTAAATGAGTGTAAAACTGATTAGTGTAACTCCCGATGCGGAGAAAATGATGGCATACGTTGCTCGTGTGTCAAACCCTAACAATCAAGAGAATCCAAATTATGCAAAATTGCTAGGATACTGCATCAAGCACAACCACTGGTCAGTGTTTGAGCAGGCATTTATGACTCTTGAATTGGAAACTACTAGAGGTGTGGCAGCTCAAGTGCTCCGCCATAGATCTTTCACATATCAAGAATTTTCTCAACGGTATGCTGATAGTTCTATGCTTGCGGATACAATTCCTCTTCCAGAACTTCGGAGACAAGACACTAAGAATCGTCAGAATTCTATTGATGATATTGATGCGTTTACTCATCAAGAATTCCAAATCAAAATGCAAAAACATTTTGAAGAAGGAATGAAACTATACAAAGAGATGCTTGATGCATCGATTGCAAAAGAGTGTGCTCGTTTTGTGCTCCCACTCGCCACACCCACCAAAATCTATATGTCGGGCTCATGTAGGTCGTGGATCCATTACATAAATCTGAGAACTGCTAACGGTACTCAGAAAGAGCATATGGATCTTGCAGAAGGTTGTAAAAAGATCTTTATTGAACAATTTCCCACCTGTGCAGAAGCACTTGAGTGGATCTAAATAAAATACCTTGGAGTTAATACTATGCCATCATATCCTGTAAAGAACAGCAAAACTGGGGAAGAAAAAGAGTTGAATATGACCATTGCAAATTATGAGCAATGGCGCAAGGACAATCCTGATTGGGATAAAGATTGGAGTAAAGGATGTGCCTCTGCACAGGAAGTGGGTGAGTGGAAAGATAAATTAGTTGCTAGAAATCCTGGATGGAATGATGTACTTGGCAAAGCATCGAAAGCACCTGGTTCAAGAGTAAGAAGGATTTAGTATGCCTAGAAGAAAGAGAGCATCTGCAGAACAACCCATTGGAGTTGGTCTTACAACCAAGCAGATGAAGCGGAAAAAACCACTTAGTCGAGAATATTTGGTTGATATTGATCCTTTATCGGATAATCAAAAACGACTATTTGATTCTTATAATGAAGGCAAGCATATTATTGCATATGGATGTGCAGGTACAGGAAAGACCTTTATAACCCTCTACAACGCACTTCGTGATGTTTTAGATGAGAATACACCGTATGAGCGTATCTACCTTGTACGTTCTCTTGTTGCTACTAGAGAGATTGGTTTTCTTCCTGGATCTCATGAAGATAAGGCAGATATTTACCAGATTCCTTATAAGAATATGGTCAAGTATATGTTCCAAATGCCTAGTGATGCTGACTTTGAGATGTTGTATGGTAACCTAAAGTCTCAGGAATCGATCAAGTTCTGGTCCACTTCATTCTTACGTGGAACCACTCTTGATAATGCTATTGTTATTGTAGATGAGTTTCAAAATCTAAACTTCCACGAACTTGATAGTATTATCACTCGTGTTGGTGAAAATACTAGGATTTGTTTCTGTGGTGACTCTCGTCAGTCTGATTTAAATAAGGCAAATGAGAGAAATGGTATTGTTGATTTTATGAACATCTTGCGTAAAATGCAATCATTTGATATAATTGAATTTGATGTAGATGACATTGTTCGTTCTGGACTTGTCAAAGAATACATTATCGCAAAAATGGAATCTGGATTTTAATGTTCAATCACGTTGATGTGGATCTTCCATCTCTAGAAAGAGAAACTATTGATGGGGTCCGTTATTATAAAGTGCCTGATGAAGAAGAACTCCTTAGACTGGTCTCCATTACTTCGGTGACCAGTCATTTCAATAAGGAAATCTTTGTCAAATGGCGTAAAAGAGTTGGTAATGAGGAAGCAGATCGTATCACTAAACGTTCTACAAGACGTGGTACAGATATGCATACATTGGTTGAATACTTCATAAAAAATGAACAACTACCAGATGTTCCTCCTATTTCTAAATTTCTTTTTAATATCTGTAAAGAAAAGTTAAATCTTATAAATAATATTTACGCCCTTGAAGGGTCTCTGTACAGCAAACAATTAGGCGTAGCAGGGACTGTAGATTGTATCGCTGAATACGACGGCGAGTTAGCTATAATCGACTTCAAAACATCTGCCAAACCCAAACCACGGGAATGGATCGATCATTATTTTGTACAGTGCATGGCATATGGTTGTATGCTGTATGAACTGACTGGAATATCAGTCCAAAAACTTGTAATTATTATGGCTTGTGAAAATGGAGAATGCGTCGTCTATGAAGAAAGAGACAAATCAAAGTACATCAAACTTCTTACCGAGTACATTGGAAAGTTTGTTAGAGATAAACTGGAGCTCTATGGAACCTAATAAAGAACTAGAGAAGGCAATCGAAAGTAAATTTCTAACTCCTTCCAAATTTGCTTTGGAGATTGAAAAAATTGCTTCCGAAGAAAAATTTAATTACATTGATGCTATCGTACACTATTGCGAAATCAATGAACTTGAGGTAGACTCAATTACCAAACTCGTTTCAAAACCTCTAAAAGAGAAACTTAAGTGGGACGCAACACGTCTTAACTTTATGAAACGAACTTCAAGAGCAAAACTTCCTTTATGATCGTGACACCCTTTGAAACATATCAACATTATTTGTCACTAAAAAATCATTTCACAAATCCTAAATACGACTTCTTCAAATACGGAGCTAAGACTCGTGCTAGTGTGTCCTCTTTCAATAAGAGAAAGGATAAGTACTGGTTTGAAAAGACTTCTCGTAAGTATTCTGATGAAGAGGTCGTTAATTTTTTAGTATCTAATTTTTCTGCTGCTGATAACCCACAAAATCTATGGATTGGAGAAATTATCAATTCTGGCGAAAGGACTTACGCCGAATGGAAAAAACGACAACAGAGTTCGACTTACTTGTTCAAAGAACAAAGCAACGAGTTGTTCTCGGAGAACGAATTCGAGAAACTATTCGATTGTTCCAAAGGACACCCCATTCTTCTGAAAAGATACTTAAGCGGGAGATTGTCTCTAGAAAATTTCGTGATCTACGAAAAAATCTTTCATTTTTCAAAAAATTTCGATAAGAAATTAACTGATCCAGTATGGGAAACCGTCAGTTTGAAATTGAAAAAATATAGTCCTTTCATAAATATAGATGTATTCAATTACAAAAAACTTCTACGGTTAATAGTAAATGGGTGAATTTTTTGACTCTGAAATTATTCAGGAAGAACTAACTGAAATTAATAATCTCCAAGAGAAAATCTATGGTTCTCTCTTTGATTTTGGTATGATGTCCAAAGAAGAACAACTGGAACATATTAGTATACTGACAAACTTGCTAGAAAAGCAAAGAGTGATGTATACTAGACTATCTCTTTCAGACGATCCTAAAGCGGTCGAAATGAAAGAGAATCTTCGTAAATCAGTCGCGATGATGGGTTTCCCACCTGAGACTGATATGACTATGCTATTCAGTAGTATGAATGCAACCATCGAGGCACTCAGAAAACACGTTGACGCCTGATGGATTCTTTGTTATACTATCTAAGCAAATCCAAAACATCCAACCTATCCGAGGTATCTAAATGTCTTTCGCAGACCTTAAAAAGCAATCCAAACTGGGCTCCCTGACACAAAAACTGGTCAAGGAAGTCGAAAAAATGAATAATACTGGCGGTTCTTCTGATGACCGTCTCTGGAAACTGGAGTGTGATAAGAGCGGCAATGGTTATGCCGTCATCCGTTTCCTGCCTGCACCTGATGGTGAAGATCTTCCCTTCGTGAAACTGTACTCCCACGCCTTCCAAGGTCCTGGTGGTTGGTACATTGAAAACTCTCTGACTAGTTTGGGTCAGAAAGATCCTGTATCTGAGTATAACTCACTGTTGTGGAACAACGGCACCGATGCAGGCAAAGATGCTGCACGTAAGCAGAAGCGTAAATTGACTTACATCAGCAATATCTACGTTGTAAAAGATCCTGCCAATCCTTCCAATGAAGGTAAGGTGATGTTGTACAAGTATGGCAAGAAGATCTTTGACAAACTCACTGCTGCTATGCAACCCGAGTTTGAAGATGAGGAAGCAATCGATCCGTTCGACTTCTGGCAAGGTGCTAACTTCAAACTGAAGGCAAAGAACGTTGCTGGTTATCGTAACTATGATTCTTCTGAGTTTGCCGCACAAGGCGCACTCTTGGACGATGATGACGCAATGGAAGCAATCTGGAAGAAAGAGAACTCTCTCGCTGAGTTCACTGCTGCCGATCAGTTTAAGGACTATGACGCACTGAAGAAGCGTCTTGATTATGTTCTGGGTAACAAGGGCACCCCTCGTTTCCAAGATCAGGAAACTGTTGAGGCGGAGGAAGATTTCCGATCTTCTAGTCGTGGTGTTGCTCCTGCAGTAACTTCTACTCCTGGTGACTTTAATGCAGAGGACATCGTGAGTTCTAGTTCTTCTAGTGGTGAAGAAGATGACGCAATGGCATACTTTGCTAAACTTGCTGAGGAGTAAAGTCTGATTACCATAGTGAATCCGCAGAGTTACTTCTGCGGATTCATTCTAGATCTTTTATGGACCGATCAATCTGGTATTATCTGTAACTGATAATCTTGAATTAATTGTATGACTACTATCTTCATAGTACATAATATTTCTCATATCATTCAAGAATATTTGTAGATATGATGGTTTCATTAATTGAATCTTTCTTTTCTTTTCATTTTTTAATGTTTCATACTCATAGTTTGAAATTCCTGTTACCGGATTTATTTCTTGATTAACACCTGTATACTTTGTTGATCCGTAACCAGCAAAAGGTGGATTTGCATCAGGGTCTGGAGGAGCACCACCCCCACCACCAATGTCTGGATTAGTGATGTAAAACTTAGTTGCAGAAGCATCATATGGAGTCTTAATTTTAAAATCTTGATCAACTATTTGACGACCAGGTAAAATTAATCTCCCCCTATTATCTTTAACTTCAATGGTCTCATAGTGGTGAACATTATTTACTTCTGTGATACCATACTTATTTTCAACATACCTGTAGAGATCATAGTTAGAAATCGGCCATTCATCTTTGATATTAGTAATACCTGCAGTCAGGATTACAACCCAATCTAGGTCTGCTTTACCATAAAAGATCTCTGCGACATTATCTGGTCGCTGTAGATCTAAGATTGTATACTTATCAAAAAAAGCAACTTTATCCGTAATATAGTCTTGAAGTTTGACTCTACGGAATAAGTTTTTAATTAGTACATAGTCTCTAGAAGAAACTTTGTCTAAAAGAGTTGATTGATATAAAAGATTTGGTAGTTCTCTGAAATAAGACATTAGTAACCTACACCTCCTGCTAAGTATCCATCCTCTTGATCTTCATAATCCTCTGCATAGATTGGATTGATTTCTTTGAATTCACATAAGACTTGAATATGAACTGGTGTACCATCTGGATAAGTTGCATATGTTCCAGATGCTGTATAGTTAACACTCAGTTGTGCTAAAGAACATATTTTAAATCGATTCAAGAATGGATGTTCTCTTTGTCCAGTCACATATTCCAATTGAAATACTTTAGGTGAACCAATGAACAGTGCGGGATTGCTTCCTTTTTTTGGTACCATTGATGATTTTAGACATCTAATAATTGCCATTACTTCTTTTGCTTCAACTTGATCTCTTGGTGTAAAATCAAATGTAAACGGAAATGATCTAAGAGTTACGCCACTAAACAAGAGTTCAAGATTTGATTGTAGGATTTGTCCAGTTGCCCTAGAAATTATCGAGTTAGGACTTACGTTAGCGCCTAAACTATTGAGTGCTTTTCCAGCAAGACCTGATTGTATTGTCTTTACAGTATTTTGGTCTAGTCCTTCAAAATTTCCTTTGGTTAGTTTACTTATAAGAGTACCAACATTTCCAGGATCGTTTAAAATTTCGGCAGTTACTTGAGTTCCAACAGCTTGTAGTGGATTTAATGAATCTTCAGAATAAGATACTGCTAATGCATCACTAATTTGTTGTGGAATTGGTAGATATATGTATTTTGTATTTTTTTTCTTTACCTTATCTGTATTTCTTTGAAAAAAGTCAGAAGCTGCTTTAACTCCTAATTTTTTAAGATTTACGCTATCAATAGTAGTAACTTTTTTATCACCAGTACCAGTTGTTGTTTTTTCTATAAGACCATCAAGATTAAAAAGATTAGAAGCACCAGTATCACTGGTTCTAAATTGATCAAATATTGATATGTATAAAGCATCTGTGGTATTTGATAACGCTTCTCTTGGATATCGATAGACCTCTGGTCCAGTATCTGCATTATTAGGATTATTTTTGGTATTACCACCACCTTTCTCTGTAGAATTGGCAGCATCCTGTGCTTTCTTTGCTGAAGGTCTTACATCTCCCCCTCCTCTTCTAGTAATTCTGCTAATTCTAGTTTCTGCCATTTAAATGGTTTTTATTTATTTAGCCGCCAACTTTGAAATCTCTGATAGGTAGCATCATAACGTCTCTAAGTTCTGATGGATAAATTTCATAAATGCCATCAGATATAACTTCACTTGCAAGATAATTTCTTATTGATTGACCTTTTCCTAACCAATGAAAGTTCTGACCTATCCAACCTCTATCCGATACGTTTCTTATCTGTACCACAGGGTTCCTATCATATCGGATACCTGGAGTGATTGCAACATATTTGTAGACGTATAACTTTCCTGGAACTGGCGCATCCGCTTTTTCAAGGACTTCAAGTAGTTGATTCATAACGATATCTGGGTCTCTGACACCTATTACTTTATTTGTTACAGTGCGAATCCTATTACGATTTTCATCAGTGTCTGTGGGTCTCTGAGATGCCTCTGCCGCTGCTCTTGCTGCCCTTTGTTCAGCAAGTTTTCTTCGTTGTGACTGTAAGAGTGTTTCCCTCTTTTTGATTGCCATTACTTGATACCAAGTTCTTTTTCTGTCATAACTTTGAAGTCCCACATTCTATCTTTGCAGTATTCTTGTGCTGCTTCCCACTTTGCTTGATTTTTGACATATTCAAATGCCTCATTCAAGTATTTTTTTGTCTGTCTCTTAGGTTTAGGTGGAGGTGAACATTGCCTTAAAGGTTTTACTTCAATAAGAGATGATCTAACTCTACCATTGACATCTTTATACTTGATAAAGAAGTCTGGAAAATATCTATGAACTCGATTATCAATAGGAGATCGGTATGGAATACAAAATTCTTCTGACTGCCACTCTATAATATTTGTATTATTGTCACAGTAAACCATAAACTTGCGTTCCCAAAGAGAACGGTATATTATATTAGTAGGATCTCCCTTATATTTTTTAGGATAAGATGGTTTGTATTTTCCCTTATATGACATCTAAATAACTAAACAATCACCTATAATATATTTAGAGTGCCTAGACCATTACCGAAAAAAATATCTCAAATAAAACCAGTCATAGGAAATGTTGCACTAACCTCACACTATATGGTGCAGTTTGGTGGTCTTGCTGGTACTTTAAGAAAATACCTGGGTCAGAGGGGTATTGATAGTAGATATATTACTGAGACAATTGGACTTTTATGCAGTAGAGCAATCCTACCTGGTAGTGGATTTGCTACAGCAGATGTTGTGGGAAATTTTATGGGTGTTGCAGAGAAATTTGCACATACCAGAATATTCACTCCAATGACTATGGAGTTTTATGTTGATAATTCATATAGATCTTTAAAGTTTATTGAGCATTGGATGGAGTTTATTGCTTCAGGAACTGAATTTACTGATGGAGTAAGTAATTTAACGCCAGGATATTATTATAGAATGAATTATCCGAAGCAATATAAATGTGATCAAACTGTAATTACAAAATTTGAAAAAGATTATAAGAAATATGTTGAGTATAGATTTTATGGTCTATATCCACTTTCTTTAGATTCTACTACAGTTTCATATGAAGGTTCTAATATCTTGAAGGCTTCAGTAACATTTCAATATGACAGATATGTCTCTGGACAATCAAGTTCTCTTGCAAATTTCTTAGGGACAACTAGTAATAAAGATGGACTTGATTCTGGAACTGGAACTGGAAATCAGTCACAACGAGGGCAACAGAAATTAGCAAACGGTTTTAATAATTCTAATAGTAATTCTTCATCAGGTACTGACTTTTTATCTGATGCTGCCATTCCCAGATTTACTGGATTGAGTAATAGTGGAGAATTCTTTAAATCGGGTAGTAGTATATTGAATGATGATATCATAAATTCCTCCTGGTCTTCAGAATTTAAGTTCCTCTGATAACCCCTCTAAATAATTTTACTGACGTGCATGAATTGTAATGCCTTTACCAAAAATTTCTACACCAACTTATGAGTTGGCGATCCCTTCTACTGGAAAAAAGATCAGGTATAGACCATTTCTAGTTAAAGAAGAAAAAGTTCTTGTTATTGCAATGGAGAGTGAAGATCTTTCACAAATTGTCAATGCGGTTAAAGACGTAATTAAATCTTGTATTCTGACAAGAGGTGTAAAAGTAGAAGAACTTTCTACATTTGATATTGAATATTTGTTCCTCAACATTCGTGGTAAGTCTGTTGGTGAAGAAGTTGAAGTTTTGGTTACCTGTCCAGATGATGGCGTAACAAAAGTTCCTGTACTTATTAGTCTTGATGAGATTCAAGTGCAGTTTGATGATACTCACTCTAAAGATATTAAACTTGATGATAGTTTGACATTAAGAATGAAATATCCATCAATGGAAGAATTTGTCAAGAATAACTTTGCGGTTAGTGAAATCAATCTTGATGAAACTTTCAATGTCATTATGTCATCCATTGAGCAGATTTATAGTGAAGAAGAATCTTGGTCCACTAAAGATTGCACTAAGAAAGAACTTCGTGAATTTGTGGAGCAACTGAGTTCTAAGCAGTTTAAAGAAATTGAGAACTTTTATCTAACAATGCCTAAATTATCTCATACTATGACAGTGACGAATCCAAACACTGAAGTTGATAATGAGGTTGTTTTGGAGGGATTAGCAAGTTTTTTCGGGTAAGTATGGCTCATACTAATATTGAGTCATACTTTAGAATTAATTTTGCTTTGATGCAACATCATAAATACTCATTAACAGAATTGGAAAATATGATACCTTGGGAGAAAGAAATTTATCTTGCTTTCCTCCAACAATACATTGAAGAAGAAAATTTAAAAGCGCAACAAATGAATGGTTAGTACCCCTGGAAGTAGAAGATCACTGATATCACCCCTTGCATTTGCAGGAAGAACGGCAGATCCTGCTCAACCAGATCCAGTAACTAATAAGTTACTCAACCAAAACTCATTGCAACTTGGATTGGTTGCAACACAGATAAACAGTCTCAATAGAGATGTTGCTTCTCTCAATACATCACTGCAAGTAATTAGCAATAGTTTAGCAACTTCTCAAGCATTAGAAAGGCAGAAAGAACAACAAGAACAAGCACTAGAATCAAAATTAGCGCAACAACAATTGCGTGAAGGTAAAGAGAGTGTAATAGAGAAAAAAATTGAAGCTGCTGCCGTTGCACCTGCACAGAAACTGGCAAGTAAAGCATCATTTAGTTTAGGTAAGTTGGGAACGTTCTTCCTTACACTTATTGGTGGATGGTTGGGAAGTAATATAGTTGAAGCTCTTCAAGCTAGGTCTGAAGGAAATACGAAAAAACTTAATGAAATAAAAACTGAGACTATAACTGGTCTTGGTATTATAACTGGTGTTTTTGTTGCATCTAAACTAGCACTTACTCTTTTAACTGGTAGTTTTGGTAGAATTGCTATTCTACTTGCTGGCGTTGCTGCTGCCGGATTATTTACGCAACCAGGACGAGATTTTATAGAAATAATAAAAGAAACTGCTAAGAATTTTTATAATGGTATACGAGATAATATTCCCTTTGCGGATCGAATTTTACCAGAAATTCCTGACAATCAGAACCAAAATCCGAACCAAAATCAAAATCCAATAAATCCGGCAGAACCACCGGGAACGGGAGCAAATGCGCCACCACCACAGCAATTCAATAAAGGCGGATCTGTAGAAGGAACATCAGGTATTGATCAAATCCCCGCACTGCTGACTGACGGGGAATTTGTTATGCCACAGAATATAGTTAATAATTATGGTGTAGATTTTATGGAATCTATGCGTCTTGGTCAATCGCTCTTTGCAACAAACGCACCAGACATTAGTTCTCCTGCTGCTCAAGTGCAACCAATGGAGAATATATCTGGTGAGAAACTTGATGATGCAGAGAAAGGAGGTCATAAAGATCAACTAGATGCAAAATTAGAACCAACTCCTGCTTCAGACAATTCTAAAACAGAACCTGCAAATGTTCCCCTTGCAGGAGATCCATCACAAGGATTGGAACCTGGACAAATAACTCCTGGTGATACGACACTTGCTGATATGGGATTTAGTACAAAAGAAGTTCAAGGATTTATTGATGATGAGAATTTTATTGGCAAAACTGGAAAACTCCCACCAAATATGTTTACGCCAATTCAAAAGGCACAAACAGTTGCGGATAAAGTTTCTCAACCACCAGCAGAGCAACCAATAAACGTTATTCCAATACCAATTCCACCTGCTCCTAGTCAACAGGCACCTGCACCCGCATCTGCACCTTCTGCATCTGGTCCTGTTGGAAATGTTCCATTGTATGCAACTAGTGATTCCGACAATATGTACAGATTAGCAGCTGTCTCTGCATTTAACGTACCTTCAGTATAATGGCAGAAGCACAAAAATCTCTACTAAAAAATAGTGATAGTTTAGGGAACATTAGAAGTTCTCTACTATCTTTTGGCGAAGGTTTAAAAACCGCAAACTCCACTAGTATTGGTATTCAAAAAGGTCTTAATGTAAACAATAGAGAAAAGCAGAGAGCAATTCTAAAAAAATCTGAAATATTCAGAACAAGAAGAGAAGCAGTACAGAGAAAAGAACGAGAGAGTGTAATTGAATCTGGAAAACTTCCAAATATTATTTCTAGCGCACAAAGAACCATATCTGGAAGCACCAAGGGATTTCTTGGAAGGATTATGGATTTTGTTGGTACTGTTATGCTTGGATGGTTACTGACAAATTTACCTGGAATTATTAAGGCAGTTCAATCCCTTATTGGGAGAATACAGGAAGCAAGAAAAATCTTACAATCTTGGATTGATAATACGACTGAATTTTTCCAAGACTTTACTTCAGCACTTGATGGAATCTTAGGAAAAATATCTGGCATATTAAGACCAGATGAAGTCAAAGAAGCAGAAGACAATGAGAAAAAATTACGTAAAGGTATTAACTCACTTGAAGATAATATTCTCAGAATGGTTCGATCATTCCAAAATTTTGATCTTCGTACATGGTATAATGACTTTATCGGATCATTTGAAAAAAGACCAGGTATAGATCCATCACAACCACCAGGACCAGGAACATCATCTGGCGGAGCAGCAAATGCTGGTAGATTTTCTCCAATATTAAATCTGATTGGAAGTGCTGAGGGTGGATATACATCTATCGCACCAAACGATGAGAATCCAAATCTTACAAATATGACAATCGCTGAGGCAAATAAAGCGGTTGGAGTTGATGGTGGAAATGGTGCGATTGGTAGATATCAATTAACAACACCAATACAACAAGCAGAACTGGCAGGTCTTGATGTTAATACAGATTTATTCAGTCCAGCAAATCAGGATAAGATTGCTATAGCATTGATTAAAGCACGCGGAATTACCGCAGATATGATCGTTAATAATCCAAATGAAGCTGCAAAAAGACTTGCAATGGAATTTGCTGGAATCCCTGTTTTAGAAGACACTCAGGGGTACAAACAACTTGTTAAGAGGGGTCAAAGTTATTACAGAAACTTTAATGGAAATCGAGCAACGATTACTCCAGATAAAGTCGAAGCGGCATTTGAGCAGTTCAAAAACTATCAAGAACCACAGTCACCGTCACCTGCACAAACAACACCTCCACCTACGATAGATTCAGGTAAAAGATATACTAAAGGTCAGAATGTAACCAGTCTTCTTGGGAAAAATGCATCTATTACCAGTCTTTTAGGAGCATCTAGAAAGCATGGACCACACGGTGGTATTGATATCGGTTGCGATCCTGGATTATTTGTTTCTTTGAAAGTAGATTGTGAAGTTATGGGTAGCGCAAGAGGTGGTGGTTATGGTGAAGTTATTGATGTTTGGGTAGAATCTTTAGGTGTTCAATTAAGATTCGCACATAGCACCAGGCACATTATTACTTCTGGTAAAATACCCGCAGGCACATCATTTACAGTCACTGGATATTCTGGAACTGTTGATCCACCAGGACCTGCGGGATCACATATTCACTTTGAAGCAAATACAAACAAAGGAAGCACAACATATGGAAGTAATACTTCACCAGATCCATATGTTTCTTTGATTCAACTTACAAGTGTGCAAATTACTGGCACTACACCACCAGTGCCACCAGCACAAGTATCGGCACAATCAAATAATACATCTTCTGGCACATCAACACCACCAAGTTTGGCACCTGTAAATAAATCTAGAAACATTACAGTGCCAATAAATCCAGCAGCACCACCACCTGCTGGATCTCAACAACCAACAGGCGGCGGTCCACCAGCAAGTAAACCTCTGAATATTTCATCATCTGATCCGTTAAATAGATTTATGACTACTTTACTGTTAACAGAACTAGGAAATACATAATGTCAGCAACAGATAGTTCACAGTATGATGAGATACTTATAGAATCTACTACAGATAAGAATAGAACTATAGATCTGCGAACAGGTGTTCAGTCTATAGATTATTATGAAGATCTTTTTTCTCCAACTATTACTGCTAAGATTCTGGTAACTACAACTGGTAGTGTTATTGATAATGCTGGTGTATATTTGGGACTTCCACTGAGAGGTGGTGAAAGACTATCCATCAAACTTCAAGGTAATACTGATAATAATCCAGGATTAGACTTTTCTGGTAATAATTCATTATATGTTTCTGGTATTACTAATGTCATTCGTGATAGTAAGCAAGAGACTTTTGTATTAAATCTATGCTCAAGAGAAGCAATTACTAATGAAACTTCCAGAGTTCCTATAAGATTTCCAACATCATCTCCAATATCAGTATCAGCGGAAGAAATTATAAAAAAATATTTGGTAACAAGTAAAGAACTCTTTATTGATCAGACATCAAATAAGTATGGTTTTATTGGTAATATGAAAAAACCATTTACCTTACTGACTTGGTTGGCATCAAAAGGTGTGCCAGAATCTGGTGAAGATGCAACTGCTGGGTATTTTTTCTATGAAACACAAGATGGTTATTGTTTTAAGTCTGTTGATAGTTTAATCACTCAAAAGGTTTCTGAAGTTTATACTGCTACTGAGATTTCTGATCCTAATAATAAGCAAGACTTTCAAATACTTAATCATGTGACAACTAGAAATAATAATCTTCTGGAAAAACTTCGTTTAGGTCAGTTTTCTACACAGAGAAGTTACTTTAATCCTCTTTCATTTGAGTACACTCGACCAGAAAAGGGACTATTCAAATTAGAAAATTATGCAGGTAAGTCTAAGAATCTTGGTAGATCATTTGGAATGCCACCAATAAATGAAGGTTCTGAACTTACTCTTGCAGACATTCCAAGTAGATTAGTCACTGGAATTGTAGATATTGGAACACTTGAAGATGGCGTATCTTATGAAGAAAATGCGGATGCTTTTAAGTATCAGTCTCAATCAATTATGAGATATAATCTTATGTTCACTCAAGCAATGACCATAACTATTCCATCTAATACAAATTTGAGAGCAGGAAATCTTATTCAATGTCTTTTCCCATCTACGACAGTTTCAAAAGGTGGAGAATTCGATACTGAAATTAGTGGTCTATATATGATAAAGGAACTTTGCCATCACTTTGATGCTGAAGGATCATATACTTCATTAAAATTGATCAGAGACACTTTTGGTCAATACGGAAAAAATAACAAGTAAAACAAATGTTAGAGGAGTCTTTACTTAAAACAAATTTTATAGGAAGAGACGGATTCCGTTGGTGGATTGGTCAGATTGCTCCGGAGATAGCACAGGGCAAACAGATCAATGGTGGTGGATGGGGCAATAGATTCAGAGTTCGTATTCTTGGATATCACCCCTATAGTGTAATTGATCTTCCTGATGATAAACTTCCTTGGGCACAAGCACTTCTAGGTTGTACTGATGGTTCTGGTGCTCAGAATAGAGCAACATCGGTAAAGATTTCTCCTGGTGATTCTGTTTTTGGATTCTTTCTTGATGGTGATAATGCTCAACAACCTGTAATTATCGGTATATTTGGTAGAACCAATATGGTTCCATCAACCGATTATAAAGGACCTTTTGAAGCATTTACTGGATATACTGGTGCTGTTAAGAATGATGGCGCAAATATTCCAAGAAATGAATCGAATGAGTCTAATACTACTTCGCAAAAGCATGTACGATCTATAGATAATGCTACCGCTAAGAAGTTAAATAAATCAAATGGAACTGGAGGAGATCCTGCAAATCCAAATGCAGAAATATCAGCATCTAGTGCTATTGGTCAAAAAGTAACTGCTGCTGACAGTGGAAAAGATAGTGCAGTTAAGACTATTAAAAATGATGTTGATAACTTTGTAAAGAAGATTCAGGATATCACTGATGGTGTAACTGGATTTATGAGTAATGTTGATCAAGCAATTGGGAATGTAAAGCAAAATCTATATCGAGAAATTAGTAATATGACTGCGAGTATCCAAAAGGGTGCTACTCGTATGGTTCAGGATATGACAAAGAACCTTAGTGCTGCTATGGTTCCAGTATTGAATGGTGGATTACAAGTCTTATATGATGGTGTGTATAATACAGTTCTTGCTGCAACAGGAAGCGATCCTATTGCAACAAAAGCAGGAACTGTTGCACAGGCACTATTAATTGGTCCAGTTAAAAAATTATCTGATGCAATACCCTGTATTGCAAATAATGTAATTAATGGACTCTCTGGTATGATTGATGGAGTTCTTAAGAATGTAGTAGATAACGTAACAAACTTTGCATCCTGTATTGCAGATCAAGTAGTCGGTTCCATTATCAATCATATTATAGGTGGAGTAACTAAATTTATTCAACCATTACTTGGTGGTCTTGATAAGATTTTGATGGGATTCAGTCCTCTCAACTTCTTAAAAAATACTGCTGATGCAATTCTTGGTATTGCAGATTCTCTCAGTTGTAATGCAATTGCTCCAGAATTTAATCTTGGTTCTAATGAATGGATTATTGGTAAGGGATCTAGTGATAAAGTAGGAAGACCTGTTAGTGATATCTTAGAAACGGCAAACCAGGCACTTAGTATTGGTACAGCAGCATTAGATACCGTTCAAGATATTGCTGGAGCTGCCGAAAGTGCTTTGGGTGTATTTGACTTTATGAATCCAAGTGTTTCAGTTCCAGGATTTAAGAGTGCTCTTGGCAGTTGCTATACAGGTCTTCCAGAACTTGGTGGATGTGGTGGTACAAAGATCAAGATCTTTGGTGGAAATGGTGAAGGTGGAACTGCAAATGCAATCTTTGGTGGAATTAAGGCTCTTGCCAATGCTGATAGAGGATTGACTGGTAGTCTTCTTGGTGTAGACCTTGTAAATGGTGGTGGTGGATATACATTCCCACCATTTGTTGAGATTGTTGATGAATGTGATAGAGGATATGGCGCATCTGCAAGAGCAATTATTGATTATGATCCAGATTCTCCAACCTTCCAAAATATTACTGATATTTACGTTGTAACTGAAGGAGAAAACTATACGATTGGTGGTGAGGTTGAGGATTACATTCCAGATGATCAGAAAGGTCCGGTTATTGTCAGATCTGGTAGTGGATATAATCCAGATGATGTTGTCCGTGATAGTGAAGGAAATGAATATTCAGTCCAAGTTGACACTTCAGGTAGAGTTTACAATGTAATTCGTACTACTAGTGAAGTTGATGATACTGGTACTGGTACTGGCACATTAACTTATAAGTCAGTAGAAAATACTGTAGAATACAATGCAGTTTCTGCTACTGGTGCAGGTTTGAGACTGAGACCAAGACTTATTAAGAGACCCACAGAATTACAGGGCGAAGTTAAGCAAGTTATTGACTGTATTTCTAAAGAAGATGATCTTGTAGGATATGTAAATGGCGAACCTTACTATGGACCGTTCCATATTCACCCAACAAATGGAAGAAAAATGGTTGGTGCAACGCATAGAAAAGCACCACATCAATACATTTACGACACTCAATCAGAAAGTCTTGGATCTTTACCGTCAAATATAAGCACTACAACTCAAATAAACAGGCAAACATCAACAACTACTGTAGAAGTTGAACAAGCATCAGTGCAAGAACCAACTCCTGCACCAACACCAATAACAAATATACAGAGTAGCACGTCTGGTAGTGGAGGGGGAGGAGGATCGTCTTCGCCTACACCATCTCCAACACCATCTCCTCCAACACCACCACCAAATCAAGGTGGAGGTGGATATGGGGGTGGATACTAAATATTTGAACGGAGAATAATATAAATGTCAAATCAAAATCCACAAGGACACGCATTTACTTCATTTTCACCTAATTTTAGGATTGAAGTAAATAATCCACAGGTCGGATTCAATGGTCCAGGAATCTATGATCTTTATGGATTCAATGATGACGGTGACGTATCACTTGCTGGTATGACGCAGGGTGGTATCTATCGTCTCTATAACGATAAAACCATAGAAATTATTGGGGGACAGAATAGTGAACGTGGTGGTGTAGATATTTGTATCACTGGAATGAAGGGTAGTATTCTTATTACTGCTCAAGAAAATGGTGAAATTTTAATTAAAGGTGCAAAAGTCACCGTAGAGTCAAAAGGTGAAATGACTTTCAAGAGTGGTGGTAATATGAAGTTGGATTGTGGTAATAGATTTGATATCTTTGCAAAAGAAGCATATTGTGAGGCACCACATTCATATGGACCAGATTGTATTGCAACGGAAGATAATGCAAATAGTATGTTAAATCAAGTATATTCTGGGTTAAATGCTGAGGGTATTGCAAGAGCAGCAGCAACTGCAGCGGGTGGACCTGGTGCGGGAATGGCAGTAAGCGTTGCAAGTAAGGCAATTAAGGCATTAGGATAACTATGACACAATACAATTTTGAGTCTACTTTTGCAGGAAACTCAGATTTTCTCTCTAATGCAAAATTTTCTGGTGGATTAAATCTAGAGTCAACTGCAAATGTACAAGAAATTTTTGAAAAAGTTTGTGTATATAAAGATACAGCATACAATGAACTTGTAATTGATTTAGGAAAGGGATCTCTCCACAATTATAGTGGACAATCTACTGGAAATTTTACCTTTAACATAACAGGTCTTAGAGGTATATCAAAGGAAAAAAGCATAGTGGTTACTGTGCTCATCAATATGGGCAGCAGTGCATATGTTATATCAAACCCAACTACAACTGGATTTAAAATTGATGGTCAAGTAGTCGCAGTTAAGTGGATAAACTCAACTTCACCAACTTCTGGATTTACAAACGCAATAAACGCATATACATTTGCAATTATTAAAAATGATGTGTCAGATTATACAGTTTTAGGAACTTTGAGTAGTTTTGGTGCTGGATAATGCCTATATTTGGAACAAATTCATCAATTAACGCTGGTGGATATGGTTTTCTTGGTTCAATTCAGAGAACCATACAATCTACTGTTGCACCAAGAAATCTAACAGAAGGTAATGTAATTACTGTCACGGTGACTTCAGATGGTATTGAAGATGGAACGACTCTTTATTATACTATCAGAGGAAATCTTGGTACAATAACAGCGTCGGATTTTGTAGATAATTCCTTAACAGGAACATTTACTATCAATAATGATAGTGGTTCTTTCACTAAAGCAATTGCTGCGGATGGTGTTGTTGAAGAAGGTGAAGGATTCGTTATTGATATTAGAGAGACTTCACATACATCGAATGTAATTGAAACAACACAGTCAGTTTATATTCAAGGTTCAACTTCAACTGGAGTTGGTGGAGTAGATGATGGGCAAGGTGGTTCTACATTCCACGATTTTGGTAGTGATGGAAATCTGATATTTGATGCAAATACATCAACATCATACACATATACTGCTGCTACAGACGTAAAGTTAAAGGCATATCTATGGGGTCAAGGCGGCAGATGTGCAACTAATGGATCTTTAGGTGGACATAGCTATGGAACTTTTAATTTAACTCAAGGTGATCAACTTCACATACGTTTAAACTACGGTGCTAGTAATGCTGGTAGTGGATCGGGTTCTGGAACAAATGCTGCTTGTGGTGGTGGTGGATTAGCAGGCATTTTTTCATCATCAACAATCAATCAATCTACTGCCAGACTGATTGCTGGTGGAGGTGGTGGTGGAGTAGGATCAATTAGTGGAAGTTCATCAACAAATGGTGGTGATGGTGGAGGAAATACAGGTGTTAATGGCGGCATTGCGAATCAGAGTCAGATAAACTCACAAGGTGGTGGTGGAGGAACACAAAGTGGTGCTGGTGGTGCTGGAACTGCTGATAGTAGTTTTACTAAGACTACCACATCATATAATTCAAGTTCACGAACAGAGGCAGGTTTGCTTCATGAAAGAAGTGGTGGTGTGAATACTACTTTTGATATTAGTTCAGGTAGTCAAGCTAGTTGTGTTCATCAGAATACCTTTGAATATATTTGGACCGTGAATGAGTCTTATGATAACAACTCTTATTCAGTGTCTGCTAGTAATATGAGTATGGATTTAAACTATCAATCAAATGGAACATATCAACCTCAAGGATTTTATGCTGTAGTTGATAATAAGAGTAATAATAGTTTCAGAGTCAGGTGGTATAGAAATGATAATAATACACAGGTCAACGTTAAATACCACACCATTGTTTGTACTGGTGGAAGAAATGAAACCACCTCTCAGACTGTATCAGTAAGTGCCAATGGTTCTGGTGGCGCAGCATTACAAGGTGGCAATGGTGGTAATGCAGCAACAGGTTTTGGTGGCAATAACGCTGCTGGGGGTGGTGGAGGCGGTGCTGGATACTATGGCGGTGGTGGTGGAGCAGGTGGTAATGATTTTGGTGATGCTACCCGTGCTGGTAGCGGCGGCGGTGGTGGTTCAGGTTATGTTCATTCTTCCGTATCTAATGGATTTACTGGTGCATTTTCTTCAGGTTCTTCACATCCAGATAGGGAAGATGCTGGTGATCCTGGAGAAGATGCGAAGGTAGTATTTGAAGGTATTAATTCTTTTGCGTATGTAGGCACGGGTAATGATAACGATACATATACTGTAAATGTTCCTGCTAACTCAACATCAATGACTGCTAAAGTCTGGGGTGCTGGTGGTTATGGAAATGGTGAGTGTCCTGCCTCTGGAACTGGTCTTGATGGTGGAAACTTTAGTGGTGGTTCAGGTGGTCACGTTGAGGGAACAATACCTGTAACAGGTGGAAGTCAGGTAGTTGTGTGGGTTGGTGGAACAAATGCAGGTTCACAACCAGACAGTATGGCAGATTCTGGTGCTGGTGATGGTGGTGGATTAACAGGTGTTGTTTATAATGGCACTAACCTTATGATCGCAGGCGGTGGAGGTGGTGCTGGTCAGGCATCTAATGGTGGATATGGTGGGGGGAATGGTTCTGGTGGTGGAGGATCAGGTGGTCTTGGTGGACCAAATAGTGGTGGAGGTGCCAGCCAAAGTAGTGGCGGAGGAGCAGGTTCCAGTAGTGGAAATACTGCTAATTCTGGAACATATTTTAGTTCCTCTGGATATAATGCTTTCTACCGCAATAATGGCGGAGACTCTGGTGGTCACGGAACCTATCAGGGAAAACGTGGTGGTGGCGGTGGTGCTGGATACTATGGCGGCGGTGGCGGCGGTGGATATGATAGTGACTGTACTGGCGGCGGTGGTGGCGGTGGTTCAGGTATCATCACTGGTAACTGGACAAATACTGTAAGTCAATCAGGACAGACTGGACAAGCAGGAGGTAGGAGTGCTCAAGACACTGGTGATCCTGATTATATTGCGGGATATGGTGGAAGTAGTCAGAGTGGATTGGTGATTATCACCTTTGAATGACTTGACGCTCCGACTAGAATCCGTTATAATATCAAGGTAATCAAAAAACCACTATGAACACTGAGGCATACGTTGAAGGTGTAGTGATAGATATTTGTTCTCGCTCCTTTCTTCTCATTAGTGATCAAGAAGAAGAACGTTTAATTCAATGTGATAGTCCTGAAGAGTTTATGAACGTCATGGAAGTATGTACTTCACATCTTAATGATGATCAAATTCAATATGCAGATCTTTCAGTTAAAGGAAATAAAGTTTAATGGAAATTTTTACTCTAAAAGAATGGGAAGATAATTTTGATAAACTTATGGAAAGAGTCGAAAACGGTGAAACCATAGGTATTGTGAGAGAAGATGGTAAGGCAGCAGTAATGATGCCTGCTGATGATGAACTAATACGAATACACACTGAGAGCAATAATGACGCTCAGTAATTCATCATCAGGGAGTGTCGCATAATGGTTAATGCGCCCTGCTTATAACGGGGTCATCCGAGTTCAATTCTCGGCATTCCTATCTGCTTCCTTAGCAATCTGGTGAATGCAGCAAACTCATAATTTGCCTAAGGTGAGTTCGATCCTCACAGGAAGCACTAAGCGAGTATGGCGGAATCGGTAGACGCACCAGACTTAAAATCTGTTGAGAATTAATCTCGTGGGAGTTCAAGTCTCCCTACTCGCATCAAAATAAATAAAACCACTTGCATAGTTTTTATGTCGTCATTTAAGATAACTACGAAGCATTGTTGGTATAACGATGAGAGAGAAATTGTCAAAATGTATTTTTTAGAAGGAATACCATTCACCTTCGACGAAATGCCTGAGGGTCATCTTTGGGATAGAGATTTAGTAGAAGAGGCAAATAAACATTGGAGTTATGAAATAAAAGATGTCTATCAAGGATCTAATTATCTAATGATGGAAGAAATGCATCCATGCTTTGATCCTATTAAAATTTCAAACGCAAAAGAATTACCTGAAGATTTAATTCCATACTATGATGAAGAAGATTTTATGGGTTAATAAATAAAACATAGAAATCTAATAGTTGTCAAAATAAGATGCCTCTTAATAAGCTTGAGAATTTTATCAAGAATGCTGAAGGTCGCATTCTGTATGTTAATCCTAATGACCTTGATTCCACTGATGGTGTTGAAAATCAAGGAAATTCATTAACAAAACCCTTTAAAACAATTCAACGTGCTCTGATTGAGTCGGCAAGATTTTCATATCTTAGAGGTGAAGACAACGATATTGTAGAGAAGACCACAATTCTAGTGTTTCCTGGTGAGCACTTAATTGATAATAGACCTGGATATGCAATTCAGGATATTGGCAATAATGCAATTTCCGTTGCACCAAATGGAGCACAAACAAATGCTCAATCAGAATTAACTCTCACTCTCAACTCCAACTTTGACCTTACACAGGAAAATAATATCCTGTATAAGTTTAATAGTGTGTATGGTGGTATCATTATTCCTCGTGGTACTTCTATCGTTGGTCTAGATTTAAGAAAGACTAAAGTTAGACCAAAATATGTTCCAAATCCAACAGACGATACTGTAAGGCAGTCTGCAATCTTTAGAATTACTGGTGCTTGCTATTTCTGGCAGTTTACCTTCTTTGATGGTGATGAAAGTGGGTTAGTTTACACGGACCCCAAAGATTTCTCTGAGAATAATAGATCAAAACCTGTATTTTCACACCACAAAGTTACCTGCTTTGAGTATGCTGATGGTGTTAACTTGGTTGGTGGGTATCAACTCACTGATCTTGATATGTACTATAGCAAGATCAGTAATGCTTTCAACAGAGCATCTGGTAGAGAAATTGATCAGAAGTATCCATCACAGGCAGAATCTTTCTCTAAGCAGCGTCCAGAATGGGAAATTGTTGGTGCATTTGGTGCTGACCCAGTAAGGATCTCCAATATTATCTCTGGTGATGGTGCAACTCCTGGAACTATCGTTACAGTTACAACTCAGATTGCTCACGAACTGAGTGCAGGCACACCTGTTAAGATTCGTGGAATCAGTGAACCTGACTATAATATCTCAACAAAAGTTGTTCAAGTTCTTGATGAAACTAGATTTACGTATGCACTCCCATTTGTAAGGGCAAACCTTCCTGCTGGTCAACCTGCGGGATTAAGTATTGGATCAAATGCCAGCGTAACTATTGAGACTGATACAGTTTCTGGTGCATCTCCATATATCTTTAACGTATCATTGCGTTCTGTTTATGGTATGCAGGGTATGCATGCTGATGGTTCTAAGGCGGATGGTTTCCGCTCAATGGTTGTTGCACAATTTACTGCTGTATCTCTGCAGAAAGATGATCGTGCTTTTGTTAAGTACAATAAGAGTAACCGTCAGTGGCAGGGTATCAACTATAAAACTAGATCTGGAGATGAACTATCTGCAGAGTCTTCAAACTCAAATCAAGTCTTACACTTAAGTTCTGACGCTGTTTATAGAGAAGGTTGGAAGACAGTTCACATTAAAATGAGCAACGATTCGGTTGTTCAGGTTGTTTCTGTTTTTGCTATTGGTTTCCACTTACACTTCCTTGCAGATAGTGGTGGTGACGCATCAATTACTAACTCCAACTCCAACTTTGGTCAGTTCTCTCTTGGCGCGGAAGGATTTAAGAGAGATGCATTCACCAAAGATGATAAAGGTTATATTACCAATATTATTGCTCCTAGATCAGTTTCTAATTCTGAATTTGAGGTTGAGTGGGTTCAGTTTGATGTTTCTAGAACTAAGAGTATTAATAGAGCGAATAGAATCTATCTGTTAGGATACACTGCAGAGGATGTACCACCTCCAATTATTTCTCAGGGTTTTAGGATTGGTGCTAAAGTCGATGATGAAGTTTTCTTAGACGCTGATACTAATGCCGGTAAGATTTTAATGACCAATGGTCCATTAGATCTTAATACAAATACCATCTCTGGAACTGATACTTCTGCAAAGATCTATAGAGATGTAACTATCACAACTCCTGTTGCACAATCACCAACTCAAATGGTGTTTAATTGTACAGCATCTCACGATCTAAAAAATGGTGAATCGATTCGTATTTTCAGTGAAAATGGCGATCTTCCTGAAGGTTTAGAAGAAGAAAGTGTATATTTTGCGATCACCCTTGAAAAGAATGGTACTAGAGCAGATGGAATGTCTCTCAATGGTACTCAGTTCCAAGTTGCTTCTTCTAAAACTAATGCTGAAGCACAGACTCCCATATACATTCCAGTCTATCTTGGATCTGAAATTAGAGTAGAGAGTAGAGTTTCAGATAAAGAAGCAGGTGAACTTGGACATCCAATTCAATATGACTCTGCAACTAGATCTATCACCAATGTAGAAACTAGTGTAGTAACAAATGAAACTGCTGGATGGTTCATTCACTGTGAGAACAACAGCCCACTTTTCCAGCACGTTATTACTCTTTCCAATAACGATAGTGAAATCACATATGTCAAGAGAAAGGCAGATGATAGAAGTTTGGATGAAAAACTCTATAGAATGCGTTATGTTGTTCCTAAGGAACTTGACAATACCAGAGATCCAGTCAATGGATTTATTTTACAAGATTCAAGCACTGTCAATGTAAGAGAGACTTCTGACTTTAATCTTACTGATATTGGTAGATCAGATTATGATTTTGATCGTAATCCTAGATTTATTACTACTTGCACTTACGACAATGGTGCAAACTTAATCACAATTAGAGCAGATAAACCACACAATCTAAAGAATGAAGATGTTGTTATTATTTCTGATGTAGTTAGCAGTACAAATGGTGCAGCAAGTAAAGACTTTGGATTTAATGGTACATTCAATGTTGAGGATATTGTAGATGATAAGACATTTACAGTTAATGATGTAGATATTTCTGGTGTTACTCATGATCCTGGTAATATTCTGAATGATACCAACGTCAGAAATAAAGTACTTCCAAGATTCAAGAGAAACAATAATAATGAAAACTTCTATCTCTATCGTACAGAAGTTATTAAACCATACATCCAAAATGTTCAAGATGGTGTTTATTATCTGTATGTTCTTAACAGTGGAAATGCTATTGGTAGTGAATTTGTAAATTCTAAGTATAGTCAAAAGGTAACAAATCTATACCCACAGTTAGATAGAGATAATGTAGACGATAACCCAACATCGGCAGTTAGTCTTGCTAAGAGAAATCCAATTGGTGAGGTTGTCACTAATGATCTGAAGAGAAGTATTACTAGAGAAACTCTTGACAAGTTTGTCGATTCATTCTCTCTTGGTAATAAGATTACTAGTGTTGTTGATAGTGGTGCTTCTGCGGTAATCGTATTTGACGACGAGCACCAACTGAATGGATTAAATTCCTATACAACATTAAATGGTGGATCAGGTCATATTGATGGAGATTACTTTAATGTAAGACTGTTTAATAATAATGCCGCACCAAGTAATGCTATGTGGGATGGTGCTACTGCTGACGTTACAGTTAGTAGTGGTGCTGTTACTATTGCAACTATTAAAGAACCTGGATCTGGATATACCCCTTCAGAAACACTTTACTTTGATTCTAGCACTATTGGTGGAACACCATCTGCAAATATTGTAACCACATTATCTGGCATTTCAACAGCAACAGCAGACTATGTTCAAATTACTGGTATTGGTACTGCAACTGATGGTTACTATAGAATTAGTGATTCTAGTTCCAAAAAACAATTAACGATTGCAAAAACTGCAAATGATCCTGTTATTATCTCAGGTCAGTATGCAATGGTTATTGGCAGAGTTGGTATCGTTGCTGCTAATGGTGTAACTACACCTACTACTGGGATTGAACAAATTGTCACAACTGAAGGACACGGACTCGTTGTTGGTAACAAAGTAAGACTTACTGATGCTTCAAATGGTCTTGTTGGTGATTTTATTGTCAATAATGCCACATACAATACTTTCCAAGTTTCCTCCACTACATCACTTTCTACTACTAAGCACGTACTGAAGCACGGATTTTCTGCTAACAATGCAAGTGCCGACTCTCTAGGTGAAAATCTTGGAACTAGAGGTATTCCAAATTATGATAATGAAGTGTTGTTCTTGGGTCAATCAATTACAACTGAAGAGAACTTTATTGCCAATCTTCCAACTGGTGCAAGTGAAGTAATCGCAAGATTCCCACTTGGTTCTTACCTCCAGATTGGCAATGAGATTATGAGACTTAAGTCTACAACTCTCATTGGTGGTGGTAATAATGAGATTCAGGTCATTCGCGGTTCTATGGGAACCATTATTGAACCGCACGCAAACGGTGCTCAGATTAAGAAAATTAAGTTAGCACCTATTGAACTTCGTAGACCTTCAATCCTTCGTGCTTCTGGTCATACCTTTGAATATCTTGGTTATGGTCCTGGTAACTACTCTACTGGTCTCCCACAAGTCCAAGTTAAGACTCTTAGTGAAAAGGAAGAGTTCTTGTCTCAAGCACAAGAAACCTCTTGTGGTACTGTTCTTTACACTGGTATGGACAGTGATGGTGATTTCTACATTGGAAACACTAAGTATTCGGCACAGTCTGGTGAGCAAACCACATTTGATGTTCCAACACCAACCGTAACTGGTGAAGATCCCAATAGACTCTCTGTTGTATTTGATGAGGTTATTGTCAAAGAAAGAATCTTGGTTGAGGGTGGTAAGTCTAAGCAAATTCTTTCACAGTTTGATGGTCCTATCACCTTCAACGGTGATGTGAGAATGAACAAGAAACTGGTTCTCAATAATGATTTGAGAGTTATTGGTAGAGTTGACTTTCAAAATACTAATGATGCAACTTCTTGCACAGATGCAAATGCTGCACTGAGAGTTCAAGGTGGTGTTGCAATCGGCAAGAAACTATTTGTTTGTGGTGATGTTGATTTTGGTGGTAACTTACAACTTGATGGAACCCTTACTGTTAATGGATCTTCCAAATTAACTGGAGAAGTCACTGTTGATACTGGTATTGTTCCCGATACTGATGAGGGTGCATATCTTGGTACAGCAGCAAAACCATTCTCTGAGGCACACATTGATGAAATTAGAATTGGTGTAAGTGGTGACAATGAAATTGATACAGCAACAGGAAACTTAGAACTCGACTCTGCTAGTGGAACAACAAGAGTTGATGATAACTTAGTTGTTACAGGCAACCTTGATGTTGATGGTACTACAGAACTTGATGGACTTAATGTTGCTGGAAACACAACACTTGATGCTACTACTATTGATGGAACATTAACTGTAAATGGATCTGGAAACTTTGGTGGCAACACTGTTACTGCATCCAGATTTGCAGGAACTGCTGATAAGTCTAATCAAATCAGAGTTAATGGATTAGGAAATTCCTTTGGTCCGCATTATCTCTTACTACAAGAAGGGACCGCACCTGGAAATCATTATACAACAGCAAGAGTTGATTCTGGAATATCCTATGACTCATCAAGCAATACTTTAAGATTGCTTGGAGATCTTGTCGCTTTCATATCTGATGATCGTGTTAAGACCGACAAGGCACCACTAGATGATGCTCTCGCTAAAGTTTGCTCTCTAAGTGGATTTACGTACAACTTCAATGAAAAAGGTGCTGAACTTGGTTTCCCAACTGATGTAAGAAACGTAGGTGTTTCTGCACAAGAAATTCAAAAAGTTCTTCCGGAAGCAGTTAAGACTCGTGATGATGATTACATTACTGTTCAATATGAAAAAATTGTCCCACTTTTGATTGAGGCAATTAAGGAACTTTCTGATAAAGTTTCTACTCTTGAAGATAAACTCAATAAATAATCAAAAAGAGATATGTTACAGGGTTCTGGAACAATAAGGTTCTCTAATATCATTAGTGAGTTTGGTCGCGCTGATGGTGGAGGTGGGGTTAGTTTAGGTAGATATCGAGTTAGTGAAACTTTTGGGGCAATGTCCAATCTGCCCCTTGACACTGGTGTTCCACAGAGTGGAACTATCCGTATAAGTAATTTTTACAGCAAACAACTTAATTGTGTTGTAAATTATTATGATGGTAGTAATATAAGAAGAGCTACTGCTAGAAACAGATATAATAATGGTAGTTCCAATAGAGTTCAAACAATTGGTGGTTTTAGGGGAAGACCGAGTAATACTAATGGAACTAGAGTTATTATCCACGTCAATAAGAGAATTGGATCAGAGTATGATGGTAGTCGTGGACTAAAGTGTGCATTAAGAACTGGTAGTTGGAATAGTAATACCAATCTTGATTTGAATATTGGTGGTTCTGGTGCAATTATTGGTGCCGCTGGTGCTGGTGGAAAAGGTGGAAATAGAAGTGGAGGTCCTAGTGGTGGTAAGAGGGGATCTTCTGGATTAGGTGTTGAATATCCTCTCGATATTACTAACTATGGATTCATCGCTGGTGGCGGCGGTGGAGGAGGCGGCGGTGCTGGTAAAAGAAAGGATAGGCACAAACGATCCCGTGATTATAGGAGATGTGGATGGTGGTGTGATTCCAGAGGTAGAAATAGAAGGAAGGATAGAAGAAGAAAAGGTGGCGGCGGCGGAGGCGGCGGTCAAGGATTTCCAGGCGGTGCAGGTGGTTCTGGAGGCGGCAACGGCGGTAGTAGAGGTGGTGATGGTAGTCAAGGCGGTCCTGGAGGCGGCGGTGGTGGCGGCGGCGATGGCGCTCGTAGCGGCGGCAATGGTGGAAGTTATGGTAGTAATGGTAGTAGTGGTGATAGTGGTGGCGGTGGCAAAGGTAGATCTATTGTTATCTCAGGTAGTGGAAGTGTAAATTATGTCGTATCTGGGACTATATACGGTCCAACATTTAATGGTGGAGTCTTTTGATAAATAGATAAAAATCACCATATACGATGGCGAATATAAGAAAGCAATTCAACTTTCGCAATGGCGTTCAAGTTGATGATGACAATCTGGTTGTAAGTCCTACTGGACTGGTTGGAATTGGAACTACGGTTCCAACAGAACTCTTGCACGTTAATGGCGGAAATGCAAGAGTTACAGGATTTTTAACTGCATCTCAACTAAGAGGTCAAACATTATCCGTCTCTGATACTGCGACGATTGAAAATATAGAGGTAGGGAATACTTTAATTGGTGCTGGAATTAGTATTCAATCTGGTTTCATCACTGCAACAGATCCATCAGGAATTGTCACATATTATGGTGATGCCAGATTCCTACAAGGAATGCCAACATCACAGTGGTTAGATATAGATGTTGGTTTGGGATTTACCAGCATCTACAATAGAGGTTTTGTTGGTGTTGCAACTGATGATCCTAGATTTACACTTCAAATTGGTGGCACTACAGACCCACTCAACTTTGGAAACGGTGTCGGCATCAATTCAACTGGAGACATCTATGCAACTGGAATTGTAACAGCACATTCATTTGCAGGTATTGGTTCCGAATTAACATTATTAGATGGTACAAATATTGAATTAGGAACTATCTCTAACGATAGACTTCCCATTCTTGAAAATAATAGAATACCAAGCAATCTTAATTTATCAGGTATTATCACTGCTGGTACATTCAGTGGACCTTTAACTGGAGATGTTACTGGTAATGTTACTGGTAATGTTACTGGCATTGCAACTGGTGCAGAAGGATTAGTTGGAACTCCAGATATTATTGTTGGTATATTGACAGCATCCGCAGTTGCTGCATCAAGTTTCATTGGTGGAATCACTGGAGATGTTACTGGTACAGCAACAACAGCAAGAAGTTTAACATCTGATGCTGATGTAGATATTAATGATCTTACAGTCGGTGTTGCAACTGTTTCAAATATTTTAAGCGCAACTTTAATTGGTGTTGGGACAGATTCTGAATTAACATCAGATATTACAATTAGAAAATTTAACTCTCCATCTATTCTCCAATTATCGAGTGGTATTAACACTACAACTAATATAGAATCTCTTGTTTCTTTAGGTTCGACTACTTCTTTAGCAGAAAATAGTGGAGGAATTAGATATAATAATCCAAATACAGCATTCCCATACAGTCTTTATGAGTCATTAGATCTTATCAACTTTGGAAATGGTAATGTAAATTATTATCTTCAAGCAGGAACTGCTGGTGTCGGAACTGGAGATTTCCATTGGCATCATACAGGATCAAATAACCTTATGACTCTCACTTATGGTGGTAGTCTGGGTATTGGTAAAACTGATCCAACTGCAAGATTAGAAGTTACTGGACTTACTAGTACATCAGACTTATTCGTACAGACTAGTGTTGAAGTTGGTGGAAATATTGCAGTAGATGGTGACATCTCCGTACCTGGAACTGGTTCTTCAATCACTACTAGAGCAATCTATATTGAAGATGGTTCAGCAGGACTTCTAAATCCTGATGGAACAGAAATTATTCCAGCACCAGGACAAAACTTCAATAGTTTAAATATCACAGGTGTCTCTACTGTTGGAGATCTATTTGTAGATGGCAGACTTAGTATTGATGATGATCATTTGACTGGTGGCGGTCTTTCTATAAATCCAATATCATATACAGAAACACCATTTGCAGCAGTACAAATAGGTCATCCTCTTGATCAATTTACTGGGGATCAACTTGGTATTGGTGGAACTATTGATCAAACATCTGTAAGTGATATTACACTACTAGACGGTGGTCAAGTTGGAATTGGCACCACTGCATTAGATGAATTTACTGCTCTCACAGTTTATGGAACTGCTGTTATTGAACGCCTTGCGATAGGTGTTGGGGTAACTCAAATGACAACTGGTGCTCTTAATATTCAAGGACCAGTCTTTGTTAGTGAAGGTGCTCTTGACGATTCTACTGCTGATGGAACACCTAGCGCAGATATTCGTACAACAGGAATTATGACTGCTTTGAATGGATTCAGTAGTGGTATTGGAACAGGTATTAAAATGAATGTAGTTGGAAATGAAATTCAATTCGTTGTTCCTGGTGTTGGTACTACATCTCTCGCATTGTTCTAATCTTATCATATTAAGAGGGGCTTGACAATAACCTAAATTATGATTAGAATATGTTTGTTGCTTTTGAAGAATGAGCTCTAAAGATATTAAAGGACCTATAAATTTTATAAAAAATGATACTTCTAATAAAACTCTGTTAGAAATATCAAAATCTGTAGACTTTGTTTGTAAAGTATTTCCAATTACATATTATCATTTGTCAATGACTGATAATGATAAATTAAAAGATTTACTTATTGATAAGATTGTAGCAGATGCAAAAAACTTAGAGATTCCAGAGGGTTGGTTCACTAATAAGTTAATGACATCATTTGATGGAGAACCAAGAGGGAAAGAAATATTTTTTGGTGAAGATGATACTTATCAAAAGGTATTAGAAAAAAGATATGGTGCTTGTATTAATGCAATTTTTGATGCACCATATAAGATTGATATTGATGAAATATGGTATAATGTTTATATGAATGGTGAATGGCAAGAGGAGCATGATCACGTTGGTGGTCCTCATGGTTCGCATTATTCTTGCATTCATTTTTTATCTTTTGATCCAAAAATTCATCAACCAGTTGAATTTAGAGATCCACTTTCACAACTTCGTAATTTGAGTGTTGAATTAGATAGAAACAATTATGCACACACTTGGTATCCAGAACTTAAAGAAGGAGACTTTATTATGTTTCCTTCTTATCTTTCTCATTCTGTTAAACCAGGAAAACCAACCCCAGACTATCCAAGAATTACAATCGCATTTAATTTTAGAGTTTTAGATTATCAAGGAGAAATGTATAATGATTGATGTTGTAGATGATTTTTTAACACAAGAAGAACTTGACTTTGTAGTTGAGTATTGTGTCGATGCTCCTTATTACTATGGAGAGGCAGATAATTCTGATACACCAGTAACAGGATTAGTTCATAATGTCTGGTTTGATGGTATGGAGGAAGATGATCTTACCAGTGAAAGAATTCCAAAAAATGCTGTTGATGATTCAACCATAGACACAAAAAGATTTTATAATATATTTGCTGATAAAATTGTAGAAAAATTCTCCGATTGTGATAAAAAAAATATTGTAAGATTGTATATTAATTGTTTCGCTCCAAGTGAGAATCCATATTTTCATACTGATGAAGATGAAGGTGTAGATGCAAAAACATTTCTTTTCTACACCACACCAGGATATGATATCGATAATGGTGGAGAAACACAATTCCTTGTAGATGGTTCTTTTTATGGAATTCCTCCAATTCAAAATCGATTAGTTGGATTTCCCGCAAGCATCCTACATAAAGCAACAACATACCGAAATGGATATCGTTTCACTGTTGCTATCAAATACAACTTTACTGAAAAAGAATGACAGAAAAAATTGCTATCATTGGTGCAGGAAACGCAGGTTGTATTTCAGCATTAAATCTTCATTATTTGAGGGAAACTGAAGATTATGATATTGATGAAATTGAAATCTATCACGATCCTAATATTAATATTGAGAAAGTTGGTCAAGGAACACAATTAAATATTCGTGAAACTATTTTTGATGTCCTTGATTTGGATTGGGTAAATAAAAATAATATTAAAGCAACAATAAAGCAAGGTATTCGATATAAGGGATGGGGAAAGAATACTGATGACTTCTTTCACGCTTTTCGGAGTGGTTCATTTGCAATGCACTATGTACCGAAACTATTTTCTGAACAGGTTTTAGAATCTGGTATTTTTAATGTTGTTGAAAAAACCATCACTGATCCAGAAAATGAAATTGATGCAACATACATTATAGATTGTAGAGGAAGACCAGATAAGTTAGATGATTCTTATGACATTTTAACAAATCCTATCAATTCTGTAATTCTTGCCAGAAAGGAAGGTGCGGATCCAAATTTATTGTGGACAGAGCATATTGCGACACCAAATGGTTGGGTATTTGTAATTCCAAATCACGATAGTGTTTCTTATGGTTATTTGTATAATAATACAATTACAACTAGAGAAGATGCTGAGAAAGATTTTATTCAAAGATTTGATGTAGAACCTAATGGTTATCTTTCTTTCGATAATTATATCGCTAAAGATATGTGGAGAGGTGAGAGAACTATTTTGAATGGCAACTCATATTCATTCATTGAACCAATGGAAGCGATTGCATCTCTTGTTCATCATAATGTATCCGAATCTTTGTATGATGTAATGATTGGTGCTCAATCAAGAGAAGAAGTGAATAATATAGTTCATACTGAGATACTTCAAGTTCAAGATTTTATTTTGTGGCACTATAAGAATGGATCAATTTATGATACCCCATTCTGGAATTATGCACAGTCTTTAGCATATTCAAATAATAATGCACTTATAGATCATATTCAAAAGTGTATAGAACTCCCATATATTTTTAACCCTGAAAATCAAGAAGACTTAGAGTATGCTTATTGGGAACCTCCAAGTTATAAATGTTGGTATAATAATGTTGGTGGTGCATGAAAACGGAAGTATTTCCAGTAACTATATTTCAATCTAGAGTAAATGGAAACGAGATTCTAAAACAAAATCTAGTTCAATCTATACTAGATTCTCTAGATGAACTAGAAATACCTGAAGACTGGACCACTAATAAAATTCTTACTTCTTTTAATCAAGAAAAAGATTTCATCGAGAAAGATAAAGATATCTTGTTGAACATCTATCACAATACGATTGATGAATTTTTTGATGATCAATATGGATTGCACTTCACTGATCTTTGGTATAATGTGTATCGAGATGGTGAGTACCAAGAAATTCACGATCATCTGTACTCTAAGATAAACCATTCTCATTTCTCGTTCATTCATTTTTTATCTTATGATAAAGATGAGCACCAACCACCTGAATTTTGGGATCCTCTGAGATCTATGAGGTATTTGAGTTTGGAGATGAACTCAAACAATTGTGGTGAGGTATATGTTCCAAAAATTGAAGAGGGAGATTTGTTGATGTTTCCTTCATATTTGCAGCATTGTGTACCACCTGGCAAGGCAACTGAAAAACCACGAATAACAATTTCATTCAACGCAATCGTAACACTATATGGAGAAGAGCGTAGGGTTTACTGACTTGTTCCAGTTCTTAGACTGTCTGCAAGGTATCTTAGTAGGTGATCTTCTGCTATAATAATTCCATACCAAACAGGAAACCCGTGATCACCCTTCGCCCCCATCAGCAGAATGCTTTGGAAGCGATGCAGAAACATACTAAAGGTCAGGTTATCATCCCTACTGGTGGTGGCAAGACTATTTGTATGATTGAAGACGCTAAAGTACGATTCGATTCTGATGGTCCTACAAGGATTGTTGTAGTTGCTCCTCGTATTCTTTTGGCAGCACAACTCTGTAAAGAGTTTTTGGAAGTTATTGACAATGCTGCCGTGTTTCACGTTCACAGTGGAGAAACTGAGCACTTCAGTAGCACAAAACCTGCATATATTGAGCGGTGGTGTAAACAAGCGTATCGAAATCAACTGATTTTTACTACATATCATTCGTTGCACCGTATTCAGGAGGCAGGAATTGAAATCGATACCATTTACTTTGACGAAGCGCATAATTCGGTTCAAAGAAACTTTTTCCCTGCTACGGAACACTTTGCTTCTGATTCTGATCGCTGCTACTTCTTCACTGCTACTCCTAAGCATAGTGTTACTATTTTCAAACCAGGGATGAATGATGGGTCAGTATATGGTCAAGTTTTATGTAATGTTCCTGCTCCTTTGCTTGTCAATGAAGGGTATATTCTTCCTCCAAAAGTGGTTGTTAAACAATTGCCACAAGGGGACTTTAGACTCACAGATTCACAGAATTTGTTGGAAACCATCGATGACAATGCAATCAATAAGATTTGTTGTTCTTCACCACTCTATTCTGTCTGAGGGTATCAACGTCAGTGGACTTGAGGCAGTCATCTTTATGCGTAATATGGATTACATTGGTATCAGTCAGTCTATCGGTCGTGTGATCCGTCTGGGTAGCACTGAGAAGACGTTTGGTTTAGTTTGTATTCCAACTTATGATAGAGTTGGTATCAGCACTGCCAAGAAAGTTCAGGCAGTTGTTGATGTTGTGTTTAATCAAGGTCAACCCGCTATCAGTGAGATTCGTCGATGACTAAACTTTTAGAAACGATTCACGATTACACTGACAACAATCTAAGGTACCCCAAAGCAGGAGAACTTGTAGAGAAAGCACTTGCTGAGTATAGTAATGGTCTTCTCACTAGAGTAAATCTTCCTGGCATTGATTTGATTGGTCCCAATGGAACAACTTATGAATCAAAAGTAACTCAATTTAAGAACAAATCGCAGATGGCGGTGAGAGGATTGATTCTTAAGAATCGTCGTCAGGCAGGAAATTATGTGGACAAACTTGCCGATTATTTTATCATAACTGATGTAAAGAAGGGGAAGGGATGTTGTATTCCTAAGTCAAAATTAAAGAACATCAAAGACAACGGTGCTTGTGTAAATGCGATTGCAGACCCTGAAATTTCTGACTTCTTTCTCACTGGTTATAACTGCTTAGAGGAGCGTGAGCAAGTACGTGATTACTTTAGAGAATCTGAAGATTTTGATCTGTCCTTCATCAGATCGATCTGATGTGCTATACTAAGAACGTCGAAACAAACTGATTATGCGCTGCAAAGTTCAACTCTACGTCGCTGGTAAAGTCTTCAACGAAATGGTTGAGGCACGCGATTACAAGGAAGCACGCGAGGTAGCACTTGCACGCAATCCTAATGCAACAGTTATGGGTGTCACTGCTACTTTCTAATGGGATTTCTTAAACCACATATCGAACGTCCTGGGATTCTTAATCCTAAACCTGGCAATCCTCTGGGTTATTGTACTAACGATGGTATGTGGGCAGCAATTCCTATTGGGAAAAAATTTGTCATCATACATAACTGTAAACAAATTAAAATCCTGAGCACCTACAAACAATCAGTAGACTTCATCAAAAACCAATTAAAAACCACTAAACGAAAAAGAAAACAATGAGTTGCGCCAAAGAACAAAAAAGACGTGATGCACTTGGTTTAATGCTTGAAAGTGTAATCAAACCTGATAGTCGTCTTCGCGGTTGTGCTCACAATCAAGAGTGTTTTTATGAACTGATGGAGTGGAGGCAAGAGATGATTGAATATCTTGAAAAAAGAAGATATGAGGAGTCTAAGTGACTCTATTATTCATACTATTTGTGGTAGTAGCATACTTTATCCTTACAGATGAAGGTGCTGCTGCCATTTTTTATTATGGATTTAAGTTAGCAAATACTTACATAAGACGCCAAATCTGGTGGTTGACTAACAATCCTAGAAATCCTGTGGTAAAATATATGATATACCGTCGCTCTCTTAGTTTGTCGAAGAGATTGATGGAAGAAAATAAATAAAAGTAACGAAGCGTAACTTTATGTTATCTACTCAATACCGTCTGAGACTGGAGTTTATTTGTAAATGTATTGCAAATGGCGAAGAGGTAAAATTAGACGATATGATCTGGGCAGAGAAGTTGGCAAAAAGTCACACTACTGCTCGTGATTGGTTACAAAAAGCACGACGACAATCTTCTCAAGAAATTGAAGAAGGCAGTACCGACGATTTTCTGAATAGGATGGGTTTAGGAGACCCCGATCCATCCAATCACAAAACGGGGTTCAATAGTGCTGATGACATCAAAGATTGGTTCCAGCAGGATAAACCTGATGATTGGAGGCAACGTGACTGATTATATCTGCGTTCAGACTTGGGATCCTGAGTTTGAATGTATTCGGTATCATTGGGTTCATAAATCAGAAAAAGATCCCGTGCAATTTGTAAAGAACCTCAACCCAGAACAAAAAATACTATGAGTAGTAAGATGATGTTCTTGGTTGATGTTGGTAATGGTAGATGTATTAGTCATGATGGATACATACAATTGGGTAGTTTCTCTCACACTGTAGAAAAACATCTTGAGTTATGTCCTGATCAAGAATGGCAAGTAACATATTGGATGCCTGATCCATTTTGCATTAGATATCCACGACCTAACTATCAGCATACAATGAAGGCAAATGAAGGTTCACCTAGAACCGATAACGCAACAGATAGTCGTCCTAGAGACTTTCCCGATCAAGCAACAAGTAGATTAGAAAGAACATTGTAACCAACTTAGGAGAAATAATGAACTCAATAGTGTTATACACGAACGGAAATCAAGAATGTGAACGTGCTAGAATGCTTTTAGAAAAACTTAATAGTCAAATACAGGAATATAAATTAAATAACCATTTTACTCAGAGAGCATTTGTTTCTGAGTTTGGTGAAGGTGCGGAGTATCCACAAGTTTCTATTGGATATAAGCATATTGGTGGACTCAAAGATACATTACACTATTTTCAAGAGAATAATCTACTATGAATCCAATAATTTTAATCGGTTGCTTTACACCACTGGTTTTAATTTTTATAGTAATGAAACTTGCCGTATGGGTATCTGCAATCAACACAGAAAACTCTTATGTCGGAAAAGAACCTTTACGAAAACGAGGACCATACGTGGACAATCCGTATGCAGACCTTGATAAAGAGGAAGAAGAATTTACAGATCGCACAGACTATCGATGAAGCGATTAACGAGTGGTATTCGCTTCATAACTTACCAGTTCCTGATTGGAAGTGTAAGAGAGATCCAGACTGGTGGACAGAATATCTTAAGGAATTGGGTATTGACCCTAACAATAGATAGTGGTATAATACGTTCATAAGAACCTCACATTATGGATTACAAACCCTATTCGATTGAATGGCACCGGAAGAGGTACCTTAAAGAAGCGTTAGATAAGTATTTTGATGATTATGTGGATATTGAAACTATCCGTGAAGACATCTATGATATTCTTCATTCCCGCGCAAATGAAGCATATGAAGAGTATAATCGTGTAAACAAATTAGCACAATCTCTAAATGATTAGTCTAAAATTTAATAGATAGTTAAAATGAGATAACAGAATGATTTTTCTTTCAACTCCATCAGTTTATTTTTTGCCAGGAACTTGGGAAAGTGTAAGCACTAATCCTTATGATCCTGTTTTTGGATTAATTTCTTTTTCGGCAGTTACTTTATCTGTTCTTGCCATTTTTATGATGACATCAAAAAGGTCTAAGAAAAAAGCATAAGATGGATGGGAAAGAGAAGAATGAAATTTTGTGGCAACTCCATTCTATAGGGCAAAAACTGGATCCACACTACATCTTAAAACATTATGTGGTAACAGATGACACCACCGTTTGTGAAAAATATGTGATAGAATACAATCACCGAAAAGCAACCGATGGAATTGATCCAACCTGAAGACCCTCAATACTTCACCGAGACATCTGATGGAGATTATGGTCGTCATCAATACAAAGTTGTTTCAAAAACTGGTGAAAGTATTGTAGTTGATGACTATATGCTAGCACAAGAAATTTGGTGGACTCGTGGACGTGGAAAATATATTTCACACATTGAAGTCTTGGATAGAAAGCAGCAGAGCAAAGGTTTCAAATGACTGCAAAAAAGAAAGTCACTACAACTCCTAAACCTAAAACAAAACCTAAAACAAAACCCAAAGCAAAGGTAAAAAGGAAAGAACTTCCTATTAAAGATAGACATCCTTTTTCAAGTTTTCCTTTTAGATTAGAATACACTGATGGAAAAGAAAACAGAATCTGCCACTTTGAATGTGAAGAACACAGAACAAAACACATCCAAAGATACAAACTCCGAAAAGGAAGTTACTTTATCGACACCCTTACCTAATATAATAATGTTAGGTATTACTCTACTTGCCATATTGGGTATCATTGTGTTAGGATACTTGAAAGGCAATATGCACTTGCTTACCACACTTAAAAATGCTAGGGAGGCATTATGACAACCAGACAATTTACATCACCTAAAGGTGATATATGGGAATGGGAAGAAACTCCCGAACTTATTGCCGCAGTAAAAAAATTGAGTATATCCTCTCTAGACACTGCACACAAACTTGCTGAACTTAAACTGAAAAGACCTCATGAAAGACAAATCAATAACGGTTGAAGACTACGAAAAGTATAGCGGAGAATTCTTCGACAAATACTTTTACGTTGCAAAACAACTAGGTGAAGGTGCTAAAGCAGAAGACATCCTGAAAATTATGGAGTCTCTTGGTTCTGTTGTTATGAAGAAACGATTAGAATCTGAAGGTAAAATTGGACCTTTCGGTTTTATTCGTGATCAGATTGAAACTAATAAGGATGGTGTTCCTCTTGTTGATAAACCAGAGGATGTATATCCAAACACAGTAGCAATCTTTGATGAAGAGTCTGGAAAGTGGGGATGTTATGAACTCGGAGACTGAAGTCAAAAAACCTACACTAGCATCAACACTGGGTCCAAACAATACTATTGAAAAGAATATCCCAGAGGATGTTGTGTGGATTGATGATGCTTTCTATATTAAAAAAAGTATATTCGGTCTTTTTACATCTATTCTAAAAGAACCACTTGGAGCACACTTTCTTACTGGTGCAACTGAGAATGGTATCATCGAAATGTCAAGATGGCATCTCAAATGTCTTCAAGATGGTACACTTCAAAATTATACTCGTGTGGTAAATTCTGGTGTTGTTAGTGGAAAGTTATGATTCGTACATTGCATATTTGGTTGTGGGGGATGATTGCTGAGTTAGAGCATATACTTTATCCTTGGAAATCATCTACTCCCCCCTCTTGGGCAGCAGAAAGGTATGGTGTTGATGCCAATACCCTTTATGATGATCCTAATTTTGATAATGATTTACATTTTGATTGGTTGAAGTCTCACGACGAAAAACTCAATAAACTTGAGGAAAATATGATTCTTGCTTTTGATGAAATACATAAATTGAAAACTGAACTTATAAGTAATGTATGAAGACTTAAATTGTTTTGAGGAGGCACTTAAACATTTTGGAACTAGGGTAGAATTAACAATTGCTCTGGAGATGGGAAGAAAACTATCTGCCGAAGATGCCTACAAAACTATCAAAGAAGAACTCAAGGTACTTAAGGGGTGCCGTAAACAATTCAAAAAAGATAAGGACTGTTAAACTATGTCACAACCACGCCAAAAAGATCCATCCGATCCACTTTATGATCCTAATGATAAGTGGAATGAGTACAAGGTAGATTTGCACTGTAATGAGACACACTCACCTGATGAGTGGGATCCTACTACAGAAGGTAAGATTGCTAATCCAGAGAATCGTCATCAGGATAAAGTTTTAGATAAGTTCTGTGATGATCACCCCGGTTCCCCTATGTGCAAGGTATTCGATGACTGACGGTATGGATACTAACTTAGCAATTAGTGATTCTCTCAAAGTTGAGCAAAATAAAGATGGTACATTTACCCTTGAATGGGATAAAAATGATCCTACTTGGAAATTTCTAAATGGATTGACAAGTAAAGAAATTACTGCTATCATTGAACAAGCAATTAAAATAGAAGACAATGGATCTCTATAAAAAAGTTGAAGAGGTAATCCAAAATCATATTTTAGAACATCAAGAGGAGGTATTCAAAGCAAAAACTCTTCTAAGTAAACTTGATGTTGCTCGTTGTAATCAACGTGAAACAACTCCTGAAGATTGGAATCAATTTTGGTCAGATGTATCTTCAGATAAAAAAGTTGTAAAAGCAGATGGTTATTCTGTTCATTATTATGATTACACCCGTAATGATCCAAATCGTAAAAATCCATTTGCAATTCCAGACTATACAGAACTTCCTCCCCTTGATCTTATTGGATAATGGCACTCTCTAAACAAACATTGGATAATCTTTTAGAAGCAGAATCACACATTCGTGCTGCAATTAAATCTGCTGCTATGAATGAAACTCCTTTAGTTGTTAAACAACTTTCGCAACTTCTAATGGATATGGAGCAGTGTAAGAAATTTGATGAAATTATGGATCTATTACAGGATCGTGAAGATGGTAGCAGTGGTAGGTTCGGACCCTTTTTTAATGGTAATTAGAGTCTATAACATAATGTTAAAGAAAATCTAAAATTCCTAACTAATTTGTGTTGAAATGCTAAAATAGGTTAGCAAAGGAAACTATCTATGACTCTTCCATCAAAAGGTAAAAAACTTGATCAAAGTGAGATTTCTAGCATCAATAGTGCAATAAAAGATGCAGGAATCCAACAGATTCATCCAGAAAAAATGGAAGCATTTGCCGAACATTTAGTTAATAAATTAAAAAGTACGCACGAAAATGTGTCCTCTTAGAGCAATAATGTAATAAATAGTAACATCGCTTTACAAATATGCTAATGGATAGCATCGAACAACATATAGAAAAGGATAAAGAAATCCTTGACAATCCAATGATTTCTCCTAACCAACGTCGTCATATTGAAGGAGAACTGCAAGAATTAGAAGATTATGCCGAACATCATAAGGCAGATATTGAAGCAGGTGATCATCACGATCCCACTGCACTTGAACTATATTGTGATGCTAACCCATCAGAACCCGAATGCTTGGTTTATGACGATTGAATGTGACACTCCCATAAGTGGCACAGCATCCTTGACGGGGTGCTTTTTTTATGCGATATTAGATGAGTGGAGGGGAGACCTAACACAACACTGACCTCACTTAAAGTGACTAAACCAATCGGGTACGCTGGTCACTACCCACCATTCATTTTCTCTCTTAAAATGGGCACTCGCTCTCGCATTGGTATCCAACTCAAAGGTGACAGCATTATGTCTGTCTACTGTCACTGGGATGGTTATCCTTCCTTCAATGGTCGTGTTCTTCGTGAGCATTATACTACTGTTGAGAAAGTCCACGAATTGATCGATGGTGGTAACATTTCCTCTCTGCATACTAATGTGGGTTGGAAGAATGAAACTCTGCCTGAAACTGGTCCCCAATACTACACTTCGCGTGGAGAATCTATCAGAGAGAATGAACCACGAATTGATGATGACATTACTGAATTTCTGGACAATGGTGAAGAGTATGCTTACATCTTCACTCGTGCTGATGAGTGGATCTGCTACGATTTGCACGATATCTCCGCAAAACTGACTGAAATCCCTGCTGGATCTGTCACGGACAGTTGAATAACTGGCACAAGGGACGCTAAAACGTCCCTATATGCCCTTACAATACGTTCATACGCAACCAAGCAATGGAAACCACCTTCGCTGACTTCGCTGCCACACAACAGGCACGCAACGATATTCAACTGAAGATCACTGAGCATTGTCTCACATTGTGCGACAAACTGATAGAAGATTTTCAGAAGCGTTACCCTTCACGATCAATGAAGTTTGAATTGGATTCTTCTGGTCGTAAGTACCATAAAATTTGGCATGAAGGTTCCTGCCACGCTTTCATTGATAAGAAGACCGGTGAAGTTTACAAACCAGCATCTTACAAGGCACCTGCTAAGATTGTGCGCTATCGTTTGCTTGAGATTGCATCGCGTCAAGAGTGCTTCAATCGCGCAGATTGGGCAGGTTCTTATCTTTATGTTCGCTGATTATGGATTACACTAAAGAGCAACTGATTGATGCACTTGTGGCAGAGTGGGACTATCTCTGCCATGATGATTATGATCCACAAGATCCAACACCAGAAGAATATCGTAAAGAGATGGAAGAACTTACAATCGAGCAATTGATTGAAGAAACATCAACTGGAGAGGGATACACTCTTGAAGAGTTTATGGGGAATTGGGTATGAATGTATCTTGTGATCGATGGGTTGTCTCATGGAAACGTGAGAAGAAAAATGGTTACTCTTCAACTCAACAAGTTGTAGTTTATGGAATTGAAAATGTTGAGCACGTTATCAACACAATGGTTCCGACAGATGAATGGAACGTAACACCAGCATAGAAACATTATGAACCGCGATCAACTCCAAGAACGATACATTCAATGGGATCTTAATCAGATGACCGTTGAAGACTTGAAGAGATTCTTCATTGACACACAGAATAGGGAACTGGGTGATCTTGATGATGAAGAATTAGTTGAGGAAGTTGAACAATATGCACCTGAATTAGTAGTATGACTGCTAAAGAAAAACTTTTATTTGTATCATCGTTCATTTGGTTTCTACACTGGAGCACATGTCTAGCATCTACCATTCTGGATACGGTTATTCTAAGATCATCTGCGAGGATGTTACCTCTTGGTTTCTGAATAACTTTTTCCCACGCCACAAAATCTCCGTTGATATTATTCATCGTGGATTGAAAAGTGAACAAGTTGTTGGTTATTGTGATGTTGTGGGTCATAACTATCGCCCTCGTCATTTTATGATCGAACTTCAGACTGATATGAGTAAGGAAGTTTATATTAAGACACTTTTACACGAATTGACGCATCTGAAGCAATGGGTAGAGGGTTCTTTGCATTTTCGGAGGGGAAAATTGTGTTATTCTACAGAACCAGTGGAAAATTGGTCTTATGAAGATCAACCACACGAAATTGAGGCAAGAGAAGAAGAATTAAGGTTATATGATTGGTATATGAGTGATACTTTTGGTGTGCCAGTTGGGAAAGTGGCGCAGAGGTTCTCCAATCGCCTCTGTGCTGCTGTATGATTACGGAGTAATCGCAAGAGACCAATGCTCAAAAAGCAAGTTCTAAAAGTTGTGGGTGAAACCGCAATGGGGGTTGACAACAAACTAAACCGTATGGAGAAGTTTGAAGTTTTTTGCCGAGTCTGTGATGGTCTACTGGACGATGGTAGAATCACCACAGCACAACATCTTGCCTGGACGGAGGTTTTCTGATGACACCTGAAGAACAGTATCGCTCACTTTACGAGGATATGTACTGCCTTTGTGAAAAACAAGGGTGGGGAGATCCTTTCAGTTATGCACGTTCGCGTGAAATTTATATGGCAGGGATTCTAGGGCATCGTATCGCTGATGATTACAGTGGTGCTGATGCTTTCGATCAAGATGGTGGCGCTGAGTATAAATCAACTATTGCAAATTCTATCAATGCAACGTATAATGGTATCAGTGTTCAAGACACTTGGGAAGAGCAAGAACGATACTTAGTAGAAGATAAGATTGGTAAGTATAAGAATCACTATTATGCACGATATGAAGGTGCTAAGATTGCAGAAGTATGGAAACTTAATTGTGATGATGTATTGTGTATTTTGATTCCAAAAGCAAAGAAACAATATCCTAAAAAGAAATCAGGTAATGCCAAAGATCCCCGTATTGGTGTTACAATATCTAAGAAGGAGATTTATGCCGTTGGTACTTGTATTCTAGGATAATTATGGACTCTAAAGAACTTATGTACTCATCAGGTAACAATGATGAGTGCTATACGCCAGATTACGCTGTTACTCCCATCCTGAAGTATATTCCAACGGATGCAAAAGTATGGTGTCCATTTGATAAGGCAGAGAGTGAATTTGTTAAGCAAATTTCACAGACTCATAGTGTTGAATACTCTCATATTGATGAGGGTAAAGACTTCTTTGCCTATGAACCTGTTCACTTTGATGTAATTGTATCAAATCCTCCATTTACAAACAAGCGTAAGTTCTTTGAGCGGGCATTGTCATTCAACAAACCATTTGCGTTGATTATGACTAACACTTGGTTGAATGATTCTGCACCAAAGCAGTTGTTCAAGGACAAGGATCTGCAATTGTTGATGTTTGACAAGCGAATGAAGTTTCATAGTCCTGATGGTAGATCGAATGATAAGATCACGTTTAGTAGTTCATACTATTGCTGGGACTTTCTACCAAAACAAATTATAATGGAGGAGTTGAATGTGCCAAAGAGCAAACTGGCACAGAAGACACGGAGTGAGGCAGTATTGCCTGTATGATTACTTCAGTTCAAACAAAGGTAATGGAAACCTACCAGATCACACTAACAGTCAAAAGCGAAACGCATCCACGAAAATGGATTGCTGAAGCAATTGGTGAGGTTCTCAACCCTGGTGAGGACATTGTAGATTATGAAATTATTCCTCTTCAAATTCAAGAAAACTAATGAACGACCTTCTGACTGAAATCCAAGACACTCCTGGTGAGATCTTTGACATTCCTGAAATGCAAGATCTTTACAATGAGAAAAAGTTTGATCTTGAAGAGTATCTAAACTCGGATTACGACTACTAATTCCATTCATCATTTCATTTCACTTCATTTTCAGTTATGAACTCAAAGCAACTTGACGAACTCAAAGCAAACTATGCCTCTCTCATTGTTGATGGTATGGATATGACATCTCTTGAGCAATTTGCTATAGAGATGGTGGAGGAGAATATGAAAAATTGGACTGAAAATGATGTAAAGAGTGAGATTATGGATTTTTATGGTGAAGACACTTGGAATGATATGAGCAACTTTTCTACTAAAAGTGGTCAATATAGCATCAGTGAATTGGAAGCAACTGCCCCTGATTATGGAGTTGGTAAGTGAAAACCTTAATTATCGTTGGTGTCGGTATTCTTCTCTGGACTAACACATCTGCTCGTCAATTTATTGCTGACGGACTTTATCAAACTGCTGATTTTGTGCAACCGAAATGAAAAATACTCATCTGCAACATCCTGAAGATTCTATTCTAATGGGTGATCTGAGTGTACTTGATTGGTTCACTCAACCTGCAAATGTTTCTGTGAAGATTGATGGTGCTCCTGCAATTGTATGGGGTACTGATCCTGCTACAAAAACATTTTTCGTAGGTACTAAAGCAGTATTCAACAAAAAGAAACTGCGAATTGCACACTCTCACGATGAGATTGATCTACATTATGAGGGTGAAGTAGCAGACATTCTCCACGCTTGTTTTGATTGTCTGCCACGAACTGATTGTATCTTTCAGGGTGACTTTATTGGTTTTGGTGGTGATGACACTTACACACCTAATGCAATCACTTATGTTTTCCCTGATCTTGTAATTCAGAGTATCATTGTTGCTCCACATACAATCTATGTTGCTGAGAGTGATCTTCGTGATGCTATAGGATCTTGTATGATTCTTACACCTAAGAGCACTAAAGATGTGTTGTTTGTTCAACCTGAAGGATGGCAAGAAGATGATAAATTTGATGATATTGTGCGATTTGCACGTCAAATGTCAACTACGGTAGAATACGCCAAAACTAAGACACACGCACGAAAGATTGAGAAGGTTTTGAATACTTTCATTAAAACTGGTGCTGTGCTTGATCCAGAGGCATTGGCGGACGTTGCCGAGTGTGATTTGAACTTAATGCGTTTATGGAAACTTGTAAAGACGATTAAGGAGGATAAATTATCAATTTGTGCCACATCTGGTGGTCCTGCTGCATACTTAGGCAAACGATTCATTGATGCTGAGGGTTATGTACTAACAAATGACTTTGGTTCATATAAACTGGTGAAAAGAGAGTTATTCTCCCGATATAACTTCAAATATGGTAGGTTCTCTGTGCCAGTTGAGTAAGTGTCCACCTTGGCCGCGGCGATCACTTGATCTGCTCTATACTGACTTCAGTTCAAACAAAGGCAATGAACTTCACTCTCTCTGAATCTGGCGAATACGCCTCTGCATTTGATGTTGCCACTCAGGTTCTGATCCGTGCCCTGGTGAATCAGGGCAGAGAGTATATCACTCTCTGTGAACTTTACACCACACTGGGTGCTGAAACCAAGGCAGAGAAAACCTCTGTACGCTGGGCAGTGCGCCGTGCCAAGGATTCTAAGATTCTGAGGAAAACTGCGCGGCGTTCGGTTTATGAAGTGTGCCAGTAGACTAACTGGTACACTTGGCCGCGGCGATCGCGGCAATCACTGCTACAATTACATTGTTCAACCAAAGGATCTCAATGACTGACCAAGAACGGATCACAATGATTGAGGATCAATGCGAACACGTTATCGCATTGTGTGAGACCTACGTTGAGGGTGACTTGCTCGAAGATGTTGGTAACATCCGTGCTCTCTATGAAGAGTATGGAGAATGGTTGGACACCTACAATGGTGTTGCTAAATCATCTGAAACCTATGACACTGCTTGGTGTCCTAACCTAATGGAGTGCGACCAATGATGAATCAAGATCAACTGACCGAAATGCTCACTCTAAGTGAGAACATTCAGGAAATGATCAGCATTGCCGCTGAACTTTGGGAACTGAGTGACTTTGAAGAAAATGCACTCTGTGGCATTGTTTCTGACGCATTTGCAGACAAAGGTATCACACTAGAGGCACTCATCTGATGAACTACACTCTCAAGCAACTTCAAGACCGAGTATCAAGTATGATCAAAGAACAGGGTGAAGATGCAGAATGTGCTGCGTGGATCTACACCAAGGAAGATATTCATATGAAGGATGAAAACGGTGAGGTTGATTATGATATTGAGGTAGAAGATCCTGCACTTGATTGCACGTATCTTTGATGATGTTGGGCAGATAGATTACATCTACACTGTGATTCAAGACTGTGTGGATGAGGTTACAGAAGAGCAAGTTCATGCAGTATCAACAGGAGTTAGTCTAATGAAACTACCAATGCAACGTGAGATGCACATTGGAGAACTTGACAAAAGTATTATTGCTATGTCAAAGCGTAAGTTAAAACTATTGCAAGAGGTAGAGAACATCAATCAGACTATTTCTTTTCTTCGCCAACAACAGGAGGATCTTTACAGTGTGTGATCTCAAGTCTACCAAGTCTGAAATCGAAAGTATCATTGAAAGGTTAGAGACTGCGATCAATGTTTGTACTGAGTGTGATGGTACAAATGATGGTGATGCAAGGAGTTATCCTTATGCGGCAGGATATAGTCGTATTGCGATGATACAAGCAGTAGACAATTTACGACAATTGATGTAATATAATTAGGATTGTAGTCAAGGAGACAAAGATGAAAACTGAGCATAATATACCAATCAACGTGCAAGAGTTAGGAATTATTCTTGCTGCATTGCAAGTATTGGATGTAGCAGAGGAATGGCAAATTGCACAGTATTATGGATCAGCACCAACACTCTACAATCGACTCAAGGAAATTTACGATGGAATGGACCAATCAACAATCGGAGAACAAAATGACCCAATCTGTGAACCCTCTTTCTGAAATGAACAATGATGATATTGATATGTTTATCAAAGCATTTGATGATTTTATGAATCACGCTGAAACTGAGATTGATTCATATAAGAAGCGAAAAGAAGCAGAAGATTATACAAACAAGTTCTTTGAGCGTAAAGCAGCAGAGTTAGAGGTGACAGTTGATTATTATATGCAGGAGTTTCTGTAGTTGACAAACAGATTAAAAGCGATTAAAATGGTTAAATCCACAAAGCACAAATGAAGTCACTTTACATTGTTGATTACTGGGTGCCGTTTCCACAATCAGAGTATGGTGGAGTGGTAAACTTAATTGCAGAATCTGATACTGAAGCATTTGAATTATGTGCTGAGGAAGATGGACTTAATCATCCTGGATATGAGGATCGTATTATGCCAAACATTCTAAAAGCACAAAAGTTCTCTTTAGTTGATGAGTATGAATCTTCTATCATCGATGCCTTTACAACTTAAACAAAAATGACTGATAACAAAACCTATCGAATCGAAGAACTTTGCACTACTGGTTGGGAAATGACTGATGATAAGAATCAGCATTTGAATAAAGAAGAAGCAACAAAAGCATTGAATCAATTGATTGAAGATGGACACAATCCTAACGCACTTAGAGCAATCCCCGATGGAACCACTGGCGTGTAACTTACCACCTGATTTTATTCATGAACCACCAAAAGGATACAGATACGAAGTTATTCGTAAAACGTCTAATGTACTTTCAATTTGGACTGTATGTGAGTCTGAGTTTAATTACAATAGCGGTGATGAGTGTTATTGTATCTGGGGATTCTGTAAAACAAAGACAACAGCAAAGAGAGGCAGTTCGTACACTTACTATGCCCCCATCAACTCAAATAAAATAGGAAAGGAAGTATCAATTAACGATACGACTCCTTACTCTGCAATGCAACTCAATCTTAATCCCCTTGAATATGCACTATACTCCTAAAATAGATGATTATGTTATCTGGCATCATAATGGTTTAATTCATAAGGGTTGGGTGTACTTTGTTGATGAAAAGTATATTACGATAGAGACAGGTATTAAACCTAAACCTAATTGTCAATATACAAAGAATGAAAGACACAAATATATTCATACACTCTTACTATGTCATCCACAGTATTGGAAAGACTTAGAGTATGTTCATACAAGAAAGAATAAGTATGGTAAGACTTTAGAAGATATGGATACTTACAATCGTTTCAGTGATTCATAAATATCATTTACGAGACGGATAGCGCCCTAAAAAATGAAGACTTATAAGACCTTTGTAGAACAGATTGCACCACTTAAAATCTATTCAAATCCCAGTGGTTTGAACTTAAAGACTGGTAAGGAGAAGATGAATGATATAAGAAGACTTGTCAATCGTCCATCAGTTAATAATGCAACTCAGACAGGTAAGATGGTTTATCCTTTTAGTGCTCCATAAATGAAAGAGTTTCTTCGTGTATGGAAGTATAGTTTAGCGAGCGTATCATAAGACGGGCGACTTGTCAACCCACCGGGCGGAAAAAATTCACAGAAGGACACAATAACTCGTCGAGACTTATGTTATGATAACTACACAATCTCGACTAAACCTTATAAATAAATGTTATGAATCTCGACGAGACGCACTAGATCCTTCTAGTTGACATCTAGACGAGTTATCGGTATAATAAACATGGCAATCTCGACGAGAATTATGTACGACGATTACGATCTCGACTATACCTATGCACCAGCATATGAATACGATCTCGACGAGTCTTATGAGATGTGTGTGCAATCGTATGCACATACACATCTAGATGAAGATCTGGATGAAGAATACACACGCGACACACAAGATTATGATGCGCTTGCATATAAGCATTACGCATGATATAATACGCACACACTCACACCACACACGCCATGTATGCCACTAAGCGAACTGTCCGAGTCACACTTGACATAGAGTGTTATGATGACCTAGAGTTAGAATCTTATGATTGGAATGAGGTTCTAGGTCTGGAAGGTGATGAACAGGTGCAAGTTAGCACAGAAGAACAGTTCGACCGCTGGTAGTGTGCCAGTTTGAAAACCGTCCACCGCTCTTATGGGGCGGTTTTTTTATGATTATTTCATGGCAGGATCAGTGGCGATGTATTTTCGTCAACAGCGGTACCCCCCGCCTCGTCTGATTTCTTATAAGATAACACCCCCACACCAATAAAACTGCTACCTTGTGCCACTTTCTGAACTGTCCCTTACCCCTTGCGCTGAGTCGAAATCTGGGGCATCATTGGCACAAGTCAAACAAACCAACCGATGACGACTGGATCTTACCTCGTTGCCTGCCCTGCTCTCGGTGAGCGGGAAATCGTAAGCGATCCTTACACAGCAGCAGATTTATGCTACAGTATGCACAGCGAGTCGGGATCCTATGCTTTCGTTGAGGACTGGTTAGGATGGACATACATGGAGTACGGAGAGGACACCCTGTGACACTTTCCGAAGTGTCCACCAACTGAACCATAGGGCACTCGATGCCCTATAATTAATTCAAGCAAACAAACCAACGCCATGAAAAACTACGGAAACGGGATCTTCGCATCAGATGACCGCCTCGCAGCGATTGGTCTGAAGTGTCTGGAGCAAGAACGCCAACAGGCACAAGCACGGGCAGCAGCACGCCAGGAATGGTTCAGCAAGTGGAACGACTCCCGTCCTAGTGGACAGTTCGGAACCTGGAACATCAGCGACCGCGACTGATCCGTTCATCCCTTATAATTGAAACACGGGAACGGCAGCGCCCTAAAGACTCCACAAAACAAACTCTACAAAATCATGATCAACGCTTTCAACTCATCCGCTCTTGATTCAGTCGCTCTTGACGGCGACCGCGTGACCGTTACATTTAACGGCGGGCGTGCTTACACTTACACAGTGGCAGACGTTCAGCGTTTCGCTCTGGGGTTCAATACTGCTGAATCCAAAGGTAAGTTCATGAATCAGCAGATCCGCAACGAAACCCTTCAGACTGTGGCGGTCTGATAAGCGTCCACTGGGGGGGTTCACAAACTCCCCCCTAGGGTCTACAATAAACACAAGCGGGACCACCCCGCACTCTCACACAGAACCATGCTCACTGGAACCGCTCTCAAAGAAACCGTCGCCGCAATGCAAGCGGAAGGCAAGAAACCTACAGAGATCGCCATCGCTTGTGGTTATTGTACCGTCGAAGGTTCAAATACTAAAGTTCACTTTACCGATTTTTACATGGCATTGTTAGAGGTAAAGGGCGAAACAGTTGATGACATCGAAGAAGAAACGATTGAGGCAGAGGATAGTGATAATCAAGAGGCAATCAATGAAGCATTAGAGGATTATCCTGCTGATGCAATCCGTGCTTTTATTGAATACTTTGGAGAGGATTGTATCTCTGACATTTCTGACTCTTATCAGGGCGAAATGTCAGGCGCTGAGTTTGCAGAACAGTTAGTTTCTGATTGTTACTCACTCGATATTCCTTCCTTTGTTTCTGTTGATTGGGAAGACACATGGGATAATCTCCGCCACGACTACATTGAGCAGGACGGATATATTTTCTGCACCAACTTCTGATAACACTTAGGGGGGGATGATTCTCCCCTTTAATTAATACTAACTCAACCAATTTTAGAGTCTACCTTCATCCTAGCACGCTAGGGGGGTTGAATTTGGATTGTGTGCCAGTTTGACAGGTGGCACATGAAATAGGCACAACGCACCAGATGCCCTATTGTTATCTCAGTTGAAACAACCAACCATGCAAGTTCAATCACTCGGCGCAAACAAAACTCAAGTTGACCTGGCAGACGGTACGTCGGTGTTCTTCTCATACAAGACCCCTGTCGCTGCTCTGGTGCCTGGTAAGGGATGGATACGCAGCAGCACCCGCTACAGTGTCACCACAACGAAGCACGTCAATCAGTGGATCCAATCAACAGCAACCGAAGTGGATCAGTGGGACATCGATCAACTGGTCGCATTCTAAAACAATTGTAAAGGGATCGCGATTCGGTCCCTTCACCCTGTAGAATTAACTCAGTTGGAACCCCACACAATGGATCACCTAAACTACGCATCCCATCACGGCGATCTTATCCCCCGTCAGGGTCTTGCATACTGTGAGGATGACAATACGTTTCAACCTTACACCTACCACGTCAACGCTTGGGCGTGCATGTTGTCTGATGCTCCAAAGGCAAACCCCGAACCCGGCAACCCTACCCAGTACCACACATGGGAGGAACTAGCGGAAGCGATGTTCGGTTGAATAACTGGCACAAGGGAGATAGCGATTCTCCCTTCTGACCCTGTACAATAAACACAAGCAAACAAACCAACCATGTTCACCTCAATCACAAGTCGTCAGTCCTTCGGTGCTACGTATCAGTGGGCGATCCTTTCAGTCCTTCCTATGGATGACGGCGACGATGGCATGACTCAGGATGGAATGCGCCCCACTGACATCAACGCCGCTCTGGGTTTGCCTAATGAAGCGCGGACGGGTCTTTCAATGCTACTCAAAGTGATGGCAGAGCAGGGACTGATCAAGCGTCACGAACTGGGCAAGCGTTGGGTAGAGTACACCCGCCTGATGCCCCTACGCAACAGAGAGCGCATCGCCCGTTGGTTGTGGCAGTGAGTTAAGTGGCACACAGTGGGTGGGTGTCGGGCAGTGCCCCCGCCCCCCGCGTGCGCCGCGCCGTGCGCGTGTGGCTAAAACGCTAAGGTACCATTAGGCTACAAAGTCTTGCTTTCGCGACCTCTTTATAGAACTCTACACTTTTCTATATAAAACAAAAATGGAAAACGAAATACCTCTTATGCAAAAAAATCCCGGCAAAAATTTTTCGACTGTAGAGGTCGATCCCGTAACAGGTGAATATGTCGTTCAAGTACCGGAGTGGATTATCTCTGAATTTGGGTGGTATGAAGGTACACAGTTAAATTTGGAGGTTGATGGAGATTCTATACTGATAACCGAACTAAAAGATTGACGTGCTCCTTATAATGGAGTATAATTACATTTGAATGCATTCACATTTTAATTTGACCTAATTATGGCAAAAGGATTTACAGTAAAAGCAAAATCGCCCGTTGTAAAAAAACCCGTAGAGACAGAATGGGATTTTACAAAGGCAAGAGAGATGGTTAAAGGAAAGACCATTGTATTCTGTTTACCAGGTCGCGGTGTATCATACACGTATCTGAAGAATTTTGTACAATTATGTTTTGATCTAGTACAGAACGGAGCATCGATTCAGATCTCCCAAGATTATAGTTCAATGGTGAACTTCGCCCGTTGCAAGTGTTTAGGTGCTAATGTTCTTCGTGGACCTGATCAGAAACCTTGGGATGGTAAGTTACAGTATGATTATCAGTTATGGATTGATAGTGATATTGTGTTTAACACTGAGAAGTTCTATCAGTTAGTATTGATGGACCAAGATATTGCAAGTGGTTGGTATTGTACCGAAGACGGTCAGACCACCTCAGTTGCACATTGGATGGAAGAAGATGACTTCCGTAATAATGGTGGTGTTATGAATCACGAAACACTTGAGAGTATTGCTAAGCGTAAGAAACCATTCACTGTAGACTATGCAGGATTTGGATGGTTGCTGATCAAGAATGGAGTCTTTGAGCACGAAGAGATTAAGTATCCTTGGTTTGCCCCGAAGATGCAAGTCTTTGAATCTGGTGAAGTACAGGATATGTGTGGAGAGGATGTATCATTCTGTCTGGACGCAAAGGAAGCAGGATTTGAGATTTGGTGTGATCCTCGCGTCAGAGTTGGTCACGAAAAGACTCGCGTAATCTGATATGACACAGGAGTATTATACAATTCTCCATAGGGGTGAAGTTCTTTATAAGGACTTGACCGAAACTGAATACTTTGATAAACTTACAGACCTAGCAGAGGACTTCTACTCTACTGGGTCTCCGAATCCTTCGGAACTTGATACTAAAATTACTACAGGTTAATTATGGCACGCTCTAGAACTGGTCTTAATGGGCAAACATTCGTTGAATCCCAACCGAAGAAAACTCGTCAAGGATCCGGAAAAAACACGAAGTACGCCGCGTCGTCTCGCAACACTGCTAAAAAAGTCTATCGCGGACAAGGCAGAGGTTAATACATTGAGGGGCACGACCCCTCTTTTTTAATAAATACCTAAAATCAGATTGATGTGAGGATGATCAATATGGGCAATTCACCTGTCGATAGAAATTCCAACTACATGAAAGAAATGTGGGGTACCACAAGACTTATTACTGACTACCACCAAAGTGAAAAAATGAACGATTTTCTTGACAATCTAGGTAATCATCAGCATCAAAAGATGCTTCGTGAAATTGCTAATGATGATATGACGCCTAAAAAGCACGATTCTAAGCAACAGAGTGAATTATATGAAAAAATTCATAATGATGAAATAGAACCTACCTATGGTCAAATTTCTGAATAGTGGATATAAATAAATTCAGAAAAATAAACCATTTCAATGCCTAGCAAGAGGGTTTCCAGAGCATTTAAGGATATTAGTTTCGCATTTGATCCACATCCTGTGACGAAAGACCTTCCTGTACTCATTAATGAGCGTGCAATCATTAGATCTATACGCAATTTAGTCGAAACAATACCTACAGAACGCTTTTTTAACTCTGACTTGGGGTCTGATATTCGCAGAAGTCTCTTTGAGTTCGTCGATGTCGCCTCAAGTCGTGTTATTAGGGATCAAATACGTGAAACAATCTTGTTTTATGAGGATAGAATTGAAAACTTAAAGGTTCAAGTCAATCCACAACCTGATGATAACAGTTTTGATGTAAATGTTTTCTTTGATATTGTAGGTTTAGATTATCCAACCCAGTCATTCTCATTCATATTAGAGGCAACACGATAAACAATGCCTTTTACTCAGTTTACTAACTTAGATTTCGATCAAATTAAATCAGAAATCAAAGCATATCTCCGTTCTAATTCAAATTTTACGGATTTTGACTTTGAGGGATCTAATTTTTCGATATTAATTGACACCTTAGCATATAATACGTACATTAATGCGTTCAATGCTAACCTTGTAGTCAATGAATCATTCCTAGATGGTGCAACAGTACGCGAAAATGTCGTATCACTAGCACGAAACATTGGTTACGTGCCTCGCTCTGCAAGCGCCGCTAAGGCAAACGTAACCTTTTCAGTCCCTACCACTACCAGTAGCGGTTTTATCACCGTTGAAGCAGGTCTGGTGTGTGTTGGAGGGCAAGATAATAGTTCATATCGCTTTTCACTACCCGAAAAAGTCACTGCAGCAGTGGTTAATGGTGTAGCACAGTTCGGAACAGAACAAAAACCAATAGAACTTTTTCAAGGAACTCTTCTTACACGTCAATTTGTCACTGATACATCTATAGATCAGCGTTTTATCCTTGATAATCCAAATATTGATGCTTCAACCATTAGAGTAAACGTTTCTAATGTTGGTGAAGCAGGCACTGGTAGAGATTTTAGTAGAGTTGACAATATTTTAAACATTGATAAGAACTCAGAGATCTATTTGCTCCAGGAAGTTCAAGATGAGAGGTATGAATTACTGTTTGGTGATGGATATTTTGGTAAAAAGTTGGAAAATGGCAAACTTATCTCTGTAAGTTACATTGTTACTGATGGTGAAGCAGGAAATGGACCTTCCGTCTTTGAATTTCAAGCAAATCTCCAAGATCAGGAAGGTAAGAGGGTAATTCCTAGTGGATCAGTACCCGTTACAACCATCCAGAAGGCGATGAACGGTGGCGGAATTGAAGATGTGTCTTCTATTAAGTATTTCGCCCCAAGACTGTACTCAGCGCAATATAGAGCGGTTACATCAAGAGATTATGAGGCAATTATTGCTTCGATTTACCCAAATACAGAGTCTGTTGCAGTTGTTGGTGGTGAAGAATTAGTACCACCACAGTTTGGTACCGTTCAAATCAGCATAAAACCCAAGAATGGCACATATGTCTCTGATTTTGATAAGAGAAATATTCTGAATAAGATTAAGCAGTACTCAATTGCAGGTATTAATCAAAAAATTATTGATCTTAAGGTTCTTTATGTTGAAATTGAATCTAATATCTATTATAACTCCTCACAGGTTGCTACTGTTGATGGTTTAAGGACTAATATTATTGATAGTCTTACAAAATACTCTAAAGATGTTGATATGAATCGTTTTGGTGGAAGATTTAAGTATAGTAAGGTTCTTCAACTAATTGATCGCGTTGATACTGCCATTACTTCTAACATCACTAAGGTGAAAATTAGAAGAGATATGAAAGTATTGGTTAATCAGTTTGCTCAATACGAAATTTGCTTTGGTAATAGATTTAATGTAAAACCAAATGGACTGAATATTAAATCTACAGGATTTAAAATTGTTGGTGATACTTCAACGGTGTATATCACAGATTTACCAAATGCAGACCTTAAGAGTGGAGTTGTTTCCATAGTTAAGATTGGCGCTAATGGAATAAAAACTGTTGTTGCCAAAGAAGCAGGTGTAGTTGATTACATAAAGGGGGAGGTTATTCTTAATACTATCAATATTGTTGAAACTGAAAAACCAAATAATATTGTTGAGATTCAAGCTTTCCCAGAATCCAATGATGTGGTTGGTTTAAAAGATCTTTACCTCAGTTTTAGCGTTTCAAGTAGTACAATAAATATGGTTAAAGATGTTATTGCATCTGGTGAAGATATTTCTGGCGTGTCTTTCACAAGAGACTATTATACTTCAAGTTATTCCAACGGAGATCTAGAGAGGAAATAAAATATGTCGCAATTTGAGAAGAGAGTGCAACTCAATAAAATTATTGAGAGCCAACTTCCAGAGTTTTTAGTTGCTGATTTTCCAAACGCCATAGAATTTTTTAGACAATACTATTTGTCTTTAGAACATCAGGGCGGTAGTGTAGATCTTGTCGATAATCTTGATCGATATATCAGAGTAGATAATCTCGTTCCAGAGGTTGTTGTAGGTGAGACATCGCTTACAGGAGATATTACATCTTCTCAAGATACTATTCAGGTAACTTCCACAAAAGGATTTCCTGACGAGTATGGTCTTTTACAAATTGGTGATGAAATTATCACCTATAAATCAAAGACTACTACTTCTTTCAATAGTTGTGTTCGCGGATTCAGTGGAATCTCTGGATATGATATAGGAATTTCTAATATTCTCAGCAATGTAAACAGTCAGAATATTGTTTTTAGTGAAACTTCTGCATCCGCCGCGGCCAATGGATCAGTAGTAAAGAACTTAAGTGTTGTTTTCTTACAAGAATTTTATAAAAAATTAAAAAAAACCTTTACTCCGGGTCTGGAAGAGTATGATTTTGTTTCTGATTTAGATGTTGGAAACTTTATCAAGCATGCAAGAAACTTTTATCAATCAAAGGGTATTGCAGAATCTATTAGAATTCTTTTCAAAGTTCTTTATGGTGTTCATGCTGAAGTATTAGATCTTGAAGGTAGACTAATTAAACCATCTTCTGCCGAATATATCAGAAGAGAAGTTATCGTAGCGGAAAATATTTCGGGTAATCCTTTTGGATTAGAAGGTCAGACAGTATTTAAGTCAAATGATCTTGATACAAATGCATCAGTTTCTGATGTTGAGATTTTTACAAGAGACACTCAAACTTTTTATAAACTTGGGGTATTTGTTGGATATAATGATAGAGACCTTGTAGAGGGTATTTTTACTATTCCTGGAGCATCTAGATCATTAGAACCAGTTGAAGTAAATGCGTCAGTTATTAGTGTTGACTCTACAATTGGATTTGGTCAAACAGGGACCATTATTTCTGGAAATAATAGAATTGATTATACTTCAAAGAGTATTAATCAGTTTTATGGTTGTACTGGTGTCACGTCAAAAATTAATATCTCTGATGTTGTAAGAGCAGATGAAACCATTTTTGGTTATGAGGATGGTGATATTGAAAATAGATGTGATATGAGAATCACTGGAGTTCTATCAGAATTAAAACCTTTGGTAGATATTCCTCTGATGGAAGAAGATGAGGAAATAACTACAAGAAATGTTGGTGAGGTTATTGAGAATCCTGTCGTTGATAGGACTTATAAGCAAATGTTTGCTAATTCTTGGATTTATAATACCAGTCCAAGATTTAAAGTGGAGGAAGTAAATTCTTCTGTATTCACACTATTTTCTGATATTGATAAGGCATTTCTTAAACTAGGAGATTCTGTTGAGGTTCTCATTGGCGATAGTCAACAAGTAGTTGTACCTGATCCAAATGTTGCTAATGCATCATTTGCAACAGTGTCTTCAATAAACACATTAACCAAAGAAGTTACTCTATCCAATATTGGTACTTTTACACCAGATCCTAATAAAGATTACAGTATTAGACGAAAGATTGTAAAGGCAAAGAGTTCTGGAGTAGTTCTTACTGTAGGTAATGAAGTATATCTTGCAAATACATCCAATATTTACGTAGACGATTTCGCAATCTTTGGGTATTTGGCATCAAATTCTCTTCCAGGATATACTATTAAAGATGATATTATTGAGTCTATACTTCCAGATGGATATATTAAAACAGTAGGCTCAAACAATACTCAAGGATTGGGTGGTTACAATTCTTATTATAAGACTTATGGAACAATTGTATTTTCAACACCAGTCGATTTTAGAGATGGTGATGAAATAGTCTACACCGCAGAAAGTCCTTTAATTGGACTTTCATCTGGAGAAAGTTATTTTGTAAAACTCGTTGCTGCAAACGAAATTAAACTATACGCTTCAAAGTCTCAACTTGCCAATAACGCCAAAACTATTGCAAACTTTGATGATATTGCTAGATTTAATCCAAACTTTGGTGCTGGAGCACATAATTTTACTTTAAAGAGACATGAAAATAGAACTCTTTCAAGTAAAAAAATTCTTAGAAAGTTCCCATTATCACAGCAACTACAAGGTAGTAAAAGTGTTGATAGGACTGTAAGTAATGTTGGAGTATTGATTGATGGTGTAGAGATTGTAAGTCCTGATTCCAGGGATAAAATTTATTATGGACCTGTAGAGGAATTTGAAGTTCTTAATGGTGGTAAAGGATATGATGTTATAAATCCACCAGAATTAAATATTGAAGATGTTGCAGAGGTTGGATCTGGTCTTCCTCTTGGAACTGGTGCAAAGGTTGAACCAGTTGTTATTGGTAATGTTAAACAAGTTATTGTTGACCCTCAAGAATTTGGATTTGATGAATTCCTATCTCTAGATTTGATAGGTGGTAATGGATCTGGTTGTTCCTTGGAACCAGTTATTGGAACAAGATTTAGAGAGATATCTTTTGACAGTCGTAGACTAGATGTTGGTGGCGGAATTGATCCTAGTAATGAAACCATTACATTTACAAAGGCACATAATCTTGCAGATGGTGAGCATATTATCTACAATCAAAATGGTAATAATCCTATTGAGATTGGACAAGCATACGATCCAAATAATATCTCAACAGGAGGTTTGAGTAGTGGTGATGAATATGTAATTAGAATTGTAAATACTTCCACTATTAGATTATTTAAAAATGATAATGATGCATTTGCACCTTCTGCATCAGGTATTACCACTATAAGTACTGGTATCAATACTATTGGTCTTTCAGCTGCTACATCAGCATCTGGTATTCATAAATTTAGAACTCTATCGCAAAAAAATGTAAGATCTATTACTGTTCTCAATAGTGGATCTGGTTATGCTTACAGAAAATTAAGCGTAAAATCTAGTGGTATTTCTACAGAGTATAATTCAGTATACTTTAATAATCATGGATTTAAGGATGGAGAAATAGTTACATATAAATCAACAGGCAATCCCATTGTTGGTCTTTCTACTTCAAATAGTTATTCTATTCAATTTGTAGATTCAGATCAATTTAGACTTGTAAATGTTGGTATTGCTGGAACATTTACCGATGATCTCAAAAAATCAAAGTTTAATAAATTTGATTCTATTGGAAGTGGTTACCATATTTTCCAATATCCAGAGATTAAAGTTAATGCTAATGTTTCTTTTGGAGCATCTGGTATTGGAACCTTTACCTTTACACCAATCGTAACTGGTGAGATTACTGATGCCTATTTGTATGAATCTGGAACTGGATATGGATCTACTGTATTCAATTTACATACAAAACCAAGAATTTCAATAAGTAAAGGTAAAAATTCTCAACTTGCACCAATTATTTCTAATGGAAGAATTGTTGATGTTCAAGTATTAAACAAAGGATCTGAATATAAGTCAATCCCAGAACTTAAAATTGAAGATCCTTCTGGTGGAGTAGGTGCAATTCTCAGACCCGTACTTTTAAATGGAAAGATTGATGATGTTATTGTCATTAATCCGGGTATTGGGTATAGCACATCTTCTACTTCAATATTTGTAGATTCTAGAGGATCTGGTGCAATTTTTGATACTAGAATTAGAGATTTAACAATAAACGATGCGTTTAGATTTGGAAAAATTTCCGCAACAAGAAGTCCAGAAATTTATTCTAGTCTTTACAAGGATGAGAAGCAGGATTCTTTGGTTTATGGAATATATGGATACTCCCAAGATCTTGCATCGAACTTTGAATCTTTAAATGGATCTCACTCACCCATTATTGGATGGGCATATGACGGAAATCCAATTTATGGTCCCTTTGGATATCAAACGGCAGATAATGTTCAGTCAGGTGTTGCTAGACTTGAAACTGGATATGAATTAAGCACTAATTCTATTGTTGATAGACCACCTACTTTTGAACCAGGATTCTTCAAAGAAGATTACTTATACAATAATAGTGGTGATCTTGATTTGCATAATGGTAGATTCTGTAAAACTCCAGAGTTTCCAAATGGAGTTTATGCATACTTTGTTGGAGTTACAACCAGTGGGCAAAACTCTGCGAAATTTGCACCAGCATACCCATATTTTGTTGGAAATGAATTTAAGTCACAAGTAATAGGTGAAAATCTAATTTTAGATCAGACATTTGATTTCAATGGAAATAATCTTGTTAGAAATACCTTTCCATATAAAGTCAGTGATCCATATGCAGATTATGACTTTATCAACGAATCTTATGAAACTTTCCAACAACGCTGTAATGTAGAGTCAGTTACAAAGGGATCTGTTGATGAAATTAGAGTCATTGATGGTGGAGTTGGTTACTCTATTGGCGATAGAGTTAACTTTAATTTTGAAGGTACAGGCGGTGCTGGTCTTAGGGGAGAAGTTCAAGAATTAAAGGGTGCTGGTATATCTTCTATTAGAACTGAATTGGAAAGAAATGTAAACTGTGTATTTGTTTGGGACAATGATAATCAAGTTTCTGCTTACAATCGCGATGGATATGATTTAAATAATAACGATACCGTTCTTGTGAGTGGTCTTTCGACCTCTATACCATTCCTTAGTGGACCTAAGAGAATAGGATTTACTACAGAGTCCGTTGGTCTTGCTGGAACAATGTCCAATTACTCAGGTCTTCCTGGCGGTAAATTTGAGGATATTTTTGTTTCTAGAAGATTTAGAGAAGTATCAATTGGCAATTCTATAACAATTACATCCTCTGATGGTACTGAGACTGTAAGAGTTCTCAATGACTATTCAAACGGCGTACTTACTGTTAAGAGATTTGGATCTACTGGTGTAGCACACTCCTTTGGAAGTGATCTTAGTTTGAGTTCTGATAGAGTCAAACTTCCAGTAAAAACCACAAAGTTTAATTCTGAAAGAAATAAACTAATTTATTTTAATGCAGTAACATCCGTTGGTGTTGGAACTACTGCAGGTGGAGCTCAAAAGAAAGTAAGAACAGTTGGAGTCACTACATCTAGCGTTTCTGTTCCCTGTAGAGCAATTTATATACCCAATCATGGATTAAGGACAGGAGAAAGAATTACTTTTACTAAGAGTACTCTTGCTGGCGTTGATTCTCTTATTGTGGGGGATAACTCCCTTAACCAAGGAACATTCTTTATTCCAGATACAAATACATTATCAAGTGATGTATTTGTTATAAACAAAGGCGAAAATCTCATTGGATTAACAACACAAGTTGGTTTAACCACTGCATCTGAAGGATTGTTCTTCTATAGTGATGGATCTAATAATTCAGAATATCTTTTAGAAACTAATAAAGGACAAATTCTTGGAAATGTTGACAGAATTACAACCATTGTTAGTACTTCGTCAACTCATGGTCTACTCAATAAAGACGTTATCAAACTAAATGTAGTTCCAAATACTGTTGTTGGTTTTGGAACAACTGGAGCATTGAATATAAAATTGAATTTAGATGAGAAGAAAATTCTTGTCAATACAATTGGTATCAATTCGACGGGTATTACTCTCTCTGACGGATCGTTTACCTATCAAGATCATGGATATAAAACTGGTGATAAAGTATTTTATGAAGCAGCAGAAGTTGCTTCTGGTATAACAACTGGCATTTATTATATAATTCAAGATAGTATTGATAAATTCAGACTTGCAGAGACTTTATATGAATCTAATCCAAAAACAGAGAATGGAGTAAGTATTAGTGCAACTGGTGGAGTTAATCATTATATTTCTGCTGTCAATCCACCAATTGATGTTATAAGAAATAGTGACTTGAAGTTTAATCTTCAGGATACTTCACTAAGAGGATATCAATTAAAGATTTACAGAGACAAGAATTTCAATAATGAATATATCAGTTCAGGAGATTCTAGAGACTTCAACGTAGTTGGTCTTGGTAGTGTTGGTTTTGGCACTGACTCTGATTCTTCATTGACTCTGAATTACTCTAATAATATTCCATCAAGACTTTACTATGGTTTAGAAAAAGGTGGATACATCAGCACTGCGGATACTGAAGTCAAAGCATATTCAGAAATTAGATATGAAAATAGTGAATATAACGGAACGTACTCTGTATTTGGAATTTCAACAACATCTTCAACAACTGAGTTCAAGATTTCTCCATTCAGATATCCAAATATATTATCGTACATCAGTGCTGAATGTGATACTTTAGAATATAGCACTAAATCCTCAAACGCACTTAATGGAAGTATTTCTAAAGTAAGAGTTATTTCAGAAGGATTTAATTTTGATAAACTCCCATCATTTGAAGATGTTACATCTGTAAATGGTAGAAATGCTAATATTATTGGAATATCTACTTCTATTGGTAGAATCAAAAAGACTAGACTTCGTGATATTGGATATGACTATCCTTCAGATAAGACTCTTAGACCAGAAGCATTTGTACCACCAATTGTCACTGTTGACAATTTAGATACGATTCAAGAAATTGATATTCAGTTTGCCGGTGCAAAATATCTTGCTGATCCAGATGTTATTCTCTGGAATGATACGACTAAGAGTATTGTTGATACAACAACTCTTGTTGCAAAAGCGCCGAATGGATCTATTTCCGAAATTGTTCAATTAGCACCAATATTTGGATTAGATTCTGAACCACATAAGATTATTACAATCAATAATTCAAATGGTGTGGGTATCGTTTCAATGGTTAGTGGACCAACTGGAATTGCAACTTGTGTGCTTAAGACACCAATTCTTGGATATAATCAAGCACCATTTTCTGTTGATGATAAAGTATTTGTTGAAGGCATTGAAATGTCCTCTCCAGATGGATCTGGATTCAATTCTAGTGACTATGACTATCAATTATTCAAAGTAATACAGTTTGCAAATACCAGTCCAGCAACGTTGACTTTTCAATTAATTGATGCATCGGGTGTTGGACTTACAACCAACGCAGGTATTGCTAAGACATATCAATCAGGATATGCAACTCTTATCAATGAGAACATCTATCCACGCATTGATATCAAACAAAAAAGGGGAACATTCACTAAGAATGAAAGACTATTTGTTAATAGTGATGGCAATGGATTCCGTTCTGAAGATGCATTTATTTCTCTAGTGAGAGATGATTACATCAAATATACTGGAAAATATAATCTTAATAAAGGTGATATTATTAAAGGGATTATTAGTGGTGTAATTGCAGAAGTAACTAATATTGATAGAAAGAGGGCAAAATTTGTAGTTGATTACTCCTCAAGAATGGAACTTGGTTGGAGTGATGATGTTGGCAAAATTAGTGAAGATTATCAAGTAACTCCTAACAATGACTATTATCAGAATCTTTCATACTCTATTAAGAGTCCCATAACTTGGGATGAACTTTCTACCCCAGTAAACAGTATTGTTCACCCAGCAGGTCTTAAGAACTTTGCTGATGTTGGTGTAACTTCTGTTGGTAGAAGTGGTATTGGTCTTGGTGGAACAACTACGGCAATTGTAATTCTTGATGTTGTTAGTGAAAGAAGAGTTGATATTATCAACAACTTCGATAATGCAGTAGATGTTGATCCAAGAGTAAGTCCTGTTACTGGTCTTACGCAATCAAACGCTCTACAGATTCAGAATAGAAAGTTGACGGATTATATTGAGTGTAGAACTAATAGGGTTCTCATTCATGATGATATTAGTAATAAGTTCTCTAGTAGAGGATTTAAGGATACTTTCGTTGAAATTGAAGAGATCGATTTTGTAGATAATCATGTAAGATATGTCATACAAATTGCTGATCCAGACAGTAAAGATGTTCAGTTATCCGAATTAGTTGTTCAATCAACTACCAATGATATTTTTATATTTGAAAAATATAATTCGTTTACAAATATTAAACTTGGGGACTTTAGTGCAAATATTGATAGTTTTGGAAGAAAGACTCTTGTCTTTACTCCAACAGATGCCTTTGAAACTGATCATGATATCAAAGTACTCAAAAAATCCTATCTTTTCCAAGCACTTCCTCCCGGAAATTCTGGTATTGGTACTCAAGCAATCGGTTCTGTAAATCTTGTCAGTTCTTTTGTTGGTCTCTCTAGTGTATCCGGTGGTAATAATATTGGAACACTTGCAGAATTCAATGGTACTGATTTCAATGGATTATTTGCAAACATTGAGATTTCCAATAGATTTAGTGGAGAAACTAACTATGTTGAAGCTGCAATTGATTTTGATGGAACTAATACTTATGTAAGTGAGTATTATTTTGATCATACTACACAGTCTTATAGTGCATCAAATGTTGGACTTGTTAGTGCAATTTATGATGCTAATTCAGGTATTGTTTCTGTACGTGGTCGTAATTTTGATCAGGTTGATGCTTTTGATTATAGAACACATATTGTTGGATTTGGAAATACCACAACTGGAATCGGAACATATAGATTCCTTCTTAACAATCAACCTGCAGGAACAGAAAGAAGTGCAAGATTAGAATCAACTATTGGATTTGGTACTGATATAGTAAGAGTTGGAACTTTTGATAGCAGATTCATTTCTGCTGCAGCAGCAGTCGTTCGTGTTTCTGCAGGAACAACATCAGCAATCCATCAAGTCAACATTCTTTCAAATTCAAGAACTAGTGAAGTTACTGTCACTCCTGGACCATTTGCACCAGTTAATAATGTTACTGGTCTTGGTACATTTGGTGGAGAGATCAGTGGTAATCAGTTCTATCTCAATTTCTATCCAGACTTGGGATACAATGTAGAGGCACAAGCATTTAGTGAAGTCTTCTACAGAGAGATGGACTTTGATAACCAAGCAAATTCACTTTCATACGGTCCAACTGATCAGTTGGTATTCCTCTCTGCATTTGATGGACTTAATGGTCTAAGAGCAAATAGAACCAACTTTACATTGACTCATGAAGGTAAACCAATTTATGTGAAGACATTTGATCCTACAGATACTGTTAATATCAATTATTCAACAGGTGTATTCACATTAAGAGATCATTTCTTTAATACTGGAGAAGAATTAATTTACAGACCAACTTCAACCTTTATTGGCATTGGAACACAACCGATGGGAATTGGTGCAACTGTAAACCATCTTGGTATTGTAACAGATAAACTACCAGATAGAGTTTATCCAATTGCCCTAACTCCAGATACATTTAAATTATCGACAACGCCACAGTTCGCTACTGCAGGTATATCCGTTACCTTCACTGATGCGGGAATCGGAAATGCTCATGAACTAGAATTTACTAAGAAGTTGAGTAAAACTGTCATTGCTATTGATGGTATTGTACAACAACCAATAACATTTACCCCAATTAATCATAAACTTGATTTTAATAGTGGAGGAATCTCTGTAGGTATTTCGACATTTAATGTTACTGGCATTTCTTCCGTCCAACCAAGAGACCTTTTGAGAGTTGATGATGAGTATATGAAGGTTGTTGAGGTTGGTCTTAGCACAAATATTGGTGGTCAAATTCTTGGTCCTATTAACGGTCTTATTGCTGCTGGTGTTGCTGCAACATTCCCAACAGTCGCTGTACAGAGAGGTGCTGTTGGATCTGCAGCAACATCACACATTGATGGATCAACTATTCAAATCTACAGGGGTGCTCTCAATATTGTTGGAAACGAAGTTCACTTCATTGATCCACCAAAAGGTAATAATAGAGCAAGAAGAAATGAAAGTAATCTCCCATATGTAACTGCACAATTCTCTGGAAGAACTTTCCTAAGATCTGATTATGACACCAATATGGTATTTGATGATATTTCAGATTCCTTCACAGGAATTGGTAAGACATATACATTGAAAGTTGGCGGTGCTAATACTACTGGTATCGATGCTGGTAATGGTATTCTGTTTATTAATGGCGTATTCCAAACTCCCACCACTGAAAATAATGCAGGAAATAACTATGAAATTGATAATGATAGTGCAGTAGGAGTCACGAGTGTAATTTACACAGGTATTACTTCTGTAGATGGATCATTTATTCAATCTGATTTTGATATTAATCAAAATCAACTCCCAAGAGGTGGTCTGATTGTTTCTTTAGGTTCTACTCCTGGTCTTGGATATGCACCCTTGCTTGGTGCAGAAATTAAAGTTCTGAAAAATTCTACAGGTCAACTTACTGACCTCATCGGTATTAATACAGTTGGATCTACAGTTGCTATCTCTACAGCACTTTATAACAATATTACAGGAATCCTTGAAATTGAAACCAATGACTCTCACAACATCTTAGGTGGAGATTTTGTAAAACTGGATAATTTGGAATTTAGTTGTGGTAGCACTGGATATGGTACAACAACTATCTTCCCAGATTATGATTATCCTGTTGATGTTGTTCAGGTAATTTCTGCAACCAGAGTTTCAATCAGAGTGGGTCCATCTACAATTCCACATACTTATGAGACTGGTGGTACCGTTAGAAGATACTTTACCAATAATTTTGGATCTGGATATAGAGAACCAGTTTCTATCGGTATTACAGATCTAGCATACGAACACAAGTTCATCAGATCTGTGAACAATAGTGTTACTGCAAGTAGTGGTGGACCATTTACACCAACTAAAGCAGATTACACTTCTCATACAGGCGTATTGAGACTTACTATTCCAAGTCACGGTTTGGATACTACGGATACTGTTCAGATTGCAACAGATGGTTTGATCTTTACTTGCTCTGATGATGATTTCTTTACTGAGCAACCATATCCAAGAGCAACTGATCCTGCTGCAGGAGCAACTCTAGGAATTACATCATTCACCACTAATACAATTAGTGTTGGTGTTGGATCTGCTGGTGGTAGTGGAACTGGTGCAGTAGTTGATGCGACCGTTGGTATTGGTGGAACTTTAGCATTTTCAATCACAAATCCTGGTCAGGGATATATCAATCCAGCATTGATCATTCCCGAACCAAACTATGAGAATGTAGAAGTTGTTGGCGTTTCTAGACTGGGTATTGGTGCAACAACTGAAACTGGTAGAAATCTACTGTTAAATCTTACTGTGGGTGCAGCAGGAACAAGTAATGTTGGTATTGGATCTACATTATTCTTAATTGATACTTTTAAGGTTGCAAGATCTGGATATGCATTCAAACCTGGCGATATTCTTGAAGCTGTTGGTCTAGTAACAGCAAAAAATTATACACAACCAATAGCACCTTTCCAACTTGAAGTTGTTGAAACATTTACTGATAGGTTCTCTTCCTGGTCCTTTGGTGAAATGGATTATATTGACAGCATCTTTGGATATCAAAACGGTACTAGAAAGAGATTCCCACTTTACTATAATGGCGAACTTCTAAGTTTTGAATTAGATCCAAATAACCCTCTTTCTGCAAATATTGATCTTGACTCAGTTCTTGTCATCTTCATTAATGGTGTATTGCAGACACCTGGTTATGCATATCAGTTTACTGGTGGAACTTCATTCTTGTTTATGGAAGCACCTAAGGTCAATGATAAAGTTGATATTTTCTTCTACATTGGTCAAGATGGTGTTGATGTTCTTCAGGTAGAAACCACTGAGACTCTCAAGATTGGTGATGATGTAAGAATGTTGAGACAACCACTAATTTCAACATCTCAAAGACAAATTAATGATAGGGCAATCACCGAAATTGTAGGTTCTGATATTGTAGAAACTAACATCTATAGTGGTCCAGGTGTTGATGATACTAACTTCAGACCATTTGATTGGATTAAACAGAAGAAAGATATCTATGTAAAGGGTGATATTGTTAGTAAGGTAAGACCAGTCTTAGAAACTAAGATCTTCCCAACTGCAAAAATCATTGGTGATGTTACTCCAACTTCAAGTGATATCTTTGTAGATAATGCACAATTCTTTGATTACGACGAAATTATTCTGGATCTTAATCAGAATACATTTACATTCGATGCATTTATGATGGAAACTTCAAATGAACCAGTTTCTGCTGCGTTTACTTCTACAGTTTCCATTGCAGGCACTGTCTCCGCAGTAACCATTGATAATGTCGGATTTGGATATACAACTTCTACAATTGATATTAAGTTCTCGGCACCCAAAGAAATAGGTGTTGGTATTGGAATCACTGCAACTGGAACTGCCAATATTTCAAATGGTCAAGTTTCTTCAGTTACAGTTATCAATCCTGGATTTGGATATACAAATACAAATCCACCAAGAATTATTGCAGAACTTCCCACACCTCTATATGAAACTATCAATACAGTTCAAAATGTTCAAGGATTTAGTGGAATTATTACTGGAATCAGTACAACAACTGGTACAGGTGGACATCCACTTGCATTGAAGTTTAACTTCCGCGCAATGAAAGACTATGGTGAAAATGGTGAAGCAAATGTTGCTTCTGATGCACTGGATTTGGTAGCGGGATATCCCATTATGATTTATGATACCACAGTTGGTAATGGAGTTACTTCTGTAAATAGTAGTGATTCTGCAGTTGTTGGTATTGGTACGTCATTCCTTGATAACGTTTATGTTGTCAACTCAATAACAAGTCTTGCATCGAATGCAGAAATTATTTGTAATATTGATTCCGGTAGTCCTGTAATTGGAATACTCGAAAGCGGCACTTTTGATGATCTTCAGGCAGGATTAACAACTTCTCTTGGAAAACTTTCTTGGGGAAGAATATATAACTATGACAATAGAACTAATGGAATTTCTATTGGGGTGACTGGTTTGACTGTTGATGCTGGATTATCAACCTTCCCAACTATCCAAAGGAGAGGAAACTTTGGTGAAGGCAAAACTGGAGCAATACGTTCCAGAAAACCACGCGCTGATGGTGTAAGTCTGGAAGCCGATAACAACTTGTCATTTTACATTCAGTAATCTCCTATAAATATATAAAAAAAGATAAAGATGTCAGCAATTGTTACTGATCAATTTAGAATTTTGAATGCCAGTAACTTTGTGGATTCTGTTGAATCCACGAGTAACTCTTACTATATCACAGTTGGTCTACCCAACCCAACTAATGTTGGTTTTGGTAGGACAGTTGCTTGGAATACCAATCCACCATCCCCAATTGATAGTGTTGCTTATAACAACCATGCAGGTGATCTTGTTTTATATGGTAAGAAGGTAACTTCTGCCAATGTAAGACGATTAGTCCGACGTATTAATTGGGTCTCTGGAAGCAGATATGAAATATATCGTGATGACTATAGCATTACTAGTCCAGCACCCATAACTAATGCATCTAGATTATATGATGCAAATTATTATGTGATGAATGAAGACTATAGAGTTTATATTTGTATTGAAAATGGATCTAGTGGTGATAATCCAAAAGGAAATGTTTCTCAGGATCAACCAAAATTTACAGATCTAGAACCAACTAGAGCTGGTGATAGTGGAGACGGATATATTTGGAAATATCTATTTACTATTCCTCCAAGTGACATTATTAAATTTGATTCTACAGAATATCTCACAGTACCCAATGAGTGGCAAACTAGTACAGAATCTCAAATAAGAACTATTAGGGAATCTGCCGACTCAAGTATTAATGAAAATCAGATTAAGACTGTTTATATTCAAGCATCTGGTAAAGGATATGCAAATGGTTTGGGACAAGAGTTTGATATTATTGGTGATGGTACTGGAGCAAAAGTTAGAGTTGATGTAGAAGGTACACGCATTACAAATACTACAGTTACTTCTGGGGGAAAAGACTATAGTTATGCATTAGTTGACTTGGGATCAATTAATTCAGGCAGTACTGGTACTCCGGCACATTTAATACCCATTATTCCCCCATCAAAGGGTCATGGATTTGATGTGTACACTGAATTGGGTACTGATAAAGTTCTTGTTTATGCAAGATTTGACGATTCCACAAAAGATTTCCCAGTTGATACAAGTTTTGCACAAGTTGGTATCGTAAAGAATCCAACAAAAGTTGGAACTAGTGATGTATATCAAGAAAATACTTTCTCCGGATTAAGTTCTTTCAAATTTTCTTCAATTACAGGAACACCAAAAATTGGAGAGAAGATTGAACAGATTGTTTCTAGTGGAACTGGAAAGGCATTTGGTTATGTTGCATCATATGATCTTGAGACAAAGGTTTTAAAGTATTTTAGAGACAGATCTCTCTTCTATAACCAGACAACCTTTAATCAAAGAGATTATGCGGGTATATCTACAAATGGTAGACCATATGATTTTGAAGCATCATCAAATGTAATCAGTGGTAATGTATCTAATTTTTCCGCTTCCATCGATACTGGATTTGCAGGAATCACAACAAACCCAACAGGAACAAAGTTAATTAATCTTGGTGTTGACTTCACCAGTGGCATGGCAGTTCCTGAAATAAATAAAGGGTCAGGAGAATTAATTTATCTTGACAACAGATCTAGCATTGCTAGAAATGCCCGCCAAAAAGAAGACCTCAAAATTATACTGGAATTTTAAAAAATGCCACAAAAGACGAATTTAAACGTAAGTCCTTATTATGATGATTTTGATAAGGCAGATAATTTTTACAAAGTTCTGTTTAAACCTGGGTATCCTGTTCAGGCTAGAGAATTATCGGGTCTTCAGTCGATTCTGCAAAATCAGATAGAATCCTTTGGCAGTCATATGTTCAAAGAAGGTTCCATGGTGATTCCTGGAGGAATCACTTGTGATAATGCCTTTACTACGGTTAAGGTTAATGGAGACCACTTAGGAATTGATATTACAGTATATTTGGATGCTGTTATAAATGCAAATAATGGTAAGGGATCCAAGGTAAAGGGGGAAAACTCGGAGATTGTCGGAACAATCAAAGGATATTTACTTCCTCCTGAAGAAGGTGTTGAAGAAATTACACTATTTGTTAAGTATCAAGATGGTGGCGTCGATGGTACAAGTTTTGAGTTTGAAGATAGTGAAACTCTAATTCTTCAAGAGAATATAACGTATGGAAATACTTCTATTGTCTCTGGCGATACTGTTTTTACCATTAATTCAGTAAATGCAACAAATACAGGTTATTCTGTCGGTGTAGCAGAAGGTGTATATTTTATTAGAGGAACTTTTGTTGATGTTCCAAATGAACAGATTGTTCTTGATCCTTTTGATAATAAACCATCGTTCAGAGTTGGATATGATATTATTGAGGAAATTGTAAATGCAGATCAAGATCCAAAACTAAATGATAATGCAAAAGGTTTTACTAACTATGCTGCACCAGGTGCAGATAGATTAAAAATTCAACTTAAATTAACTAAAAAACAACTCACTGATAATGAAGACACTAGTTTTGTTGAGTTGGTAAGAATTGATGAAGGTGAAATTAAAAAGTTACAGAATAAATCAAATTATAATTTGATTAGAGATTACTTTGCAAAGAGAACTTACGAAGAATCTGGCAATTATGCTGTTGATAGTTTTATTGTAGATGTTGTTGACACTTTAAACAATGAGACTGGCAACGGAGGTCTCTTCAGAGAGGATGAAGTAACTGATGAAGGGAATACACCTAGCGACAATTTGATGGGTGTTAGAGTGTCTGCTGGCACTGCCTACGTTAAAGGATATGATATTGATCTTGTTGGTTCTAGTATAATTGATGTAGAAAAACCAAGAACTACTAAAACAGTAGGTGGTGCGCTGATTCCATTTGCTCTTGGAAGTTTAGTAAGAGTAAACAATGTTCATGGAACACCATATTTAAATATTGGTGACGCTGCAGCAGGTGGTGCAAATACTACTAACACTAATATTATTGAATTATACTCTGAAAGGAGAAATGCATCAGGAAATACCAACACTGGTAATGCATCTGGTGCCGGATTATCAACTAAGGTTGGTGAGGCAAGAGTTTACTGGTGGGGTGTGACGGATGATTCTTATAAAGATGGATCAACTAATTGGGATCTCTATCTCTATGATATTCAAACATATACAAAATTAACTTTAGCAAACGCATATACCACTGGTGACGTACCTGTCACTTCATATATTAGAGGTTTGTCTAGTGGTGCAACTGGGTATGTTTCAGTTATTGCAACCAATGATTATAGTCTTACTCAGACTTCGGGAAGATTTTTAATTGGTGAGCAAGTAATCATCAATGAGAATCCTAAATTTAAGACTGGTATCACAGGGATGGCAATCTATGATACTTCAGATATTAAATCAGTATTCCAAGATTCTAACGGATTAAATAGTGCTTTACTTACAAATTTCGTTGCAGATACTGTTCTTTATGAGCAAGAGCTTGAAAGATTTGGTGTAAAGGATCAGTTAGTTATCAGTGGCAGTAATACTGGTAAAGTTTCTGGAAGAAACTTCCAAGATGGTGAGGGTGGTATTAAACTTGGTAGTATAATTAAGTACCAAACAGGTGGAGATCCAAACTTTAATGTTGTCAATGCAATCCGTGCTGATGGAACTGCAGTAACTTTAGGAGCAGCACCAACAGCTGTTGGTGGTGTAAACAAAAGCAGTGTAGATAATGGTCAATATAATTTCTCATTGATGGTTCCAAGAATCCGCCAATACGGATCAAATGGTCTCTACGCAACAATGCCAGTAGAGAATACTGCAACTGTTGACTTAGCAAATGCTGATCTTACAATTACGAAACAGATTACAGGTCAGACTGTTGCAGGTGGTACTCTCACTTTGCAAGTTGCTGATGCTGTAGATGTAAGTGCAGGAATTACTAGTGTATTCTTTGAATCATTTGATGCTGAGAGATATACAATTACTGACAATAATGGATCTCCAATTGCACTTAATAGTGGAAACTTTGCATTAGGTGCTAACGGCAACTCTGTAACTTTCAGTGGTCTTGCTAATGGTGCAGTTACTGTCCAGGCAACTCTAAAGAAAAGAGGTGTAACTAACAAGACGAAGGACTTTGCAAGATCAAATAAGGTATCAATTGTCAGAACTACTGGAGCAACTTCAACAGTTGGTCTTACAACTTCTAAGTTCTATGGAACTAGAATTGAAGATAATGAAATTTCACTGAACGTACCTGATGTTGTAAATGTACGTGCAATTTATGAATCAACTAATACTGCAGCACCTGTTCTTGATAAGTTGACTTTTGCAACTGGTCTTTCTTTGGATCAGAATGCGATTGTGGGTGAAAAAATTGTAGGACAGGATAGTAGAGCAGTAGCACAAGTTGTAAATACGACTGCAAATGGTATTGAATATGTAAAACTGAATACTAATAATTTCTCTGTTGGAGAATCCGTCAAGTTTAAAAATTCTGCCATCGAGAGTGTAATTCAAGAAATAACACCAGGTAGTTACAGTGACAGAACTGCAAATTATAGATTAGATAAGGGTCATCGTCATCAATTCTGCGACTATTCTAGAATTATTAGAAGAAAGGGTAGTGCAGTACCTTCTAGACAACTGCTAATTGTATTTGATTCATATAAAGTTGGATCAAATAATACTGGCGATATTTTCACTGTAAATTCCTATTCGCAGGATAGATTTACCAGTGATATCCCAACATTGCCAAATGGTTTACGATGTTCCGATCTCTTAGACTTCAGACCTAGAGTCAAAGAGTTTGATCCTTCTACAAATGCGTCTCCATTTGCATTTAATATTAGACAGTATGAATACAATTATAAGTACGTTGTTTCGCCAGATGAAACTTCATTCTTAGGGTATAGTTACTATCTACCTAGAATTGATTTAGTTAGCATCAATCGTCTGGGTGAAATTGAAGTTATTAAAGGAGAACCTGCTGATACTCCTCAGGCACCAGTTCTTACCGATGATGCAATGGAAGTTGCACAAATTCTGTTACCTCCATATTTGTATAGTGCAACCAAGGATCCTAAAATTCTTCTTCGTGATAATAGAAGATTCACGATGCGTGATATTGGAAAACTTGAAGATAGAATTGAAAACCTAGAAGAAGTAACCAGTCTATCTCTTCTCGAACTGAGTACTAAGACATTAGATGTAACAGATGCTAACGGTCTTAGTAGATTTAAGAGTGGATTTATTGTTAGTGACTTTAGAGATAAGTCATTGATGGATCCACGTTTGTCAACAGTGGATATATCCAAAGAAGGTGCTATGTGTATTGCACCTGTTGATTTCTGGTCTATGGCAGCAGAATTGGCATTAGATCCAGGAATTGATGTTACAACAACCGATCTTAGTCAAAATCTTAAATTATTAGATCCAAACATTCAGAAAACTGGAGATCTTCTTACACTTAAGTATGAAGAAGTAGATTGGTTAAATCAACCACATGCTACTAATGTTGAAAATGTAAACCCATTTAATGTTATTGTTTTTGTTGGTGGTGTTGTTTTGGATCCAGCATCTGATAACTGGGTCAGAACAATATATCTTGATGATCATAGAACTGAATCAACAGGTGCTCAGTGGAAGCAAGAGGCAACAGTAACTAGAGATGTTGATAAGAAAACTGAATATGTTACTTACAAAAAAGGTGGTGGTAGAGGAGAAAAGAAGAAGAGAGCATTTACTACTACAACAATTACAACCAAAACTAAGTTTAAACCAAAACTTAAAGGACCTGCAAGAGAGTTTAATTATGTTGAAGATGTAAAAATTTCTGGTGAAGCAGATCCTTGGATGCGCTCAAGAAATGTTTTCTTTGCTGCTAATGGTCTGAGACCATACTCTAAGCACTATTTGTATCTTGATAGTCAGCAAGTCGATATTATTCCGAAGGTATGTGAAATTGAAATGCAATCCGGAACCTTCAGAATCTATGAACATGCAGATGTTTTTGATTCTACTGGCAGAAAGATTGGTGTGATGAGAATCCAAAAACCAAACCACAAGTTTGGTGATAAATCGAGACCAGACATTGGTGCTGGATTGGGTTCTCCTGCAGTTTATGTTGAAGAATATCAGGTTGATCCATATGATAGAAATAGACCTGGACCAGGAGATACATATTCTCCAACATCTAAACTCATTAACTTTGGCGTAAGATGGCTTGCAAACCCAACCGCACCATTCTATGGTTACGTTGAAAAGGGCGCTAAAGTAGTTGGAAAGACTAGTGGAGCAGTTTGCACTATTACTAGGGCAGAGTTAGTTTCTGATAACTGGGGAGATATTATTGCAAACTTTTTCTTCAGGAATCCAAATTCAAATCCAAGACCAGCAATAAGAGTTAAGAGTGGAACTAAAACAGTTAAGGTTACTGCAGTTCCACCAAATACGGTAGTTCTTCCTGGATCTACAGTATTTGCTTCTGAGGCAATTGGATCTTACAGCGGATCTGGAACTATCTTGACACAAGAGACTAGTCGGGTTTCTGTTAGAAATCCACCCAAACCAAAGAGAAGGAAGACTGAAGTTGAGGTTAAAGTTAAGGCACCGCATAGAGATCCACTTGCACAATCCTTTACTGTAGATGGAAAGGGATGTTTCCTAACATCATTTGATCTATTTTTCGCAGTAAAAGATCCTGGCGCAAAAATCTTTGTTGAACTCAGAACTATGGAGTTAGGTACGCCAACATCTTTCCTGGTTCAAGACTATACCCAGGTTGCATTGAATCCTGAACAGATTAATATCAATGAAGCAAATCCATTTGAACCTGTTGCTACAAGAGTAAGATTCCCATCACCAGTTTATCTGGAAGCAGATACTGAATATGCTATTGTTATTTTATCCCCTGCATCTGATGGATATGAAATGTGGACAGCAACCATGGGCAAGAAGACTGTTAGAACAACAAATCTTCCAGATGTTCAAAATGTGGTTGTTACTAAGCAATATATTGGCGGTTCTCTGTTTAAATCTCAGAATGGTACAATTTGGACTGCAAGTCAGTATCAAGATTTAACATTCAAACTGTATAAAGCAAAGTTTGTTCCTTCTGGAGCACTTACCTTCTACAATAGTGACATACTTCCAAAGGGTGATAACTCTGCTATTCTTGAGGACAATCCAATCGAAGGTTTGCCTAGAAAATTAAAACTTCCAGTTTCTGGAACACTTAACGCAGGTGTTATATCTGGTGTAAAAGTTGCTGAAGGTGCGACAGCACCAAGTGTTAATGGAATCGTTGAAAATCTTGGTGGTCCATCAGTTTCTGGAACAGGGAATGTTTCAATTGCAAGTAGTGGTACTGGTTATAAACCTAGTGCATCAATTGCCAATGTTGATTTAGTATCTTTGACTGGTAAAGGAACTGGTGCCAAAGCAACATTAACCATTAACTCTTTTGGTAGTGTTGAAGGTGTAAATATTACCACTGTTGGTACTGGATATGTTGAAGGTGAAACTGTTGGAATTGTTACGTCAACTATGGCAGTAACAAAACGAGCAGGTAAAGGTGCTAGATTTACTCTTACTGGAATTGGAAATGCAGATACTCTCTACTTAACCAATGTTCAAGGAGAAAACTTCACAAATACTCTAAATCTCTTCTACTATGGAGATCCCTCAAACGAAGCAACAAGAGTAACTGCTGATGTTACTGTTAATGGATCATCCACTTTAATTGATGATATTTACAGTGGAAATATTTTCAGAATCAAGCAACATAATCATGCACATCATGGTGGAAATAATAAGATCTCAATTGAGGACATTCTTCCAGATACTGGAAAAACTACCATCACAGGAACTTTCGGAGAAACTGATGGTGTAGTTGCTGTTGCTAATACGTCACTGTTTGGAACCTTTGAAGGAATCAGTACAAGTCGTGGTTATGCACTTCTTAATAATGAAATCATTTCCTATAATAGTATTAGTGCTGGAGCAGGAGATGCGGGCACTTTATCGATTGATGCCAGAGCAATAGGAAATTCTGTTAAGTCTTCACATACTACGGGAGAATTCATCCAACCTTATGAGGTTAATGGAGTATCTTTAACAAGAATTAATACTTCACATAACATCCCAGCAACATATTATACTGATGAAAATTCAAATCTAGATAATTATTATATTGAATTTGATAGAACCACAGCATCTCCGACTTCAAGAGGTTCTGGATCTGGAATGATTAACTTCGAGTCTAGAAAAGGATTTGGTGGAAACACGGTTGGAATCTCCCAGAATTATCAGTTCAGTAATATTGAAGCAATGTTTAATATTATCACTCCAGGTAAAGGAACTAAATCAAGTTCCTTGATCAGAACTGTATCTGGAACAAGTGCTGGCGGAAATGAGGTTTCCTTTATTGATCAAGGATTTGAACCAATAACTTTAAACAAGGTTATACATTTCGATACACCTAGGATGGTTGCTTCAAAAGTTAATGAAATTGAACGACTTGGAGTGCTTCCAAGTAATAAGTCACTATCTATGAGAGTTGAATTTACAAGTGAAGATGAAAATCTATCTCCTGTAATGGATATTCAGAATGCAACATTTATACTTGGTAGAAACAAATCCAATGCACCGGTAAAAGATTATGTTGATGATTCTAGAGCAAATCTAATTGAAAATGATCCTCACGGAGCAGTATTTGTAACCAAACAAATTTCTCTTGCACAACCTGCAACAAGTCTCAAGATTTATATTGCAGCAAATAGACAAGAGGATGCAGATTTCCGCGTTCTTTATCAATTAATTAAAGCAGATTCTAGCGAAATTGACCAGAAGTTTATCCCATTCCCTGGATATGATAATCTAATTGATGATGATGGTGATGGATTTGGAGATCGCATAATTGATCCTGAAAAGAGTAGCGGAAGAGCAGATGCTTTTGTTGCTGCAGATGATAAAGAAGGATTTAGTGAATATCAATTCAGTGTAAATAATGTTGATCAGTTTACGGCATTTGCAATTAAAGTTGTTATGTCGTCTACTAATGAATCAACACCAGTACAATTGAAAGATTTCAGAGCAATTGCTCTTGCATAATATGGAAGATAAAGATCTAATACAGGTTGAAAATGAGCAGAATCTCTTCAGAGATAAAAGCACTGGCGCTATCATTAATACCGATAGTGCCGGTTATTCTCAATATATGAGAATGAAAAAAAGAAGGCAGACAGAAAGAGAGGAACTTGATACAATTAAAGATGATATTGAAGAAATTAAATCACTACTAAGGGAGATAGCAAATGGACCCAAATGATATTATATTAGATAAAGTTTCTAAAAATTTTGAATATGCAAAATTATCCAGAGAGATTGATTCCTGCGATGATAATGATACTTTGAGAGATATTGCAAAATCATATGCAAAACTATATCTAAAGCAACAAGAAGTTGTGAGTGGATTGGGACTTCAAGGAATATAAATATATTTACATTCTGATCTGTATATAATCAATGGCTGAAATTAAAGTCAGAGTAGGTCAACAACCAGCAGTAAAGGTAATATCTTCTCTTGCAGGTGCTCAAGGACTTTCTTTGGCAGAACTCAGTGATGTTAGTGCTTCAAACTTGCAGAATGGTATGGTGCTTGTGTATAACAGCAGCATCAGAAAATGGGAAGCAACTCTTACCCTGACACCGGGCGCAACGCAGAATTTAGACATCAACGGAGGCAATTTCTGACATGGCAAGTATTATTAGGATTAAAAGATCCTCAGGTACTAGCAAACCAGCCAGTTTACAATGGGGTGAACTTGGATACGTAACTGGTATTGGTAGTTACGGGGGAATCAACCAATACAAAGATAGGATATTCCTTGGAGACGATGGTACAAACTCCAATGCAGTTGGTGGTTTTTACTATACCTCAATGATGGAGCACGCTCCTGGAAATATTCCAGCTGCTTCTCATAACACAAGAAACCAAGACAGAGGTGTTGTTGCCATTATGGCACCTGCAACTAACTCTGGATTAAGTGGTGCAGAATCACTTAAGGTTGACCAGTGGAACGTAGATAATATTAGAATTGATGGAAATATAATTTCATCAACCGATACTGATGGAGATATTAAACTAGATCCTCACGGTTCTGGTGAAATTCATATTCCAGATGATACTTTCCTATCATTTGGCGACGATAAAGATGCAAAATTTGAATATGATGAAAACGGAGTTAACCAGTTAACTTATACTGGTGCAGATCTCCGAATTAATGTTACTACAGATTCTATTGATAAGGATACTGGTGCATTAATTGTAGAAGGTGGTGTAGGTATTGAGAAAAACTTAAACGTTGGTGGAAACTTCAGCGTTGCTGGTAACTCAACCTTTGATCAAATTAAAATTGAAGATAATATTATTTCTAGTACACCAGGTAGTAGTGATACCATTTACATTGATCCATATCCTGATGGGTTAAGTAATGAAGGTACTGTTATTGTTAAGGGAAATCTTCAAGTTGATGGTACAACAACTACTGTTAACTCAACAACTTCTACCCTCAATGATCCAATCTTCCATATTGGTGATGTAACTAGCACTAGAACTGTTATGGCAGAAGCCAGCAGTGGTGCAACTTCACTGATTCTTGATTCTATTGTTGGTATCAATACTGGTGATGGAATTACTGCTGCTGCAGGTATTCCAAATAGTACCACAGTTACTGCATATAATCCTGGTACCAAAGCAATTACTATCAGTAATGCTACAAACGCTGGTATCAGTACCACAACTCAGGTAACTATCACCCACGCATACGATAGTAACACTGATAGAGGTATTTCATTCGCCTTCAATACAAGTTCTGGAGCATCTAACAACAAAGTTGGATTCTTTGGTATGGAGGATGACTCCATTGCCACTAGCACTGCAGGGGTTAATAATCACGGAACTCACGCAGATGATAGTAGAAGATGGGTTTATGTTCCTGATGCAAGTATTGCAAATAGTGTTGTAAGTGGAACTAAAGGTTTCCTTGATATTAAAGGTCTCTACTATCAGTCTGGAGATTATGCAACTGGTGGTGTTGCATATTTTGATAGTACTGGACTTCAAAGGTCTACAAATGCAGTAGCGACCCCAGTAGCAACCTCTAAGCAGATTCTAACTGCTATTACAAAAGAAACTTTAGTGTTATCAGTTGCAATTACAGTATCTGCTGGTGATATTATCAGACAAGATACTTCAAATGCATATGGTGTTGTTGAGACTGGTGTTTCTGGTGCAACAACAGTAAGTCTGATTGGTGTAGAGGGTGGTGGATTCCAAGCAGGGCAGAATCTAAGAAAGGAAGGTGCGAATGGATTTATTGCAAATCTTTCCTCAGTTCCAAACTCAGTTACTCCCATATATACTAATAAACCTCATTGGACTTCAACACTTGATGGGGGCACATTCTGAGGTAGTTAATGGAAAATCAAAGTGAAGTGGATGTTAATGTTCTCATTAAAATATACAATTCTAAATTAGCAGCAGTATCAAATCAAAACGTTCTTCTTGAAGCAAAGTTAGCAACTTTGGCACAAGATTTTAAGGAACAAACTGATGCTTTGCTTGAAGAAAATGCAGACCTCAAAGCAAAATTAGAAGGTTAATATGGCAAAACCGTCAACTAGACAAGGATTAATAGATTATTGTTTGCGTCAACTTGGTGCTCCAGTGTTGGAAATCAACGTGGATGATGATCAAATTGATGATCTGGTTGATGATACCATTCAATATTTTAATGAGCGTCATTATGACGGTGTTGAGAAAATGTACCTCAAGTACGAAATTTCTCAAGATGATATTGATAGAGGAAAAGGTGTAGATATTGCATCTGGCAATCAAGTAAATGGTAAAACTGGAGTTGGTATTGTAACTACTACAGCAACTTCTACTGGAATTGCTGCAACTACTTTCAACTTCTATGAAAACTCAAATTTCATACAAGTTCCAGATTCCGTAATTGGAGTAGAAAGACTTTTTAAATTTGATACTAGTTCAATCTCTGGTGGGATGTTTAGTATCAAGTATCAAATGTTCCTGAATGATCTTTATTATTTCAATTCAGTTGAACTTCTTCAATATTCTATGACGAAATCATATCTTGAATCTATAGATCATTTATTAACGACAGACAAACAGATCAGATTTAATAAGAGGCAAGATAGATTATATTTGGATATAGATTGGGGATCGCAGAGTGCAGGTAATTTTATTGTACTTGAGTGCTATAGAGCACTTGATCCAGAATCATTCTCACAAGTTTATAATGATAGTTTTGTCAAGAGATATTTGACAGCAGTTATTAAGCGTCAGTGGGGAAGAAATCTTAGTAAGTTCCGAGGAGTAAAACTTCCTGGTGGAATTGAACTAAATGGTGGTGAAATTTTACAGCAAGCAGAACAAGAATTAAGTGATATTAAATCTCGTATGACTATGGAATATGAAATGCCACCTCTCGACTTTATTGGATAATGGCACTTAATCCTTTTTTCTTACAAGGGACTGCATCTGAACAGAGATTAGTCCAAGATCTAATAAACGAGCATCTGTCTTTTCATGGTGTTGAAGTAACTTATATTCCAAGAAAATACGTCAATACAAAGACAGTTATTGAAGAAGTACAGACATCAAAGTTTGATGATAATTTTTCTATTGAAGCATATGTCAATACTTTTGAAGGATATGGTGGAGCAGGAGATATCCTAACAAAATTTGGGGTAAGTGTAAGAGATGAGTTAATCATTACACTATCTAAAGAAAGATTTGAAGATTTTATTGCGCCATTTATGGCAGGACAAGATGATGGAACTGATGATTCCATTATGCCTACTCCTACTCGCCCCAGAGAGGGAGATTTAGTATATTTTCCATTAGGTCAAAGATTATTTGAAGTAAAATTTGTTGAGCATGAAGATCCATTCTTTCAATTAGGAAAGAACTACGTTTATCAACTCAAATGTGAACTCTTTGAATATGAAGACGAAGTTATCGATACAACTATTGAAACAATCGATACTCAGGTTCAGGATGAAGGATATATTACTACACTTCAATTAATTGGGGTTGGTAGAACTGCTACTGCAACAGCATTAATTAGTGGTTCAACTCCAAGTGGTTATCTAAGAACAATTCATCTAGATAATGATGGAAGTGGATTTACCTCAGTTCCGATCATCGGAATATCATCTTCACCAACAGGACAAATTGGTGATAATGCTACTGCTGTTGGATTCTTGACAACAAGAGGTAGAGTTACCTCGATTGAAAAGATTTTGATGACAAATGCTGGTGCAGGATATACAACACCACCATCAATTACGATTACTGGAGGTGGTGGTGTTGGAGCAGCAGCAACTGCATCCATTGAAACTAGTGGTCAAGGTGTAATTAGATTTAGTATTCAAGATGGTGGCGTTGGTTACGGCACTGCACCAACCGTAACCATTACAGGTCCACCAGCAAGTGGTATTGCACATACTGCAGTTGGTATCGCTTCTATTGGTATTGATGGATCCAGTCGTATTCTCAAATCAATTTACGTCAAAGATCCTGGAAGAGGATATAGTAACGCACCAACAGTTACAATTGCAGACCCAGAAACTTTAGCAGGTCTTGGAACATATCTCTTTAATGAAATTGTTATGGGATCTAGGTCTATGATACGAGCAAGAGTCAAGGAATATGATCAAGACACTCACATTCTTAAGATTTCTAATGTAAGTATTGGTTCTACACAACCAATTGGATTCTATCCTGGAGAAACTGTAATTGGACAAACATCTGGAGCAGAATATCCAGTCTTTAGTTATGTACAAGATGATACTTATGATAAATATACCGAGAACGATGAGTTTGAAACTCTCGGAGATAATCTTTTAGACTTTACTGAAACCAATCCATTTGGGACATTTTAATGTTAGGAACATATTATTATCACGAAATAGTTAGGAAAACTATTATTTCATTCGGAACTTTATTCAATGATATTCATATCCGCCATCAAGATGATGCTGGTAAAGATGTTAGTGACCTGAAAGTTCCTCTAGCATATGGTCCTAGTCAAAAGTTCCTGGCAAGAATAACCCAACAGGCAGATCTGAATAAAGCGATTCAAATTACAATGCCTAGAATGTCATTTGAAATGTCAAACATTTCCTATGATTCTACAAGAAAGTCTAGTTTAGTTCAAACTTTCAAAACTTGTGAAGATGGAACAAAGGCAAAGAAAGTCTTTATGCCCGTTCCATATAATATTGGATTTGAACTCAATATTATGTCAAAATTGAATGATGATTCATTGCAAATTTTAGAGCAAATTCTTCCATATTTTCAACCACATTTCAACTTAACTGTTGATCTAATTGACTCTATTGGAGAAAAGAGGGATATTCCTATCATCCTTGAATCTGTAAATTTTCAAGATGATTATGAAGGAAACTTTGATACAAGAAGATCCTTAATTTATACATTGCAATTTACAGCAAAAACATATCTGTTTGGTCCTGTTGCCGATAGCAGTGATGGACTTATCCGTAAGGTTCAAGTTGATATGTATACCAGCACTGATCAGAAGACTGCTAAACGTGAGATGCGCTACACCGTTACACCAACATCCAAGATTGATAGAAATGATGATGGTGTAATCAATGAGGTAGATCATAAACTTCTCCAACCTGGTGACAACTTTGGTTTCGATGAGGACTGGGAATTTTTCTCAGATTCTAAGAAATATAGTCCCACAAGACAAACTGATATTTAATAATCATGAGTAATAATTATGAGTCCATTGACGATGCACTTAATATTGAAAGTAGCATTGTTGAATCAAAACCAATAAAACCTGTTCCCCCAAAACAGGAAAGAAATGATATAACTAAAGATTATGAATATACTCGTGCCAATCTATATTCTCTCATAGAAAAAGGTCAAGAAGCAATAAATGGAATTATGGAACTTGCAGGAGAAAGTGCAAGTCCTAGAGCATATGAAGTTGCTGGACAACTTATTAAGAGTGTTGCAGATACTACCGACAAGTTGGCAGATTTGCAAAAGAAAGTGAAAGATTTAGAGCAAGATTCTGTACAGAAAGGTCCTAGTAATGTTACAAATAATGCACTGTTTGTTGGATCTACAACGGAACTGTCAAAACTGTTGAAACAAGGTTTTCTAAATAATAATGACGCTCCGACCAAATAATGGCAAAGTCCTGTAAAAAGGGTTATTACTACTGTAATACCTCCAAAAAATGCAAGAAAATTCCTAAAGGTTATCATGTAATGTCCAGTGGATATTTGATGCGGGATAATGAGCATCAGGACGAAAAGGAAACTGAAGGTAAAAAAAAGAATGGTAATGGGAATGGAAATTACTCAAATGGCAATGGCAACGGGAATGGCTCCTCTTCTGATGGAGGTGGTGAAGGCGGCGGAGGTGGCGTCTCTGAAGCATGGAGTGCGAAATATAAAAAATCCATCGATTGCGATAATCCAAAAGGATTCTCTCAGAAATCCCATTGTAGGGGTAGAGAAAAGGTAAGTGAAGGAAAAAATGGTGATCATGAAGTTGCAATGGCACAGAGTCAACTCAAAAAGTCAGCAGAAAACATCAGAAAGTTGAGAAAGGCATTAGGTAAAAAGGAAAAGGATATTCCTGCCTGGATGCAAGCAAAGATTACTGATACCGCACACGACACTGATGCTGCTGCTGGTTACGCAGATAAAATGAATGAGCAGACTGTAAGTGAGGAAGGTCTCCGTGATTGGTTTGGTAAATCTAAATCAAAAGACGGAAAACCCGGTTGGGTTCAATCTGATGGTTCCCCTTGTGCTAATGAACCTGGTGAGAAGGGAACACCTAAATGTTACTCCTCGGCCAAGAAAGCCAGTATGTCGAAGAAAGAACTTCGATCGGCTGACACAAGAAAGTCAAGACAAGATCCCGGACAACAACAAAAGTCTGGAGCAGCTAAACCAACCTATGTTTCTACTGACAAACCAAAGAAAAAAATGAAAGAATCTTACTCAAACTGGAAAACTGAACTAGACGAAGGTGTTCTTGGAGGTCTTGGTATTGCTGCAGGAGCATATGGTCTTTATAAAGCAGGAAAATATCTTAAGAGAAAGGGTGATGAAGCATTAGATAATGCCAGACAAAATGCTACTATTAACGGAAAACCGTTTGGTGCTGGTGCTAGACAAAGAGCAATTGAAAATGCTGCTGGCGCAAAACCAGGAACTTTGGATCCAAAAATGCAGAGACTTAGAAACTCATATGAACCAGAAGGTGAAATTGTAGAAGAAGGGAAGGATAGAAAAGGAAAAGGTAGTGGCACCAAAGATGCTTGTTACCATAAAGTCAAGTCACGTTATTCTGTCTGGCCAAGTGCATATGCATCAGGTGCTCTAGTTAAGTGCCGCAAAGTTGGTGCTAAGAATTGGGGCAATAAGACCAAAAATGAAAGTTATGAGTTCTCCAACTGGAGAGATGATTTCCATGCAACTGAAGTAGAATCTATAGATTTGATTTCTAACGAACCACTTCAGCAATCTCAAGGTCTTGGAAGTGATATGCTTGATGAAGCAAACTCTAAACAAGATAAACTGAAAGAGATCTCAAAGCAGTTAGCAGGTGCTTCTAAGATGCACGCAAAGCAATCTAAAAAAGTTGCTAAAGTTGCTGCTAATCTTGATGAAAAGTGTTGGAAAGGATATAAGAAAAAGGGTATGAAGACAATGTTTGGAAAGAGATATCCAAATTGTGTAAAAGCACATTTCTCTGATTGGAAATCAGATATGGATCTGCAAGAAAAAAAGAAAAAGAACTGTGGTTGTGGAAAAGATCCCTGCAAAACTTATGGTAAGCAAGAGGTAAAGGAAGACTGGCAAAAATCAAACCGTAAAGACGGTGTTGATGGTATGAGTCAGAAATCTGTAAATGCTTATAAGCGCGAAAATCCAGGTTCAAAGTTACAGACTGCAGTAACTGGTAAAGTTAAAAAGGGAAGTAAAGATGCCAATCGCCGTAAGAACTATTGCAGTCGTTCTAAAGGTCAGATGAAGATGCATAATATTGATTGTTCAAAGACCCCAGACAAAAAAATCTGTAAGGCACGTAAACGCTGGAGATGTTGATTTAGGAGTTTTATTATGAGTGATAACATTTATCTTGGTAATCCGAATCTAAAAAAAGCAAATACTCCTCACGAATTTACAGAGGAGCAGGTCATTGAGTTTATCAGATGTAAGAATGACCCTGTTTATTTTGCAAGAAATTATATCAAGATTGTATCTCTGGATTATGGTCTTGTTAATTTTGATATGTATCCTTTTCAAGAGAAGTTGATTCAAAACTTCCATGATAATAGATTTAATATCTGCAAAATGCCACGACAGACTGGTAAGTCTACAACGTGTATATCATATCTTTTACACTATGCAGTTTTTAACGATAATGTTAATATTGCAATTTTGGCGAACAAGGCATCTACTGCAAGAGATCTCCTTCAAAGATTACAACTTGCTTATGAAAATTTGCCAAAGTGGATGCAGCAGGGTATTATATCTTGGAACAAAGGTAGTTTAGAACTTGAAAATGGATCCAAAATTTCATCTAACTCTACTTCGTCATCTGCTGTCCGAGGCGGATCCTATAATGTCATCTTTCTTGACGAATTCGCGTTCATCCCGAATCACATTGCTGATGACTTCTTTGCCTCTGTTTATCCTACTATTTCTTCTGGACAAAGCACAAAGGTAATCATTGTATCCACGCCACGCGGTATGAATCATTTCTACCGAATGTGGCACGACTCAGAAAAAGGTAAAAATGAATACATTCCAACTGATGTTCATTGGTCCGAGGTTCCTGGAAGAGATCAAGTATGGAAAGAACAGACGATTGCTAACACATCAGAACAGCAATTCAAAGTCGAGTTCGAGTGTGAGTTTCTTGGTTCTGTCAATACCCTTATAAATCCGGCAAAACTCAGGAATCTAGTCTATGAAGATCCCATCCAAAGAAACGCTGGATTAGATATTTACGAAAAACCAAGACCAGAACACAATTATCTTATGACTGTAGACGTTGCTCGTGGTTTGGGTAATGACTACTCTGCATTTGTAGTGTTTGATATTACAGAATTTCCTTACAAAATTGTAGCAAAGTATAGGAATAATGAAATCAAACCAATGTTATTCCCAAATGTGATTCAAGAAACTTTAAAGGGGTATAATAATGCTTGGGTATTGATTGAAGTTAATGATATTGGTGAGCAAGTAGCAAGTATTCTTCATTATGATTTAGAATATGAAAATATGCTAATGGCAGCAATGAGAGGTCGTGCTGGTCAAGTTGTTGGTCATGGATTTTCGGGTAAAAAATCTCAAATGGGAGTTAGAACAACAGCGCAGGTAAAGAGACTTGGTTGTTCAAACTTAAAAACTCTTTTAGAAGATGATAAGTTGTTGACTCTTGATTATGAGATCATATCTGAACTTACGACGTTTGCTCAAAAACACAATTCGTTTGAAGCGGAAGAGGGATGTAATGATGACTTGGCAATGTGCCTTGTTATCTTCTCTTGGTTGGTAGCACAAGATTACTTTAAAGAGATGACGGATACTGATGTCCGTAAAAAAATTTATGATGAGCAGAAAAATCAAATTGAACAGGATATGGCACCATTTGGATTTTTAGATGATGGAATTAATGGTGAAGTTTCATTTACAGATACTAATGGTGATCGTTGGCATACTGATGAATATGGAGATAAATCATATATGTGGGATTATTACTAGTGGACTTAGATAGTCAACTAAAATTAGGACATTTACTTCTTTACGAAAGAAAATGTAGAACTTGTGGTGAAATGAAAAATTTAGTTGATGGATTTTATAGGACTAGAAAAGATAGAGGTCCTGTAGTATCATCATACTCTTATGAGTGTAAAGATTGTACTAAAAAAAGAGTTAAAAAGGATAATAATGTTTGGGAATATCCAGATTGGTAGACTTCACGTCTAGATTCCCCATTCAAAATGCCCTTTTTGATAAATAATTTCAGGTAATTCTGGACCAAGGAGAACAAAAAAGATGCCACTAAATTTAGCATCTCCTGGAATTGTAGTAAGAGAAGTTGACTTAACTATTGGAAGAGTCGATCCAGTCTCTGGCTCTATTGGGGCGATTGTTGCTCCTTTTGCCAAGGGACCTGTAGATCTTCCACAGTTTATTGAAAACGAGGACGATCTCTTAAACACTTTCGGCAGACCATATTCAACAGATAAGCATTATGAGAGTTGGATGGTTGCATCATCCTATCTTGCTTACGGAGGAACTCTGAGAGTTTCTAGAGCAGATGATTTTGATATCACTAATGGAACGGGACTTAAAAATGCATATGTTGGTTCAGCAACCAGCATAAGAATCAAGAGTACTGAACATTATGAGCAACTTGCATATGATGACAATTCAATTACCAACGTAACAGTTGCTGCAAGAAACCCAGGAACTTGGGCAAACGGAATCAGAATTGGAATTATTGATGCCAAGGCGGATCAAATTCTGACTGGAATCTCTACTGCCAATATTAACGTTGGTTATGGATTTACACAGGCAGTTACTTCAGGAGCAACTGTTCCTGCAGCGACAGGTGGAACAAGATCAATCGATGGATTCTTCCAAGGTGTTATCACTGAAGTTGGTGATGGTCAAATATCCACAAAACTTATTGCACACGTTTCTGCTGCAGGAACAGTAAGCAATGCAGACTACACTCAGAACAGTGTATATGCCCTCACAAACGTAGGAAGCATTGGTATTCATACCACAGACACTGCTGTCCTCGAAGCACCTTTAGCAACTCGTTCTTACACTACTGAAAAAGACTGGTTTGAAAATCAGTATATTGAACTGAGTTCTACTGACTTTAACGGTGATCCAGCTAAACTTGAGTGGGATCAACTATCAAACCGTCCCGGAACTTCTGAGTTTGCTGCAAATAGAAACTCTAGATTTGATGAAGTTCATGTTGTCGTTATTGATGACAAGGGATTGGTTACTGGAAATGCAGGTTCAATCCTAGAAAAGCACCTCAACCTTTCCAAAGCAAAGGATGCTGAATATTCTGTAGGTTCTCCTTCTTATTGGAGAAAGTACCTTTATACCAACTCTCGCTATATCTTTGGTGGTTCTGCACCTGCAGGAACAACTGCAATTGCATTCGCCGACAATGGTAGAGCACAATCGGAACTTGATGCTGACACTGGTTGGGATCAAAATGCAGATGGTGTAAACTTTGGTGGATGCGGTTCACTTTCACTTGCAATGGCAGGTGGTAGAAACTATGGCGGTTCAACCAATTTAACTAGCGCAGGTTCTTTGGATTGTGGTGCCGATGATATTATTTCAGGTCTCACTAAGTTTGAAAACACTGAAGAGTTTGAAGTAGATTTCATTCTGATGGGATCTGCCAAGTATGATAAAGAAACTTCTCAAGGAATCGCACAAAAGTGCATTGCAGTTGCTGAAGAAAGAAAAGATGCAGTTGCATTCATTTCGCCATATAGAGCAGCATTCTTGAGTGATAGTCAAGTCGGAACAGTAACTGTCAATGATGTTGACACTATTACTAATAACGTTCTTGGGTTCTATGCACCACTAAGTTCTACAACTTACGGCATATTTGATAGTGGTTACAAGTATATGTACGACCGCTTCAACGATACTTTCCGTTATGTTCCTCTAAATGGAGACATCGCAGGCACTTGTGCTAGAACTGATATTCAACAGTTCCCTTGGTTCTCACCTGCTGGAACTTCAAGAGGTGCAATTCTCAATGCTGTCAAACTGGCATACAATCCAGGTAGAAAGCAAAGAGACGCTCTGTACTCTAACAGAATCAATCCAATTATCTTCTCTCCTGGAGCAGGTATTATCCTATTTGGTGATAAAACTGGATTTGGTAAGTCTTCCGCATTCGATAGAATCAACGTTCGTCGCTTGTTTATCTTCTTAGAAGATGCAATCGCCGCTGCTGCTAAGGACTTCCTGTTCGAGTTCAACGATGAAATTACAAGAACTAACTTTGTAAATATTGTTGAACCATTCCTCCGTGACGTTCAGTCTAAGAGAGGTATCCAAGATTATGTTGTTATTTGTGATGAAACAAACAATACTGCTGCCGTTATCGATAGCAATGAGTTTGTAGCGGACATCTTCATCAAACCAGCAAGATCGATCAACTTCATTGGTCTTACCTTCATTGCCACCAGAACTGGTGTTGCTTTTGAAGAAGTAATCGGCTCCGTTTAATTCAAGTAGAGGTTAACTCAAATGCCATCTAGAAATCAAATTAATCCACCCCCACTAAGGAAAATTACCGACTTCAAGAGTAAGTTAACGGGTGGTGGCGCTCGCGCCAACCTCTTTGAAGTCGTTCTTCAGTTCCCTGATACAGCGCAACCTGACTCAGTAGTTCTTGAGAAATCAAGATTCTTGGTCAAAGGTGCAAATATGCCTGCATCTAACATTGCTCAGATCGAAGTACCTTTCAGAGGTCGTGTTCTAAAAATCGCAGGTGATAGAACCTTCGATTCTTGGACCGTTACAGTTCTGAACGATACGGACTTTTCAATCCGCTCTGCCTTTGAGCGTTGGATGAATACGATTAACAGAGTATCTGATAATACTGGTCTGGTTAATCCAGCAGATTATCAATCAGATGCTTACGTTTATCAGTTAGATCGTGACGGTTCTACTCTGAGATCATATCGTTTTTACGATGTATTCCCGACTCAGGTATCACCAATCGAACTTTCTTATGATGCTCAAGGTATCCAAGAATTCACTGTTGAACTTCAAGTTCAGTGGTGGGAAGCTACTAAGGGCAGCGGCGTAAATGCTGGCGGTGAAGACATCAACTAAATAGAAGAAGGTAATAGGCACTTTAAGTTATTATGGCCAAACTTTTTGGTTTTTCTATTGACGACAAGCAAAAGAAGTCACCTTCAGTTATTTCCCCCGTTCCTGAAACTAATCAGGACGGGGTTGATAACTATATTAGTAGTGGATTTTATGGACAATATGTAGATATTGAAGGTGTCTATAAAACAGAACATGATTTAATTAGAAGATATAGAGAAATGTCACTCCATCCCGAAGCGGATGGTGCTATTGAAGATGTTGTTAATGAAGCAATCGTTAGTGATCTTTATGATTCTCCTGTAGAAATTGAACTATCAAATCTGAATGCAAGCGACAATTTAAAAAAGAATCAGATCAGAGTTTAAGTATATTAAAGAAATTTTAGATTTTGATAGAAAGTCACACGAAATTTTTAGAAATTGGTATGTTGATGGAAGAGTATATTATTTAAAAGTAATTGATCTTAAAAAACCTCAAGAAGGTATTCAAGAACTTAGATATATTGATCCATTGAAAGATCAAGTATATTCGCCAAGAAAAGAAAGACGAGACTAGATATGATACTTATTTGCACGAGTAGGCAAATAAATTTAAATGGCAAATCTAATGAACAGAAAAGTATGCTAATGGACCAGAGTTTGAAGAGTTTTTCCAGTATACTCCATCACCAAATATCCAACAGGATCTTTAAATGGTAAAGGAAATCTGTAAAAATTGCAAAAGATTCAATTACATATTGCACTTCTGGTCTTGTAGATAGAAATAAAGAATACAGTTCTATCATATCTTCATAAAGCAATTAAAGCACTCAATCAACTGAGAATGATTGAGGATTCTTTGTTCATCTATAGATTATCCCGCGCACCAGAGCGTCGTATTTTTTATATTGATGTTGGCAATCTTCCTAAAGTAAAGCAGAGCAATATCTCGTGAGGTTATGTCTCGCTATAGAAATAAACTAGTCTATGATGCACAACACTGGCGAAGTTCGTGACGACAAAAAGTTTATGAGTATGCTGGAAGATTTTTGGTTACCTCGTAGAGAAGGTGGTAGAGGAACTGAAATAACAACTCTTCCTGGTGGTCAGAATTTAGGAGAACTCTCTGATATTGAGTATTTCCAAAAGAAACTTTATAGAGCACTTGGTGTACCTGAATCTAGAATCGCTGCTGATGGTGGTTTTAATCTTGGTCGTTCTTCAGAAATTCTTCGTGACGAACTTGAAATTTGCTAAGTTTGTTGGTCGTTTGAGAAAGCGTTTTGCTCAAATGTTCAACGATATGCTCAGAACTCAACTTGATTCTGAAGAATGTCTGTACCCCAGAAGACTGGGAAAGATGAAGTGATCATATTCAATATGACTTCTTTATGATAATCAGTTTGCAGAATTGAAAGAATCTGAGTTAATTCAAAATAGACTTGGCATTCTTGCAACTATGGAACCATATATTGGAAAATACTACTCTACCGAATATGTTCGTAAGAAGTTCTTCGTCAGACTGATTCTGAGAAATCATTGAACTTGATGAACAGATTGAAGATGAAATCAAAAAGGTATTATTGCCAGATCCAGTCGCAATTGATCCAGTAACTGGAGAACCATTACCACAAGAAGGTGAGAAGGAATGATGGGTGATGTTCCGATGGAAGTTCCTGAAATTGATGGTGGAATGACTGAAGTAGACGGTAAAGCTGCCGAGATATAAATATAAAATATACATATATTAAATTTTCATGGAAGAAATTGTAAATTTAGTGCGGATCCGATTCGTCGGCATCTGATATTAGTGACAGAATTAAAGATGTTTTGTATGCAAAAGCAGCAGAACGTATTAATACTATTCGTCCAACAGTTGGCGCATCCATGTTTGATGACCAGCAAGATAATTCCGAAGGGGAAGGAAACTAATGGCAAGAACTTTTAGATGAAGTAGTTGATGCATTGGCACCAGAAGAGGATTCTGAGTAATGGCAACATAGCGTTACGACGAAAACTGCAACCTGTTTCTCCTCAACCAGGAAAAAATCAGTCACACAATGGTGGCAGATGAAGGGTGGTCAAGTGTTGCTTATGAAAGTACTTCAATGCTGGACTATCAAGCCCGTAATGCTGATAACACACCTAGATCCTGGAACATATCAAGAAAAAGGTGCTCAAGATAATTTCTGCATCAGCACCAGGAGTTGTCATGATGAAAAGTAGGATTTACAGGTTAATAAAAATGAAACTTATCACAGAAGAAATTTCAAACGTACAGATTATTACCGAAGGTAAGGGTCTAATAAAACTTTACATTGAAGGTGTATTCCTTCAAGGTGAACTCAAAAATCGTAATGGAAGAATGTATCCCATTACTACTCTTTCTAAAGAAGTAGATCGATATAACGAATCTTTCGTTAATAAGGGTCGTGCTCTTGGAGAACTTGGTCATCCTGATGGTCCTACCGTCAATCTTGACCGTGTTTCTCATAAGATTACTTCACTCACTCAGAGAAGGTAATAATTTTAAAGGTAAAGGCACAAATTCTTTACTCCTATGGGTAAAATTGCATCTTCACTTCTCGATGAAGGTGTGATGCTTGGAGTTTCTTCTCGTGGTGTTGGTTCATTAAAAGAAGACCAATGAAGGTATGTAAAGTTGTTGGTGAAGATTTCATGTTAGCAACTGCTGCTGATATCGTTGCCGATCCTTCTGCTCCTGATGCTTTTGTTCAGGAATTATGGAAGGAAAAGAGTGGGTTTGGGAAGGAGGAATCCTTCGTGAACAACTTGCAGAAAGAACTCAGAAGAGAATTAATACTCTCGTTGATCAAAAAACTTGAAGAGCATAAGTTGAGATTATTCAATAATTTCTTATCAAATCTTTAAATTATAAATAAATATATTAGTTAAAAATTAATAAAATCAAATGTCCGTTGGTAGCAATTTACAAGAAATGGAAAACGTAGTAACTAAAGGAGCTGCTGCCTGCTGAAGCAATGCAAAATCCGGAAGTAATGCTTCTGGTGGACCCCTGGTCAAACTGTAGACGAAGATCTCGGCGGTCCTACTCCAGAAAACTATAAGACCTGACGACAACTCTAACTAAACTCGCAGAACCAAAATCGCAACTGTCAAGCAAGTGAATAGATGTGTAAACCTGCTGCTCCCATGCCTAAGAAGTATGAAGGAAGAAGAGGAAGTTGAAGGTGAAGTAGTCCGAAGAAGAAACACCACTGCATCTGAAGAAGATGTAGTTTCCGAAGAGAAGTTGTTCTGAAGAAGAAGAAACTGAAGAAGAACTCACGAAGAGAAGGATTGACATCGAAGAAGATGTTGAAGCACTTCTTGAGGGTGAAGAACTTTCCGAAGAGTTCCAAGAGAAAGCACGCACCATCTTTGAAGCTGCTATTAAGACTAAAGTTGCCGAAATTCAAGAAGAACTGAAAGCACAATACGAATCAGACTCTCTGAAGAAGAAGTTGTCCGTTATTAAGAAGAACTGACTGAGCGTTGATTCATATCTTGAGTATGTTGCCGATGAGTGGATTCTGAAAATCAACTCGCAGTTGAGCAAGGTCTCAAGAGCAGAAATGACCGAATCATTCCTCGACGGAATGAAGGGTCTTTTTGAAGAACATTATGTAACAATCCCTGAAGAAAAATATGATGTAACTTGAGAGCATGGTAGATAAATTAGATGAAATGGAAGGTAAACTCAACGAGCAAATCGATAGAAATGTTGCTCTTAATCGTAGATTAGCTGAGTCGGTTGCTGATGTAATTTTCGCGATGTCTCTGAGGGTCTTGCAGACACCCAGAAAGGATAAACTCGCTTCTCTTGCTGAAAATGTTGAGTTTGAAAGTGAAGACAACTATCGTGAGAAACTGGTAACTCTGAGAGAATCTTATTTCCCAGAGTCCGTTGGTACTCAAAGAGACAACTCTGAGAATATTTCCGAAGAGTTCAGAAGGTCCATTGCACAACCAGTACTGGTTTAATGGAATCCTATCTCGATACTCTGACTAGAGTTTCTAAAAAGTGATTTTTTAATTATAAATCAAACTAAAACTTTTTAACAAGGTAAATTCAAATGCAAATGTTTCAATGCTGAACACCTGCAGGAGAAGTGGGCACCATCCTCAACTACGAGGGTCTCGGAGGCATCAAGGATTCCCACCGTAGAGAATGGTTACCGCAGTTCTCCTGGAGAACCAAGAAAAACATGCTCAGAGAGGAAAGAGAATTCCTTTCTGAAGCTCCTACCAACTCTGTTGGTAACCTGGATCTGGAGCTCTTGCCCCTAACAGGTTTCGACCCCGTTCTGATCTCCTGATCAGACGCGCAATGCCTAACTTGGTCGCATATGACCTCGCAGGCGTTCAACCAATGAACGGTCCTACTGGACTGATCTTCGCAATGCGTTCCCGCTATACCAATCAGGTGGAACTGAAGCATTGTTCGACGAAGCAGATACTGCATTCTCTGGTCAGAATGCTGGTGGTCTGGCAATCTCACCCGGCAGGACAACTGCTGCAACGTTGGTTTAGGTACTACTGCACAGCTGGTAACCAATCCTGGTCTCTGAGTTAACCCAAGCCCAAGCTTACAACGTAGGTCAGGGTATGCGTACCACGACGACGCTGAAGCACTTGGAGATGGCACGGTAATGACATTCAACGAGATGGCATTCTCGATCGAGAAAGTCACCGTTACTGCTAAGTCCAGAGCTCTGAAAGCAGAGTATTCACTTAGAACTGGCACAAGACCTCAAGGCAATTCATGGTCTGAATGCTGAGCAGAACTTGCCAACATTCTCTCCACTGAGATCCTTGCTGAAATCAACCGTGAAGTCATCAGAACCATCTACAAGTTGCTGAACTGGTGCTCAACTAATGTTGCTAACCGCTGGTACTTTTGACCTTGACGTTGACTCCAACGGTCGTTGGTCTGTTGAGAAGTTCAAAGGTCTTATTTTCCAAATCGAGCGAGATGCTAACGCAATCGCACAAAGACTCGTAGAGGAAAGGGCAACATGATTCTGTGTTCTGCAGACGTTGCTTCCGCACTGACCATGGCTGGTGTACTTGATTACACCCCTGCACTCAACGCAACCTGAACGTTGATGACACCGGTAACACCTTCGCTGGTGTTCTTGCAAGGTAAGTATCGGTCTACATCGATCCTTATTCTGCTAACGTGCTGCTGCTATCAGTACTACGTTGCTGGTTATAAGGGTTCTTCACCTTATGACGCAGGTCTGTTCTACTGCCCATACGTTCCTCTTCAGATGGTTCGTGCAGTTGGAGAGAACACCTTCCAGCCCAAAATCGGATTCAAGACTCGCTACGGCATGGTCGCTAACCCCTTCGCTAGAAGGTGCAACGTTGGCGCTGGTCTTGGCTCTTACTCAAGAACGCCAACCGTTACTACAGAAGAGTCAAGGTTCAAAACCTCATGTGATCCACGGTTCACATATTTTACAGAGGGTCTTCGGACCCTCTTTTTTTTATCTAAATACAAATAAAAACGATGATGGCAAATTTAGTTGGGCCAACCAGATAAACAATAGAAATTTTTTATCTGGTTGGTTTTAAATTTACATCTATCAAAAGAACCAAAGGTTGATTTTTTCTGTAATTCTGCTAGAATACCAGAAATTAGTTTAGGAACTGCAATACAACCATCTTATCTTAAAGATATTGATATTCCTGGAGAAAAACTTACTTATGGAGATTTTTCCTTAAGATTTTTAGTTGATGAGAATATGGAAAATTATATGGCATAGTTCATAATTGGATTGACTGGTTTAGGTTTTCCAGAAACCACAACAATTTAAAGATTTAACAACAAATAATGATGGAGTAAGAGATTTAAATGAACAATTTAGTGATGGAAGTCTTCATATTTTAAATAGCAACTTTAGAGATGTTGCTATTGTAAAATTCTAAGATATGTTTTCCTGTCTCACTTGACTTCTTTAGAATTTGATGCAAGTGATCACTGATATCAACTACTTTACAGCAGAGGTCACTTTCAAGTATACTGTGTATAATGTATTAGCTGCTGATAACAGAACACCCTAATGGACCTTGAAAAAATTCAGGAAATGTGGCAGAAAGATTCTCAAATCGACCCTGATAATCTACATGATGAATCACTAAAAATTCCACAACTTCATTCAAAGTATTATACAATTATACAATACTATCACTCTTTTGAGAGAGAAAGCAAGAGGGCAACTTATAACAAAGTAAAATTGAACGATCATAACTTTTACACAGGAAAGGCAGACAGCAGAGGTGTATGAAGAAGAACCTTTTCCATATAAAGTCCGAGATAAAGATGCATTCAAAGGTATCTAGATGCAGATGATCGAAGTTAAATAAGATTGATATGAAGATTCGCTACTACGATACTGATGCTTTAAAATTTTTAGAAGAAATTATCAAGACAGTATCAAATAGAACCTTTCAAATTAAAAATGCTATTGACTGGCACAAGTTCCAAGCAGGATTCTAATGGAAGATCAAGAATTTGATTACCAAGTAAATTTAACTATATCAGACGAATTAGTCTTTTCATCATTCTGGACTTAGAAAGCTATTAAAAATGGCCAGGAGCACGCTAGAACCATATGAAGAACAGGAGCATCTTTGGTATATGCGCGATGAGAGATAATTTTTATAGACTTATACATTTAGAACATCAGTTTGACAGTATGAACTAAATACTTCATAGGTGAACCTATGAGTTATGTCTCATTTGATTATATCAAAAAAGAATGAAGTTATTTACAGGTTAAGGCAGAACCTCACGTATACTACGAATTATCAGACCAGTTTACCTTTGAGGTTCCTGGTGCAAAGTTTATGTCCTCGTATCGTAGTAAATACTGGGATGGAAAGATAAGATTATTTAATACCCAGACTGGAGAGATATACGTTGGGTTGTTAGATAAGGTTACAAAATTTTGTGATGATCACGAATATACTTATGAGTTTGTAGATAAGTAAGTATTATGGTCTTCCTTTTGAGACGAATAACTTTATCTCAAAGGAAGGTGTAAAAGATTATATGAATGCTATTTGTAAGTATTCCCCGAGAGATTACCAAGTTAGAAGGAGTATACGACGCCTTAAAGACATAATAGAAAGTTGCTGATATCCCCAACTGCTTCTGGAAAGTCTCTGATGATATATTCGATTGTGAGATATTACGTTGAGAAAGGACAAAATACTCTGATAGTTGTTCCGACGACTTCGCTAGTAGAGCAGATGTATAAAGATTTTGCAGACTATGGTTGGGATGTAGGTTCATATTGCCACAAGATCTATGCTGGGAAGAAAGAGAAACAGATTCTCAAGTTATCATTACTACCTGGCAGTCTATCTACAAACTCCCCCGAAAATATTTTGAACGATTTAACGTAGTTGTTGGGGATGAGGCACACCAGTTCAAAAGTAAGTCATTAATATCTATAATGACAAAACTTGCTGATGCAAAATATCGTTTTGGATTTACCGGAACTCTTGATGGACACAAACTCATAAATGGGTTCTTGAAGGATTGTTTGGTCCTTCATATAAAATCATTCGTACCGAAGAACTGATGAAGAAGGGGCATGTTGCTAAACTGGATATTAATGTACTTCTACTGAAGCATCCAGCACATAAATTTGAAAACTTTGAGGAAGAAGTTCAGTATATTATCAATCATGAAAAACGTAGAAATAAGTTCATTAGAAATCTTGCACTAGATCTCAAAGGAAATACTCTTAATTCTTTTTGCAAGAGTTGAAGGTCATGGTCAACCATTATATGATTTAATAAATAATAGTAACTGTTGAAGAAAGTCAAGTCTTTTTTGTTCACGGTGGTGTGGCAACAAAGATAGAGAACAAGTAAGAGAGATTACTGAAAAAGAAAATAATGCGATTATTGTTGCTTCATATGGAACTTTCAGTACAGGTATTAATATCAAAAACCTCCATAATGTTATTTTTGCTTCTCCATCCAAATCTAGAATTCGGAATCTCCAGTCTATTGGAAGGGTGCTCAGGAAAGGAAATAACAAGACCAAGGCAACTCTCTATGACATTGCTGACGACATATCCTACAAATCCAGGAGAAACTATACACTTAATCATCTAATTGAAAGAATTAAAGTTTATAACGAAGAAAATTTTAATTACGATATTGTAAACATACCGCTAAAAAACTAATGGGAGAAGAATTTTATGCAATATAAAATTAGTATCAGGAGAAGAAATATTTTCATTAGTCTCATTGATGAGAATGATGGAGATCCTTTGATTCTACTGCAAAATCCAGTACATTATGAAAATAATTCTCAAAGACAGGAATGCATGTCAAAGTAAAACCATGGATGGAAATAGCATCTGATGATTTTATTATTATAAATACCTGATAAAATTATTACAATGACAGAAGTAAAATCAAAGATTAATAATTGAGAATTTATATAACTTATATTGAAGATGATGATGATCAATATTGATAATTGGAATCTAGTAATCCAATGAAAAACCTGGTAAAGTAAAACCATCTACTAAAATGGGTTATATCTTCTGTAGAAGAAGCAAGAAAAATCTAGAGAATATCTTTATAAACTTAAAGATAATAAAGAAAGCTAAGCTTTCTCTTCAACCTAACAAAGGTATTCTACTTATAATTCACTATGTTGTCAAGCCTTAAAAGTATGGTATAATATACATAACAACTTTATTAAAGGCGAAAAGTAATGAATTATGCCTAAAAAGAAATCAGAACATTATGTAAACAATAAAGAGTTGCTAGAGGCAATGATTGTCTATCGAACCAAGGTAGAAGTATCATACAAAAAGACTTTCAATAAAGATCACTGAGAACCTACCAAAACAGAAAGAGGAAAAATGGGAAGGAAAACCACCAATTCCAAATTATCTTGGTGAGTGTTTTCTTAAGATTGCAACACACTCTCTCATATAAACCAAACTTTGTGAATTATATGTTCCGTGAGGATATGATTTCTGATGGTATTGAAAATTGCGTTCAATACATTCATAATTTCGATCCAGAGAAGTCTAAGAATCCTTTTGCATACTTTACTCAGATTATTCATTATGCCTTCCTGAGACGAATTCAGAAGGAGAAGAAGCAACTGGAAATCAAAACTAAGATCATTGAGAAGGTACTGGATTTGATGAAGTTATGATTGTTGACGATAGCTTGCTTTCTGGGCATAGTTCAGAGTATAATACCATTAAGGATAATATTCAATATAAGATGCACAAAAAAACGTCGATGAAGGTTGCTATCATCACGGATACAATCACTTATGGTGCCCGTAAAGGTTCTAAGTTTCTTCATGACTATTTTGAGAAGTTCTATGATGATGTCTTCTTTCCCACTTAGAAGCAGAAGGAATTGATACTGTTATTCATATGGGTGATGCTTTTGATAGTCGTAAGTCAATTGATTATCAGAGTCTTGAGTGGTCAAAGAGAGTTGTATTTGAGAGACTTGGAAACTATAACGTTCATATGATTATTGGTAATCATGATTGCTTATTATAAGAATACCAATAATGTAAACTCTCCAGAACTTCTTCTACAGACTTATAATAATATTAAGACTATAGTGAAGTATCAGAGGTTATGATTAGATAAATTAAAAGTATTGTTTATTCCTTGGATCAATGCAGAAAACTTTGAGGATACTGTCAAGGCTGTCAAAACTACTGATAGCATATGTGCGATGGGGCACCTTGAGCTCAACGGATTCAGAGCGCATCGTGGACACGTCATGGAAGACGGTATGGCGTGCGACTTATTTGAGAAGTTCGACAAAGTGTTTTCGGGACACTACCATACACGGTCAGACAACGGAAAAATCTTCTACTTAGGAAATCCTTATGAGATGTTCTGGAATGATGTGAATGATACAAGAGGATTTCATATCTTTGATACGGATACCCTCACTCATACCCCAGTTAATAATCCTTATAAATTATTTTATAATATCTATTATGAGGATACTCAATCATAAACTCTTCAATGCAACTGAATATGAAAACAAGATTGTAAAAGTTATTGTTCGTAAAAAAACAAAACCAAAGATTTTGAAAGTTTATTGATAAGTTGTATTCTGTGGAGTTCAAGATTTAAAAATTGTTGAAAACTTTGAAATTCAAGAGAATGAAGAATTTGAATTGAGGAAGAAGAAAATACACTTTCAATTCTAAATCGTTATATTGATGAAGTCAGAGTTTGATTGTGATAAAAATATAATTAAAGGGATATCTTTCAAGAAAGTCTATTCACAAGCTTGCGAAGTAGAGTAAATGTATCTTCTCACTCTCAAAGATAAGTAAAGATGATGGTGCTTATGCCGTTCAGGATAGGTTATGGTGAATAAAGTTCTCTTTTTCTTTGAAGATGAAGATGATGCAGATCGTTATGCTATGATGCTATTAGAAGATAAGAAGATGCTGATATGGATGTTGTAGAAGTTGATGATGAACTTGCAATTTTAACTTGTAAACGCTATAATTACAAATATGCGGTAATTACACCTAATGACATTGTGATTCCTCCTAAGAATGATAACCTTCCAAAAGATTAGATATAAAAACTTTTTAAGTTCACTGGCAATCAATTTACTGAGATTGATTTTCAAAACATCATACTAATCTTGATTATTGGAACAAATGGTGCAGGTAAATCCACAATGTTGGATGCACTTACTTTTGTATTGTTCAATAAACCATTTCGTAAGATTAATAAACCACAACTAATGCGAATGCTACAAATGAGAGTGATTGTTTAGTTGAGATTGAGTTCTCTGTGAATAGTCGTGACTATTTGGTTCGTCGTGGAATCAAACCAAATGTCTTTGATATTGAGGTGAATGGTAATCCACTTCATAAGGAAGCAGATGATCGTGCCAATCAACGCATTCTTGAAGAGAGTATTCTTAAAGTAAATTATAAATCATTTACACAGATTGTAATTCTGGGTAGTAGCACCTTTGTGCCTTTTATGCAACTACTACTACTAATCGTCGTGAAGTAATTGAAGACTTGTTGGATATTCGTATCTTCTCTGCGATGAATAATATTCTCAAAGATAAATTCGTACTCAGAAAGAACAAATCAAATCTTTGATATTGAAGAAAGATAATCTTAAAGATAAGATGAAGATGCAGCAAGAACTTTATTAATGAACTTGAAAGTCGTGGCAATGCGAATATAAAATCTAATAATGATAAAATTACTAAGTTGATGAGTGAAGTTGAAGTTTATATGAAAGATAATGCTGTCTAGAAGAAGATATATAAAGTTCACTAAAGAGCAAGAAGATGTTACTGGTGCAACGTGAAAAATTATCAAAACTAAACAATCTTAAAGGTAAAATCTCTCAAAAGTTGCGACCATTACCAAAGAGCATAAGTTTTTTACAGAAAATACGGTCTGCCCTACTTGTACTCAAGACATAGAAGAAGAGTTTCGGTTAAATAAAATTGAGGACGTTCAAAATAAAGCAAAGGAACTTAAGGAAGGTTATCAAGAGTTGGAATCAACCATTAAGTTTGAACAAGAAAGAGAACGTCAATTCAATTCCCTATCTAAGGAGATTACAAAACTAACGCATGGCATTTCTCAAAACAATACTCGGATTTCCCTCAAATCAACGACAAATCAGAGATCTTGAACATGAAATTCAAACTATTACCGAGTAACCTTGCAAACCAGAAATACTGAACATGAGAAATTAGAGCGAGTTTAAAGTAATCTCCAAAATACAATTGAATATCTTTCAGACAAAAAACAAGAAATCGTTCATTACGATTTTGCATATTCACTTACTCAAAGATGATGGAGTAAAAACAAAGATCATCAAGAAAGTATCTTCCATTCATTAATCAGCAGGTTAATCGTTATCTTCAGATGATGGATTTCTACATTAACTTCAATCTTGATGAGGAATTTAAGTGAAACCATTGAAGTCACCTATTCACGAAGATTTTCTTATAGTTCTTTTAGTGAAGGTGAAAAGATGAGAATTGATTTGCCTCTACTCTTCACTTGGAGAGAAGTTGCGCGTGTCAAAAATTCTGTAAACACCAACCTGCTGATTATGGATGAAGTATTTGACTCTTCACTAGATGGATTTGGAACCGAAGAGTTTCTAAAAATTATTCGTTATGTGATTAAAGGATGCTAATATTTTTGTCATCTCTCATAAACAGATTGCATGACAAATTTGAAAGTGTCATAAGTTTGATAAAGTCAAAGGATTTCTTCTTACAAAAACTGGTAAGGCGCAAAACTTTACTGGTGGAAGAACACCATTTACTGGCACCAGTCCAGTTCCTGCTGCAAGCTCTGCTTTACCAACACCGAAAGTAGCAGCCTGCACAAGCATCTCCAGGACAGATGCAGATTCCTGGAACTTCTGCTAGAGCACAGGAGTTGAGAAATGTAACCAGAAATCCCAACACTGGATTGTCTGGAAGTGGTAATACTGGTCTTACAATGTCTGGTGGTAAGGCATCTCAGAGAAGTATGCCGACCTTAAAAGCACAACCTGAGAGAGTTGCACCTTCCCTTCCTCAACCTCCAGTATCACCTACCGTATCTAAACTTGATAAAGTTATTGGTGCTGTGAAAAAATCTGCTCTACCAGTCGGAGTTGCTGGTGCTACTGGATTAGCACTTAGTAGTAGTCAAGGTTCTAAGAAAACTGAAGTACGTATGCCTGCTTCTCAAACGCCTTCTACCAGTCGCCCCGAATCTCCACCAAAGTCTCAAGGAACTGGTGAGCGATCTGCTGAAGCAAATGCGAAGAAGCAGGAAGAAGCAAAGGCAAATGCAGAAAGAAGAAGAAAGTCTGCTAAGAATTTTGATGCAGCATTTGCGGATGCTAGAAAGAAAGGTAAAGCAGAATTTTCTTGGCGCGGAAAGAAATACAATACTAAATATAAAGGAGAATAACTTTTCTATATTACAATGGAAGCAAAAGAAGTAAGATCTCTTATGGAGGCATATGCTTCCGTTTATGAGGGATATGGAAAGAAGAAAAAGGGTGATTGTGTAAGTAAGTCTGAAAAGGGCGATCACAATTGTGCCAAGAAAGTCTGCTCTGAGCAGTGGGGTGAAGGTGAAACCATCTTCGGTCAGCACGCTGTTCCTGATGAGAACGGTTTCGTTTCACACTACGATGTTCAGTTTGAGCACGGTATTGTAGAGAACGTATCCGTAGAAGATATGGAAGTTATTACTATGGTTGAGCATCCAGAGCACGTTGAGCACGAAGGTGATACCATCAGTGAAATGGGTGGTATGATGGGTGCTGTTAAAAAAATTGGTCAAGCTGCGGTCGATGTAGGTAAAAAAGTTCTTGGACCTGCTGACCAATCCCCTGAAGCAGAAGCAGCAAGAATGGGTAAGCGCAGACCTCAAACAAAACAGGAAAAGGGTGTCGCTGCTGGAACTGTAAACAATGAAGATACAGACCTCTTTGATATCATCAAAGGTCATTTAATTGATGAAGGTTTTGCTGAAACTGAGGAGGCTGCGGTCGCCATTATGGCAAATATGAGTGAAGGGTGGAAAGAGAGTATTGTTGAAGGCAAACAATCCAAATAGAACCAGTTTATAAACTGTCTACTGGGAGGTCTTCGGACCTCCTTTTTTTGTATAATAGATCCATACGCAACCAAGCAATGGCAGTCTCACACGAAATCAAATCTCAACTTGCTAAACTTCTGGCAACCGAAGATTTGGTAGTTGAGCATAAGTATTGTGAAACTGCTTGTTTCAATGTTCATACTCGTGTTTGACGTCTGCCAATGTGGGAAAAGGCAAGTAGTCAAGTTTATGATATGCTTGTCGGACACGAAGTTGGACACGCACTTTACACTCCTGATCGCAACTGGTTGAAAGAAATTATTCCTCCACAGTTTGTGAATGTAGTTGAAGATGTGCGAATTGAAAAACTAATGAAGCGTCGATATGGAGGTATATCTAAGACCTTCTATCGTGGATATCAAGAATTGGCTGAGAATGATTTCTTTCAGATTGAGAATGAGAATCTGAATACAATGAATCTTGCTGATAAAGCAAATCTTCAGTTTAAGATTGGTAGTTTTGTAAGATATTGACCTTTACTGAAGATGAAAATCAGTTGATGAATTGAAAGATTTCTGATACTGAGACTTTCGATGATGTTCTTCAAGTTTCTAAAGAACTTTATGACTTTTGTAAGAAACAGCAAGAGATGATGACTAAGACTGATGACCTACAGATGCAAGGTGGTCAAGGAAGGTGAAGAAGATCAACCTGAGATTAATCAAAGTCAAGAATCTGGTATTGAACAAGGAACTAATGAAGAACCTCAGCAGGAATATGATGACTTTGATATGGAATCTGGAAGATAATGCAAATCTTCTGATGATGGTGAGAGTTTAGAAGATCCTGAAGTTTCTACTATGAATAGTCTGGAGGAAGCTCTTAAAGAACTTGCATCCAATAGATGGTAATGAGAATGTATATGTTGAAGTTCCTAAAGTTAACTTGAAAAAAATTATTGTTCCTAATTCTGAAATTCACTCTCGTTTTAATGAGTGGGATGAATTAATGGAGGAAAATGAGGTTACTGAAGAACAGGCGTTTGGTTTTGTTGATAGAGAATTTTTGAAGTTTAAAAAATCTGCTCAGAAAGAAGTCAACTATCTGGTAAAAGAGTTTGAATGTAAAAAGGCAGCAGATTCTTATGCCCGTGCTACTACTGCTCGCACTGGTGTTCTTGACTGCTCCAAGTTGCATACTTACAATTATAATGAAGATATATTCAAAAAAGTAACTACACTTGCTGATGGCAAGAGTCATGGTCTTATTTTTATTCTTGACTGGAGTGGTTCTATGTGTGATGTAATGATGGATACTCTCAAGCAACTTTATAATCTGATGTGGTTTTGTAAGAAGGTTTCTATTCCGTTTGAAGTATATGCCTTCACTAACGACTATCCTCTCGTTACTTATAACAATAGTGGTCATCCGCAGATTCGTGATCTCCCTTATGAGAAGCGTGAGGGTCTTCTCTATATTGCTGAGTGGTTTTCAATGATGAATATTTTCACTAGCAAAACTAATTTGAAAGAAATGGAAAAACAAATGAAAAATTTCTTTCGTTTGGCATCCTCATTCTGTCGTTATGGTATGCTTCCCATTCCTAGTGGATTGAATCTTTCTGGAACTCCTCTTAATGAATCAATGATTGCTCTACATCAGATTCTACCTCAGTTTAAAAAGGAGAATAAACTGCAGAAAGTTCAGTGCGTTGTGATGACTGACGGCGAAGCACCTCCTCTAAAACTTCATCGTGAAATTCAACGTCACTGGGAGCACGAACCATTTATTGGAACTGGTACTATTCATAGCAATGCTTTTCTTCGAGATCGTAAAACTGGAAATACATATTCTCTAGATTGTGAGTGGTATGAGTTTACTGATATTCTTCTTCGTAATCTTCGTGATAAGTTTACTGACGTAAACTTTATTGGTATTCGTGTCCTTCAATCTCGTGATGCTACTAGTTTCATCCGCCGATATACTGGTTGGGGTGGTAAAAACTTTGATAGGATTCAAAAGATTTGGAAAAAGGAAAAGGCATTTGCTATTCATAAATCTGGATATCACACTTATTTTGGACTTTCTGGTACCGTACTTTCTAGTGATTCTGACTTTGATGTTGATGAGGGTGCTACTAAAGCAAAGATCAAATCTGCTTTTGTTAAAAGTTTGAAAAGTAAGAAAATGAACAAAAGGGTTTTAGGTGAATTTATTGAACTTATCGCTTGAATAAATAGGTTTATAGAAAAAGTGTCTAGAGATGAAACCTTCCCCTAAGAAATTAAAAGAGACTAAAGAGATCTATGAAAAGGTTGTAACACACCTCATTGAGGAAGGTTACGCCACAGACGTAGATTCTGCAGATTCCATTATTAGTGGAATGAGTGAACAGTGGTTTGAACAAATTCAAGAAGGTTGATTCATGGAGAGACTAACTGGTAAAGGAGCGAAGTCTCTCAAAGAGGCTTACGCTAAAGTTTATATTGAAGAACAAATAAAAGTTCCTGATTACACATCAATGAGTGATGAGGAATTTAGTAAACTTGTTCAAAAATCTGGAAATCCAGAAGGTGTCATTGCAAAAAGACTGCAACAGAGAAAGGCTGCTGCCAATACTGTTCCTGTAGGATCAGTCGGTATTTCTCCTAAGGGTTCTGATCGTAGAAATGAGGTTGAAGCGCAGATTAAGCGTGATAACGCCGCAAGAACTGATGACCAGCGTGTTCAATCAAAACCTTCACCATCTACCCCAAAATCAACCCAAACATATACAATTGGTGGTAAGACATATTCATCCAAAGCAGAAATTAATAAGGAATATGATAGATTAAGAAAATCTGGCGGTGATGCAAAGGCATTCGGTGATAAGGCATTTAAGGCAACTAATAAACCAGCAATTGGAACCACTCCTGGTGGAACAAAGTTTGAGAGGAGAGCACCTACGTCTGCAGAATTGAGAGCGGCACAAGCAGCAAGAGCGGCAGGTAAGGGCGCTGAAGGTGCAGATTAAAGCTGGCTGTGCAGCAGGGTCAAAGACAGGCATCAGTTAATGCTTCTATTAAATCTGCTAACAGACCATCTGTTTTGAATAAGCAGGCACCTACCGGTAGTGCTCTTCGTGCTCAACAAGATCGACTTGCTCAAAAAAATAAGATTCAAAAAGAAGTTGCTGCTGTTAAGAGTGGGATTCCTGCAAAGATTCCTGCAAATACACAGTCTTCTGTAAACAATACAGTTAAGTCTGGTACAGTTTCAACAGGTGATACTGTAAAAACGAAAGTTAATCCAGACACTAGTATTAGTGTAACTCAAACGAGAACTCCTGCTGCAACTAAAAAAATTACGCAATCCCTTAAGCTTTCAAGTGTAGACCTTTTTGATATTGTCAAAGGTGAATTTATTGAAGAAGGATATAGTGAAGAGGATACAATGTATATGATGGCAAATTTGAATGAAGAACAATTGAATGAATTGGTGGGTTTTATTAGAAAGCAAGCTACTAAGTATGCAAGCAAAATTCCTTTTATTAAAAAGTTAATTAACAAGGCACCAACGCAAATGCCAGCTGGTGATATTGGGGCATTGAGACTTCGCCAAGGTCAAGCAACAGATGCTGTCAATAGACTTAATCAGAGCACTGCAGCATCGAAGGCAAAGGATGCAACTCGCGCTGCTACGAGAGAAAAAACTAGATTGAATAATTTAGATCCTCGTGCTGTTAGTGATCGCAATGCTCGTGAAGCATCTACTCAAGTCAGACAGAGAAATATGGAGATGGGGAGACCTTCTTGGTACAATCCAAATAATCCAGGATCTAAAGAAGCATTAAAGAGATATTATGCTGATAAGAGAGCAGGAGTAAAGGGACTTCCTGAATAATTATTTGGAGGTTTTAGGACCTCCTTTTTTAATAAATAATTCAAAATTACTGTTAGACTAATGAGCAAGTTCGGAGATTTACTTAAAGGCGGACCATCCGCACCTAAGGTTGAGGCAGCACCTGCTCCTGAACCCATTGTAGAAGAAGTTCTGTTTACTCCTGAAGAGGAAGTTCTTACTGAAGCAAGTCCTCTTGAAGAAATGAGTAAGAAAGAATTGGAAGATTATGGTAGAACACTTGGTATTGAATTAGACAGAAGGCATAGTAAAGAATCCTTGATTGAAGAAATCAAAGATGCAGAAGACTAGTAGTCCACTTACATAACTGTCACAGGGGGTACTCCAAAGTGCCCCCTTTTTTAGTATAATTACTACAGTTGAAACAAACAAGGCAACAGATGTCCCTCTCTACTGATTACATTCTCACTTCTTTACAGGAACTTTATGGAGAGTCTGTAACTGGTGCTGATATTCGTGCTTGGTGTGCAATGAATGGATCTAACTATCAGACTGTATCTAATAAATTGTCTGATTATAAAGTTAGTCGTGGTAAATGGAACTTGACCGTTCAAGAAAAACTTGAGCAAACTTATCAGGCACCTCCTGCTATGCCTGTTTCGAGCAAAACCTTATTCCTACTAAAGATGATACCTTCGTCAAGTTTGGTAATTTTGGCGATATTAAAAAAATTATTGAGTCCCGTCTATTTTATCCTACGTTTATTACCGGTCTTTCTGGTAATGGTAAAACGTTCTCTGTTGAGCAAGCGTGTGCTCAACTTGGTAGGGAACTTATCCGTGTAAACATTACAATCGAAACTGATGAAGATGATCTTATTGGCGGTTTCCGCCTTGTTAATGGTGGAACCGTCTGGCACAATGGCCCAGTCATTGAAGCACTCCAACGAGGAGCTATCTTGCTCCTTGACGAGATCGACCTTGCTTCTAACAAAATTCTCTGTCTCCAATCTATCCTTGAAGGAAAAGGAGTTTTCCTCAAAAAAATTGGACGAAGTTTGTACACCCCACTGCAGGTTTCAACGTCATCGCAACCGCAAACACTAAGGGTAAAGGTTCAGACGACGGACGATTCATTGGAACTAACGTGCTCAATGAAGCATTCCTTGAACGATTCCCTGTAACCTTTGAGCAGGAGTATCCCACTGCTGTTACTGAGATTAAGATTCTTAATAAAATCTGTGCTGATGAGAACTTCTGCAAGCGACTTGTGATTGGGCAGACATCATCCGCAAAACCTTCTATGATGGTGGTATTGAAGAAATCATCAGCACCCGTCGTCTGGTTCATATTGTGAAGGCATACAGTATCTTCAATGATAAGGCAAAGGCAATTCAAGTTTGTGTAAATCGTTTCGATGATGAAACCAAGCAAGCATTCTTGGAATTGTATGATAAAGTTGATGCTGACTTTGTGATGCCAAGTCAGACATCTGAAGAAACTTCTCAAGAGCAACTAGACAAAGGCATCATCTCCTGATATAATGATTAATGCTTGGAGTTTACTTTACGATACTATGAACGAATCTCTTGGTGAAGACAACTATGAAGGTATGCTAAATCTAGGATCTCATCTTCCAGGTGCTATGTCTAACGATACAATCACATTCGGTAGTTCTTACTATGACGGCGTAATTGATTTTGGTGATCCTGGTCCCTTTGCAGCACAACCTGTACCTATGACCTTTGGTGGCGAAGACCACATTAACTTTGACTTGACTATGGATAAAAAATCCGAATCTAATAATAGACAGAAGTATAGTGAAGATGTAATTATTAAAGAACTGAAAGATTACATCACTAGAACATATGACCAGCACTATTCTGCTGGCGATGATAAGATTCAAACTCTGGATCTTATCGAAGCTTGTGGTGATGGTGAGGCATTCTGTCGCAGCAACATCCTCAAGTATGCGTCACGATATGATAAGAAGGGCACTGCCCGTCGTGACATTATGAAGATTCTGCATTATGCTGTACTTCTAATGCATTTCAATGACAAAAATGCAAACCGTGAAACCTATCCTCAGTGATGAAATTGAATCTCAATACTATGAAACTGTCCGACAACACTCTAACTGTTCTTAAGAACTTTGCTGGAATTAACAATTCTATTCTGGTGAAAGAGGGTAACAAACTCCGTACTATTTCTGTTGCTAAAAATATTTTGGCAGAAGCAGACATTAAAGAAGAATTCCCTCGCGATTTTGCCATCTATGATTTGAACCAGTTCTTAATGGTTTAAGTCTTCATCAAGATCCTGATCTTGATTTTAGAGAAGATTCTTATCTGAGTATTAAAGAAGGTAAGCGTCGGGTCAAGTATTTTTATGCTGATCCTGCGGTTATTGTTTCTCCTCCAGAGAAAGAAATCAATCTTCCTACTCAGGATGTCTGCTTTGAACTTGACAGTTCTTCTTTGGAAAAACTAATCAAAGCAGCACAAGTTTATCAACTCCCAGATTTTTCTGCTATTGGTGAAGCAGGAGTTATCAAACTGGTTGTTCGTGATAAGAAGAATGATACTTCTAATGAATATGCAATTGTTGTTGGTGAAACTGATAAAGAGTTCTCATTCAACTTCAAAGTAGAGAATATCAAAATTATTCCTGGTGCCTATGATGTAGTTGTTTCTTCTAAACTTCTCTCTAAGTTTACGAATACTAAGTACAATCTTACCTATTACATTGCTCTTGAACCCGATTCGACTTTTGGATGATACGCTAGTTAGGATGAGAATTATGGGCAGTATTGGAGTTATTGTTGCCTACTTTGTCATTCTTCACGTCAGTTCTTTTTGGGGGGTCCTAATACACTTTGTTGCAGATTTGATTACAATCCCATACTTTATTAGAACTAGGGCATGGGACCTTGTTATAATGTTAACGTTCCTACTTTCAATTAGCGTTAGTAAACTTTTGATATGAACATCTTTGTAACTGATCCGAGTCCATACAAGTCTGCTACGGTTCTCCCTGACAAGCACATTGTCAAGATGCCCTTAGAGACCTGTCAGATGCTTGCAATCGTATGTTCTGATAAATGGGGTCACGGATTTGGTAATCTTCCTAAGGCAGATGGAACTCCATATGCAACTGAGAAGGGAGCATTTCGCAATCATCCTTGCACCAAGTGGGCGAATGAATTTGTAACCAATTGGCAGTGGTTGCTTGCTCATGGACTTGCTATGTGTGAAGAGTACACTGCTCGCTATGGTAAGGTCCACACCTGCCACAAGACCCTTCTAGCAGCAAAGGAGATACTTCCTACCGCAGATCCTCAAGGTCGCAGTGGAAAGGATACAACACCCTTTGTCTTTGCTGGACCTGATGAGTTCAAGTATGATACAAGCATTGATATTTTCACTGCTTACAAGATGTATATTGCATCTAAACCATGGGTATGCGATAATTACCTTCGCATTCCAGATCGTAAACCTGATTGGGTATAACCTTTATTATTATGAGCGACTTTATTTGGGTTGAAAAATATCGCCCGAAGACTATTGAAGAGTGTATCCTCCCTGAACAAACCAAGAAGACATTTCAATCTTTCCTAGATAAAGGAGAGATTCCTAATATGCTTCTTTCTGGTCCACCAGGTATCGGTAAGACCACAGTAGCAAAGGCACTCTGTAATGAACTTGGAGTTGACTGTTATGTCATCAATGGATCCGATGAGGGACGCTTTCTGGATACGGTCAGAAACAATGCGAAGAATTTCGCTTCGACCGTCTCGCTTTCTTCAACTGCAAAACACAAAGTCATCATCATTGATGAAGCAGATAACACATCCAACGATGTACAACTCCTCCTACGGGCGTTTATTGAGGAGTTTGCTGGTAACTGCAGATTCATCTTCACCTGCAACTATAAAAATAAAATCCTTGAACCCCTTCACTCCCGATGTGCAGTCATTGAGTTTGGAATTAAAGGAAAAGATCGACAATCCATTGCCGCACAATTCTTCAAACGTCTCCAAGAAATCTTGGATACAGAAGGTGTTGAATATGATAACAAGGTCCTGGTAGAACTTGTTAATAAGCACTTTCCAGACTGGCGTCGTGTACTCAATGAGATTCAGCGATATTCTGTTAGTGGGAAGATTGATTCTGGCATTCTTGCTACTTTCTCTGATGTTGCTGTAAATGAACTTGTCAAGAATCTTAAGGAGAAGAACTTTGCGGAAGTTCGTAAGTGGATCGTTTCTAATTTGGATAATGATACTACTGTACTTATGCGTCGTATTTACGATGCTTGCTATTCATCCCTTACAAACGCTACTGTTCCTGCTGCTGTGCTCATTATTGCTAAGTATCAGTATCAGGCAGCATTCGTTGCCGACCAAGAAATAAATATGCTTGCATGTTTAACTGAAATTATGGTTGAGTGTGAATTCAGGTGAACAAGAACGAACTTGAAGAACTAAGATATGATGTAGCACATCATCTACTTAGTAAAATGAGTAAAGGTTCTCAATTCCAATATGCTTTAGATAAGATGCTCGAAACGTGTCAAAATTACTCGGAAAAAGAACTAAAAAATTTGTTACCTAAATCAAAGAAGAACGGTAAGGGATTCTAATGCCACATGAATTTGATCCTTGTGAAGCACCTATTGATGGTGAAGTTGATAAGTGGGGGTTTACTATCAAACCTTCAATCTCAGATACTGATGCCACTCTTATCTGTTTAAGGAATGCTCCCTGTGGTACAGATAAGAAACAAATTGAACGATTAATTAATGAATTTGAATTTAAAAAATGATTGATGTAAAACTGATTCGTATCGTAACTGGTGAAGAAATTATTGGAGAGGTCCTCTCTGAAACTGATGATACTATTACCGTTCAAAATGGTTTGGTAGTTCTTCCTAGTGCTCAGGGTGTTGGATTTGCTCCTTGGGCAACAGTTATTAGTAAAGAAGAACCCGAGATTGAAATGTCTAAAAACCACATTGTGTATATGGTGGCAGTTCAAGAAGATGTTTCTAAAAAGTACAATGAAATGTTTGGAAGTAAACTAATTACTCCAGATACTAAAAAATTGATTGTTTAATTATGAAAACTAAAATTAAGGCACAAGTTAAATCCAGATGGTACTACATCTTCTGGGGAACTGCTACAGTATCAGGTTGTTCTGGGACAACTTTATGTTGGAACTGGATATCGTGTATTACACGGTGATATGCGGGAACTATTGAATAGGGTTGAGGGTGTTCTTCTTCGTGCGGATGAACCGAACTACCTATGAGTTTCTTAAAAACTGACAAGAGTAATTTAGTTGAACCAAAGGTAAAAACTACTCCCCAAAATGTGGCAGAATCAAACGACAGTTTATTTCGTGCTACGATGAATTTACCTAATGCTGCAAAACATTGTGGTATGACCGAGAAGGAAATGAAACTAACCTTCTGGGAATATTTGAAATACAACAAACCTGATTATGAAATCTCTCAAGACTCCCCTCAGGTATCCAGGGGGTAAATCCCGTGCCTGTACAAAACTAGATCAATACATTCCCAATCTTGATGGGTATAGTGAATATCGTGAACCCTTTTTGGGTGGCGGTAGTGTTGCAATTCACATTACTAAAAAGTATCCACATCTTGACGTGTGGGTAAACGATCTGTATGAACCTCTCTATAATTTTTGGAGAGTTCTTCAGGATGATGGGTATAACCTATATAAGAAACTTCAGGAACTTAAATCTAGATATCCTGATCCTATTTCTGCAAAAGGTCTTTTCCTTGAATCAAAAGAGTATCTAAATGATGAATCCAATAATGACGCTTTATGGCGTGCTGTCAGTTTTTATACTATCAATAAGTGTTCTTTTTCTGGTCTCACCGAGTCATCCTCCTTCAGCAAACAAGCAAGTGACTCAAACTTCTCAATGCGAGGAATTGAAAAACTACAAGGATACACAAAGATAATTGAGAACTGGAAGATTACCAATCTCAGTTATGAGCAACTTCTTACTGATGGATAAGAACATTTTTACTTACTTAGATCCACCATATGAGATTGGTTCTAATCTATATGGTAAGAAAGGGAAGTATGCATAGTGGATTTAATCACGACCACTTTGCTGTCAAGTGTGATAGATTTGTTGGTCCTCAACTCATATCTTATAATTCATCTCAACTTATCAAAGAAAGATTTGATGGGTGGCAAACAGGTGAATTTGATTTAACATATACTATGCGATCTGTTGGTGAGTATATGCGTGAACAAAAGAACGTAAGGAACTTTTACTTTTTAATTATGGAACTAAAGGATTGGTTGAATAGTATTAATCAGACTAAAGAAAATTTGATTGATGAAGATCCATCTCTTGAAAAAGAATATCCTCCTTATATTATTAACCGTTGTTTTTCTGGTCATCTTGATGCAATTATGATTTGCAAATGAGATGAATCAGTATCATTTTCTTCCGAAAAATATGCAATATGATTTTTATCTAAATACTTTGAGGAAAAAGAAGAGATTCTCTCCTTGGCTCCGACAGGATAAAATCAAAGATCTTGATTATGTCAAACGTTATTATGGTTATAGTAATGAAAAGGCAAAGCAATCTTTGAAAATTCTCACAGAAGAACAACTTAATTTTATTAAATCAAAATTTGATATTGGAGGAAAAAGATGAGCGTGGTTCAAGAACCTAAGTGAAGTGGACACCTGAACAAATGGTTGAAGTGGTTCTTAATGAACCCGATGACTTTTTGAAAGTGCGTGAGACTTTGACTAGAATCGGAGTGGCATCAAGGAAAGAGAAAAAAATCTATCAATCCTGTCACATTTTACATAAGCAAGGTAGATATTACCTTGTTCACTTTAAAGAATTGTTTGCATTGGATGGTAAACACGCTAACCTTACAGTTAATGATGTTCAACGCCGTAATCGTATTGCTCAACTGCTTGCCGATTGGGGTCTAATTGGTATTGTAGATGTCTCTAAAATTCAGGATATCGCTCCGCTTAATCAGATTAAAGTACTTGCTTACAAAGACAAGCAAGACTGGATTCTTGAAACTAAGTACAATATTGGATCGAAGAAGAAAGAAGGTTGAAGTAACCGAATAAAAAACTACGGGGTTCAACACCCCGTTTTTTATGTCTTGTGTTAAATATACTTATGGATGCCTTCGGGGTCCACAAAACACAAACTCGCTTTTAAAGGAGCTACAATCATGGGAAACCTTGCACGGTATACTGCTGCGGACCTGCCTGCGTTGATGGAACGCATAAATAGGAATAGCATTGGAATGGATGAATACTTCGATAGGTTGTTTAATCTCCACGAAACAACGAAGAATTATCCACCATTTAATCTAGTTACGGTCAGCGAAGTAGAATCGAAACTAGAAATTGCACTTGCAGGATTTAAAAAGAAAGAAGTAAATGTCTACACACAAGACGGAAAACTCTTTGTCGAAGGACAAAGGGAGGATACCGAGTCCGAAAAAACTTATGTCCACAGAGGAATGGCTCAACGATCTTTCACCAGATCTTGGACATTGGCAGAGGACACGGAAGTTAGATCAGTTGAATTTGAGGATGGGTTGCTAACTATTGTTCTTGGTAGGATCGTACCTGAACATCATCAGAAAAAAGTTTGGTTTTAACCAACTTATATGCTACAATTGGAGGGTCATTACGACCCTCTTTTTTTATGGATAAAATCGATACGCAGGGTATGAGTTTTCCTGGCAAATCAAAGAAACCAAGTAGTTATGATCCTATGCCTGTGAAGCATCGCACAATATTTACACCAGAAGAACGTGTCGAGTTGAAGCAAATCATTAATGAAGCACTTGACGAAAGGGAGAAAGCATGAAGCATCGTGATAATTATTACGTCAAGTTTGACGATGATGAACTACGACAGATCTTGAAAGAGATTAGTAATGAAGAAGTGAAAGTAAGAATAAGAAGTGCATTGGGAGAGACTATTGATCCCATAGATAAGTTTCACGCAACTATCGCATATTATAATAATGAAGTTTAAAGCACTTGTATTCGTTCGTTTGAGATCGCAGGTGGATGACTCTCCTGGTAATGCTGTGAGAGATGCCTGTAAGAGACTGTCCGAGTTAGACATCAAGAAACTTAGACTTGGCAAGGTGATTGATGTTTGGTTAGAGGCAGAAACTAGAGAGTATGCTGAGAAGGAACTCGAAATGCTTTCTGATAGATTTCTTGCTAACACAGTTATGGAAGATTGGGATTATGAATTGACTGAGATTGAAAACTTTCCCAAAGGTATTGAAGCATGACCGATTTTAACGCACCAGGATCTAATAAGATAGGAATCACTCCTGTATTTACAGATTTTGTAGTTAATTTACAACTCGATAATGTAGTGAAAATCTTAGATGCTAAGATCGAACGTTGTAATGTATACAACAGTGACAATAGAGATGAAGTATACAAACAAATTACTATTACATATAAAGTGGAGGATGATTGATGGAAGTAATTACCGAAGGTAAGGTTAAAACTGTTTATCAAGGTGATGATGCACAGCAGTGTCATCATTGAGTATCATGATAAAGTGACTGCAGGCAACGGAGAGAAGGAAGATCATCCTTTAGGAAAAGGATCTCTCTGTTGTAGTATCTCATCCATCATCTTTGAGAAACTTTCCAAAGAAAATATCCCAACTCATTATATTAATATGGTTGGTGCTAATAAGATGATATGTAAGAAGGTAGGTATCGTTCCATTAGAAGTTATCTGTCGTAATCGTGCTGCTGGATCTATTGTTCGTGAGACAACTCTTGGTAGAAGGTGCTCCACTACCACAACCGATTGTGGAGTTCTTTCTGAAGGATGATAGCAAGCACGATCCTCTTCTGACACCAGATCGTGTGCGTTTGATGGGATATGATCCAGAACCTTTTGTTGAGATGACACTACGGGTCAATGATTACCTTCGTCAGATGTTCTACATCTTAGGTATTGATCTTGTAGATTTTAAGGTTGAGTATGGTTATGATGCTCATGGTGATTTGTATCTTGCCGATGAGATCAGTCCTGATAGTATGAGACTCTGGAAGATTGGTAGTGATGAAAGATTTGATAAGGATCTATTCAGAAAAGATGAAGGTGATATCGTTCCTGCCTATCGTGAGATTCTTGACCGACTACAACCACTTGCAGTCCAATGAAGTTGAGATTTTGTGTAATTTGTGGAACAAATAAAAATTTACAACATCATCATATCATTCCTAAAATTGAAGGAGAGATGATCACTCGGTGGGAACATATTTATTCATAACATTAAAAAAACAAGAGATAAAGAAAATTTCGTTGCTTTATGTAAGGCAGGACAAAAAAATGGTGTTGGTGGAAGACCAAAACTGCCCAAAGTTTGAGGTATGTAAATTATGGAAGGAAGGCAAATCTTATGTTGACAAATAAAAAAAGAAACAGGAATGCTGTCATACAATATTTTTGAAGAATATCTTTGGGATACTGGAAAATGGGATTGTAAACTTTGTATAATATTAGTATAAATCATGAAACACCAAATCCCTGATGAGATTAGAAAGAACTGCTTTGATTGTTTCAAGAGTTTGAATGCTGCTGAGAGAGCAGTTGTTTTACTTGGTGAGGATGAGTATCGTAAATCATTAGATCTTGATAATGATGATGCTCCCTGTTGGAAGATCCCAAGTAAGGAATCCACAACATTTGTAGGTTGGAACCCTATGTGTATTCCAACAATGGATTACATAGTATGGAAACTAAAACGTCGTGAACAAATTGCGAAAGGAGAAATTCATTAATGGACTACAAAACTTCTGGTGTTGACATTATTAAAGGTAGATCTTTTGTGGAGTATATTAAGGTACTGGCACCTAAGATTGATGGTGGGTTCAGTGGAATGATGGAAGTTCCATCAGGATATGAGAAACCTGTATTAGTATCTGGTGCTGATGGTGTCGGAACTAAAATGAATATCTGTAGGATTGCTGATGATTACACCACTATTGGTCAGGATCTTGTTGCTATGTGCGTCAATGATGTTATATGTTCTGGTGCTAAACCATTATATTTTTTAGATTATATCTCTACTAAAACACTTGATGCCAATGTAAGTGACATTGTGTATGGAGTTAATGTTGGTTGCACAATGGCTGGGATGGAACTTATTGGTGGAGAAACTGCAGAACATTTCAGAGCAAATGATTATGACCTTGCTGGTTTCTGTACTGGTATTGTAGAGAAGAATGATATTGTTGATGGCAGTAACATCAGAGCAGGTGATGTAGTCATTGGTATTGAGAGTAGTGGTCTTCATAGTAATGGATATACTCTCGTCAATGATATGTTGTGGAGAAATTATATTAAGTATAAAGAGATGCCTGAGTTGTTGAGACCAACCACCATCTATGCCCGTCTCATCCAGTACCTGTTGGATGAAGTTCCTATTCTTGGTATGGCACATATTACTGGGGGAGGACTGCCTGAGAACCTTCCACGATGCCTTCCAGCAGGTCTTAGAGTTGATGTTGACTATGATGCTTGGGAGAGACCAGAACTCTTCAATAAGATCCAGAAGGCAGGAGACATTACTGAGGATGAGATGCGTAATGTATTCAATCTTGGTATTGGATTCTGTTTGGTAGTGCCAAAAGAAGTAGCGGAACATACTCAATGTCTTATTGCAGATACTCCATTCGGTATGAGGTCTTGGATTATTGGAAATGTTGTTGAACAATGACATATTTTTGCCATATGTTGATACAGAAGTGTATCACTATGATACAGTATACTCTATATAATTATGTACTTACAGAGGACGACTTATGAACTTTACAGCCGCCACTCTCACCGTTGGAATTGCAATGACTATTTTTATCGGTGGTCCCATCTCTAGCATACTACCCTAATGGTCCACCCACAAATCTATATCTAACTACTCCATAAATAAAACTGAATATCGTCACCACAGAGGACGACTGGTAAAATCCAGTGAAGGATTGCCTGGTAAAAGATATTATGGTGGATGTGAATGGGTTGACCAGATTGAGGATCTAGCAAGAGAAAGAGTAAAAAAACTATTCAATGCAGAGTGGGCAAATGTCCAACCTCATAGTGGAGCACAAGCAAATGCTGCTGTATTCCTTGCTCTTCTGAAACCAGGAGATACTGTTCTATCTCTGGATCTATCACATGGTGGTCATCTATCGCACGGATCAAAAGTTAATATGTCTGGTAAGTGGTTCAATGTTTGCCACTATGAAGTTGATGAGACTGGTAGACTGGACTATGATAGAATATTAGAACTTGCAAGGGAATGTAAACCACAACTTATTATCTGTGGGTTCTCTGCATACACTAGAACAATTGATTTCAGTAAGTTTAGAAATATTGCTGATGAAGTTGGATCATACCTATTAGCAGACATCGCACACATTGCAGGATTGGTTGCATCAGGTGTTCATCCATCACCACTTCCATATGCAGATGTAGTTACCACAACAACTCATAAGACTCTGAGAGGTCCAAGAGGTGGGTTGATTATGTCTAATGATGTGGAGATGGGTAAGAGGTTAGACAAGGCAGTATTTCCAGGAACTCAGGGTGGTCCATTGGAACATGTGATTGCTGCAAAAGCAGTTGCATTTGGTGAGGCACTTAAACCAGAGTTTAAAGAGTATTGCTCGCAAGTCGTTTCTAATTCAAAAACACTTGCCAAGAGATTAATTGAAAATGGTATTAACATTGTATCTGATGGAACAGATAATCATATTGTTCTACTTGATTTGAGGAGTCTGGGAATTACTGGAAAGATTGCTGATCAACTGGTAAGTGAAATTAATATCACTGCGAATAAAAATACAGTTCCTTTTGATCCTGAGTCTCCCTTTGTTACCAGTGGATTAAGATTGGGTTCATCTGCTCTTACTACTAGAGGGTTTGATGAAAACGACTTTGTTGAAGTTGCTGATATCATTGCAAGTCGATTAAAAAATTATGAGCAAGATGGAAATAAAGAAGAATGTTTGGTAAGAGTATCTAAACTTTGTAAAAGTAATCCTCTCTACTAAATAAAATTGAATATCGTCGCCGCAGAGGGGCAACTGGCACAATCCAGTTGACGCCCCTCTTTTTTCTTGGTAGAATGTAAAAGATAAAATACTTGATTATGACAATTAAAATGGTACTCCTTAAAACAGGAGAAACCCTAATATCAGATACTAAAGAAGTTGTTCAGGAAGAGCAAGTTCGTGGTTATATGTTGACCCAACCTCAAGTTATTGAATCTCAAGAAAAAACTCTCTTGGTTGAGAGTGAAACTCAGAACAATAATTATGAGTTAGACGTATTTCTGCGACCTTGGATGATTCTTTCTAAGTCAAAGGAATTCGTTATTACTACTGATATTGTAGCAACTATTTGTGATCCTCTAGATAGTGTGCTAGAAATGTATAACAGTAAAATTAATCCTGTCCCATTATCCGAAACGGAGGTTGAAGCGTACTTGAAACTTACAGAATGAGATTTTACACGAACGTTCAGATGGTCGGGAATCACTTCTTAGTCCGTGGTTATGAAAATGGTCAACATTTCATGACCCGAGAGAAGTTTTACCCGACTCTTTTTGTTGAGTCAAAAGGAAAAACCAAATATAAAACTCTTGAGGGAGACTATGTTGAATCAATAGAACCTGGAACTGTTCGTGATTGTAGAGAGTTTATCAAGAAGTATGATGGCGTAGAAAACTTTAAAATCTATGGTAATGACAGATACATCTATCAGTATATTTCTGAGATGTATCCTGAGGAAGAGATTAAGTTTGATACTACATAAGATCAAAATTCTACGATTGATATTGAGGTTAAAATCTGAAAATGGATTCCCTGATGTAGAGTCTGCTGCAGAAGAAGTTCTTCTTATTACGGTGCAGGATTACACTACCAAACAGATTCGCACTTGGGGTCAAGGACCTTTCAATAATAAGCAAGAGAATGTTATCTACAAAAGTTTAGAACAGAGTATGAACTTCTGAATGACTTTATCAATTGGTGGATGATTGAAGACTAATACTCCTGAAGTTGTTACTGGATGGAATAGTGAACTGTATGATATGCCATATTTGGTGACGTCGTATCGATAGGATCTTGGTGAGAAGTTAATGAAACGACTTTCACCTTGGGGTTTGGTGACTGAACGTGAGACTATTATTATGGGTCGTAAACATATTTCTTATGATGTTGGTGGTATTACACAACTTGATTACCTAAATCTATATAAGAAGTTCACTTATAAGGCACAAGAGTCTTATCGACTGGATTACATTGCGAGTGTAGAACTTGGGCAAAAGAAACTTGATCACTCTGAGTTTGATACCTTTAAAGATTTCTATACTAATGGGTGGCAGAAGTTTGTAGAATATAACATCATTGACGTGGAACTTGTTGACCGAATGGAAGACAAGATGAAACTGATTGAACTTGCAATCGTTATGGCATATGATGCTAAGGTGAATTATAATGATGTGTTCTATCAAGTTCGTATGTGGGATGCGATCATTTACAATTATCTCAAAAAGAGAAACATTGTAATTCCTCCCAAAGAACGTTCAGACAAAGATGCTAAGTATGCAGGTGCATATGTTAAGGAACCGATTCCGGGAAAGTATGATTGGGTTGTGTCTTTTGACCTTAACTCTCTCTATCCTCATCTTATTATGCAGTACAACATCTCTCCAGAGACACTTGAGAGACCAGGCACCCATCAGTTACAGTTGATAAGATACTTAATCAAGAACTAACCTTTGAACTATAAGGACAGTGCAGTGTGTGCTAATGGTGCCATGTATCGTAAAGATGTCCGTGGGTTTCTTCCAGAACTGATGGAGAAGATCTATAAGGATCGAACCATCTATAAAAAGAAGATGCTTGCAGGCAAAACAAGATTATGAAAAAACTCCAACTAAGGCACTTGGAGAAAGAGATTGCAGATGCAATAACATTCAGATGGCGCGCAAGATTCAACTCAACTCTGCTTATGGTGCTATTGGTAATCAATATTTCCGTATTATAAACTGGCTAATGCGGAAGCAATTACGCTTTCTGGTCAAGTCTCTATCCGTTGGATTGAGAATAAGATGAATCAAAAGATCTAAATAAGATCTTGAAAACAAAAGTGTTGATTATGTTATTGCATCTGACACTGACTCAATCTATCTTAATATGGGACCTCTTGTTGATAAATTTCTTAGTCATAAGTCTGAGATAAAACAAGGCATTGTCACGTTACTTGATAAGATCTGTGAGAGACAAGTTGAACCATATATTGACCGTTGCTACGAAGAACTGGCGGACGTATGTGAATGGCATATGACCAGAAGATGCAGATGAAGCGTGAGAATATTGCTGAACGTGGTATCTGGACTGCGAAGAAGCGATACATTCTTAATGTATGGGATAGTGAAGGTGTTCGTTATGAAGAACCTAAACTGAAGATGATGGGTATTGAGGCAGTCAAATCATCAACACCTGCACCCTGTAGCACAATGATTAAGGATGGTCTTAAACTTATGATGAGTGGCACTGAAGAAGATGTTATTAAGTACATTGATAAAGTGTCGTACTGATTTTAAGAAACTTCCTCCTGAAGAAATTGCCTTCCCCAGTTCAGTCTCAGATGTTATAAAATACCGTTCTTACTCTCAGCATCTACACAAAGGGAACTCCCATTCATTGTCGGGGTGCTCTTCTCTTCAATCATTATATTAAGGAGAAGAAACTTGACGAATAAATATTCACTTATCAATAATGGGGAAAAAATTAAATTCTGTATTTGAAGAAACCCAATATTATTCATGAGAATGTTATCTCATTCATCCAGGACTTTCCACGCGAACTTGACCTTGACAAATACATAGATTATGACTACAATTTGAAAAGAGTTTTGTCGAACCTCTCAAGTCAATCCTAGATGCAATTGGGTGGAATGTAGAAAAAACTGTAAACTTGGAATTATTTTTCGGTTAAATGGACTACCTATTAACGACAAAGAACTTGCAACTATTGTAAGTGCTCTTGGAGGAGATACTGTTTATATCAAAAACTCAAGAAGATTAAGGATATCCGTGATGCTAACCCAGGCGGACCTTACAAAAAAATTGCCCGTGAAGAATTTGGATTTGTAATGTAATGGATTTTTTAAACGACATTGTAAAAGAGATTGGAGATGACTATACCAAACTGGCATCCGACATTGACGACACTGAAAACTTACGTGGACACGGGTTCGTACATCTTTAACGCATTGGTTTCAGGTAGTATATTTGGTGGTGTATCTGGGAATAAGATTACTGCCATTGCTGGGGAGTCTTCTACTGGCAAGACTTTCTTTTCTCTCGCTGTCGTCAAAAACTTTCTTGATTCTAATCCTGACGGATATTGCCTTTATTTTGACACCGAGGCAGCAGTTAATAAATCTCTTCTCGAAAGTAGAGGAATTGATCTCTCACGTCTGGTCGTGGTTAATGTAGTAACTGTTGAAGAGTTCCGTCAGTAAGGCACTCAAGGCAGTAGATATATACTTAAAAAAATCTGAAGAAGAACGCAAACCCTGTATGTTTGTGCTAGACTCTTTGGGGATGCTTTCCACTGAGAAAGAGATCACTGATACGCTAAACGAAAAACAAGTTCGGGATATGACTAAATCACAACTGATCAAAGGTGCGTTCAGAATGCTCACACTCAAGTTGGGTCAAGCAAACATTCCAATGATCGTTACTAATCACACTTACGATGTTATCGGTGCTTATGTTCCTACTAAAGAGATGGGTGGCGGTTCTGGTCTTAAGTATGCTGCGTCCACGATTATTCACTTAGTAAGAAAAAAGAAAAGGATGGAACAGAAGTCATTGGAAATCTTATCAAGGCAAAGACTGCTAAGTCGCGTTTAAGTAAGGAGAATCAAAATGTTACGGTGCGTCTTTATTACGATGAGCGTGGTCTTGATCGATATTATGGTCTTCTTGAACTTAGGTGAACTTGGTGGACTTTGGAAAAATGTTGCCGGTCGATATGAAATAGATGGAAAGAAAGTTTATGCCAAAGCAATCCTGAAAGACCCTGAAGTTTACTTCACCCCAGAGGTGATGGAAAAACTTGACACCATTGCAAAAGAAACCTATTCTTATGGAGCGAATTGAGACAACTATTCTGCGAAACTTGTTTTCAACGAAGAGTACTCTCGCAAAGTAATTCCGTTTATTGAACCTGATTATTTTGAGCAGAGAACCGAAAAGGTATTATCTTTGAGGAGATTACTCAGTTTATTGTGAAATATGGCAATGCCATTACTACAGAAGCACTTCAATTGAGATTGAGGAATCGTACAGATCTCTCTGAGACTGAAGTAAAAGAAACCAGTGAAATTATTGCAATTCGTTTACGATTCTCCTGCCGATAATAAATGGTTAAGATACCACTGAAAAGTGGTGTCGTGATCGTGCCATTTATTTGGCACTGATGGAATCTATCAGTATTGCTGATGGTGCTGATGAGAAGAAAAATCGCGATGCTATTCCTTCTATTCTTTCTGATGCACTTGCAGTTTCTTTTGACAACATATTGGACACAATTACTTAGAAGATTATCAAGAAAGATATGAGTCTATCATCAGGAAAGAAGAAGGTATTCCCTTTGATCTTGAATATTTTAATAAGATTACGAAAGGGGGTATATCTAATAAGACTCTTAATATCGCTCTTGCTGGGACAGGTGTCGGCAAGTCTTTATTCATGTGCCATATGGCTAGCTCCGTGTCTCCAAGGAAGTAACGTACTATACATTACAATGGAGATGGCAGAGGAAAAAATTGCTGAACGAATTGATGCAAACCTTATTGAATGTTGCTATTCAGAGATATTGTGATCTTCCTAAACTTCGTTTGAAAACAAAGTTAAGTTGAACAAAAAAACTCAGGGTCAACTTATAATTAAAGAGTATCCTACTGCAAGTGCTCATAGTGGACATTTTAAAGCACTTCTTAATGAACTTGCACTTAAGAAATCTTTTAGACCTGATATTATATTCATGGATTACCTCAATATTTGTGCCTCGTCGCGTTACAAGTCGGGATCTGCCAATATTAATTCCTATACTCTTGTTAAGTCGATTGCAGAGGAACTTAGAGGATTGGCTGTCGAAGCCGAGGTCCCTATCGTATCTGCCACCCAGACCACTCGTTCTGGTTATGGTAGCTCTGATGTTGACCTTACTGACACTTCTGAGTCCTTTGGTCTCCCTGCTACTGCTGATCTTATGTTTGCCCTTATTAGCACTGAGGAACTTGAACAGTTGGGACAGATTATGGTGAAGCAATTGAAGAACGTTATAATGATATTAATCTAGTCAATAAGAGATTTGTTGTTGGTATTGACCGTGCCAAGATGCGTCTTTATGATTGTGAGCAGTCAGCACAAGAGGATATACTTGACTCTGGACAGGAAGAGGAGTATAATTATGAGGACGAAAAGAAACCTAAAAAATCATTCGACGGATTTAAATTCTAATGAGTAAGCAAGTTGATTTTGAAAAGTATCAGAAGTTTGTAGATGCTGTTACTTCAGACCAATCTACAGATTTTGTTGCCCTTGCAGATCGTCTAGTTGAACTGGATGAAAAGGGTGCAAACATTGAACGTCTTCTGACCGCTGGTGTTGGTATCAATGCTGAAGGCGGAGAGTTCCTTGAAATTATCAAGAAACTTATCTTCCAAGGCAAACCTTGGGATGAAGCAAACAAGGAACATCTGTTTATCGAACTTGGTGATCTGATGTGGTATGTTGCTCAAGCGTGTATGGCACTTGGTGTTTCTCTTGATGAAGTTGTTGCTCGCAATGTCCAGAAACTTGAGAAGCGTTATCCTGGTGGACAGTTTGATGTATACTATTCCGAGAATAGAGAAGTTGGTGATCTTTGATAGAATCTATAATTAAAAATGAACTCTACATGGGGTACATCTTTGGTATTATGATCCTGGGTGGGTTCATTCGTGAATATCATGCACTTGAAGATGTATATTCACTAATAAAAAGATATATTAGTGATAATCGTCTTATTATTATTCTAACCTCACTTTTAGGTGGCGTACTTCCTATTCCAGGACGTGTGGCATTATCTGCACCACTCCTAGATGCTATTGCTCCAGCAGAAAAGAAAAAACGTTCTTATTTTGGTGTAATTGATTATTTGTCTACCCATCATTATTATTGGTGGTCACCACTAGAGAAGACAGTTGTCTTACCTATGGCGGTGATGGGAGTATCCTATACGACATTTCTTGGATATACAATCGTTCCTCTTGTCATTACATTATCGTATACTTGGTGGTATATCTTCTTCAAAGATTGATCCTGAAAGTGTTAATATTTTGGATAATGTTCGTGAGTTCAATTGGCGTCGTGCTCTTACGGGATGGGCACCACTGATTGCTACTATTATTCTTCTATTGAATACAGGTAAAGGTGGAGCAATCTTCTTCTTCCCTTGGTTCCTTGGAATGTCAATCTATTACTCTATTGTATTTAAAGATTGGAAGTGGGGCAAGTGGTTGGATGGTAAGTTTGCTATCATTGCTACTATTGTTCTTGCATTTAGTGGTGTTGTTGGGCAAATAAAAGGTCCTGTGATGGAATACTTAAAAACAGCAACTCCTGAAATGTTAATTCCCGCTTCAATTGTTGCTATGGTTGCTGCTTGGATTATGGGTTCATCTGGTAAGTATGCTGGTATGACTTCTGCTCTGGTAGCAATCTTCGGTCCCCAATACTTGGTGTGGTTCCTTTGCACTGAATATTCTGGATATCTATTGTCACCTGCACATAAATGTTTGATGATTGGACAACAATATTTTGGAACTCCTATTAGGAAATATTATAAAGTAATTGGTGGTCTGTGTGGCATACTTATTGGATATGCAGCGATTATAACTTTTGCAATCTAATGTACACGATTCTTAATTATGCTACAGCATTTTGGACTGTAGTTGTTATGAATTGTATTCAACCCGTTAATTGGCAATACTGTTATCGGGTTGATCAGTGGTTAGTTCCTGAACTTCACGAAGGATGGAAACTATACACTAAAGAAGTAGTCCCATATCAAAAAGAGAAGGACTATCTCAAGGGGTTATAGCTCAGTTGGTAGAGCGCCTGCTTTGCAAGCAGGATGTCAGCGGTTCGAGTCCGCTTAACTCCATATTTGTGCTATAGTGGGCACATAAATAATCGAAAACGCCAATGGCAGGTCAAAAGGGTTTTGTCTATGAAGAGAAAATCCATAACAAGTTGAAGGCAAAGGGAATCGCTCCAGCAGGTTTTACCCCTGCAAGAGCAAATCCATTTGCTCCCGACGCAATGTTTATGTATAGGGGTTCTTCATATAAACTTGAAGTCAAGTTAAATCTCTCTACAGACTATGGTCAAGGCACGCTAAACTATGATAATGGTATTTGGAGACTTGGTGGCGCTTCAACTCCAGAGGCAGATATTCTTCGCGATATGATGCGCGGAGTTGGTATTGAACAATTTGCAAATTCTGAATGGGGTCCTAAAGGTGCTCCTTTTAGATCAACTGTTCCTGCAGAACAGTTTACTCCGGAAATGGTAACTTCTGATTATGCAAGATTTGGTAATCGATATAAAGTAATTTCAAGTTCTGCTTTGCATGATTACTATGCAGCAAAGGGAACTTTCTACATTCAGATTGGTGGATATGGTTTGTACTATATGCGTTCAAACCCTTTACGTTTATCGATTCCACAATTCAAACCTGGTTTGAGAATACGTCTTCGTACAAAGCGCGGTGGTAGTGTCCCCATCAATAATTATCGGTTTACTACTGCACTGCAAGTTACTACCAAACCTGGAATTTCGGCATATGATCTCGATAAAAGTTTAGACATTTTAGATTCATGAATTCATACGTTAAAGAATTAATTAAAGACTATGATGGTGATAATTACGAACACTTCACCAGATATATCTACATGACTTTTCAGCGTGAGATTGATTCTAATGGGGGTAAAAATAAGGATAAATATATAAAGATACGAAATGACATTTTAAAGTACATAGTTACCAATCGTGGCAATGTTACTTTAGAACTACGCAAAAACCGATATCAATGAAATCCTTTTTTCAATTTCTAAGCGAATCTGCAACACAGCAAGCACAACGTCTTGGTCTGGAGGGTGACGGTCATGGTTCTTGGTATGATAGGACCACTAAGGAATTTGTAGCGAAAACTGAAAAGGGTAAATTAAAATTTTATAACAAGAGACAGAAGATTGGTAAGGGTGATCCCGATCAAACTGAATTGGAAAAGAATGTCTCCGATCCAAACTTTACAGATCCAGGTCTAAAACAAGAACCCCAACAAGTTGCACCAGAACAAGAAGCAGCACCTGCTCCAGCACAACCAGCAGTAGAACTCAATCCAGATCTTACTGCAGGTCCACAAAAAGCAGTAAAATCAAAAGGAACTCTTACTATTGCTTTTGGCAGATTCAATCCCCCACATATTGGGCATCAGCAATTGATGGATACTGCTAAGAAATCGGCAGATCAAGAACATGGAGACTATATTATAGTTCCATCTCGTTCAAATGATCCTAAGAAGAATCCTCTCGACGCTGATACCAAAGTTGCATTTATGAGAGGGATGTTCCCCAAGCACGCCGGTAGAATTCAAAATGATAACAATACTAGAACTATTTTTGATGTTTTAAAGAAAGCACATGGTGATGGATATGAGAATGTCAGAATTGTTGGTGGTGCTGACAGAGTAGGTGAATTTAGTAAATTGGCCAACAATTATAATGGCACTCTCTATCAGTTTAGCAATATTGAGGTTGTTTCTGCTGGTGATAGAGATCCAGATGCTCAAGGAGTTGAAGGTCTTTCGGCGTCAAGATTGAGACTTGCCGCGTCTGAAAATGATTATAGAACTTTTAAAATGGCAATGCCTGATGGTATGGCACCTAAGGAAGTAAAGGATTTGTATAACACTCTTCGTATGTCAATGGGTATTAATGAGGAGTGGGGTATTTGGGAAATGGCACCTAAGTTTGATCAACAAACTCTTCGTGAAAATTATGTAAGCAAAACAATATATCGAATTGGTGAGTGGGTTGAAAATATGAATACTGGGTTGGTTGGAAAAATTGTCCGTAGAGGTGCAAATCATCTTATTTGTGTTACAGAAGATGATATTATGTTTAAGTCTTGGATTAGAGATGTGAATGAAGCAATTGTCAATGGAACTGAGATTGGCGGAGTTCCTGCAGATCAACGTTTGGTTGGAACTGACTCACACTTTAACTATGTTTCATCGATGGTTCCAGGCGCTATGTCTAGCGGAATAGCGTTTATAAATAAATATAAGATAGGAAAACGTAAATCGTAAAATCTTCGATGACTAAAAATATATTTGAAGACCTTCCAGTACGTAAGCACGCTGCTGCATCTGCAGTTCCTGCCGCTAAAGAAGGCGCAAAAACGGAGAGTGGTGAAGGAGGTTCTGAAAAGAAAATCCGTCAGGCAGTCTACGATATTCGTTATCGTGCAAGAAGAGAAGGTGTTGACCTGAGAGCAGCATATGCTCAGTATATGCAGAATAGTAATCTGAGTGCTCCTGAACAAACGGCAGTTAGAGCAAAACTATTTGGTAAAGATGGTGGCGGAGATAAGAAAGAGTCGTATGATTCTTTAATGTCTGATAGTGCTACTGGAACTGTTGCTAGCGCACTCTTCAAAGTATTTGTCGAGAAGGTTGAAAAAGAACCAATTCAAGAAGATGAAGGTGCAGAGAGAAAGTATAAGGTAAGAGTCACTGATCCTAAGAGTGACAAGTCTTATGTAAGATATGCTAATCGTTCCAAGATCACAGAACTAAGAGCGAAGGGTCTCAAAGTTGAAATGACTGAGCACGGCGAACCTTACGAAGGTGAAAAGAAGAATCGCGGTAAGATGGATCCTGTCGCTAAGAATCCCCAAAAAAGAGATGGTGATGTGAATAATGATGGCAAGAAAGACGGTACTGATAAGTACATCTATGCTCGTCGTGATGCAATCAATGCAGCGATTGCCAAGAAAAAGGGAATGAGTGAAGAGTTCCTTGTTGATGGAACTACCTCAACCGAAGGTCAGGGAACGATGGTTCCTGATGGTAAGGTCAATAACTATGCAGGTAAAAATCCAGTAGTTCAGATCAATCCAGATTCTAAAGTTGATGGTGCTGGCAGTAAGAATCTCCGTGCTCATAGAGAAGTTGAAGGTGAAATGATTGCTGAGAAATCGGTAAGTAAAACTCAACAACGTTTTATGAGTATGGTTTCTGAATATAAAAATCGTGAGATTGACTCAAATAACGATCCTGTAGAAAAGGTTGCTGAAGAAAAGGTTGCTGAAGAAAAAGGTGAAGAATGTCCTAAGTGTAAGAAGTGTCCTTGTGAATGTGGACATATGGATAGAGAAAAGAGAACTTATAGAGAACTTCTTAAGAATAAGTTGAGAGCGATGGGCATCAAGAACCCAATGATGCTTGGAGCACCTGAAGATGGGGAAGAAGTTATGAAGATTATGACTTCTCAAACTGCAAAAATGTCTGCAGAAGGTTACGGTAACAAAAAGAAAAAGAAAAAGTAACTATTAGCGTGCTATATAATGTAAATATGTGATAAAACAATGCTTGCATTTCTACTCCCATTAGCGTCGAAAATTATTAAAGATGCTATCAATAACATTCCAGAGAATGAAGAACTCGGTGAGAAGATGGTTGAGATCTGTCTTGTTATTCTTTCTAAGGCAGTTAAGCTGACTAAGACTGATATGGACGATCAATTATTAGAAGTTGTTAAGAAGGCAATGGTGTCAAGAGAGGGCGAAGAGTAATCCATTACTTTTTATAAATATCTTTATACAAGATTCAAAGGTAAAAGACATGGCACCACTTTGGGGATCTGGAGATGTATCCACCGATGAGCCAAAATTCACAGCACACCATGAGGGCATGGATACATCCAACCTCACAGTTTTCGGTGTGGATGAAACTGAACTTGGAGTAGCAAATGCTGCTTCTGGTGATGCTGGCAAGTATGCCCCCGCCCATGGTGGTTGGGTTGGTATTACTACATATAATGATATGCACGGAAATCTTAGAGTTAAAACTGAGACTCTCGTTGCAATTGGAATTACTGGACTTGACCAGGCAGACGATACGATTCTTCCAGATAGCTGATAATATGGTATGAGATTTAATGAATTGAACGAGAGTAATTACTTGCTCTTTGCTATAAAATTTTATAATAATCCGCAAGCAGTCACAAGAGATGATTTTGAGTCTGACTTAAAGAGGATTAGATATATAAAACGTTTATTGAAAAGATACAAGAATACAGGTGAGCTAAAAGTTCACCTTATATTAAATCATCTTATAATTTTGTTTAATGTATTTGACGAGGCTGCTGTTCCTCTTCTGTTCTATAATTTAGAAGAAGATCTTTGGCCATCTATAAAAAGTTTTCTTACATTCCTCAATAGAATTCCTGAATATCCAAAAACACATATATCAGGAATTCCTATTGACTATGATTGCTTACAAGAACTCAAATCACTCTAATGGATATTGATAAGATCATTAATATTATAAGAGAGCAAAACCTCAAAGTAGGAAGAAAATTGCCTGCCGATCTTAGAATGGGTGGCGGTGGTGGTGGAACTAATGTTTTAACTTCACAACCAAAAGTAAGAACGATGCGTCAAATACTTCTCGACCCTTCTGGTAAAGGGGATGAAAGAAGATTTAAAAATGATCCACAAACTAAACTGGATGAAGATATGGGTGCTGGTGCCGTTAGTGGTCCAACTAATAATGTTGGTGACGGTAAGATTGCAGGAACAGTTCAAGCAGGAGATGATCCTCCTGTGGACCCCAAAAAAGGAAAGAAAAAATATATTTACTTCAAAGGTGTCCGTAAGAACTGGAAGTTATAATGGATGATGCTGCTGGTGTAAATGCTGCCATTTTAGAAAGATTGGAAAGAGTAGTTGAATCTTTGCAGGATAACTCCGTAAAGATGGGTCAACTTCTAGCAGTCCATAATGAGAAGTTAGATAAGCAAGATAGAATTGATGCTGTACTCTTTGAGAAGGTAGATAGTGTACATCGCGAAGTAAATCGTAAAGCAGAGGAAATAAAGAAAGGTTGTGAGAGAGATATTAGATTAATTGATGAACGTCTTCGTCTTATGGAAAAGAAGATGTGGACCATTGCTGGTGCCCTGACTGTAATATCATTCTTGGTTAGCATACCAGGTCAAAAATTGATGGGAAATTTCTTGACTCCTAACCAAACACCAGTTATAATAGAACAACAGAAGTAGTCCTATTGTAATGGATCTGATTGATTCCAAGTATATTGGATTAGTTTCGTCACGCCTACAAAAATTCAAGAAGGTCAAACCAGACCTTTACAACTTCCGTTGTCCTATCTGTGGAGACTCGCAGAAGAACAAGAACAAGTGCACGTGGGTATATGTATGTTATGAAGAATAACACTAACTTTAAGTGCCATAATTGTGGTGCTAGTTTGTCGTTGAATAATTTTATTAAGAAGATTGATACTACTCTTCATAAACAATATACTATTGAGAAGTTTAAGGAAGGTCATACTGGTAAAAACTTTGTGTTCGAAGAACCTGTTTGAACTTCAAGAAACCAGTATTCAAAAAGAAGTTGGGTTTACCAAAGCATCTTCAAGATCCAGTTGCGAACAAATATCTTACAAAAAGAAAACTTAATCCCGATAAGTTTTATTTTGCTGACAAGTTTTATGGAGTGGACAAATAGTAGAAACAAACGTTTGACTCCACATCATAGGGATGAACCACGTATCATTATACCAATGTATGATGAGAGACAAATCTTATTGGATTTCAGGGTAGAGCACTTCCTAACTCTTTAAATATATCACTGTGATGTTGAATGACCATTCTCCGAAACTATACGGACTTGATAATGTCGATTGAAAAACAACCAATTTACATCGTTGAAGGACCCTTCGACTCCACGTTCGTGGAAAACGCTGTTGCTATGTGTGGGTCCGATGTTGATATTCGGTCGTTTGATTGGAGCGATCATATTTGGGTTCTTGATAATGAACCACGTAACAGAGAAATCGTCAACCGAATTGCCAAACTCATCGATAGAGGAGACTCCAGGTAGTAATCTGGCCAAACAACATCGTAGAGAAAGACATTAACGATATGGTTCTTGCTGGACATGATGTTATGTCTATGATAAAATTGAATACATATGCTGGATTAGAAGCAAAAATTAAATTTAACACTTGGAAAAAAGTATGAGCAACGGGACAAAGGTAATTAAGAGAAATGGAAATACTGAACCTCTTGATCTGAATAAACTCCACGTAATGGTGGAGGAAGCATGTAAGGACCTGGCAGGTGTTTCTGCCTCTCAGGTTGAGATGCAATCTGGCATTCAATTTTATGATGGGATTACTACAGGAGAAATTCAGGAGATTTTGATTCGCTCTGCAAGCGACTTGATCGATCTGGATCATCCCAACTATCAGTTTGTTGCCGCTCGCTTGCTTCTGTTTGCTCTCAGGTAAGCAAATCAACGGTCGTAGACACGAGACACCAAAGTGTAGGAACACACTAAACTCTGTGTGGAGAAAGGAGTCTATGATGCAGAAATTCTTGATCTTTATACTCTGATGAAGAGTTTGATAAACTTGAATCATTTATTGATCATGATCGTGACTATCTGTTTACCTATGCTGGTTTGCGTCAGGTTGTGGATAAATACCTAGTGCAGGATCGTAGTACGGGTGCTCAATACGAGACACCGCAGTTCATGTATCTGTTGATTGCTGCCACTATTTTTTCAAAGTATCCAAAAGAAACCCGTCTAGATTACGTAAAAAAATACTATGATGCAATCAGCAGACACAAACTCAACATCCCCACGCCAATCATGGCAGGGGTCAGAACCCCTTGCGACAGTATGCGAGCTGTGTTCTTGTTGATGTTGATGACACCCTCGATAGTATCTTTAGCAGTGACATGGCTATTGGTAAATATGTTGCACAACGTGCAGGAATCGGCATCAACGCAGGTCGAATCCGTGGCATCAACGCTAAAATCAGAGGCGGAGAGGTACAACACACAGGCGTGGTCCCCTTCCTTAAAAAGTTTGAATCAACTGTACGATGTTGCACTCAAAACGGGATCAGAGGTGGTTCAGCTACAGTTCACTTTCCTATCTGGCACCAAGAAATAGAAGATATTATTGTTCTTAAGAACAACAAAGGCACAGAAGACAATCGGGTACGAAACTTGACTACTCAATCCAAATTTCAAAACTTTTCTACGAACGTTTCATTACGAATGGAGAGATTAGCTTCTTCTCACCGCATGACGTACCAGGTCTCTATGATGCTTTTGGTACTGATACATTTGACGATCTCTATGTACGCTATGAATCAGATGAGTTTACTCCAAGAAAGACTATCGGGGCACAGGATCTCTTTCTTAGACCTTCTTGAAAGAACGAGCAGAGACTGGTCGTCTTTACATCATGAACATTGACCATTGTAATTCTCACTCATCCTTTATGGATAAAGTTGAGATGAGCAATTGTGTCAAGAGATTACTCTTCCTACTAAACCTTTACAACATATTGATGATGAAAACGGGAAATTGCTCTCTGCATCCTTAGTGCTATTAATATTGGTAAAATTAGGGATCTTGAAGATCTTCAAGTTCTTTGCGATCTTGCTGTTAGGAGTCTTGATGAACTCATTGATTTTCAGGATACCCCATCAGAGCAGCAGAAATTGCCACAAAGGCACGTCGTTCACTTGGAATCGGTTATATCGGTTTAGCACACTATCTTGCGAAGCATGGGTTCAATTACAATGATGCAGAGCCTGGGAAACTGCAGTTCATGATTTAACTGAGGCATTCCAATACTATTTAATTTCTGCAACTGTCAATCTTGCAAAAGAAAAAGGTGCATGTGAATATAGTCATCGAACCAAGTATGGTAATGGAATTCTTCCAATTGATACATATAAACATGATGTAGATGAAATAGTTGCAAATGAGCTTCAGTATGATTGGGAGATCTTAGACAACGGGTACTTGGAATACGGAGTTAGGAACTCAACATTGTCCGCACAGATGCCTTCGGAGAGCAGTTCCGTTGTGTCAAACGCAACAAATGGAATTGAACCACCTAGAGGATACTTGTCCATTAAGAAAAGCCAAAAAAGGACCTCTTAAGCAAATTGTTCCGCAATATGCAACCTTAAAAATAATTATACGTTACTTTGGGATATGCCTGGTCCAATCGTGGGTATATTAATATTGTTGCTATAATGCAGAAGTTCTTTGACCAAGCAATTTCTGGCAATTGGAGTTATAATCCAGAGAACTATCCTGATTCTGAAGTTCCAGTTTCAGTAATGGCACAAGATCTTTTAACTACATACAAATACGGTTGGAAGACTTCTTATTATCAAAATACATACGATAATCAAGACTGATGAAGTAGAGAATCTACTAAGGAGTCTCTTGATAGTTTAATTTCTCAATTAGAAAACGCCGAGGAGGAAGACTGTGAGTCTTGTAAAATTTAAGACAAACAAAGAAGAAAACCAATGGTCGAATCCATGACTGTTTTTAACTCAGAGGTAGTTGATACTAAAAAACAACCAATGTTTTTTGGTAAACCATTGGGTATTCAGAGATATGATTCTTACAAGTATCCAATTTTTGATAAACTCACAACGCAACAATTAGGGATATTTCTGGAGACCAGAGGAAGTTTCTCTCCAGAAAGATCGTGCTGATTATCAGACATTACGTCCAGAGCAAAAGCATATCTTTACTTCTAATCTTGAAGTATCAGATCATGCTGGATTCGGTTCAGGGTCGTGGTCCTGGTATGGCATTTATCCCTTACTGCTCTCTTACCTGAATTAGAAGCATGTATGGAGGTCTGGGGGTTCATGGAGATGATCCATAGTCGTTCATATACTCATATCATCAAGAACATCTATCCAGACCCTTCAGATGTGTTTGATCACATTCTGAATGATGATCGCATTGTTGAACGTGCTATGAGTGTTACTCAGGCATATAATGACTTTATTAATGCAGCACATCATTATGATAGTACTAATGATTGGCAACACGCATTAGAAGGAGTTCCTTATGCACAAATTTCAAGATATGAACTCAAGCGCAAACTCTTCAGAGCAGTTGCAAACGTTAATATTCTTGAAGGTATTCGCTTTTACGTATCATTTGCTTGCAGTTTTGCTTTTGGCGAACTCAAACTTATGGAAGGAAGTGCAAAAATCATCTCACTGATTGCCAGAGATGAGAATCAGCATCTTGCCATTACTCAGAATATTCTGAAGAAGTGGAGAGAAGGTGATGATCCTGAGATGGCAAAATCTTCAAAGAAGAAGAGCAATGGTTGATTGGCGCATTTTGAAAATTGTGTTAATCAAGAAAAACTTTGGGCAGAGTATCTGTTCAAAGATGGATCTATGATTGGTCTGAATGATAAACTGCTTCAGCAGTATGTTGAATGGATTGCCAATCGTAGAATGAAAGCAATTGGACTTAAACCAATCTATGACATACCCGCAAAGAATAACCCACTCCCCTGGACGGAACATTGGATTTCGTCGAAGGGTCTTCAGGTCGCTCCTCAGGAAACTGAGGTTGAGTCTTACATCGTCGGAGGAATCAAACAAGATGTCAAAAAAGATACCTTCTCAGGATTCTCTAGAAGGAATCAATTGAATGCAATGCGTCAATCTAATTCAATGAGGATGAAACCTCAAGCACAACCACCAAGAGTTGCTCCCAAGTTACCAACATCCCCACCACCATCAGCAGCAACAACTACTACAAGACCATCTCTTTTGAAAAGAGTGGGTGGGGGTGCAGCAAGACTTGGTACTTATGTTGCTTTAGATACTGCAGCAGAAGTAGGAATCAGTAAAATAAAAGATCCAAAAACTCAACAAAATGCGAGAACTGCAAAAGACTCTGCAATAAATACTGCCGCATTATATGCAAATCCAATCACTTCTATTGCTCTAGGTGGTGCCGGATCCAGTTCCGCAGCACCGAGGGGTAGAAGGCAATATGGGGACTATACTATTAGTAAAAGAATTGATGTTACTGGTGGAGAATCTAAATTAGATCAGTACTTAGCAACAGGGAGAAATAAAAAGGGATATACTTATAATGATCCTAAGGCCGAAAAAATTTACGCTAATAAGACAGACAGATCTGAAAAGGATAAACCTTTTAGAATTGGAGCAGCAAAATATAAAGGTGAAGTAGTGCCAGTTGAATGGGGTTCTGTTGCTGGTGAAAAGAAAGTTGGAACCCCTAAAGACGTTGCTGCAGTCAAAGCAAGACAAAAAGCAGGTCAGCAAGGTGCCTACGGATCTAGACAGGGTGTTGGCATCGTCGGTACTGGTGGTAAAATGGATGTAGATAAAAAAAATAATACTATTACTAGTGGAGGTAAAACTGCAAAACTTCCTAGCACTAAAATTCTCTCTGGTGGTAGAGTTGGTGATCTTGCTTATAAAAACGGTAAACCTGTTTATCTTGCAAGAGCAAGTATGGCACAAAGAGGCAATCAAAATCTTTTCTCTAGACTTTCTAGAGCAACTGGTGTTGGTGGACAAAGAGAAAGAGACGCTGCAGCACTTGCAAAAGAGCGTCAACAAGCAACAAAAAATACTATCAATTATAGAAAAGAGATTGGTACAAGTGGAGGATCTATAAGCGCAAAGTGATTATAAATATCTAAAAACAGTGTGAGTGATGAAAACATATAAACAATTTGTTATTGAATCAGATCAATCGAAGTTGATTGTTGAAAATCCTTGGGGTGCTGCATTTAATATTTTGAGGGGTGGATCTAAAGCGGGTTACTGGACACAAGGAGCTAATTTAGTATCAGCGGGGATAGGTCTCAAGAGAGGAATTGAATCTGTAAGAGATGGGGATGAATTTGGTATGTATAATGCTGCTGCACAAGCACTGCCAGCGACAAATCCATACACTGCTGCTTTTAAACTTGGTGCCATAGGCGTTGATCAGATGAGATTAAAAAAACGTGATGATGAAAGAAAAGAGAAAGAAAAAAAAGCAAAACCTGAAATCCTTAGAAAATAATTTAAGCAAAAACTACAAAGTATCTGAAATGGCATCACTAAACGAAGGAAGAAAAAAATCAAATTTTGGCACTAAGAGTAGTGTTGGGGGGGGGGGGGGGGGGTAATGTTGATATAGAGACTTCCCGTTCAAAGGTGCAAGATCCTGCCAATACTACTGTAAACCCAAAGAAAGGATCACCTAAAAATAGTGGTCAGGGATTTAATCCAAGCAAAGATTCCGCAGCACGATATGCCGGTAAACCAGATATTAAACAGCAGGTAAAAGTTGCTGATGATATTAGATCTCGTGCAGGAGCAGATCCTACGCCAAGAAAAGCAGCTTCTAATATTATTGGTGGTGGTAAAGGTGCTGATGCTGATGACATTAAGATTGGTGGAGAAACAGCAAAACCTGGAAGAGGTCAAAGATATCGTCAGACAAGACCGTCAGATGTAAAATCTACTGGTATTGGGACTAGAACAAAACCAGCACCAACACCTAAAACAACCGCAGTTAAACAGTCTGAGGTATCTAAGAGGGCAGCAAGATTCAGACAGTCTTTTGGTACGCCTACTGGTGCAAATCCTCTTACAGGGGCACCAACGTACAGATCACTTCCTGCAACGACTAATCTACCACAGGGTGTTGGTGGAAGAGCGCCAAGTGCAAGGCAGTATAGTAAAGTAAAGGTTGGTGATCTGAATGCAAAGGAAATTCTCAAAAATATGGGTACCGGAGCATCTAGTTCTACTGCGACTTCTGGATCAAAACTTCCAAAAATCAAACCTATTCCAGTTAAAACTATTGCTAAAGTGAAGCAATCCCTACCGGCACCAAAACCATCTTTCACAATTTCTGGTACTACAAAGACAAAAACTCCACCAAAATTACCATCCACTTCAAGTACTGTGGGTACTGCCGGTAAGACTTTGAAATTTGGTCAGACTAGCAGCGGATCGTTCTCATACAAACCAGGCAATAAACCAGTATCAGTATCTGCAAATCCAACAAGAAGAAGAGTAAGTGGTGCTGCTGGTCCTTCTAGTAGAATTGATAGTGGTCCTAAACCCCCCTCAACTAAAAAAAACCCGGTAACACCACAACAAGCAAGACAAAAAATAGCAAACACTCCTCCAGATTTAGGAAGAAGATCTACTAGTATAAGGAAGGGTAGTAGTACATATAAACCACCAACAGTCAAAAAGGCAAGTAGTGGTGCAGGTTCGGGTGCTTTCTATGGTGCTTTTAACGCATATGGTGCAGCGGAAAGAGAAAAAGCACGAGGACAAACTGCTGAAAGACAAACAAATGCAGCACTTGCTTCTGGCACAGGTTCTACATTAGGATCTATTGCCACCACTGCATTATTACGTGGTGTTATTGGAAAAAGAGCATCAGCGTTTGTTGGACCACTTGCTGGTTCTACTCTTGGTGATGCTGCTTCTGGTTATGTAATGGGAGCAAGTGCTTCTGATAAAAAGTGGATGGCAAAAGCAAATCGTCAGGTACAAACTGGAACTCCTGCTATGTCTGCTACTTCACGAAGTGGAAATAAGGCAATTGTTCGTGATGCTAATAATAAAGAACGAGTTGGATATCGTGCTTTTAAGGATGGTAAAGCAGTATACAAGCATGGTAACGATCCTTCTTCACTTGCATATACTTCATCTAATCCTCTTGAGAGAATTGGAAGAAGAACTGCTGGTGCAGGAGTTCCATATGTCTCTGATTATTTGAAGGGATATTACAATAGAAATGATGAGGCAACCAGAAAAGCAAATGTTGCCGCTCAGAGATCTAGAGCGGGCAACTAATAAATAACAATATAGGATAGTAACTAGAGATGCATTACAATCTTTCTGAAGAGCAAAAGACATTTTTGCATATATCTTACTCTATGCTTGAGGAAGGTTATGATGTAGATCAGATCATGGAATTTTGGAATTTAAATGATGAATCTAAAGTATTAGAAATCTGCGAGTCGATAACTCTAAGTGAGACAATTGATACAGGTAATCCCGACTTTTTACTTATATGTGAAAAAGGAGGTATGTCGGGATTCTTGATGAGACTTTTTGGTAGAGGTGGAAAGGTACGTCTCCGCAAACCTCCCACAACAACTAAAGGCGGAAGACCTATTACCAGTGGTGCAACAAGACCAGGTGCCAAAGTTGATCCTACTAAACCACCATCGCTGATTAGAAAACTTAAAGATAAGATACCATCTGCTCAAAAAACAAAGATCAAACAAGGTGCTGCAGTTGCGGGTGCTGCAGGTCTTGTTACTCTTGGTACAAAAGTCGCTTTAGATAACAAGTTAATTCCTGGCATATCAGATCCTAGTACTGATTCAAAGGTAGATACATCAGATCCAGAAGAGAAGGTGGAAACGCCGGAAGAAAAAAGATCTAGAGAGCAAAGAGAAGCAGAAAAAGCAGCAGCAGATGCAAAAGCAGCAGAAGCAGCAAAAGCAGCAAAAGCAAAGAGTTCATCTTCAAATAACAAATCTGCTGGATGGTGGAGATTGCAAAATCAACCAAAGGATCTTTATAAGAACAGTCCTGGATATCAGGTAAGTCTTAAAGCATATAAGAATATTAGAGCAAATCCTGTACCTTCAATCTATGCTCACTACGAGGTGATTGCAGACTATCTGATTAAAGAAGGACATGCTTCTGATATTAAAGAAGCAGATTATGTAATGAATCAATTGGATGAAGAGTTCATCCAAAGCATTATCGAATCTTCTTGCGGATCACATAAGAAGAAAAAGAAGAAGAAGTAATTATCTAGTAACTGATTTTTTAACTAAAACAGTCCCTTCTACTGCTCTTGTAGTAGATCCAGTGGGACTGTTTAGTATTAGGTCGTAAAAATATTTTCCAGGTTTTAGATTTGCAGTATCTGTTGCAAGTAGAGATATGGTGACTCTGCCCGATTTTCTATCATTAGCAAAAGATACTGTGAAGTCAGCAGTCTTTAAGGATGACTCATATCTCTTCATTTGAGCACATCCATTAAATCCAGTCAAATCTTTAATGCTATTAGACTGTGCATCCTCTAGAACAAATGTTTGGTCAAAGTCTGCTCCAGTATACATTACTAGATTAGTTACGTATGTGACTGCCATCGTTTTTTAAATATTTATGGAAGGTCAACCAAGAATGGAGTAATCCAATCTTCATTAGAATTTGTTACTGTAGTGATGGTAATTCCTCTTGCATTGAGTTTTCCAAGTAATTTATCATAAGATGCCTGAACAGTTGCCATAGTCATACTACCAGAGGTATCAATGAACAATGCAATCGAAGAACCATCAGGAATTTGATCTAAGTTTGCAATTGCATACCAGTCAGATTCATATCCTGGATTACTATCATCTCTATTAACCTGAACAGGACCAAAGGTCTTACCGCTAGAATTAGAACCAACACCTTGAGAAGTATCACCAACTGTGATTGCATTTGATGTAGCAATTATATTGCCACTGACAGAATCTCTTCTAATTTGAATTCTGAACCTATCAGTCCCTTCAGTTGTTAAATCATCTGCTAGAGTAATAGTGAGAGATCCACTATTATTGTTGACAGTAAAGTAACCATCTAGATTTGCAGGATTGAAATCTGTAGATGCAATAGTTCCTTCTTCTTCAGATATGGTGTAGTAATATGTTCCATTTGGTATATTAGAACCAGATATAGTGAATGTTACTGAACCACCTTCATCAACTGATGTTGCTGATTCTGTAATCGTAATTGATGGTACAATGTCACCGATTGTGATATTAGAACTTGTTGTAACTGCTGTTCCCGATACAGAACCTGTGCGAATAACAATATTGAATACTTCACCAGATTCGGTATCAAAGTCAGTTGCAATGGATCTTACAAAGGTTGCAATACCAGTTGTGGACCCAGTGCTTACAAGACTAAAGGATCCTGATAATGAGTTATTAGAGAAATCTGCAGCACTGGCAGTTCCACCTGTACTATAGTATAATGGTTGTGATGTGCTTACACCTGCGGTGTTAACTGTAAAGCTTACAGAACTTCCTTCATTTACTGATGCGGCACTTTCAGTTATTGTATAATATGAGTCAACACTTTTGATTGATATATTTTGAGTTTCTGTAACTTTTGTTCCAGATGTAGATCCTTCTCTAATTTCTATTATAAACTTTTCAGTTGATTCACTAATTGCATCAGATGTAATAGATCTTGTTATTGTTGCAATACCAGTTGTTGACCCAGTGCCAACAACAACAAAAGATCCAGTTAAAGAGTTGTCTACAAAATCTGCAGCAGATGCTGTGGTGGTATTAGTACTATAGAATAGTGTAGTTCCAGCACCAACATCGGTTGTATTAACTGTAATATCTACAGAACTGCCTTCATTTACAGAGTTTGTTGATATACCAACACTATATGATGGTGCTGATGATGGTTGAAGTAATGCTCCACCAAGTCCTTTTACTACTAAGTTTTTCCCACCTATATTTGCAGGTATTGTATCATTAATACCGTAGGTGGTTCCTTTGAATGTTACTGGATCACCCTCAGCATCAAAACTTAATGTTACTACAGATGAACCAATCTTCAGACTAATCTCATCACCAGCAATTGCTGGAATATAAATTAGTTCGTTATTGTTGGAGGCACTTGTAATATCAACAGTATCTTTGTTATCAAATATAATAACATTAACGTCAGCGGATGTGCTAATTCCTGCTGCCTTTGATGATAGGATAGCATCAATCCAATACTCTGGAAGTTTTTGAAGATTGCTATTAAATTTTCTTTTGAAGTGGCGTAGGTATGCTTTAAAATTACCTCTATTGCTTAAACTGGGTCTTGGCATTTATAACCACCTTATTGCTACTGCTAACGCTACCATGGCAACTAATAAATCATAACTGGCATCTGCAATTCCATTAATATCGGGACCTTGATAATATCCAACATCATCAAACGCCAAATGTTTATATGCAACTTCAATTTGACAAATTAATCCAGTATTTTCAAATCTAGTAAAGATTGTTTTTTTGGTTATAGACTCCCACCAATCTACACGTAACTGCCATTCTGGATCTGGTGATGCTTGAGTATTATAATAGTGTGCATTATTTGGTCCTTCAGAGGGAGTATGCCAATCTTGCATAAAGAATGCACCTTGTCCACTATTAGGTCCCGATGTTGCTACACCCCATCTTCCCCATAATCTAGATTGTTTTATATTATTTGTCTTATTTTTTAAATCACATATTGTATCTGCATCAGACCATCCAACTAATGCTGCATAAGGTCCAACGTTTGTGTAAATAGCATTCTGTGTTCTTTGAGCGTAACTTCTCCAAGGTTTTGGATATGCTCCACTTGCAGCAAATGTCGTTGGTGTTGAAAAATCTGAAGGTTCTGCTATTGCTCTGTAATCTGGCGGAAATGGTCCACCAAGAAAACCTTCTGCAAATGCATTCGTAACTCTATTACCCCAAACTAGAGCACCAGCATCGGAATATGATAATTTCCCACTTGCAACTAGATCATAGTATTGTCTAGGATTGTTTTGTTTTAAGTCGGATATATTCATATTAAGATATTGCCATACGTAGATTTATACTAGTTCCGCCCCAACCAATATGAACTGATGCTATTCCAGTCACCGATGTTGATGTCGTATTGATACCAACATTTTGATATGAGAATGTATTTGTGTCAATAATTTTTATCGGAACACCATTGGGATATGTAACCTTTGAAGTATTAAATGACGTAGATATACCTGTATTTAGGTTCATCGATATACCCCAATCATCATATGATGTGCTTAATCCGTGTGCGGGAGTTGTAGTGACGATAGCAACATTACTACTTCTTGAAACTGAGGTTGGAGTACATACACCTACAGGATTATTCCATCCATTCCAAGGTGCTATAGATGTATTTCTTGCATTAGGGGTTGATATTGCATTAAAGAATACTGATTTCTTTGCTGCAGTTGTTCCTACTCCTACACTGGTAGAACGTTTTCCGTCATTATCTAATATGGCAATTAACATTGCTTTTGTTACATTCTCTAGATTATTTTGTATAGTTTTATATCCAACGTGATATGTATCACTACTAGCAGAAGCAACGTTTGACCAGGTCCCAATACCAGCAGTAGGATCTAATGGGGGAAATACTCCCATAAGTTCTAAAACCTTTTCATTCTGACTTTCAAATCCAAATCCATTTCTATGACCTCTGGATGCCACATTATCAATTCCCATAGTGTCACTAAATTTATGGATATCCATATAATAAAAACTACTACCAGCAGAGACAAAAGTTTCTTGTCCTCCTTCTTCGTTTTTTATAACTGGATCACCCAAAGAAAATCCAATGTTGTTTAATGCTAAGACGTAAGAAGTTCTCATTGTTATCTCCAATCAAAATGAACTGCAAAAGGTTTTCCGACACAGGGCGCATTTATATATCCATTAGGATCTACTCTACCTACACCATGATTTGATGCGATTATATATCTAATATATGCTGAAATATCTGTATAATTCCATTTTGGATTATCACTATTATCTCTGTTTTGTGTATATGATGAAGCTTCGCAAGGAGATGTATTTTCATCTATCCATTCAGTTCCGGATTTTATTTGATCATCTGGTATTGGATCTCCAGGCATATTTCCTTGTACATATGCTCTTTCATTTGTATATCCATAATCATTAAATCCATAGTCATCTCTGACTTGTTTTATTTGACTAATATTAGTTAGTCCATTTTCTAATAAAACTATTCTTTGTTCTCCTCCAAATGGTATTGTTAATGTATTTTCTGTACCATCAGTAATTACTGTAAAATTTCCCAGAGAGTTTTTAAAACCAGGAGCAATCACACCATTTAGTACATAAGCATTTCCATTCGGATCCATCCCATAATTTGCTTTGTCTGTTGCACTTAAATTTGCTGCAAGGGGAAGATTTTGTTTATTTAAAGCACTTATAATATCTTCTCGCATCCATACTCCAGCATTTGGATTTATTTCTGAGTGAAGATCTGAAAGTGTATATACACCACCTGTTCCTATAATATATCGGTGAACGAATTTAAATGTTAATGCTGATAAGTAAGCACCAGCAAATCTTACTCCCGAAAATGCGTTACTAAAACCACTGAAAAATCCTGATAAAAGTGCATCTAGACAAGTTTCTTCTTCATTATTATTTTTAGTTTCATTTATTATGTTGGTTACTGGTGGACACTCATCAGTAATTAAATCATCGATATTATCTCCAACTTCATCAATATACCATTCTAAAGGATTTAAGTTCTCTCCACTGTCTGGGTCACTTGATGACCCATCAGGGTTATTACCATTCGCATTATTTTCAAAACATTCTTTTCTGGCGTTGTCGTCACTATTAGGACCAGTATCGTCTATCAATCTTTCTATAACCATAGGTGGTAATATAAGACTTAATGGACTGTTACTCAGTTGAAAATCTCCTCCTGGACCACTATTACCTGCTCTCTGCTTTACCGCAAACGCGGCATAAGTCAATCCGTATTCTAAAAATATTTTTACATCTTCTCTATGTTTGAATGGCAACTTAACTCTACCTAGATTGACATCATAGTTATCATAATCATCAATGATTGCCTGTGCAAGTGCCTTATACTCTACAACGAAAGCATCAACTTCTGTTCCCGAAAACGGTATGTCTGGCCAGTTAAAAGTCATATCAGATAAGAGGTGGAACGTTTACGGTGGTTTCTGTCAAGAAATTACTTGGGCATCTCAACGTATCATAATTTGTACTATTGACACTCACACCAAAACCAACAGTGGTTGGTTGTAGTAGGTAGAATATTCTATTTGGATATGTAGATCTAAACTGTGCCCATTTTGTAGACATTCCAGATACTGATTGACTATTACTTTCATCAATCACACCAATACAAAGTCTCTGAGCACTACTGGGAGTTGAGAATGAGCAACCAGTTGAAATGCCTGCTCTAACTCTTACACTACCCTCAAGAACGATTTCCTTGCCACCATTTGGTTTTGTAAAAAGAATATCGTAAATATATCTTCCAGGTTTAAGTTTTGCTGTAGTGTAGTTAGGAATAGTAAGATTAATTTTACCATTTACTCTATCGGTAAAACCTATAACAAAACTAGTAGAAGTTGCACTTCCTCTATGCTTTCTTATTTGTGCAGCAGCAGAATAGTTACTAAGATTTACAACCTTACCACCGACCTCAAACATATCATATTCTTGGTCATAGTCGGTACCACTATCTATAGTAATATTATGAACGTATACTGCCGACATTTTTTCTAACTATTTAGAACCAGAGAACGAAGGGCATTATAATAAGTTTCTGGATATGCTGGACCAGGGAAGATATTACTATCACCCTGAACAAACAAAATACCTTGACCTATTTTTTCGTAAGTGGATAATACTTTGTTTCCACTTTCGATTGTATATACGGGAGTTCCTCCTGTGAATATTACGGAAGCATTGTGATTTTCTGTGAGTGGGAATCCACTATTAATTATACTAACTTCAGATGACCTATCAGCATTACCAATAAATGCTTGGTCCACAGTAGTCCTTATTTCTGTACCTAGCAGTGTAAGCATTGCATTGATATTATCTCTATCAGAACAAGATCTTCCAGTGGCGGCACCATTCCACCATTCAGTGTTTAACCAAATAACACCACCAGCTTGAATATAGGAATTAATTTTAGATAAAGAAGAAGCATCCTCAAGTAAGTCTCTTGTAGTGCTACTGCCAGCATCAAACATACTGCATTGATTGAAGTTCACGCCCATATGAACAACACCATAATCGGTGATATCATCAATACCAATATTATCGTGACCACTTACTGCAGGTGATGATCCAGCAGCAGATGATGTTTCAATGATAACACCCAATCTATCGTAAGTGTAATCAGTTTTCACACAAGTTGGTGTGATATCTGGTGTTGCTAATACATTCCCTTCTATAACAATACTCTTCTTTCCATATCCAGTACCACCAACATATGTAATACTAACTGCTAAACCAACTGGATTAGCATCGAAAGATCCTAGCCCATTATTCGCATTCTGTTGTGATAGTGCAACAGTATGATCACCCCTATTAAGAGATATGGTTCCTACTCCAACATTTGTTGCATTCAATGCTGCAGCATTGAATGATGTTCCATTGATTGTTACAGAACCAACATTATCAGCAGCAGCATCTATTTGATAAACTCCATCATATGGGAAAAATACTTGATAGGAATCTTGTTTAACACCATAGGGATCACTATCGTCACTAAGATTTCCTGATTGTGGAACTCTAGAATACGCATAGGTATTCATAAAAGTAGACCAGGAACTATTTGTATATCCTCTATATGATCCATAATTATTTGCTTCAAGAGTTGTCCAAACTGCACTATTTCCAGAAGGATTTGACTCAGTAAACATTATATCCCAGACATATCGTCCAGGTTTTACTAATCTTGTTGTTGTAGTTGCTAAAGATACTCTTATTCTTCCGTTCGCTCTGTCTATAAACCCAACATTAAAATCTGCTGTTGCATTGACACTTTCTGGGTGTTTTCTCATTTGAGATGCTGCCGTATACCCAGACAGATTTAATGGGGTGCCATTAATATTATCCAGATAAAAATCTCTGGAAAAATATTCTCCTGTGTTGAGAGTAATATTATTAACGTAGACTGCCATATTATATGACTTTATTGAGTATTTATCAAGGGCTTGACAATACTCTAATCCATGAGTAGAGTTGGTTTGTTAGGTTTGAAGATAAATAATAGCTCATATAATACAATAGTATGAGTTATACATGAGTTATGAAAATCCTTGGATATACCTGGAACGAACTTTTAATACTGATGATGTTGGGGATTACTTTGGTTTTGTTTATAAAATTACCAATCTCTCAAACAAACGACAGTACATTGGGAGAAAGTATTTTTGGTCATTTAGAACACCACCAGGTAAAAAACGAAAAGTAAAACAAGAATCTGATTGGAAAAAATATTATGGATCTTGTCCTGAATTGAAAGATGATGTAAAAAAATATGGCAAAGAGATCTTCAGTAGAGAAATATTAAGTTTACATAAAACCAAGGGCACTTGTAACTTTGAAGAAACAAAACAATTGTTTCTTAACAATGTATTATCTGAAGCACTTGACGATGGTTCGCCAGTGTATTATAATAGTAATATTCTAGGACGCTATATGCGAAAAGACTATGGTAACTTTAGAATCAACTCTAAAGAAAATTAATGATTGGTCTATAGATCGCATTCACCATTTGTCTGAAAATTATCCAGGTTCTGAATTATATGAGAGTCTGGAAGATGCATATTCTATTCATCAAGAATTTGCTGAGTGGTTAGATCCTAATAAAACAGATCATGATGTAATTTCACTAGAATACATAGGAGATGAAGATGGAGGAAACATCTAAAATCTTTAAGAGAAAAATTCTTGATAGAATTAAATATCTTACAAATCACGGTAAACATCTTGAAGCATCTGCTCTTTATAACAAGTATTTTAAACTATGAAAAAAATTATTGCCTCACTGGTTGCTGCGGTGGCGGTTGCCCTACCTGCCCTTTCAGACCCCCTAAAAGATAACGAATATTATACCAATCATTCGATGGGGTGTATGTTACTCAGAGAGTGTAAGGATGAAGTTAAAGAGGTCTTCAGTCTTTTGGATGTTTCTAGTGAGTATCCCAATACTGACGATTTTTATTCTGTTGCTAGCGAATTCAACTCTATGCTTGTCGCCCTTAACCAGGTCGGAGTTAACGTGTTTCTAGCAGATGAAAAATATTTCCCAGTTGGACATCGTGGAGTTTATCATACGGTAAGCAATAACTTCTTTCTAAACAAGACATTCATGAAGCGTCCTCACGTATTAATGAGTGTGATGCGTCACGAAGGATGGCACGCTGCACAGGATTGTATGGCAGGAACTATTGATAACAGTCTGATTGCCATTATTCATCATGAGGATGATGTTCCTGAGATGTGGCAAGAGATGGCACGGAGAGCGTATGTATTACAACCTTCTGCTATTCCTTGGGAGAAGGAAGCAACCTGGGCAGGTAAAACTGAAAACATGACTATGAGAGCACTTCAGTCTTGTGCTGCAGGTACTATGTGGTCCGATTATGATCCGACTCCAAAGACCCGTGAGTGGTTAGTTGAAAATGGTTATCTTACTAAATAATATCACCCGATAAGGAAATCGGAACAATCACCCAAAGCAAACTCTTTGAACTAATCCCTTAAGTCTTATAATGTAAGAGTTTGTTATTGGACAACAACTATTTACATATGACACATTTAACAAGAGATGTGTTAATCAAGAAAATCGTTGCCAATGAAATGGTAGGTTACGGTGGAACTGATTATCTACAGGCTCTAAAGGATGCGTATCACAAATGGGAACATCAATCAAGTGATGTTCTTTGCCAAAAATACAATCAAATAAATCAAACAAATATTTCTACAGAAATACTTGAACCATAAATAAAGCTGCCTTGTGTGCAGTTAATGTCTGAAGAAGTTAAGAAGGAAGATCCCAAGAAGAAAGGTATTCTTGGGAAGATGAAGGAGGCAGCAAGTGACAAAGAAGAGCAGCTTGATATTCTTTCTACTTTTGTTAGGCTTGGCATCCTTGTTTGGAGCGGCGGAATACTCACGCTGGCGTACATCCAGTTACCACCTGTACTCGGTATTCCAGAGCAAAAACTAGATCCAACTTTTATCGCCAGCGTCTTCACCGGAGTTTTAGCTACTTTCGGTGTTCAGGCAGCAAAGAAAGGTGGCAATGGTAATGGTTCTGCAAATGGTGGTGGTGGAATCAGTAAAGCAGATATGGAAAGATTGATTGCTGCTGCAGCACAAACTGCACCTGCTCAAACTATTCGTGTAGAGCAAGCACCAATTAAGTTTGTCACTAATGATGGTGAACCACCCGTAAAACCTACCGTGTAATCTTATGAACTTCTTTAAATGGACTGCGTTAGGAGTTGGCGGTGTTGTTGCTGTAGCACACATCGGCGTTCTGGGGCATATAATCAATGCCACAAGAGTACCAGAAGCACCAGTTATTAATTTCCCTAAAGGAGATTATTCCTCATATAAGATTGAGGCAGGTAAAGAAGGTTATAGTATAGAATACAAAGCAAACGATCCTGCTGTTCTTGAGTCACAAAAATCTTTATCATTAGATAAAGAAAAGAGAGGATTGTTTGGTGGTGGTAATGAAAGTCGCCGTGAGTGGCGTAGAGATCAATACACTATGGATGGCACTAGAAATCTAGGAGGTGCTGTAGACGGCGAGGGAAAGTCTGCAAAAGAAATAGAGTGTATCGTGGCGGACGCTGGAGCACGGTCACAAGGTGCGATGGCGGGAACTAGTATTGCTGCTGGAGTTGGTGTTCCTGCTGTAATTGGCATTCCATATGTTGGATGGTTAGCTGCTGGTTGGGTATCACTTTTAGGCGGCAGAATAGGTTCTGCTGCTGGATCTACCGTTGGTTCTATGCTTAATGACTGCTAATGAAATTTGAATTGACAATGGAGGATTACACTATTATCCTCAATGCGCTACACTATTATAAAAAAGTTGATAAGAGAGGAAACTTTAAGCAGTATAATGATGAGCATATTAATAAGTTGAGAGATAAGATGGCATATCAATTAATTCCTTCAGCACAGAGTGGAAATAGATTATGATGAGCGGAATATTTGTATTTGCCTTTGTGCTATTACTTACAATAGGAATGGAACTTACTTTACCAGTTAAAAAATGAATTTGTTATTACGTCCTCTAGACAATCCAGACGATCCTGTGTGGTCAGTAATTATATTAGTAATCATTGCTGTAGGATTAGCATTAGGATATGTTGTATACATATTAGGGGAAGCATTTGAGGAGTTGAAAGATGCCGAACCAGATCGAACTCAAGGACGCACAACAGGATCAGGAGATAGCACTCCTGAAACACAGAGTTGAGCAACTTGAAGGTGGTGGAGACTCTGATATGGTTGACGAACTTCGTGCGCGAGTTCGTAAATTGGAAAAGTGGGTATGGGGTGCTGGTGCCGTTATATCAGCAGCAATCATTTTATTAGGAATAGTAATGGCAGCAGATGCCAAGGAGATGAATTATGGGATCGATGACACCACCAAGCAGGAAGTCCTGCTACAACTTCAGAGTAACGGAGATTAATCGTGTTCTTGACGGCGATACTATTGATGTCACCATTGATCTGGGGTTTGATCTATACAAGAAAGAAAGAGTTAGAGTTGCAGGAGTTGATACACCAGAGAAAAGGACGAGAAACCTAGAGGAGAAGGCACTTGGAATCGACGCAACCAACTGGCTCAAAGAAAAACTGGAGAGTACTATCGCTGGTGACGATGAGTTGTCTGTTAGGACTGAACTTGTTGGTGGCGTCGGTAAATATGGGCGTCTTCTTGGTTGGCTTTACATTGGGGACAGCGACTTGTCCCTCAACGAACAAATGATCGAGGAGGGTTATGCCCATGCATATGACGGAGGAACAAAAGATATGGATCTCGAAGCACTTAGAGAAATCCGAAGGGAACACGGCACGTTGGTGTAGAAGTGCTGTCTGTGGATCTGCCCCTTTTATCCCAGACTCTGAATTTGGAGGGGAAAACTGCGAATTAACTTGTAACATTACAGAGGATTAAAATGAGAAGAGAAATGATTGATGCACTTAAAGCAAGTGCTATTGGAAATATCAAAAGAGCCAAGATGAATGTTGAGGTTTACTTTAGAAGTCCTGTTGGTATTGGTGAGCATCCAGATATTATGAGTGCCATCCAAGACCAAATTGATATGATCGCAAAGGAACAAGAACGTCTTGATGTTCTAGACAAATACTTTGTTGATGACTAGATAGTATAATGACAATAATAAAATCATGCAAAAAGTAATTAATGTTTTAGCAGTTCTTTCTTTTGTTGGAACTGCAGGTATCGTCGGTGGCGGTACTGCACTATATCTCAATAAGGATTCTATTGTTGAGAATATCAAATCTCAAGTTGCATCTGCAGCAGCAGAAGCAATTGCTGGACAACTTCCTGGAATGATGGATTCTGCAATGCCAGAACTTCCTGATGCTACTGGTGGTGCTATGGGTATGCCTGCTGCTACTGGTGGCGCAGTTCCATTTTAATAATGAAAGACTTCAAAGTTCCATTTGCCATTGTATCCTTTCTTTTGGTTCAGGGTGCTGGTGCCGTATGGTGGGCATCCCAAGTTGATGGTAGAGTAAAGAGTTTAGAAACTCTGAGTCTCAATCTCGCAAAAGAAAATAGGAGATACATTGAGCAGGTTATTCAACCTTCATATGGAATTAGTAGTTCTTGGAAAAATCAATACCACGATGAATGGGTATTGAAAGGTGGTTGGAAAGACTAATGGATATACCCAATATTAGTATTCCGAATAATAGTATTCGTATTAGTGATATTCGGGATTTGAATATTAATGTAATGCCTGATTGGATGATTAATCCTTCACAGGCATTACCAATTTACCCACCCGTGACTACACAGGTGGGTGTTCCTATTGTTAATATACCTGGATGTGTTGAGTCACATAGAGATAGTAGTGAGAATCAAACACTCAAAGAAGAAGATAGAGATGGTGTACAAGTATTCTGTGATGCAGGAACTCCTAGTTACAATCCAATAGATTATGATCCACGTAGGTTAAAGATAACAACAGAGTCTCCTCCACCTCCAGTCGTCCCAAACACTCCAGAAGCAAAACCACCAGAGACGCCTGAAACTCCATCACCTCCTAGAACTGATGCTGCAAAAGCAGAGTGTCCTAGTAGAGCACAAGAATTAAAAAACCCTGTAGGAAAAATCCTAGAGGGTAATAAAAAGATTACTGGGTATGAGACAGTAGGAAAAGAATGTCTCCCTGTATTTGAAAACCTTACAATACCTGATCAGATTGTACAGAACATACCATCAGCAGGTATGATAACTGTTACCGCCTCAATTGCTGTAGTTGCGACGACCTCTGCACTGCTCGCAAAGCCTCTTGCTGATCTTTTGTTAAAAGTGGTGAAACCTGTGACGAAGAAGGTTGTGAAGAAGATTGCTGCCTTACGGGGTAAGAAGCCCCCTGTATTGTCTGCGACTGAGAGGAAGGCGGAGCAACGGGATCGGAACCGGGCGATAAAGATCTTACGTTCGGCACTGAAACCGAAGGGATAGAGTGACGATGTTGCTTGACGGTATTAACATTGTTAACTACCACGTCTGCACATATTTTAAAATAAGGGCTTCTGGGGTGGAAACTTATTCCTCTTTGCATGAGTTCGCCACAATTCTTCAAACGAGCTATCTCAAAATCGAGGCGCTTATTAGCAAGCATCTGACCTTGTAAAGCAATCTGAGTATCTGCTGCTGTCTTACAACGTTCTTGTAGACCACCATCAAGTGGGAAAGAGATTGTTGCAGATAAACCAAGACTGGTACTGTAATTTCTAGTGTCACCAGTTCTTACTGGTTTTTCCCAGAGTTCTGATCCTGGATTATCGGGGACACCATCTCCCATCATTTCCATAACTGTGATGGGCATATCTGCACCATCTTCATAGGCACGTACAGTCTCACCTGCAGAGTTTGTATATGTCCTATCATCATAATGATCCGACCAAGGCCAGTTCTTTACATTTCTGGTAACTTCTACTAGTTGACCTTCAAAATCTCTGTTATCATATTGAGGTTCCATGTAGTGTGTCTCAAATGGATCCTTCTCATTACGAGCATGAGTGATGAATGGTGTGATATTAGCAGTCGGTCCTTGACAAGCAATGCCACCACCATATTGATTCGTGATGTATGGTCCCTGTAAAACCTGAATAGCTTGGTTCGTAACTGAGCCTGAACTATTAGCGATTGGGTTTGCAGTCGCAGAAACACCTCCCACATCAGCAGCACTGACGGGGGAGGATACTAGTAAAGCAATTACTGGGTAAAGATACTTGTGGTATCGGTTATGCTGGTAACCTCTGTGGTTCTTTGAATCACTGTTTGATTCGTTACACCCGGTCCCATATAAGTCTGAGTGAACTGGAATGCTGCTCCCGGTTCTGCGATTGTGAAACTCTGTCCATTTAAATCGAGACCAGAGTTGGCACTTGTTACTTGCCCCTCTGTTCCTCCTAATGGATTCACGATCACTGAGTTTGTTGTTGGGTTTGGACTGAGGGATTGCCCCCCGTTGGTCACGTTTGTACCCGATACTGAATACTGCCATCCTGTTGCATAATCTATAGAGTTAATCGTTTCAGTCACCTTTGATGTTGTCTCTGTGTGACTCGTCATTGAGCCCTGGGTGAAATTTGGGACCACCGGGACCGCCAGCGCAGCGGCAGGAATAAGACATACTCCCACCGCAGACATCACAATATATATGATTGTCTTTCCAGAAGTCATGTTTTCTGACCTCCATTTTTATTTAGTGTAGGATCGTGAGCTCACTGACAAATTGACCAGTAGCATTTGTACCAGAACCACCAGCCGTCAAAGTAATTACACCCGCAGTTGTAATACCACCATCAAGATCACCAACAACACCAGCAGCAGTGGAAGTAATATTTCCAAAGTTTGCTACAGCACCAACAGTAGGTGCAGAAGTTGGGATTGCATCAGCCTGTGTATAAGACTGAGAGAAACTGAAAGCACTACCAGGATTATCCTGAGTAGCAGCAATTGTGCCTGGGGCATAAATTCCACTGGTAATTGCACCAGTAGAAATTGTATTAACTGTTGTCCCGTCAGTAGTATCTACACCGCTGCCTGAAATTGAGAAGTTACTACCAAGTCTTGTGACATTAGTAGCAGCTGCATCAACGGTTAATTGAACACTAGAAGATAACTTATGAGTAAGAGCACCTGCATTCGCTGCTGGTGCGGTCATCAATAACATTATGAAAGGTAGAAACCGTTTCATAGTAAAACCGAAAGAGGTAAGTGTAGGTATTTAGAAGTATGAAAATTAAATAAGAGATTTATGTTCATCAGTTACTTTTTTTTAGATTATTTGTGCTATAGTTATACTGAATATAATTGTTTTGCTGAAATGCAATATGTATGATCATGTAATAGATGAGAATATATTTCCAAGTTTTGTGTGTTCTTGTATCCCTCAGATTGATATGATGTCACAATTGGAGGAGGCATATGATATTGAAAATAGACATCCGTCAGAAAATCTTTCCAATGAAGGTGGATATCATTCTCCCACATTTGTTGGAACTAAGTTTAGTAAACTTAGAGATATAGTAGAAAAATTTTCTAATGATCTTCTCGATCAGAAAGGTCTTGGATTATCAGTTTCTAACATAGAGTACTGGTGTAATATTAATAAGTCTTATAACTATAATGTAATGCACTCTCATGGACGTGCAGATTTGATTGGCATATATTATATCCAAGTCCCAGATAGATCTGGGAATTTGCATATCTTAAGAAATGATGGATCTCAGTATTGTGATCTTTACGAAAATCGTGCTGATATGCTAGAATATATCATCGAACCAGATACTGGAAGACTGTATATACTTCCAGGACACTTGTGGCATTATGTCACTGGAAGCAATAGTGAAAAGGATCGAATTTCAATTTCATTCAATATCTACACATGATTAAACGTTTTACTGAACTTCTTACTCAAACTGTAGAGACACAACTGTCTATACTTCAAAAAAAAGCAGGAATTTATAAAGAAGAATTTACTACTGATAAAGAATCTAAAAAATTAAATAAAGATACTACTCCACATACTGGGATTCCTGCACCTGTATATCTTAAAGATGATCCTTGGTTTGGACCTACTCCTACACCGACTGAGAAGCAAGCGGATTACATGAAAAGGGAAACTGAAATTAAACAAGAAGAGCAAAAATCGAAATCTGAAGAAACTTGCGAATCTGAAGATATCCATGCTAAGATGTATGAGATTGCAACTCAGAACTGGACCACTGTAGAAGAAACCCAAGGCGGTTCTGAAAATTTCCAAGAAGGTCCTAGTGGTTGGAAATCTGGAATACGTTGACAATTCCTCCACTGTACTGTAAAATACTACTATGATTTTAGAAACTATCCTGGCACTGAGTGCCGTTGATTACGATCATCTTGCCCGTGCCGTTCAGGTAGAGGCAGTACCCAATACTCGTGATGAGTTTTGTGTTGCTGTTTCAATTTTGAATCGTGTTCGTTCTCCTTATTTTCCTAATACAGTAGCAGACGTTGTTTATGCTCCTGGTCAATATGAAGGATTTCTATATTGGAATCCCTCTGCAAAACAGAGTGTTGTCAACCGATTAAAAGATAATCAAAATCTTCTTGATGCATACTCTGTGATTGGTGATCGAACAAGTTTTAAAGGTCAAAGAATGCTACCATATCGTGTGGTAGCAGAAGATCCAATGTGCGATTCTAGAGGAAACTTCTTCCATTATCATTGGCAGGGGTGATCCCTTCTGACTCGTTAGCTCAGCTGGATAGAGCAACTGCCTTCTAAGCAGTCGGTCGTAGGTTCAAATCCTACACGAGTCGTTGTCCTTTTTTATTCCTTATGGGCAAATATGATTTTGGTGGACAACCACCAGTAGCAGTCAACATCCTTAGACTCATTAGTGAGTTGGAAGGTTCTTCTCAAATGCTCAAATATATGGGTTTTGAAGAAGATATGAATGCTATTAATGAAATGAAGAAGAGATACTATAAACTCTACTTCAAAACCAATAAGGAAGAAAAGGCAAACAATCCTCTATAGCTCAGTTGGTAGAGCAGGTGACTGTTAATCACCCTGTCCCTGGTTCGAGTCCAGGTGGAGGAGTTGCCTCCGTAGCTCAGTGGTAGAGCAGGGCTTTTGTAAAGCTCAGGTCGCAAGTTCAAATCTTGTCAGAGGCTTGACAATCTACAACGGTTGTCATATACTACTCTCATCCGTGTGAAGGATGTGTAAGGGAAGTAATTCCCTACCACTTGCGGAATTAGTTTAGAGGCAAAACTAAAGGTTTCCAACCTTTCGTCACCAGTTCGATTCTGGTATTCCGCTCTTGGTGTAAAGATCGTAAGAGTATTTACACCTAAATAATAAACCTTTTGTCTTTCAGACAATTAAAGTAACAAAAGGTAATACTTAACACGGGACAGTCGAGTCCCTATTCATCTGCGGGTATCCATTCCGCAAGTAACTAAAGGTAACAAAAATGTTTAAATCTGTATTCGCAGCCTCTGCTGCTCTGTTCGCTTCTGCTGGCGCTGCCCTTGCAGGTCCCTACGTCAACGTAGAAACCAATGCCGGTTGGACTGGATCGGAGTACAACGGCGCTGGAACGGACGTTCACGTAGGGTACGAAGGCGCATTCAGTGAAGCTGGTTCATTCTACGTGCAGGGCGGTGCTACTGTACTGACTCCCGATGGTGGCGACAGCGACACCGTTCCTTCAGGCAAAGCAGGTCTTGGTCTTGCACTGACGGACGCACTTGGTGCATATGGTGAAGTATCTTTCGTTGGCTCAGGCGACGAAGATCTTGACCGTGGTTATGCAGGTAAGTTGGGCGTCAAGTACAACTTCTGATCGCTCATATAAAATAAACATCTAGATGTTCGGGGATCCTGACGAGGGTCCCCTTTTTAATGATTAAAATTGTATTAATTGTCTCTATATAAAAAAGTTTTTTTACTAAAATGAAACTCAAAGCAATCGCATCAATCGCTGCTGTCACTCCTATGATGGTCGCTTGTGGTAGTGGATCGGATAATACTACATTCAGACTTGATGCAGCAGGTGCTACATTCCCTGCTCCACTTTATACTTCATGGTTTCAAAGATATAATCAAGAGACTGGTAATCAAGTAAACTATCAAGCAGTTGGTAGTGGTGCTGGTGTCCGTCAGTATATTGCTAATACAGTTGACTTTGGTGCCAGTGATGGTGCTGTAAGTGATGAGAAGCAGAAAATTCCAATGGTCCATATTCCTATGACTGGTGGTGCTATTGTTCCTGCATATAACTATCCTGGTTGTGAAGTCAAGATGACACAGACACAACTTGCTGATGTATATCTTGGTAAGATTACTAACTGGTCTACCTTCGGGTGTGATAGTAAAACTATTGTTCCTATATGGCGTTCTGATGGTAGTGGCACCACAAAAGGTTTCACTAACTCCCTGTCTGCATTCTCTCCTGAGTGGAAGAAGAATGTCGGCACTGGTAAAGCAGTAGCATGGCCTGCTGGTATTGGCGGTAAAGGTAACAGTGGCGTTGCTGCTGGTATCAAACAACTTGAAGGTGCTATTGGTTACCTGAACTATGGTTTTGTTGTCAACAGTAATAGTTTCCAACAAGTATCCCTGCAAAACAAAGCAGGTAACTATGTCACAGCAAATGCTGAAACATCTGCAGCAGGTCTGTCAAGAATCGTCCTTGACGACCAACTTCGTGGTGCTGATGCTAATCCTACTGGTTCCAATGCATATCCTATTGTCTCTCTGACATGGGTCCTAGCATACCCTGAATCCAAGACTGGTGTGAAGGAGACCCTTCGTTATATGTTGAGTGAGAAATCACAGGCAATGTCTGATGGTCTTGGTTATGTTCCACTGCCTGAGGATCTTCGTCAGAAAGCACTTGCTGCTGTTGACAATATTAATTGAAAATAGTATAATGGGAAACATAAGTTTCCCTTTTTTATGAAAAAGAAAGCTAAAAGACTTCTTAAATGGTTTTATAAAGATTCTGATAAAGGAGAACAAAATGTGGCAAGTTGTTCTAATTTATATGAATTAATTGAAAGACTTCAATATCGATTAGAAAATATGGAAAATGAACATATGCATCTTGTTTGTGAAATTGGGAAGTTGCAGAGTAAACTAGATATGTTAGAATCTGAGTTATCTAATGAAGATTAATCTTTGGTATTCCAAAAGTATGCATCAGTGGCGATGGACTTTATGTGAAGAGTTTAAGAATGGTGTCACAAAAATAGAACAATACTCTGGAGCGCAGAAAGAACTTCGTACTGCAATGGATGATGTTGCAAATACGGTAGAGTATATGTTAGAATATAAGGATACGGGCGAATAACTCAGCGGTAGAGTGCCTCCTTTACACGGAGATTGTCGGGGGTTCGATCCCCTCTTCGCCCATATAAATAGATCTGGAAAGACTTCTTTGAAGGAAGGATCACATTATAAAAAAATGGATAATGTAAAAGTTAGGTGCCGCTCCTGTGGTAAGGAGTTGATTGGGCATCCAATAAAAACTGTCTGCTGTGGTTGTCCAAATATGACAACAGTTCGTGGAGATAAAATTTCGGCAGTTGATTTAGGACAAGTTGTTATGCTAAGTTCTTATTCAAGTAAGAAAGAAAGTGTTCTTACTCAAGAAGATCTTGCTTTTCAGGAACAAAGAAAGCAACGTAAAATACGTAAATTGGATTTTGATATCAGATAAAAATTGTGAGAATATACGCATATTTTTATTGAGTGTAGCAATTTGATACAGTAAATAGTATTGTAGACATTTTCTTTCTACCATGCATCCCGACGAATTTCAAAACTGGGCAACAATTAAAAAAGTTTTTGAGGAAAACGGCACAACAAACAACTATTTTTATGTGCGTGCCTGTGCTATAGTTGGAGGACAACCAGACCCACTTGATATGAAAAAGAATGTCTCATCGGATGCCTGAGATAATACCAGATCATTTTACAACTAAAAAAGAAGTTCAGGAGATGATTGATGATGCAATACGAAAGCACAATCGTAATGCTGGAATTATCTCTATGTGTGTTGGTTGGGTTGTTCTCGCACTTTTTGCTGAGGGTTTACTTCGACTCGTCGGAGTAATTCCACCGTTATTGCCTTGGTTGAAAATTAATTTATAGGAAAATTATGAAAGTTGGATTGATTGGTCTAGGTCGTACTGGTGAAGGTATGGCTCGTCGTATGCTTGCAAAGGGTATTGAAGTCTGGGGTTACAGTAGCACTAACTATGAGAATGCCTGTGGACAATATGAAGCAGGGCACCTTAGTGGATGTGTAACTTCACTAGAGTATCTTGTCCAAGCAGTTAAATCTGATGGTAAGAAGTTCACTAGTGCAGGAAGAATTCCTGGCATCTTCCAAATCACACTGCCAGAGAAAAAAGCAGAAGACACACTTGATGAATTGCTACCTTTACTTGAGGAGGGTGATATTATCATTGATCACAGTACCACAGACATAAGAAAATGTCAGGAACTGGAACTATACTGTTCTAAGTTAGGTGTCTTATATATTTTCTCAGGGGTATATGGAGCACATGTTGCTATTGATGCTTGTTCTAAAATTTTCCAATCACTATCACCAGGTAATGTTGAATGACTCTATCGAATGTCTTACTCTGGGTATCAATTCCATTTGTGCTTCTTACTATAACCTTTGGACTTTATAGGGGTGAGAATTTCTACTACGAAAGTGATGACTATGATGGAAATGGAACAGCACATTAAAGGACGTTATGATTTTGCTATGAGTGCATTCGCTAGAATGTATGGGGTAAATTACGTAATGAGTTCACCTGATTTTCTAGATTTTGTAAGAAGTGGGCTGAAACTGAGGGGCAAGAATCATTCCTCAGGAACTATAAGTGAGATTAACTTTTACTTTTTAGATCTTTGGAAAATCTGGGGAGGATACGTATGACCCACATCGCACTCAAGGCAGCACACTTTGCTGCTGCCACACTCAATAATCCTTTTGGAATTGGAACACTCAGTCTTGCATTGGTTTTTGTGCCTATTATCGGTATGCACTAGTTCACAAATACGGTTGGCAACATTGGGCACCATTTGACAGTCATCACAAGTAGTGTTATAGTACTTATGTTGTTCTTGTAACAACTGCGGTGCTTTCCTTTGGTAGGTTCAGAAGTAGCGGCGATAGGAATCTACCATTCAACTGCCAGTATAACCACTGGCACCTTGACTACATATAGATAAAACCTTATAATGTAAGGGTAAACCAAACACAACAATGGCACTGACTGAAAAATTCAAAAAGGACATCAGCACTCTCCGTGCTGCTGCCGCTGGCGAAATTTTCCTTGATGTAAAGAATCCGAAACTTTTCAAAAAGGTACGCCGCTTCTACGAAAATCTGGAGCGGTGTTTTCAGGAGAACCACTTGATGATTATGAAATGTTGATGGAACTCATTTACAATGATCTTGAAACTGTTGAGGTTGGTTGAATGGATGACTTTTCAACAGTCAGCAGACAAGAATTTATTTCTAGTCAGTTGAAAGTATCTTTCAATGGTGTTGAGCGGGTAGACCAAAACTACTCTCAAGCACTGCAGGATATTTTCGTTCTTACAATGCTAAACGGTAAAGAGAGTGGAACCTATGTTGAAATAGGTGGAGCACATCCGACTAATATTAATAATACTTATCTTCTTGAAAGTGTTTTTAATTGGTCTGGAGTTTCTTTTGAAATCAATACTGATTTAGCAAACTTTTATAATAGTAAAAGGTTGAACAAGTGTATCTGTACTGATGCAACTCAAGTAAACTATTCTAAGGTTTTTGAAGAGAATAATTTACCAAATCAAATTGACTATTTGCAAGTAGATATTGATCCTTCGTATCAATCTCTTGCTGCTTTGAAAAAAATTGATTTGGAATCTTATAGATTTTCTGTTGTTACTTTTGAGACAGATGCATATCAGGGTAGTATAGATGTTATGGAAGAGTCTCGCAATATCTTCCAAAGCAATAACTACCAACTGGTTGCATCAAACGTCAAAAACTGTGGACACGCATTTGAAGACTGGTATGTCGATCCAAATATTGTCACAAACGATATCTGGACAGCACTCCAATCTGATAATATAGAATCAACTCAAATTTTACATTCATGAACGATCTAGATCCTAAGTCTGTTGCTTCAACAAAGACTACTGTCATTCACGAGAGGTTTCCTTATCGTTTTGTGCAGAGAGGTTATATTCAACTCAATGGTAATCCAGATTTTCGTTTGCAGAAAGCAAATGAATATACTAAGAAGTACTCTGACATCTATTTGTTTGATAATGGAGATCAGCTGCTTCTTGCTATTGAAGACCCAGAATATCCTAAATGGTTAGATCCAGATGGTGTTCCTTGTTATGTTACAGACTCGGTATCGTCTCAAAACTAGCCCTGGTCGGTGAAGGATCCCCTTCAATCCCGAAGTTTCCTAGTTTTAAAAACTAGGTGGTGGAGTCATTAGACCCTTTTTGGTTTCCTCGTTCCTAAAACGAGGTGGTGCGGATGGGTTACTCCCGCCAGGTTTCTTGTTTCCTGTCAAAGAACAAGTGGCGTGCATGTAAAGACCTATGGTAGGATGGTTGAAAGACCATCCTTTTTTGTATGAATCTACACTTAGTACTATTTGGTGATAAGAACTTTTCTCTTGGAAAGAATAGGATTATCAAACAAGCAGAGAATTTTGGTATCTTTAAAAGTATCCAACAGTTTTCTGAGGATGATTTGACTGGAGATTTCTGGGAAAATCACGCAAAGAAAATGATGATGCCTAGAGTTGGTATGCCTGATAAATTTTATGGGTACTACGCTTGTAAACCCTATTTTGTTGGTAAGGCATTAAGAAACATTCCTGAAGGTGACGTTCTTCTATATGTTGATAGTGGTTGTGAACTCAACAAGAACGGAATAAAAATGATGGAGCAGTATTATAATGAGTGTCTTGAAAACAATGGAGTATTCTTTAGTTTGAATCTCCCAGAGATTCAGTGGACTAAGATGGACACTTATAGACATATTGCTGGACCAGATGATAGTCATATGGTCACTAGACAAATCATCTCAGGTATTTTCTTGATGAAACACAATCCTATTATGATTGAGATTGTGGATAAGTGGAAAGAACTCTGCATCAAAGATGGGGGACGTTATCTTGATGATAGTCCTTCAAAATTTGAGAACCATCAAATCTTTAATGATCATAGGCACGATCAATCAATTCTTTCATTGATGATGAAGATCTATTCTCAATATGATGATTTTACTTTCCACGAGGATCATACTTTTGAAACCATTTGGGATGCTGCTGGTTTGAGTGGAGTTCCTGTGGGACCAGCGCAGGCAAAAATATGGAATACATATGGTAGAGATTATCCAATCTGGGCAACCAGAAATGGTAAAATCACTTTTACTAATTGTGAGGTGTAATTGACATTTACACGTTTTTGTTTTACAATGAATTGAGATTACAATTTTTATGTCTGTAGCGTTAATAACGGGTATAACAGGACAAGATGGATCATACTTGGCAGAACTTCTTCTTGAGAAAGGATATGAAGTTCACGGTATTGTTCGTCGTTCTTCCCTGATCAATACTCATCGTATTGATCACATTTATGATAAACTTATTCTTCATTATGGCGACTTAACTGATTCTACTAATATTATTGGTGTTATCAAAAAAGTTGAACCTGATGAAATTTATAATCTCGGAGCTCAGAGTCACGTAAAAGTTTCTTTTGAAACTCCTGAGTATACTGGCAATACTGATGGTCTTGGAACCCTACGTATTCTTGAGGCAGTTCGTCTTCTAGGTATGGAAGACAAAGTTCGTATCTATCAAGCATCTACTTCGGAGTTGTATGGTCTTGTTCAAGAAGTTCCTCAAAGAGAAACTACTCCGTTCTATCCACGCTCGCCTTACGGTGTGGCTAAACTCTATGGATACTGGATTGTCAAGAACTATAGAGAGTCGTATGGACTACACGCAAGTTCTGGAATATTATTCAATCACGAAAGTCCCAGACGAGGAGAAACCTTTGTCACTAGAAAAATTACGCGAGGATTGTCAAGAATTTCAGTTGGGGAGCAAGATGTATTATCTCTCGGAAACCTTGATGCACGACGGGATTGGGGTCATGCAAAAGACTTTGTAGAAGCAATGTGGTTGATGCTTCAACAAGATAAACCAGATGATTATGTTATCGCTACTGGAACTCAGTATTCTGTTCGTGATTTTGTTGAAGCAGCAGCACCCTATTTCGGTATGAAGATTGAATGGATGGGTGACGGTATGAATGAAGTTGGTTATGACTGGAATACTAAGAAACCAGTCATCAAAGTCGATCCTAAATATTTTCGACCTGCTGAGGTTGAAACTTTATTGGGTGATGCCACTAAGGCAAAAGAGAAATTGGGTTGGGAACCTAAAATTTCGTTTAAAGAATTAGTTGAGGACATGGTGCTTTATGGACAGTAGTAGTCGCGTTTATGTTGCTGGTAACACTGGGATGGTGGGATCAGCAATCGTCCGTATGCTCCATCGAAAGGGGTATACGGATATCTTATCAACACCTTCAAGTCATTTTGATCTTCGGCGGCAAGATGATGTAGAAAGGTTTTTTACTAATAATGAACCAGAATATGTTTATCTTGCTGCTGCAAAAGTAGGAGGTATTCTTGCTAATAGGGATTTTCCTGCACATTTCATCTATGATAATTTGATGATTCAATCAAATATCATTAATGCTGCTAGAAAGTTTGGTGTTAAAAAACTTTTGTTTCTCGGATCTTCTTGCATATATCCTAAGGAATGTCCACAACCAATCAAAGAAGAATATCTTTTGACTGGTCCCTTAGAACCTACGAATGATGCTTACGCAATAGCAAAGATTGCTGGGATTAAGATGTGTCAGGCATATCGTAAGCAGTATGGATTCAATGCAATTTCTTTAATGCCTACGAATCTTTATGGTCCAAATGATAACTTTGATACTGAATCATCTCATGTTCTTCCTGCATTGATTCGTAAGTTTGATGATGGTAAGGGTGTAATTGATCACGATCTCGGTGGACCTTTCAATCCGTCAATTCGTCTCTGGGGTGACGGAACACCTAAGAGAGAGTTTCTTCACGTCGATGACCTTGCAGACGCTTGTTTTGCTGCTATGGTAAACTATGATGGAGATCAATCTCTTAATGTTGGAACTGGTGAAGATATTGCGATTGGTGATCTTGCAAGTATGATTTCTGATGTAGTTGGTTTTAATGGTGGTATTATCTGGGACACTGATAAACCCAATGGTACTCCAAGAAAACTTTTAGATGTAAGTAAAATCAAAGCACTTGGTTGGGAACCTAAGATTGGTCTTAAAGAAGGAATCGAATCAACATATAAGTGGTATAAAGAATGTCTGTAGCGGAGTTCTTTAAAAAACACTTAGATTCTATCTCTACATCTTATAATAGTCTTGACACTCAAAAAGCAGATAAACTTGTAGATCTACTTTTTACTTGCACTGGTAAAATATTTTTCACTGGTGTAGGAAAGAATGGGCACGTAGCAGCAAAAGCAACATCAACTTTTTCTTCTATAGGTTTACCATGTTTCTTTTTAAATCCTGTTGATAGTGTTCACGGAGATATGGGAGTTATCTCTTCTACTGATATCGTGATAGCAATATCTAAGAGTGGTAATACTGAAGAGTTGCTTAATTTTCTCCGTTGTGTGAACAGGAAGAATTGTAAACTAATTACAATACATTCAAATCCAGGTAACGAATCTAGCAACTATTCTTATCTGGATATTGATTTGCAAGTTGATAATGAAGCGGATCATTTAAATATTGTACCAACTTCTTCTATTGCAATATTTACAGTGTTCTTGCAATCAGTTGCTTGTGAGATATCGAGTAGAAGAAATCTTAAGTTAGAAGAATTTGTTTTTAATCATCCTGGTGGAAGTATCGGTAAATTAAAATGATCCAATCACAAGAAATTAAATATGTAATCATTCAATCTGGTGGTAAAGGAACCAGAATGGGACACTATGTTCAGAACAGACCAAAGTGTTTAGTTCCTGTGAATGGTATTCCGATGATTTTGAACACTATGAAAGTGTACAAAGATAGGAAAATTATTATTATTGGAGATCACTTAGTTGATGTTCTTGATTCTTATCTTGATTGTTTTGGTAGTGACTATGACTATCAAATTGTAAGAACTGAGGAATCAGGAACTGCTGGAGGTCTTGCGAAAGCAGTTTCCCTTATACCTGAAGGAAAACCTTTTATTGTTACTTGGTCAGATCTCTTTTTTGAGAAGGAACAAGAGTTTGTTCTTGAAACTGAACTTCTTGTCGGTCTTTCAAATACATTTAACTGTAGGTGGAAGTATGATGGTGAATTTGTGAATGAATCATCTATAGAATGTGGAGTATCTGGTTTCTTTGTTTTTTGGGATAAATCTAAGTTTGATAAATTATCAACGAAAGAATCTTTAGTTAGAGGATTTTTAACTGAAGAATATACTGCTGAAAATATTTCCACATTCTACAATCACGATTGTTTTGAAGTTGGTGAGAAAGATAGATATGAAGAACTCATATCTCAAGGACCAAATCATAGATTTTTTAATAAAGTTGATATTATTGATGACTTAGTATACAAACGTTGTATTGACTTGAAATATATTTCAGTTCATGAAAATGAAAAGAATTGGTATAAGTTTGTTGATGAAAAATTTGATAAGATTCCAAAAGTATATGCAACAGATCCTTTAATTCTTCAAACAATTCACGGGAAACATCCTTGGAATCTTAGTGATCAAAAAGATGATATAATTGAGAATTATTGTAACACTTTAGATACACTTCATAATATTGATTCTACTGAAGGTAATATTGGAGATTGTATGCAAGTATATTTTTCCAAACCATATCAAAGGATTGATGAGGTTTCTAAAATAGTTCCTTTGGTTCATAGATCTTTTATTAACATCAATGGAAAGGACTGTATTAATCCTTACTACAATCTTTCATATTTTGAAGATATTGTAAGTGCTATCAGTAATATTGAAACTTATAATATTATTCACGGAGACTGTACCTTTAGCAATGTACTAGTTGATGATACTTGTCAAGTATGGTTGATTGATCCTCGTGGAACCTTTGGTAGTACAAAGATTTATGGTGATAGAAGATATGACTGGGCAAAACTTTATTATTCTGTATCTGGAAACTACGATTCAATTAATTCTAAACAATTCAAAGTAAGTATATTAAATGATTGTGTTGATCTTGAAATCAAGTCCAATGGATATGAGCAAATGTCAGACTACGTAATTAGTAGATCTGGGATGACTAAAAAAGAAATGCTTCTAATAAACGCTACCATTTGGTTATCTCTGACTGGGTATGTTAAAGAAGATATTGATGCTGCAATGTACGCTTTTTATAAAGGATGTGAATTATGGACACAAGCATTTTCTCAAGACTGAATAAGACTTGGATTTTTGATCTTGACGGTACTCTTGTTATTCATAATGGATATAAGTGTGGAGAGGATACTTTACTTCCAGGAATTAAAGACTTCTTTCATAAGAATATAACTGACACTGATTATGTTCTTATCATTACTGCAAGACATAGTGAGTTTAAGGGTATTGCTGAAAAGTGTTTTTTGGAAAATCAAATTGAGTATGACAAAATCATATATGATATGCCAAATGGAGAAAGAATACTTGTGAATGATATCAAACCAAGCGGACTGAAAACTGCATATTCTTATAATCTGGATAGAAATACTGGATTATGACTGTTAAAATTACACTGAATGATCCCAAGTACAACTATTCGTATAAAGGATTTTGCTCTATAGTCTGTGCCATTATTGACATAGCGTTAGAGCATTATTCTGTTTACGGTGATTGTGATTGTCAAGTAGTGGAATCTCAGACATTAGAATTATTTGATTCTATTCATAAAGGAGAGTCCGAGTATGATGCTGGATCTTGGTGGTTGGAAAGATTTTTTTCAAATGAACTACATCATAGTGAATACTCTGCCCATACAGTTGCTGATCCTAGTAATTTGATTCTGAAGAACATGATCCTTCAAAATATTTTGTCAATTAAAAAAGATAAGTTGCTGAAATTTGAGAACAAATATAAAGGTCTTGGACTTACGGATAAAACTCTTGCTGTTCAGATAAGAGGAACTGATAAAAATACTGAGATTGAAGAACCAAATATTGATAACATAATTGATAAAATTGATAGTTACTTTGAATCTAATTTAATTGATAATATTTTTTTAGCGACAGACGATAGTAAATTTTTTAATAAGTTAAAGTCCTGCTATGGAGACTTGCTTTTATATGATAATGAAGTTAGAATGAGTGAAGATGGTACACCTCTTCATAGACTATCAGATAGAGATGTGGTCAATGAGGAAGTATTGTCCAATGTCTACATTCTTTCAAGGTGTAAGCACTTTCTCTATAGTTTTTCAAATGTAAGTCTTCTTGCTTTGATTATGGGAGCAAATACACAGAAGACAATCGTTAATTTAAATTCATGAAGTATATCTATCACCATCTAGGACTTGGAGATCATATCATTAACAATGGTATGGTCCGTCATTTTTATAAAGAGTATGGTGCAATCACGCTGTTTGCTTACAAGCATAACGTAAAGAATGTTCAGTATATGTATCGCGATCTTGATAACTTTCAAGTCATAGGATCTGAAAGTGATGCACAGATTGATTCTTACATTCAAAAGACTGGAGTTGATTGTATCAAGATTGGATTCTCTGATCTCAGTGGTCTAATGCCTGAACTTGCTTTTGACAAAGCATTTTATAAGTTGGCAGATCTTGATTTTTCTATTCGATTTGATGAGTTCTATTTGGAGAGAGATCTTGCTAAAGAGAATGAAGTTATTGAAGCATTAAATCCTACTAGAGAAAAGTATGTCTTTGTTCACGATGATTCGATGCGTGGGTTCTCTATTGATCTTGAGAAGGTAAGGACTGATTACAAGATTGTTATGAACGATAAGCAGTTTAATGTGTTTGATTATCTTACACTCATTGAGAATGCTGAAGAGGTTCACTTTATGCAGTCTTCATTTAAAGAACTTATTTGTTCTTTCAAATTAGATAAACCAACTTTATATCAACACAACTATGTCAGACAGTATGAAGAATGTATGAACTCTGTTGGACTTAATCCTTTTATTGAAATTGACTGATGATTAGTATTGTAACTGGAACACTTAATCGGATTGGAATGCTTCCAGCATTGATCCAAAATACTGTAATGTCTGATGAAAGACTTGAACTTGTATTGGTAGATGGTGGTAGTACTGACGGCACTATCGATTATATTAAAGAGTTGAATCATCCACAGATCAAACTCATTGAAGTTGGTGGTAGAAGTTCATACCCACACTTTATGAATTTGGGTATTCGGGAAGCAACTCACGAAGTGATCTGTCAATGGAATGATGATGTCATTCTTGCAAACGAATGGTCTGAAGTTTTTATTGAACTCCAGTCTGGTCACGACTTCTATCTTTTTAATTGGAAGTACGGATCATACGAGGATGTTAATAATCCCGTTTGGTTAGAAGGAACTGACCACACTAAAGGATGGTGTCTTTGTAATACGATACCTGATGGTGGTACAGAGATTGTTATGAACTACGGTCTCTATCATAAAAAAATATTCAGGGAGATTGGAATGTACAACCCTGAATATAAGTACTATTGTGCTGATGGTGATATGGCACACCGTGCATATAACTTTGGATACACAGTAAAAGATCTGTGTAATATTCGTGTTTGCTCCTTACCTACATCTAAAGTTGCAACACCTCATCCAAATGATGGTGTCATCTATAATAACAATATGGCATTACATCAGCAGAAAATTTTGCCAGAAGGTCTTGACTATCTTTGAGCGATCATATCTCTATGATTGTGAATTTGATTATCGTTCTCATCGAATGGTTCTCCAATGAAAGCATAGTTATCTAATTTACGATCTCTTTTGATACGTGTAGATGGTTCAAATCCAAAGTATTCATCGTGGGAAAATAGACTTTCTTTTGCTTTTGGATAGATGACATCTCTCAAGAAGCATTGATCAATAGATCTATCAAAGTCAGAACGACTTGCCATATAGTCTTCGATCTGATTTTTGATATCTAATATGAAACCACCTCTACAACCCCACATACCAGCGTTAATCTCCCACATATGACCACCTGGATGATCTCTAATGATGTGGAACATCTTGCCAGATTCTAACCACTCATTAACTGCTGCAACGTCTCTTTCAAAGAGGCGAGAGTCACAATCTCTGGATATCATACACTCAATATCTTCAGAGACTGGCATAAATCTCCAGAGTGCATTCCAGTGAGTTAGATCTTGTTCTGTATTGACTAGAGTTACATTATTGCTTTCTAAGTCCTCTAATACATAGTCAGGTACAGAATCATTATGATATAGACGCATCTCCCAATCTGGGTAAAACTCTTTAGCAAGTTCTGAGTTTTTCATTGCGCCGACAGTGTACTTGGGGTTATCCCCCCATAATGAAAATGACAAAACCTTCATACTATTCTTCAATCTTTATTATTTATGGGTACCAAAAAGAAATACAATTTGATTGGTGGAGGATTCAATCATTATGAAAGAGGGAATAAAGGATCATCAATTTATAAACAAGAATCAAAGTTTATTGATTGGGTAGACTCTGGAGCAGAGGATACTTTTTATATTGATGAAAATATTGGAATGGCATTTGATGACGATACTAGCATAAAGAAGTATGCTTTATTATTGGAATCAAAAGAAATAAAACCAAATGTATATGAAGATGTAAAAAGAAACTACCTTCATTATGTTAGAATTTTTGATGCCATCTTCACACATAATAAAGAAATGCTTGACTTGCATCGCAAGTTTAAGTATGCCCCTCTTTATGGGAGTTGGATACCAGAACCAAAACTTTATGAGAAGACTAAATTAGTCTCAATGATTTGTTCAAATAAAGTTATGTGTGCTGGACATCAAAACAGACTTTCTTGGGCACAAAAACTTCAGGGGTCAGTTGATTTTTATGGACGTGGATTCAATGATATTGAATCTAAGGAAGAGGGATTATCTGACTATATGTTTTCTGTTGCTATTGAAAACGCATCATATGAATCCTACTTTACTGAAAAGGTTCAAGATTGTTTTTCTACTGGAACAATACCAATTTACTATGGTGCTCCTGATATTGATAAGTTCTTTAATCCAGATGGAATCATCACCTTGACAGATAACTTTGATGTATCTAAATTGACTTCCGAAATGTACTATGATAAAATTGATGCTGTGAAAGAAAATCTTGAGATTGTCAGAGATCAATTAATTAATGAAGATAACATTTACAAAACCTATTTGCAATAATCATGCTATTCAGTTTTAGAAACATTCAAGAAAAATATAATATGGATATCAAAGGTATCATCCATATTGGTGCTCATAGGGGTCAAGAGATTTCTGACTACATTGATGGTGGTATTCAAGATATTATATTGTTTGAACCACTGACTGCTAATTTTGAAATCCTTGCAGAAAATCTTGCTGAAATGAATGCAAATATTTCTGGTCATCAAGTTGCTCTTGGCAATGAAGAAAAAAGGGTAACAATGTACCTTAGTAATAATGAGCAGATGAGTAGTTCTATTCTTAGACCTATGAAGCACATACAAAACCATCCTACAGTTCTTTTTGAAGGAACTGAAGAAGTTGATATGATGCGGTTAGATAGTTATAGTGATGAGACTGAAGAATTCAATTTCATCAATATGGATGTTCAGGGGTATGAACTTGAAGTTTTAAAAGGTGGTACTGAAACTTTGAATCATATTGATTATGTTTATTGTGAAGTAAATCGTGATGAGGTTTATGAAAACAATGCTTATATCGAAGAGTTAGATGAGTATCTTGCCAACTATGACATGGACAGAGTTGAAACTGTTTGGTCTGGTGGCATCTGGGGAGATGCTCTTTATATTAGGAGGAAGTGATGACCATTAGTTATAATCGTTTAGGATCAAATGGTCGTCTGGGAAATCAGATGTTTCAGTATGCAGGACTAAGAGGAGTTGCTGCTAATCGTGGATTTGATTGGTTGATTCCTTCTCCAGACAATTATGGAGATTCAAACTATGGATTGTTTGATTGCTTCAGAATGTCTTCTGTGGAAGATAAAAACTTTGGGCAACTTAGTGCTCAAAGCATTCAAACAGGACAGTTTCATTTTGCACAAGACTTCTTTGATGGTTGTCCTGATAATGTAAATCTTCATGATCACTTTACTACTCAAAAGTATTTTTTGAATATTGAAGATACAATTAGAGGTGACTATACTTTCAAGGATGAGATTTTGGAACCTTGTTCTGAAGTGGTTGAGCAGTTTGATAATCCCGTCTTCCTACACGTTCGTAGAGGGGACTATGCAGTTCATACTGCTGCCCACCCTCTGATTCCTATGTCATACTATGAGAAAGCATTAGAACTGTTCTCAGAGGATTCTACGGTTCTTGTTTTCTCTGATGATATAGCATGGTGTCAGGAACAAGAACTATTCTCTGGTGATAGGTTTATGCTTTCCGAATACACAGAAAAGTATCCACAAACAAGCGATACGTTGTTTGGTAGACAAAACTCACTTATCCCTTATTTTGATTTATGTATGATGACCTTATGTGAGGGTGGTATCCTTGCAAACAGTACAATGAGTTGGTGGGGTGCTTGGTTGATGAAGAATAAAAGGCAACCAATTGTTGCACCAAATCCTTGGTTTGGTAATTTCTATGAAAACTACAATATGGATGATCTCCTTCCAGATGGATGGGTTGAGGTAGAGTATGAATGATTTAACTTTTTTGATGCCTTGTAGGATTGAAAGTGAAGATAGATTAAAAAATGTCATTACTAGTATTGGGTATCTAACCTACAACTTTCCTGAGTGTAAAATTATTGTTCAGGAAAACGATAAGAAGTCTGTTTTTAGAGAGCAGGTTATTCCTGCACTTGAAAAAATATTTGGTAAGTTTCCTCAAACAATTACACATAGATTTGAGGAATGTCAAGACAGTTTCTTTCATAAGACTAAAATTCTGAATGATTTAGTTTTAGCGGCAGATACTGAAATTGTTTACAACTATGATGTGGATCATTTGTTGCCAGTATCAAGTTATAAGGCAGCATATAATATGATTAAGAGTGGGCAGTTTGATGCTGTCTATTGTTATGGTGTTGGTGTTTATCAGTATCTTGTTGACTATCCGATTGAGATGTTCAAAGAGTTCATACAATCTAAATTTGATTTGAATGTTTTGTCATCGGGATGTAATATCTCACCATCTGTAATGGGTCTGGGTCAAATGATTCGTAGACAAACTGAGATCGATTCATATATGTGGAATGAAAATTTCCTTGCCTGGGGTCCAGAAGATTGTGAATTCTTGTATAGGATTCAAGTTATGGGTGCTAGAGTTGGTAGAGTCAATGATATGTGTTATCATCTCAATCACGAAAGAACATTCAATTCTCATTACCATAATCCAAAGTGGCAGGAGAATATGGGAATTTGGCAAAGGATGAGAGGGCTTGATAAAAAATCAATTGTCGATTATTATGAAAAGCAAGAGTATGTCAAAACACGTAGGAGTGAAGTAAATGCTAGCGTTTAATCATCTAGGAAGACTGGGTAGACTTGGAAATCAAATGTTCCAGTATGCTTCTCTCAGAGGCATCGCTAGAAATCGTGGCATAGATTTTTGTATTCCAAATCACGATCAAGTCATTGACGATCCTTTTGGATTTAAAATGAAAATTGAATTGTTTTATCCTTTCAATATGTCTAATGTTCAAACTAGGAACATTCATATGCTTGATCGTGGATATGCTCCTGTAGCAGAAGAGAAGCACTTTCATTTTGATGAGTTTCTTTTTAATATGTGTCCAGATGAAATTTCTATTGCTGGATTTTTTCAATCTGAAAAGTATTTCAAAAACATTGAATCAGAAATTTGTGAAGACTTTACCTTCAAGACAGAGATCTTGGAACCTTGTAAGGAAATGATTGAAGATGTTGGTGAGGCAATCTCACTTCACGTTCGTAGGACTGATTATCTAAAGAACCCAAATCATACTACTCTTGGATTAGATTATTATAAGAAGGCATTGAAGAAGTTTGATAAAGTACTTCCTGTAATTATCTTCTCTGATGATCCTGAATGGTGCCAGGAACAAGAACTATTTTCGGGTGATCGTTTTATGGTTTCTGAATCTGGAGACCAGTATATTGATATGTGCCTTATGACATTGTGTCAGCACCATATCATTGCCAATAGTTCTTTCTCCTGGTGGGGTGCTTGGTTATCTGATTCTGACGACGTTGTAGCGCCTTCTAAGTGGTTTGGGGAGGATAATTCTGATAAAGATACTAAAGATCTATATGTGAAGGGTTGGCAAGTTATCTGATGGACAAGAATAAATCTGTACATAAACTAAGAGGTCTTCCTCCAATCTATGTTATCAATCTTGATGATAAAGAAGATCGTTGGAAATATATGGAGGGGCAGTTTAAACATTGGGAAGTGGAAAACTACCAACGTGTTTCTGCTTATGACGGTAGAGATGATAATGATCTAGGTGAGATCCTTAAGGGTAAGTATCCAGATCAGATGACTTCAGGTGAAGTTGGGTGTGTTACATCTCATCTTAAAGCAATTAAGATGTTTTTAGAAACTGATGCACCTTGTGCCTTGATGATGGAAGATGATTGTGATATATCTACAGCATTTCATTGGGGATTTACTTGGAAAGATTTCTATGCCAAGATTCCTTATGATTATGATGTAGTTCAGTTAGCAATCATTAATCCTGCTCAGATTACAGTTCAAATGCATCGTAGATTTGTAAATGACTTTTCTACCGCTTGTTATCTGATTACTAGACATCATGCAGAGAAACTTGTAAAACTTCATTGTCGTGGTGATAAGTATAAACTGGATCAAGGTGTCAAACCCCGTGCGGTTGCTGATGATTTGATTTATAACTCAGGTAATACTTTTGCTATGCCTTTATTTTTATATCAGATTTCTTTAGGATCTGATATTCATGATGTTCATATTAATGTATTCCATAAGAGCAGTTACGAAGGTCTCTGGCAGTTTTGGAAAAATCAAGCAGCAGACATTGATAACTGGAATGATATGTTTGATTACAATCCATATGCTGGACGATTGCCACCTGGATTTGAAGGAAAGTGATCATTCAAGATTCTGATCAAATATGAAGAAAATAAGTATTGACAAAACTTTACGTTTCCTATATAATATGTAAAGAAACATTACGGAGTGTATCGTGACTGTAACAACTAATGATCGTGGACAACAGAATCTGTTCGCTAAAGAGCCCCAGATGTACGTCTCTGAGACTGACGCACAACGTTATGGATATGAGACATATGCCGAAAGGGCGGAGAAATTGAATGGACGCACTGCTATGCTTGGATTTGTTGCTGCTGTCGTCTCTTATGCCACTAGTGGCAGTGTATTTTTCTTTGGTGCGTTCGGATTCTGATGACTGAGATTATTTTTACCGTCACGACAGTTGCTTTCTTCTGTCTTCTTGGTTACACTGTAGAACAACTTTCCGAAACTTACTAAGGACAAAACAATGAACGAAAACGCAGAACGCATCAATGGTTGGGCAGCAATGATCGGAGTCATTGCCGCAATGGGTAGTTATGCAGTCACAGGACAAATCATTCCAGGTATCTGGTGATGGGATTTGTAGTAGCAGCACTGCTGTTTCTTATTCCAATTGGCGCAGCAGTTAGAAACTCATGAGTATAGAATGGGCACAAACAACTATTTTTTTATTGGCACCATTCTTTTTTATGTTACTATTAGTTGAGACTACAGATGACGATGACGACCACTTTGATGGTGGTATGATGATCCCTGCTACATCACCTAATACTTGACAAAGTAGCAAATCATCTATATAATTTTAATTCACACACAAAAATTAATGGATTATAAGATTACACTTCAAACTTCTGATGGTGATGAAATTATTACTTGTCAAGATGATCAGTACATCTTAGACGCAGCAGAAGAAGCAGGAGTTGACATCAACTATTCCTGTCGCGCTGGTGCCTGTTCTTCTTGTGCTGGTAAAATTGTCTCTGGTACAGTAGATCAGTCCGATCAATCGTTCTTGGATGATGATCAGATTGAAACTGGATTTGTACTGACATGTGTTGCATATCCTACTAGCGATTGTGTAATCCAAACGGATCAAGAAGAGAATCTTTATTAATACTATAAAGTATTCAATAAGTATGACTAATCATAATCAACTGTATGAAGACATGCAGAAACTTGATGATATGTACGAAGAACTTCTATGGCATCCAGATGATGAACTACAGTTTACTCACGATGGTGAGAAAATTATTATAATTAATAAAACTGTAGAAAGTAAAAAAAAAGATAGTGATGATTTCATCACACATAAATAGTTGACTTTTCAACTCTACTCTATATACTGAGTAGAGTTTTTTTATTATATGCCAAAAAATCAATTGAACAAAGATGAATTGATATGTCACGTTCTCAAACTCAAGCATGAGGTTGATGGAGAACCAAAGACTGTTTGGCAGGGGGAAAAGGATATGGCTCACAAGTATCTCAATCGAGTCTTGAATAGGATTGAGGAATATCGGTATTAGGGGTTGACAGGTCGGGAAAACCGTAGTATTATAAATAAGTCGAGAGGTTAAGAAACCAACACATTTCTTAACTGTTCGTAACACCCCGCAAACCAAGACCTATAGGGTGTCTAAATCACGTCTTTCATACCTGTATCTAAGGGTGATACAGGAATAGTAAAACCATCATTTCCCTGATGATCTTACTTTTTTATCAATTCAATGGCTAACGCTACACTTCAACAACAACAAACAACCTCTTCGTGGGAATCTTTCTGCGAGTGGGTAACTTCTACCAATAACCGCCTCTATGTCGGTTGGTTCGGCGTACTGATGATTCCAACTCTGTTGGCAGCAACTATCTGCTTCATCGTCGCCTTCGTCGCTGCTCCCCCTGTGGACATCGACGGCATCCGTGAACCCGTCGCTGGTTCACTCATGTATGGTAACAACATCATCTCTGGTGCAGTTGTTCCATCTTCCAACGCAATTGGTCTTCACTTCTATCCCATCTGGGAAGCCGCATCACTTGATGAGTGGCTGTATAACGGTGGTCCTTTCCAACTCGTAGTCTTCCACTTCCTCATCGGCATCTATGCCTATATGGGACGTGAGTGGGAACTTTCTTACCGTTTAGGTATGCGTCCATGGATCTGTGTTGCCTACTCGGCACCAGTCGCTGCTGCGAGTGCAGTATTCCTCGTATATCCTTTCGGTCAAGGTTCATTCTCCGATGCTATGCCTCTTGGTATCTCTGGTACTTTTAACTATATGCTCGTCTTCCAGGCAGAGCACAATATTCTTATGCATCCGTTCCACATGCTCGGCGTTGCTGGGGTATTCGGTGGATCTCTTTTCTCTGCTATGCACGGAAGTCTCGTTACTTCCTCACTCGTCCGTGAGACGACTGAAACAGAGTCACAGAACTATGGTTATAAGTTCGGTCAAGAAGAAGAGACGTACAACATCGTTGCTGCACACGGTTACTTCGGTCGCCTGATCTTCCAATACGCTTCATTCAACAACTCCCGTTCCTTGCACTTCTTCCTTGCTGCTTGGCCTGTTGTTGGCATCTGGTTCACCGCACTTGGTGTTTCTACGATGGCATTCAACTTGAACGGTTTCAACTTCAACCAGTCCATCCTTGATGGTCAGGGTCGTGTGTTGAACACCTGGGCAGACGTTCTGAACCGCGCTGGTCTTGGTATGGAAGTTATGCACGAGCGTAACGCTCACAACTTCCCACTGGATCTTGCTGCTGCTGAGTCAACTCCTGTTGCTCTTACAGCACCCACAGTTGGTTGATTAACCTGCTACAATTAGTAAGAAGCGGGGGTCTTCGGACCCCTTCTTTTTTACCTTCAAATATTAAGTTTTATTATGACTGAACTTCTTACGTATTATGTGATTGTTGCCGTTGCATTCATCGGCGCACCAGGAGTTTTCTTATTCATTGTCTTTATGCCTGCCCTTCAAAATACGAAAGGTCGTATGGTTGGTTATAATGATCACAAAGGATATGGAGACTCTTCTACCTATGAAAATACACCAGGTGATCAAACAAAATTTGCCTTAACAGGTATTGTTAACTAAAATCAAGGAAAAAATAAATGACTACAAGTACACTACAAGTACCAACAAGGGGGTGGTTCGATGTACTCGACGACTGGCTTAAACGGGATCGTTTCGTTTTTATTGGTTGGTCTGGACTTCTTCTTCTACCCACTGCTTATCTTGCTATTGGGGGCTGGCTTACTGGCACGACTTTCGCAACGAGCTGGTATACCCACGGTCTCGCTACTTCCTATCTTGAGGGTGCAAATTTTCTTACAGCGGCAGTTAGCACTCCAGCTGACGCTATGGGTCATTCTCTTCTTCTTCTCTGGGGTCCTGAGGCTCAGGGGGATTTCGTCCGCTGGATCCAACTTGGGGGACTCTGGAATTTTGTGGCACTCCACGGAGCATTTGCCCTCATTGGTTTCATGCTTCGTCAATTCGAGTTGGCTAGGTTAATTGGAATTCGTCCGTACAACGCTATTGCGTTCTCTGGGCCTATCGCTGTTTTTGTCAGTGTGTTTCTCATCTATCCTCTCGGACAGTCCAGTTGGTTCTTTGCGCCGTCGTTTGGTGTTGCAGCGATCTTTAGGTTCCTACTCTTCCTACAGGGCTTCCATAACTGGACGCTCAACCCATTCCATATGATGGGAGTTGCTGGTATACTTGGAGGAGCATTGTTATCGGCAATTCATGGCGTTACTGTTGAAAACACACTCTATGAGGATGGAGAACAAGCAAACACCTTTAAGGCGTTTGATTCAACACAAGAGGAGGAAACTTACTCTATGGTCACTGCAAACCGCTTCTGGTCGCAGATCTTCGGCATTGCGTTTTCTAACAAGCGGTGGCTTCATTTCTTTATGTTGTTTGTGCCTGTTATGGGTCTTTGGACATCCAGTATTGGCATTATTGGTCTTGCTCTCAATCTTCGTGCTTACGATTTCGTGAGTCAAGAGATCAGAGCAGCAGAAGATCCTGAGTTTGAGACCTTCTACACAAAAAATATTCTTCTGAATGAAGGATTACGTGCCTGGTTGGCACCAGTTGATCAACCACATGAGTCATTCGTATTCCCAGAAGAAGTTCTTCCTAGAGGTAACGCATTGTGATTCAATCTCTAGGGTTCTTATTACTTCGTATAGCGTTAGGCACTATGCTTATCCATCATGGATATGAGAAACTAGAGAACATTGAAAACTTTGCGGATGCATTTGTAAGACCATTACATCTTCCATTCCCAATCGTCTCCTCATACTTTGCAGCATTTGCTGAGATTGTGGGGAGTTGGTTGGTTATCTGTGGACTTGGCACTCGTTTGGGTGCCTTAGCAATCTTAGGTACAATATCATTCGCAATTTATCATGCTCTGTTTACATCTGGATTTAACATCTACTTGTTAGAACTTTTAGTTCTTTACTGGGGAGGTGCAGCATGTATAGTTCTCAGTGGTCCTGGTAATTTCTCACTAGATCATCTCATAAAACTGAGACTCTTTAATAATGATTCTTCTAACTAAAACTTCACTCCATAACCTTTAATAAGACATGATTAAATCACTCTTCAGTATTATGTTTGCTGCTCTAATGTGGGTGCAAGTCCCACAGTGGAGTGATGACTGGTCTAAGTGTGCAGTAGATGTGCCTGACACAGCATGTCATTGGTACATCACAGCACCTGATAACACTTTTGGTGAAGGATTCAGTTGGGCAAATGCCCCTTGGTTTAGTGCTGAGGGTCTCCGTGATGTTGGGGAATTACACAACACAGTTCAATCACTACAAGAAGCATGAATAACTTTGAAGTCTTTTTATACTTCGTATGCTTCGCTGCCATTGGTGGTGCTGCGTTTGCAATGATGTGGAGTAACATTCAATCTATTAATATAGAGATGAGTAAACCTCCCAAACCAAAGCATCCTGAAGCACCTGAACCAGGTGAAGAGTTAATGTATGTGGATCTCTCTAGAGAAAAACTAGAGAAATTGTATGATAAAGAATAGAGGATGTTGCGGCGCTGGTTGTCCTGATTGTCCGTTTCGACCCCCTTCAAGAGGGGGTCTTTTTTTACGTCATGAAGTCGTGACAAAAGTGAGTATAAAAATCTGATGGTGCAATAGATATAGTAGTTGCTTCATTATAATGAAGAAAATTACTAGAACACTAATTTTGAGTATTGTTTTTGCGCTAATTGTATTTTTGCCAAGGTTAGCATATGCCGCTGATGTAATGATGGGTTCAAACGGCAACTTGATTTTTGAACCAGCAGATGTTACAATATCAGCAGGTGAGTCAGTTCATTTTGTGAACAATATGCTCCCACCTCACAACGTAGTTGTTGAGGATCACCCCGAACTCAGTCATGAAGCACTCGCTATGATGTCAGGTGAAGAGTTTGATATTACTTTCCCTGATTCTGGAGATTACACTTTTTGGTGTGCTCCTCATAAAGGTGCTGGTATGATTGGTAATGTACACGTTCAATAATGAAATATACTCATAACTATATGAAAATTTTTCTCGATACAGCTGACACCAACGTTATTAATGAATATTTCAAAACAGGTTTAGTAGATGGTGTCACTACCAATCCTACTTTGATTATGAAGAGTGGTAGAAATCCTATGGATGTATACCAGGACATCAAAGATATTGGTGTTCGTGATATCAGTATGGAGGTTATTGGTAGTGCAGCTCAGATGTATCATGAGGGACGTAGACTTTCTGATATGTTTGGTGATGTCTGCACTGTTAAACTTCCTATGACTAGGGATGGTTTGAGTGTCTGTAAAGAACTCTCTGATGAGAATATTAAGGTTAATGTAACTCTCATCTTTAGTGCTGCTCAGGCAATACTTGCTGCTAAGGCAGGTGCTACTTACGTTTCACCTTTTGTTGGTCGCCTTGATGATCAGTCGGTCGCTGGTCTTGAAGTTGTTCGTTCTATTTCTGAACTCTATCGTATTCATGGTGTGAGAACTCAGATTCTTTCTGCTTCTATCCGCAGTGTGCAACGTGCCGTTCGTTCTTGGTATAATGGTGCTCAAATCTGTACTATGCCACCAAAGGTTTTTGATCAGATGTATGATCACATCCTTACTGATAAGGGTCTTGAGATCTTTGACAAAGACTGGGCAGCAGTTAAAAAATGACCCTTTACATACCCCCACTTTGGGGGTATAATTGTATTAAGTTGAATGAATTCAATGCTTGGTAAACTTGACCCAGAAGAACGTATTTTGGAATTACCTACTAGAAATGAAATGGTTGCTTCTGTTGGAGGGGAAATGAGAGGTTATTATTCAGTGTTCAATCCTAGAGGTGAAAAGATTGCCGATTGTGGTAGTCAAAAAGATGCTGTCAATCTTCTCAATATGAGAAACAATAGATGGGAAGGACATTACTATACATTTAATCCTCTTCCCGGTGACATAATTGATGTTAGTTCTGCCAAACAACTTCCCACTAATGATATTGTGGTAAATATGGATGGTGGAGTTGGTGGTTCTTGGAAAGAACTTTCTGACGAAGAATTTGATGTGATGTTTCCATTTCCCAAACTAAATCAAAGTGATGAAGAAGCTTTCATACCCGAATGATTCTCCCGATGCTAAGTGTCCGTATTGTGGTGAAAAAGATAAACCTTGTAGCAATGTTGACAGTTTAGCAAGAGCATATTGTAGAGCAGCGTGTAGAAAGAAGCATCAGGAATAAATAATTGTAAGACGCAAGATCTTATGCCTCTGTACAATTCTCCACAAGCCTATGTCTTCAATCTCGAAACTACAAGTTCTGCTGAAGCAAAAAGGTTATGGAGGAAAAAGATAAAGGAAGAATGGGATTTAAAATGTGCATACTGTGGATCAGAGCACAAACTTACAATTGATCATATTGTTGCTAAAGCAAAGGGCGGCACAGATTTCACTAAAAATGTTCTTTGTGCTTGCCATTCGTGTAATCAGGATAAAGGTCATACTCCTTGGGAAGAATGGTATCTTTCTCAGGAGTTTTTTAGTATTGAAAGATATGAAAAAATTAAAGACTGGATGAAACCTGAAAAACCTGCCAACTTATTTGCATATCGCCCAAGAAGGAATAATGCGAGTTGAATAAATAAACTATAGCAGTAAATACTGCAATTTTTGGTAAATACCGAATGCGAATAAATGGCGACACCGTTTAGGATTAAACGATCTGCCGTACCCAATAAGGTACCACAGGTAGCAGATCTACAGTTAGGAGAATTAGCTCTTAACACAAATGATGCAGAACTGTATACTCTCAGAGCGAGGGCAGGTCTGGCAACGGACGTTGTTAGAGTCGGTTCGGGCGCAAGTATTACGAATGTTTTATATGTCACAAAAGACGGAAAAGATACCAACACGGGTAAAAAACCAGGCGATGCTAAAGCAACAGTCAAAGCAGCAGTCTCCATCGCCTCAACAATCGCAGGATCTATTGTTAAAATTAGTGCTGGAACTTATGTAGAGGATAACCCAATCAAGGTTGGTCCTCAAGTAAGTATTGTTGGAGACAGTCTCAGAGAAGTTACTGTTGTCCCTCAGAACGCAGATCAAGATTTATTTCACGTAGCACCTGGAAATTTAATCAGTGATATGTCGTTCACAGGAACGATGAATCATGGAAAGGCAATCGCAGCATTTGATCCAGATGTAATCAGATACTCTGGACAATCACCATATCTTTTGAACTGTACAAACTTTGTCACCAATAGTATTGGTATGAAGATTGATGGTAATAATGTTATTGGACCTTTTAAGAGTTTTGTTTGTGATTCCTTTACACAGTATAATCAGTGTGGCATCGGTTGTTCAATCACAAATGAAGGTTATGCACAGTTAGTTTCACTGTTTACCATTAACAATGAAGAGTCAATCTTCTGTGGTTCTGGCGGTCAGTGTGATGTTACTAACTCCAACTCTTCATTTGGTGACTTTGGATTAGTTGCTGATGGTGTAGGACCGAGACAGTTTACTGGTATTATAAGTGTAACCTCTGCAGTCAATGCGGATGTTTTTACCCTTCATATAGATAGAGAAGATCCAATCAGTGTCACCAATGCCGTCTATGATGGTGTCACTGGTCTGACAACTATTACTACTGTAAGTAATCATGGATATAATGTTGGTGCTGCAGTTACCATCGCTAATCTTAAGTTTACCTGCGACTCTTCAGTAGGAACAACTGACTATAATGTCAGTGCAGCAGACTATGATGCACAGAGTGGTGTGATGACAGTTACCACTTCTGCTAATCACGATTTTACTGTTGGCATTGCTGCTACACTCAGAGACTTTACATTTAACTGTAATTCTGGTGGTGGTGCATCAAATGGAACTTTCCCACCAGCACCTGGTGCGGGGAATGGTGCTTCAAATCATGTATTTGATGTGACATCAGTTCCTGCTTCCAATAAGTTTGTTGTAAATGTTGGTCATTCAACAATTTCTCATACTTATGTTTCTGGTGGTGTAGTTGCTATCAGTACAATCTCTAACTTCCCAAGTGGAGATAATGGTTATGTATTTTCTATTAAGTCTGTTCCTGCACCAAATCAATTCACAGTTCACGTAGGACCTAACGATAGGGAGCATACTTATGTTGAAGGTGGAAATGTAGATTTAAATGTGGTCAGACCTTATGATGGTCAGGTTGTATATTTTGATGAATTATATTATACCGTTGGAAAAGTAACAATTACTAATGCTGGTAGTGGATATAATTCTACTCCAACAATGGCGATTGATTCTCCATCTGAAATATGGGGTATTGCTGCTACTGCAGTTCCTACAGTTACGAATGGATTTGTAACTGATATTGAAATCTTATCAAGTGGACGTGGATATGAGACTGTACCTACTGTCACATTTTCTGCTCCTGATGTTGGAATAAATACAGCAACAGCTATAATAGAATTACTTCCAACATACTATACAGTTAAGTCTTCCACACCAATATCTGCTGGGATCTCTACCGTTACTTTCAACGAAAACCTTCCATATTCTATAGGAATTGGTACTACAGTTCCTTTCTTCAAACAAAGTAGAGTTCTCGCCTCTTCTCATTCGTTTGAATATATTGGTTCTGGATGTGATCCAGTTTCATCACTTCCTTCTCGTGGTGGTGTTATGATACAAGAGAATGAAGTTGACAATCGTAATGGTGGATTAGTAATCTATACCAGCACAGACCAAGGAGGTAACTTCAGAATCGGTGAGGGTGTTGTGATTGATCAAGTTACTGGAACTATTTCTGGTAATTTCTATTCCAAGAGTTTATTTGCAAACGTCACACCGTTAATTCTAGCATTAGGAGGAGAATAAAAAAGTGGCTTTACCGTTAAATGTATTCAAAACTGTTAATCCGGTTGCTTCTACAAGTGCAACTGAGATCTATACTGCTCCTGTAGGATATACTGCTGTTGTTTTGATGGCTCAGGCAGCAAATATCGATACAACATCTCACGATGTTACCTTCTCTCATAAGAGAAGTAGTACAGTCACCGAACTTACAAAGTCTACACCTATTCCTGGTAATGATGCTTTGGCAATGGTGACTGGTAGACTTGTTCTTGAATCTGGAGATAAACTTGTTTTATCTGCTAGTGATGGGACTAATATTAAGGTTACAGTCAGCCTTTTAGAAACATTAAACTAATATAACTCACAGCAATGTCCAAGTTCCTTAGCGGTAGACAATCCAATTTAAAACTTGGTATATCAGGATATACTGAGAGTAAAACAGTTCTTCAAACAACTGGAAAGGTTGGCATTGGAACAACGGACGCACAGAATTTCTCTCTGTTTGTTGTTGGACCAACTAACATTACAGATACGCTGACTGTTGCTGGTCAGAATGTTACTGGTGTTGCTACATTTAGTGGTAGTGTTAACTATCCTGATAACGTAATAGTCTCTTGGGGAGATAGTCAGGATCTAAAGGTATATCACGATAGTGGTGGACAGAGTTATATTAAGGACACTGGGACCGGTGACTTAAATCTGACTAGTGATGGAACTGGTATTCATTTCCAAAGTAGTGGTGGAAGCACATTAGCAAGATTTTATACTGCTGGTCCATCAGAAATTCATCACGTTGGATCACGCAAACTTCATACTACAACTGGTGGTGTTGAAGTAACAGGACTTACTGATACAGATTCTTTAAATGTATCTGGTGATTCTACTTTTGTTGGTGGAATAGACGTTGATGGTCATACGGAACTTGATAATTTAAATGTATCAGGTATTGCTACCGTTGCAGGAAATACAGACCTCAATGGTAATTTAGATGTTGATGGCACTACAGAACTTGATGGTCTGAATGTTGATGGTAGTACAACACTTGATGATACTACTGTTGATGGCACACTTGTAGTTAATGGTGATATTGATTTAAGTGGTAATATTGATGTTGATGGACACACTGAACTTGATCAATTAAGAGTTGCTGGAGTCTCTACATTTGCTGGCAACGTTGATATTAGTTCTAACGGTAATCTTACCGTTGCTGGTAATCTGATTGTTCAGGGTACTGAAACCCGACTGAATACCACAGCACTTGAAGTAGAAGACATTAATATTGGTATTGCTTCTGCCGATCCAAAACTTTCTAACGCAGCACTTGATGGTGCGGGTATCACCATCTATGGATCTGCTGGTGATAAAACTATTACCTGGAATAATGCGAACTCCCGTATGGAGTTCAATACAGATTTATATGCTCCCAACTTCTTTGTTGGTGGTATCACTGCTACTGGTGATGTTGACTTTGATGGAAATCTAGATGTAGATGGACATACTGAACTTGATCAATTAAATGTATCTGGTGTATCTACATTTACTGGTCTTATTGATGTAAATGGTGGCATTAATGCTACTACTGCAAAGGTAGAAGATCTAACAGATAACCGTATTGTTATTGCGGGTGTTGGTGGAGAACTTGAAGATGATGCTAATTTAACATTTAACGGTTCTGAATTTAATGTTGGATCAGCAATCACCGCATATGCTGCAACTGGTATTGTTAGTGCCACTGCATTCTATGGTGATGGTAGTAACCTTCTGAATACTGGTGCTACTCTGAGTGGAACCAGTGGTGTTGAGAGGTTAGTTACTACTCAACTCACTAGCGGCACAATGGTTGATGCTGCTACTGATGCAGATCTGACCTTTGATGCTAGCAATAATACTTTAAACACTGAAAATCTTAAAGTATCTGGTGGTATCAGTACAAATGGATCTACTTATGGTCAATCAGGACAACTCTTAAGATCTACTGGAAGTGAGTGGGAATGGGCAACTGTTCCTGGTATCTTCTCAGTTAATAATATCCTGAATGGTTTTAACGTTCTGGAAGAAGGTGGAACAGTTGGAACTGCTGGAAGTATTCATACTCTTGACTTCCGTGGTATTAATGTCACAGCAACTGCTGATCCACAACCAAATGGAATTGCAACGATTACGTTCTCTTCCACTCCAACATTTACCGATCTGACGGTACTTAATAACACTACAATACCTAATGTTATTGGTATCACAACGTTTGCTAATAATGTTCACGTTGGTAGTGCTATTACAATGTATGCCTCTACAGGCATTATTAGTGCTACCAGGTTCTATGGTGATGGTAGTAACTTAGTCAATACTGGTGCTACTCTCAATGCTGCATCTGGTACACAGAGAATTGTTCTTACAAGTCTCACCAGTGGCACGATGGTTAACGTTGCTACTGATTCTGATCTTGCTTATGATTCTCTAAACGATAGATTAATCGTTTCAAACATTGATATCTCTGGTATTACCACTCTTGGCGGACCAGTTACTGCTGGTAGTTCTGAAGGTGTTGTTGGTCAATATCTCAGACACGTAGGAACGGGTGTTACTTGGGCAAATTTCCCAACACTTAGAACAACACAAACAAATACTGCAACTGCTGGACAGACCGCATTTAATTTTTCATATAATATTGATTTCCTTGATGTATTTGTTAATGGTGTCAAACTGAGCTCTTCTGAATATACTGCTACTAATGGTAATCAGATTGTTCTGAACACACCTGCTTTTGTTGGTGAGATTGTTGAGTTCCATTCTTATAACGTTACTAGCACCTATGGTGGCGGCGGAGGCGGCGGCGGTGGTGCTTCTAATTTAAATGGTCTTACTGATGTTACTATCGGTACTCTTGGTGATGGACAACTGCTTCAGTACAATAATGCTAGCGGTCAGTGGAGAAACGTTTCTGCATCTACAGTAGTTGGTGCTGCTAGTAGTTTTGCCACTAAGGTTGCTACTGCAACAACTGCCACTAATAATCAAACAACATTTAATGGAACTTATACTATTGGATTTGTTGATGTATTTTTAAATGGAGTAAAACTGAGTGAAGATGAATATACTGCTGCTTCTGGAACTAATATTGCGCTGAATACTGGTGCTTCGGAGAATGATATTGTTGAAGTCATCGGTCTTACTGCCAACGTTCCTGGTGGTGGCGGTGGTGGTGGATATAGTGATACTAATGTCAATTCTCATTTGAACCTTTCAACTGCTTCTACTGGAGAAGTATTGAGTTGGAATGGGAGTGATTATGATTGGGTTGTAAATGGATCATATGCTGACAGTGATGTAGATACTCACTTAAACGTATCGGGTGCTTCCAGTAATCAAATTTTGGGATGGACTGGTAGTGATTATGTTTGGGTTAATAATGTTTCTGGTGCTTCTAACTTAAATGGACTTAATGATGTAACTTTAGGATCACTTGCTGATAATCAATTACTCCAATACAATGTTTCTGCTGGTAAGTGGCAGAATGTAAATCTTACAAGTCTCGGTTTAATTACTGATGTTACTGCTAGTACTGGATTATCTGGTGGTGGATCTTCTGGAAATATATCTCTGAGTTTAACATCTAGTGGTGTATCTGCTGGAACTTATACGAATGCTGATATTACAGTTGATCAATACGGAAGACTTACTGCAGCAGCAACTGGAACTTCTGGTGGAACTGGAGTATCGATCATTAGAGATGATAATACTTTAGTTGGTAGTGCTGCAACAATTAACTTTGGCGCTGGACTTGATGTAAGTCCAGTAGTTTCTGGAATGGTTACAGTTACCTCTAATATTGTTGGAGATACAACACCACAACTTGGTGGTGATCTTTATTTAAATGGTAACGAAATCAGAAACGCTGGCGCTACGGTTCGTATCAGAGACAATGGTAATGTAACTGCTGCTGGTTTTGCTGGTAATGGTGGATCTATCACTGGTATTGTTACCACCAATATTATTAACTACGGTCAAGGATTAGTTAATAATTCTGTAACCGATAATCTTCAATCTCAAGTTAATGCTTTAGGAACTAATCTGAATATTGTTGGTTTTTATAATGCTCTTGATGGTCAGGTAACATCTTATACTGTTGTTGGTGAAACAAGATCTTATCCAACTGTCGGTCAACCACTTCCAACTGTTGGAATTACAACTGGAGATTACTTTATTGTTGGTACTGGTGGTACTGATGTTACTCCAGCAACATTTATTACATCTGGAATTAGTAGTGCTTTCCCTGGAGATTGGGTTGTTGGTGTTGGAACTAACCAGTGGCAAATTCTTTCATACTCTCAACAGGTCGTTGCTCCTAGAGCATCTTCTGCGGATAAATTGGAAACCCTAAGAGATTTTTCAATCTCTGGTGATGTAAATGCAAATGTAGTTCAGTTTGATGGTACGGCAAATGTTGGATTGAACGCTGTACTCTCAAATAACTTTAGTGCTAATACAAGTGGTGTTGTTACTGCCACTTCTTTCGGTGGTTCTGGTGCTAACTTGACGGGACTTACTGGTGCCGCTACTGGAACCTATGGTAGTGCTTCTACAGTCCCTCAAATTGCGGTTGATGCTAATGGTAGAATTACTGGAATTTCTAACGTTAATGTATCTGGTGGCGGTTCTTCTGGTATTTCTTCCGTTGGTATTCAATCTGGTGGACAACTGATTGGTAATGCTACATCACTGAACTTTACTGGAGATGCTATTGAGACGGTTACCTTCTCATCGGGCACCGCAACTATAAATACAAAAGCATCTAATGCTCGTAATACTGGAGAGATTACCACTGGTTCCGTGAATACTGGAGCAACTGTGACAGGAACGGTTACGTTACCTAAATCTGGTGTTATACTTTCAGCATCATTTGTTGGTATATCAACTGGTTGGTTAAGACTTTATAGTCGTGCTGACCTTGCTACTGCCGATGCTAATCGAACTCGTTTCACTGATCCACTCGCAGGATCTGGTGTTCTTCTTGAAACTATCAAGAGTGGGGTTGGAACCGTTTACTTATCACCACAGACAATATTTGCTAATGTTGAGGATGTGGTTACGAATAATTATCAATACCGTTATACGAATGACGGTCCTACTGGAATCACAACTATTACTTTCAACTACTTGTCTCTGGAGGCATAAGTAAAAAATGGCAATCACAATAACCACACAATCAAACATTACGTTTGATTCATCTGCTTCGGCAAATGATCAGATCTCAAAGATCAAAGCACTGATGCCATCTATTGGTTTGGCAAATAGTGCTATTCAGTTTGAAGATAATACTACATTAATCTATCAGATTACCAAAGGTTCTGGTACGTATGCTAATACGTATATGAAACTTAAGAGTGAACAGGTTAGTAATCAGATGTATCTTCATATGGTGATGGGGACTGGATATGACTCCTCAACGAATGATGTAACTGGAAAGGGAAATGCCAGCACTAATGGTGGTGAAGGAACAGTTCTTTCTTACTATAATAATTATGGTAATCTAACTGAAACATTCAGAGTAAAAACTGCATTGGCATCTGATGGGACATTTGGTATGGTATATTTTACCAATGATGTAAATAGTGAACCAGAAGGATGTTTTGGATATATTCAAGCAACTAATACTACAGAGACTGCGAATGCTATTCCTTTAACTTGGGGACTAGGAACAATTAGCGCTTATCAAAATTCCAGTTATTCTTATTCCACTGGTCATTATGGGCAAGCATGGAATAGTATTGAAGCTACTGCATATATCTATGATAAAAACGGAACTGCAAATACAACTCCTCATAGATTTTTTAATACCCGATGGTTTGAAACCGCTACGAAAAAAGGAACTAGAGTTCATGGTGGGTTAGGTCATAGTGAAGGAGCTCACTATTATTTTAATATAAACTGGTCAAATGCTTTCCAACTACAATATAATATTGGTGGTAACCAACAGGTTGTTCCTAATGTTATGTTGTTCTCTGGTGGTGTTCCTGTAGGATATAATTCAAACCTTGCTTATGTTGCTACTGATTTGACGGTATTTGATAATATTATTGTTTCTTCTGGATCCGAAGAGTATAGTGTTATTTCTGGTGATGGTATAGCAGTGAGGACTACCTGATGGCAGATCTTAATGGAATCGCTGTAGCATCTGTTCCACAATATCAATCAAATGGTGGGTATGAACCTGCCCAAAATATTGGATTTGCTATGCCAATTTGGAATAGCAAGTTTAGTGAGGAAAGTGGTCGTTCTGGAACTGTTTCAGCAATCTTTGTTGATCCACGTAGAGAACAACTTGAGGATGGAGTTCAGATCTACCCTAGAGGTGATGGTGCCATTAGGGTCCACATCGATTAATAAATACATAAAAACAGTCTAATGGGAAATAAGACCAGACATACTGCCAATCTTGTTTCGGATAATAACTTATTCGTTGACATTGCCAATGATCGTGTTGGCATTGGATCGACCCAACCAACTGCAAAATTAAATGTTGTAGGTGTTGTATCTGCTACTTCTTTCAGAGGGGATGGATCTCAACTCTCTGGAATTAGTGTTGATTCAACTTCTCTTGTTGATTCTAATAGTGTAACAAGAGTTCAGGCAACTACAACTGGTGCTATAGTAAGTGGGATATTAACTGCTACTTCATTTGATGGTGTAAACTTTGTTGGTAAAGCAAACGTAACTATCGGTGACAATCCTCCTGGTATCGGAACTGCTTCTGGTGACCTGTGGTGGGAAAGTGATACTGCGAAAGGACATATCTATTATAATGATGGATCCAGTGCTCAATGGGTTGAGTTCAATCCCTCCAGTGGCGGCGGAGGCGGCGGAGGCGGTGGTTCCTATGGAAACTCTGACGTAGACTCTCATTTAAACCAAGGAACTGCTTCTTCAGGTCAAATCTTAAGTTGGAATGGTTCTGATTATGCTTGGGTAGCAGATCAGACTGGTGGTGGAGGAGGTATTGCTCTTACAGATCTTTCTGTTACTACTGCTGGTTCACCATTGCAACTTGGTGCTCTTGCTTATAATAATTCAAATGGTGTATTTACATTCACACCACCTGATGTTCAGGGACAATCACGTCAAGCACTATCTGTAGGAACTGCAAATAGTCCATTACAAATTGGAGCAATATCATATAATAATGGAACTGGTGTTTTCACATATACTCCACCTGATTTAAGTTCTTATCTGACTTCTTATACTGAAACTGATCCAGTTGTTGGTGCTATCAATGGTATTGTTAAGGCAAATGGTAGTGGAACTATTTCTGCTGCAATTGCGGGAACTGATTATCTTACACCAACTGGTAATGGTTCTGGACTGACTAATCTTTCTGCTGGTAATCTTACTGGTACTCTTCCTGCGATTGATGGTTCAGCACTGACTAATATATCTGGTACTCACTCTGACATTGTTTCCGTCTGGACCCTTGGTTCTAGTGGATCTAGTGACTATACACTTACTGGACCAGGATTAACTGGCGCTGAGAATGATCCAACCATCTACCTGGTAAGAGGGCAGACTTATAGATTTACAAATAATTCTGGTGGTTCCCATCCTTTCCAGATTAGATATAATTCCAATGGAACTGCATATAGTGATGGTGTAACAAACAATGGTGCATCATCAGGAAATATAGACTTCAACGTTCAGTATGATGCCCCTGATGTTTTATATTATCAATGTACTAATCACAGTGGTATGTTGGGCAAGATCATCATACTTGGTGACGTAGTAAATGAAGGTTCTTGGACTGCATCTGCTGGAGCTGCTCAAACGATTGATACAATCACTGGAGTTGCTAACAACGCTATCAAGACTGCTGAGTACATAATTCATATTGAGAACGGTAGTAATATGCAAGCACAGAAAGTTCTTGTGATGCAAGATGGAACAACAGCATTCTCTCAGGAGTATGCGATTATGCACAAGAGTGGATTGCTTGTTTCAATGAGTGCTACAATCAGTGGAGGCAATCTTCTCCTACAGGCAACACCAGAGACTGGTGTAAGTGGAACGACAACTTATAAAGTTACACGCCAAACAATGAGGTGATATGGAAATAATCGGTAACGAAGAAGTAACACCTGTAGTAGACTATACTCCTGATGCTATTGATGAGTATCTGGTTGTTGTTAATCTTCCAGAGGATTGGACACAGGTTCACAATTATATTATCAATGAGAATGAAATAGATGGTATTCCTAATAGAAAAATTGATACTGTCAATGAGAAACCTTTTTCTCTAAGAACTTCAATCTATATGATGAGTGCTGCTGAGGCAGAAGTATTAAAAACTTATCCTAAAGTTGAAAGTGTTGAATTAAATCCTGATAAGTATCCTCAACCACAGTCTTTAGATACTCTTCGTTTTAGAAAGAACGTTGCTTTCAATAAACCAGCACTTCCTGCCGCTCTTGATACAGAATCTATTGCACATACAAATGGTGTGAGATCAAATTGGTCAATTACATTTGCAAATAATCAAAGTAGCGAACCATATAAAGGTGTAGGTATTACCACTAATACAATTCATAATACTGATGTTCACTATTCTTTATCTGGTAAGAATGTTGATGCTGTAATCATTGATACTGGATGTGGTATGTTGCACCCAGAATTTAAGAAAGGTGATGGAACATATAGAGCAAAGGATTTAATTCTTGATGGTCCTTATAAAATAGATCCAGATTATTTTACGACCAACAATCACACATATACTAAGATTGTTGATGGTGTAGATTTGGGTGTTGGTATTTCTAGCACTGCTGCTCGTGCTTGGTGGACTAATTCTAGTAGTAGATCTGCTGAGTTCCAATCATTAGGTACTGTTTCATCTATATCAAGTAATTACACTGTGGCTCATAGTCATTCAAAGACTAATGTTGCCGATGAAACAGGTTCTTCTCGAAGAATCATACATTCTCACGGAACTGCTTGTTGTGCTCAAGTGGGTGGTAACTCTTTTGGACTAGCATTTGAATCTAATGTTTGGAGTATTCGTGGAACTTTTGGTGGTGCTGGTGGTGTCCTATCAAATGTAACTGCTGTTGATGTTGTTACTTTATTCCACGAAGCGAAGAAGGTATCTCAACCTGGTGATCCAGATCCTACTATCTGTAGCAACAGTTATGGTTCAAGGAGTGAAACTGGAAATTCTAACGGTGTAAGTTATTCTACTGGGTATCGTGGAAATACTTTGAGTTATACTGGTACTGGAAGTGATACTAGTGTTCCTTCTAATGCTGGTGCTGCAAGAAATCATAAACAATTTACTAGAAATATATCTGGAAGTAGTAGTGCTGTTGCCTATAGTGGTTCTGGAGTTTATAATACGGGAAGTTCTAGTTCAAACTCTGCAGCAGAAGATGCTATTGCTGCTGGTGTAATTTTCGTTTCTTCTGCTGGAAATAGTAATCAGAAGTTGTCAGATTCTACTGATGCTGACTTTGATAATTGGTATAGTGGCAGTTCAACTTATATTTGTCGTGCTCTTGGTGTTCAGCAAGGATTTAGTGGAACTCATACTATAGGTAAGGGAACTATTCGTGTTGGTGCTTTGGATTGTTGTGTAGAACCAGCAGACTCAAAACAAGGTGCTACAGCATATGCTATCCGTAAGGTTTGTTATTCTGCCAATGGTCCTATGGTGGATATCTTTGCTCCTGGTGAAATGACTATGAGTGCTGGATATTCTACTAGTGAAAATTATGCTAGAGATGATGACTCTAACTTTTATGATCAATGGTTTAACGGAACAAGTGCTGCTTGTCCCAATGCAGTTTCATTGATATGTTTATATCTTCAGACAAATAGAAAAGCAAATCAGGCAGATGTAAGAACGTGGTTATTCCGTCACGGATCGGTTGATGGAGTGATGTCTGATCCATATCCTGGACTTAATGATACTGGGTATTGGTCACAAAATTATAGTGCTACTTATGATCTAGCATCAGAAATAAATGACTCATATAATACTCGTGGTAATGGTAACTTAAGAGGAGCACCTAATCGTGTTATTAGTAATCCATATGCTGGTGGTGCTATACCAAAAATCACTGGTGTAAATATCAGTGGTATCTCATTCAAGCAATCCTAAATATATAAAAACCTGAAATGGCAGATAAAAGTTTTGGCGTAAAGGATATTAATCTGATTGGTGCATCAGGTACACCGGAGATTGAAAGTCCTAACAATCTTAATATCAAAGCAGTGAATGTTGCGATCAGCACTGATATGAGTGTTGGTGGTGAACTGACTGTAACCGATACTTTTTTAAAACCACAGGCAGTTGGTCTTGGAACTACAACTGCTACTGGTAGAGATGCTGGTATTTCAACAGCAACTGGAACTATAATTTATATTCCTGCTGTCGGAATGCAGGTTTATGCTGGTGATGGTGGTTGGAAAACTATCTCTGGTACTGCTGATGGTGGTGGTGCCTTTAGTGCAACTGGTGGAACAAAAACTACTGACGGATCATATACTGTTCATACATTTTTATCTTCACAAAATTTTGCAGTTGTAAGTGGATCTGCTGATTGTGATGTCTTTGTTGTAGGTGGCGGCGGTGCTGGTGCTGCTGGATCACCTAACGGTGGTTATGGTGGTGGGGGAGGAGGTGGAGGAGGTATCTCCTATAAGTCTGGACTAACGATTGGTCCAGGAACATATGAAATTGTTACTGGTGGTGGTGGTAGTGGTGGAACAAGCAATAGTGGTGGAGGAAATGCCTCTAATGGAGGTGACTCTACATTTGATGCTCCAGGTGTTGGACCTTTCCCATTTGTAGGAAAAGGTGGTGGTGCTGGTAGAAATAATGCTACTGATGGTGCTGGTGGTGGTAGTGGAGGTGGTGGAGGATCATCTCCTGGCAGTTCAAATGGACAGGGTGGTGCTTCAAGTGGAAATAGTGTTCCTGCTGGTGGATCTACTTATGGTAATGTGGGTGGAGCAGGTGTAAATCCTGGTGGTGATCCATATATGGGTGGAGGCGGCGGTGGTGCTGGTGGTGTTGGAAATCCAGGAGGAAGTCCTGGTGACTGGCCAACTGGGAATAATGCAAAAGGTGCTATTGGTATAGGAGTACCGACAATCCCTTGGATCCCTACTTCTGTTGGAGATAGTGGATATTTTGGAGGTGGTGGTTCTGCTGGTGCTTGGTCAGATACTGGACCAGGCAATACTCCCTTTAGTATTGATGCTGCCGCTGGTGGTGGTGGAAATGGTAGAAGTGGTACCCCAACTGGAACAAATACTGCTGGTGGGACTAATACTGGTGGCGGTGGTGCTGGGGGTCAATCTGGTCCACAAGCAGGTAAAGATGGTGGTTCAGGTATTGTTATCATTAGGTACTTAACATAAATAACTAAAAATCTATAATGGCAATTAATTTTCCTAATAGTCCTACTGTAAATGATACTTTTGCAGTAGGTGGAATCAATTTTACTTTCACTGGAGTGAAGTGGGAGAGTGGTGCTGTTGTAGAATTGAGTAGTGATACTACACCAACACTTGGTGGTAACTTAGATGGTGGTGCAAAGAATATTAATAATGTTGGAGTTATAACTGCTACTGGTTTCAGTGGATCCTCTTACAGGAAACGTAACTGGTAATGCTACTGGACTCACTGGTGATCCAAGTATTCAAGTTACTAATGCTACTGTTCTTGGCAACTTAGATGTTCAAGGGACAACATCAACTATTGATACTGCCATTACACAGGTCGATAGTTTAAATGTTGAGGGGTCGGTTGGTATAGGAACTACCATAGATGCAAATATTAAATTAGATGTTGAAGGTTCGTTAAGAGCAAAAGCAGCAGCGTATGTCGCCCCCACAAGTGGAGTGGGACTAGAAATATATTATGCAACTGATGTACTAAATGACTCGCCAACTGCTTATATAAGCTCTTACGACAGGGATGCTACTGCTTACAAAAAAATAAATTATGATGCTTCTGAACATAAATTTAGAGCATCAAGTACAGAAAGACTTCGTATAACTTCTGATGGCAAAGTCAGAGTTCCTGATAACGGTAAGTTCACTGCTGGTGCTGGTGATGATTTAGAGATTTATCATGATAGTACTGACAATATTATAAAATCATCTACTGCTGCACTAAAGATTTACGCAGCAGGATCTAATTCTTATACAGTTCATATAAGTGCTAGACCAGATAAAGAAACAATTATATGTTATAATAATACTAATACACCTTATGTAGAACTTTACTACGACAACTCCAAGAAACTTGAAACCACAGCAACTGGTGTCACAGTATCTGGAACAGTCAGTGACTCAATCGGTCCACTGAGAAGACTTGGATCAAATATTATAACTACTAATTACACCTTAGTTGCTGCCGATGCAGGAAAAATGGTAAGAGTTGATAACGGTTCTACAATTACAATTCCTGACAACGTTTTTAGTACTGGCGATATGATTACAATTGTTTCAGGTAGTTCTAGTAACGTACCTATCACTCAAGGTAGTGGATTAAGTCTTTACAATGCTTCTGATGGAACTACTGGTAATAAAACCCTAGCAGCACGAACTGTTTGCACAATTTTAATTGCTTCAGGTGGTTCAAGTGCTAAAGCATACATTGCTGGTGGAGGTATTAGTTAATGATGCAACAAATGTTTCTAGGTTATGGTGGTGGATCTACTCCAGAATCATTTGAATATTTTTATGATGGAAGCACATCCACAACAATAACCGTTCCAGGTGCTGTTTCTTTTTTCAAAGTTGCAGGTGTTGCTGCGGGTTCTCCTGGACCAAATAGTACTGGTAGTAATACTGGTGGTCACGCTGGTGGCGGTGGTGGTGCTGGAAACCTTGCTGGGTATACAGTTCCTAATGCAACAGTAGCAGGACAGACGATTTATATTGGCACTTCTCCGAATGGTCCATCATATATAAAGACTGGAAGTCATAGTGGAACTGCCATTTGGGAAGCTGGTGCTAGTTCTGGTCAACCTGGTGGATCTATGGTTGCTGGACCTGGTAATGAAGGTGGTAGTGGTGGATCTGTTGCACCAAGATATAATACTGGTAATCCTGGATTTGGTGCTTCTAATGCTGGATCAGGTGGTGGTAGTGGTGGTGGACATACTGATGGTGATGGTGGAAGTGGTTCTGGAAACCCTGGTGGATCTGGAGGAACTACTTCTGTTTCAGGTGTAATTGCACCTCTTGGTGTGGGACCTGCACCTGCCTGGTCAATCTCTGGAACGGGTGGCGGTGGTGGTGGTGGCACCGAGAGTCCTGGTTCTGCTGCTCCCAATAGTGGTGCTGGTGGAGGTACTGGTGGTCAACCTTGGGGTAATGCTAATAGTGGCGGCGGTGGCGGCGGTGGCGGTGTAGTCATCTATGGAAACTCATATGGTGGTGGGGGCGGCGGAGCTGGATCTAATCACCCAAGTCCAACTGGTCAACCTGGTGGATCTGGTAAAGGTGGATTCTTAATTATTCAGTTGACCTATTAATAAATAACTAAAAATGTGTAATGGCTAATAATAGGGAACTATCACAATTAGGTTCTATAGTCAATATCAATGACTCTAATAGAACTCTTGGTATTGCCGCTAGTGTTGGCATTGGCACGACTGTTGCTGATTATCAACTACACGTTCAGGGTGATATTAATTTCACTGATAATCTTTATAAGAATGGTGAATTATTCACTTCTGGAGTAGGTGCTGGAGTTGGAACGATAACTCCTAACAGTGGTGTTATTGCTAATAGAGTTGGTACAGGTTTTACGGATATAAATTTTATTGGTACAGGTATTACTGTAACTGGATACGGTTCTACTGTTGTTGTTGATATGAGTACTATTGCTGCTGCTTCTGCAGGTGCTAGTGGTGAAGATGCGATTAGATTTGCTATTGCATTCGGGTAATATAAATACTTGATATATCGATATGGACGCATTAGGTCAATAAAACATGGCGAACGACTTTAAATTAAAAACAAAGGCTAACGTTGGTGTAACGACCGAAAACGTTTATGTTGTGCCTTCCACACCAACCACAACTACCACAGTGATTGGTATTACTTTGTGTAATACATCTGGTAGTGGAATCAATGTTGGAGTTGGAATTACTAGAGCAGGATCTGACGATATTAAAATATTGAAAAACGTTCCTATTCCTCAAGGATCCACTCTTGAGTTTATGCAGGGAAACAAAGTTGTCTTGGAGACGACGGATACATTGACAGCAAATAGTGATACTAATGCAAGTCTTGATGTTGCACTCACTATCTTGGAGATGACCTGATGGCACTTACTAAGATTACCAAAGGTGTAATCAAACCTAATGAGAATTATGATACTCATAATATAAACTCAACAGGTGTTATTACTGCCACACAGTTTCATGGAGATGGTAGTAATCTAACTGGTTTAGCAGATCCTTCAACACTTAAGCATAATAATGTTGTAAAGGTTCAGGCAAATTCTTCTGGTGCCGTCGTTACTGGTATTCTTACTGCATCTTCATTTAGTGGTGATGGATCTAATCTCACTGGTGTTGGTGGTATTGGTGATGGATTAGGTTCTGCTAACAATCTGAATTATTTGTTTACTAGTCCAGAACTTTTAGAATTAACTGCAAATGCGACAGTTAGTGCGACAGAAGCACAAGGAAAGGTAGTATTCACAGCATCTGATAGCATTAAGGTTGCAACTGGTGTAGTTGTTGAGGTTGCGGCAGGAACTACTGTTCGTACTAATGTACTTGGTCTTTACTAGGAGGTAGTATGGCACTAGAAAAAATTACTAAGGTTGGATCTAATGGTCTTGATGATGATGTAAGCGCAGGTGGCGGCGGTGGTGGTCTTAATACCACACAAGATACTATTGATAAACTACTGTTTGTTCATCACGGTGGGTTTACTGCTGATACTACTATTAGTTCTCCACAAAAGTTTGTCGAGATATTCACACACTCTGATGCAACTATAGATATTGATAATGGTGTTACGGTTACTATCGATGATGATTGTATGCTTCTGACAACTACTAAAACAGATTTTGATGTCAATTTTATGGCACAAGGAGCATCGGGAACTAATCTTCAAAGAGCAACGAAGTTTGATGATAATGTTAGAACTTCTGTCACCGAGAATATTAGTTTAACTGGAGTTAAGAAAGTTGGGTATTCTCAGATTCCAACTGGTGCTCAGGTAGATGTACCTTTCGATATTGATAATAGTGTCATCGTCACTGTAGATGATGGTGCGGTTCTCGTTATATAAATAATTTCAACTTATTGGCCAATTAAAGGATAACGCAGTATGTCCACTTTAAGAGTAGATAATATTAAGGGAAGAACTGGAACGACAGTCAATATTCCCGATTCAAATAGTTTGAATGTAAGTGGTTCCTTGAGCGTTTCTGGGGTCACAACATTCACTTCAACTGGTGATCTTAACCTTCAAGGTACCAACATTAACTCTGGTACTAGAGGCGACGTTCTTGCTTATGATAGTACTGGAAAGATATCCAAACTTACGCTTGGATCTGCTGGTCAGATTCTGAAATCTGATGGAACTGATGTTGTGTTCGGTGACCTGGGTGGTGCCACCAACGTTTATTATGTTTCTAAAAATGGTGTTGATGCATCTGGACGTGGTGGATCAATCGACGCTGCTTGGGCATCTGTTAAGTATGCTTGCTCTAACTTACCAGTAACTCCATCAGCAACAGCCCCTGCAGTTATCTTTGTAAAAGCTGGAACATATGAAGAAGCACAACTTCCAATTATTATTCCCGCTTTCTGTACAATTGTTGGTGATAACCTTCGTGCTACCATAATCAAACCCGCTGCTGGTTTGGATTCCGGCGGATCTGTTGTTAATAAAAGATCTACATTGTTTAGATGTAGTAATGGTGTGATCATTCAGGATATCATCTGTGATGGGATGGATGGATACACTAAAGGTTCTCCTGGTAGTGATCCGACTGCTGCTACTCTTGGTGGTGTTTATTTTGCTCTGAACGCAGCAAGTCCTATTGCTACTAAGTCGCCATATATTTACAACGTAACTACTTTTGGTACTGGTGCTACTGGTGCTGTTGTAGACGGTTCACTTCATGGAAGTGGAAACCGCAGTATGTTGTTCCACACCGTTACTCATATTCACAGTGATGGATTGGGTATCTGGGCAAAGGATAATGCTAATGCGGAAATTATTTCTGGATTTACTTACTATTGTCAGATTGGTTACACCGCAACTGGTGGTTCTAAGATTAGATCTCTGAACTCTTCCAACTCTTATGGCGAGTTTGGTGTATTCTCTAAAGGATTTGATTCTTCTGAAACTGCTAATACTGGTACCGTTAGTGGTACGATGCTTACATATACTGGTAATGTTACTGGTAGTTTTACTGCTGGAGAACAAATCACTGGTGTTACATCAGGTGCAACAGCATATGTTGCAAATGTTCAATCAGAACCAAAAGTCCTTTACATTGTTGGTAAGTCTGGAACTTTCCAATCTAATGAAGTTGTAACTGGTGGAAGTTCATCTGCTTCTGCTACATTGGTTGCTGGTACTGTAGAGAGTAATCAGTCTGGTAGAATCCTGGTAACACAATTTGGCACTTCTGCAGATCCTGGAGATTCTTTACAGTTTGCTACTACTGATGGTAACGCATATCAGATTCAGTCGGTAAGTTCTGTTACTGCTAACTCTGTTGCATATCACGTTCTGGTATTCTCAACTTCAAGAGCAACACCAGTTGCTTCTGGCGTTGCTCTAAATGTAAGAAAAGAATATAGTCAAGTTAGACTTACTGGTCACGATTTCCTGAATGTTGGTACTGGTGGTTCGGATACTACTAACTGGCCAGGAAGTCCAACTCAAGCTAAAGCGCAAGCAAATCAAGTTGTTACTCTTGCAACAGACCCAGGTCGTGTTTATTATGTTGCTACTGATGAAGATGGTAACTTCTACGTTGGTGATCAGTTTAGGGTTGAGCAGGCAACTGGACAGGTTACTCTTGATTCTTCCGCCTTCGATCTGAGTGGTCTGGAATCACTTCAACTTGGTTCTATTGGTGGACTTATCGGTGCATCCGTTAATGAGTTCTCGACTGATGGAACAATGTCGCAGAATAGCAATACTAAAGTTCCAACGCAGGCTGCTGTTAGATCTTATGTTTCAACATTAAGTTCTGTTGGCGGAAACTTCACTGTTGGTGGTAATCTCACAGTTAATGGAACTCAAACGACCATTGATACGGCAACTCTCAGCATAGAAGATAAGAACATTGGTATTGGTTCTGTAACCACACCAACTAACACTACTGCTAATGGTGGTGGACTTACACTCTTCGGTGGTGCTGGTGGTGATAAGTCACTTACTTGGTCTGAATCATCTCAAAATAATTATTGGCAACTTAGTGGTGGTCAATTGTTCCTTGATGAGGGTCTTAACACCCGTAAAATGCTTAAGGAAGAATGTGATATTAGCACAAATTCAATTTCTGCTTCTGGTAATATTTACCTTGAATCGGGTATGGTTCATTATCGATCTGGAAATTTAGGAGCAACTGTACCTGCATATATCAAATATAGTGCTTCTAAGAATTTAAATGATGCTATGGCAGTTGGTGAATCACTTACAGTTACTATCATTCAAGCAACTAATAATTCTAGTTACTATATAAATGGAATCCAAATTGATGGTAATGCTATAACTGAAAATTGGATTGGTGGTTCTGCACCATCAGATGGTGGTGCTTCTGGCGTTGATATCTATACTTTTAATATTATTAAAACTGCCGCAGATACTTTTGTTGTTGTCGGTAATCAAACTAAAACTTCTTGATAGGGGGGATAACTTAAATGTTTAATTGGCATAAAAAAGAAAAACCCATCCAGGGTATGATGGGTATGGGTGGTGGTGCTACCGGATCCTTAGTGGGCGGTGGTGGTGCTGGTGCTGTAGATGTAGAACTGCACATATACGGTGCAAAATCTAGTAATGGTGGTAGAGGCGGAGGATCTCCTTATGGTGGATATACTCGTATCACTGGTACAGCCACTCCAGGAACTACGTTTGCTTATATCTGTGGTGTCGCAAATGGTAATCAGAACTTCTATAGTGGGGGTCCCGGAACTGGAGTAAATGGATCTGGAGGTGGATTTGCAGGGGTTTGGGTCAATGATAGTAATGTTTCACCAGTTTCTAGAAATGCAAGCTATATTTTAGGAGTTGCTGGCGGATCTGGTGCTGGTGGTAATGATGGTTATGGTGATGCCCGTGGTGGTGCTGGTGGTGGACCTAATGGTTCCGACTGTCCAGAAAGTCCAAATCAAAATCTTAGAGGTCGTGGCGCTACTCCAGGTGGTGGTGGTCCTGCTGGTTCTGGTGGTCAAAGTGGTGGTGCTTGGTACGGAGGTAATGGTGGACCAGGCAGTCAGAACTGTGGCGGCGGCGGCGGCGGTTGGTTCGGCGGTGGCGGCGGCGGTAGCAATAACAGTTATATTGACATCCCACTAAAACTGATATATAATACAACTGAATACATTATAGGTATATGGCATTCCAAAGCGTTTGGTATTATTCGGATCTGCCTGAAGATATTGTAGATATCCTTGATAGAGATCTAACAGAAACATTTGATGAGCAGATGGCAGACTCCAAGTTACATGGAGATGCTCTCAACAAAGACAAAAGGAATTCACAGAATGCATGGATTCCTACTACACATTGGGTTGGTGGTTTTCTTGTGGCACTATGTGCAAAGAGCAAACCGTGAGAACTTTTTGTATGACCTGAGAAACATTGATGGTGAGTCAATGCAATATACTCGTTATGGTGAAGGTCAATTTTATGGATGGCACAATGATGCAGGATTGGCAACACAATATAAACCAGTAAGTGTTGGTAATCGTTCTGATGGTTTGCACAGGACTTTGTGAATGAGAATATTGAACTTGTAAGGAAACTTTCTTTCTCAGTCCAACTCTCTGATCCTGATGATTATGAGGGTGGTAATGTTCAGTTAATGGATGAAGCAGGTAATTCTTATATTGCTCCACGAAAGACGTGGTTGTGTTGTTCTATTTGATTCTCGCACACAACATAGAGTTCTAAAGGTAACAAAAGGAACTCGTAGATCTATTGTTGGATGGGTTGTTGGCCCACGTTGGAAGTAGGAGATAGAAATGGCAGAACAAATGAACGAACTGCAGTTATTGTTTCAAGAGAAGCAAAATACTGGAACTGCATGGACTCGTAATGAATCCTTTGATAAGAATGGATATCTGGTTGTAAAGGACCTTTGGGATGCTGAAGAACTTTATCACCCAGTCCCAGAAGAGAAAGGACAGTATAACTATTGGGATAAGAACCCAGAACATTTTAATCATGTTCCTGTAGAACAACAGGTAGAAGGTTCGACATCACGTTATTGGCACCCACAATATCGTGTGATTCACTCTGGTATTCGTCTAAAACTAGAAGAAATCATTGGTCGTAAGTTATATAATACCTATTATTATGATAGATATTATTTTCCTGGACAGGAATTAACCAAGCACGCAGATCGTGATGCATGTGAAATCTCTGTATCAGTTCATGTCAGCACTAACCTAGAAGGTAAGGATGCTGATTGGCCCTTCTGGATTAAAACTCCTGATACATATACCGATAAGAAGAAGACAACTGTTCTTGTTCCTGGTGAGAACCGTTCACTGACACTCAAACCTGGTGATGGTTTGTTGTATAAAGGATGTGAAAGACCACACTGGCGTGATAAGATGCCTGGTTTTACTGGTAAGAAGAGTAAGAAACTGTTTGGTAAAACTCCTGCAGCAGAGCAGTATTACCATCAAATCTTCTTCCATTATGTTCTTGCTGATGGACAAAGAGCACACTGTGCATGGGATAGAGCACGATGAAGGCACCTCTTTTTGAATATCCTACCTATCAATATCAAATTAAGGATTGGGATTTTAAGAAGAAAGGATTGCTGAAGAGGTTAAAGGAGGAGAAGTTTGTAAGAACTGACCTCCAAACCTTTGAGACTGATAGACAGACTAACAAGAAATCTTATCTTCATTACTTCCAAGACTTAATCAAGGATGAGTTATGGGAGTTTGTCCAGGAAGCACAAGTCACTTGTAGTATGACTGATGTTGGGCAGTTCGTTATCAAAAAGGAGACCAGCAAACAATTCATAACCATAAGAGTTGGGGATTTACTGGTATTCTTTATGTTGATTTTGACCCTAAAGTTCATACTCCCACTTGTTTTGTAGCACCCTGGCAAGACCCAAGAACTGATACTACATCACTTGCATATCCACAGAATGTAAAGGAGGGAACAATCTTTATCTCTCCATCATATACCTTACACTTTGTTCATCCCAATCAGGTAAGAAAACACAGGACTATTATTTCCTTTGACTTACTACCAAAACTCCCAGATCATCAGTCTTTAATGTAACTGGTATTGTTACCGCTACCGTTGTTAATCAGAATGTCACTGGTGCTACTAGTTTTCAGGGGTCAACCACCTTTGATAATGGTTTCAGTGTTACTGGTTCTACTGGTATTGTAACTGCTACTGGTTTCAGTGGACCTCTTACTGGTGCTGTTACTGGTAACGTAACTGGTAACGTAACTGGAAATACTTCCGGAACTGCTGGTAGTACTGGGGTATTATCAGCAGGTGCTACTGGTGCCGATCTTACATTGAGTGGTAATCTTACTGTAAACGGAACCACAACTACAATTGATACTGCTGTTACTGCTGTTGATAGTTTAGCAGTTGATGGCAATGTGAATGTTGGCGCTGCAATAAGTGCTGCTGATTACGAGGGCAACTTTGCTCTTGATATGTACCTGTTCTCCTAAATAACTAAAAAGATAAGTCATGGCACTCACTAGAGGAAGATTATCAAATGTAACTGTAGTTGCAGCGGGAGCTACATCTGCAGCTGTTACTGTTGCTAGCAATAAGAAAGTATATGTAAAGTCTATTGCAATTCACGATGGAAGTGCTACCAGTGGTGCAGGTGTTGCTTGTACAGCACACGTTTACGTGATTCCAAATGGTGGTGCAGTTGGTGATGCTACAAGAATGTTTAATGTAGCATTAACTGCTAAGGAAACAGTTTTAATAGAACCAGCATATCCTATTGTGCTTGAGGACACTGGAGATACTCTTCAAGTTGGTGCTTCTGGTGGCACTATCAATGTATTAGTTAATGGCGATAAGGAGGTTTGATAGATGTCTCCATTTAAATCTATTAAGGGTAGAGCTTTAGGTAAGCTGCTAGAGGGTTATAAGTCTTCTGATATTGGTAAAGGATTTGGTTCTGGTGGTGGTGGTGGTGGTGGTGGTGGTGCATTTACTGCCACTGGTGGAATCGTAGGGGGTTTATATGATTCAATATCAGAATATGCTTATCATACGTTTATATCACCGGGA